AATTTAACTTTGTGTAATAATACCATTGGAACCACAGCCCAGGCGATACATGCACATGGAAAAATACACGCCATAACATCCAGCAATGAAAACTCATCATCCTGATATTTTCTATCTGGTGGGGTTTTAATAATCAAATAAACACCGGCGATGGTTGTTAGCAACCAATAGATTAAAAATAGCGTTTTCATATTATCTTTTATTTTTTAGGTTAAAAATATAATCTTTAAGACCGTCTTCTAAATTCCATTTAGATTCCCAACCAAACATCCATTTATGTGATTTACTTTCAGTATGGAACTGATATCCATTAGGAATATCTTTTTCATCATGATATGTGTATTGTATGTTTAAATTATCTAGCACATCTTCAAAAGTTCTTGAAATACCGCTACCAACTTCATACCAATCACCAGAATTTTCTTCATAATTTTCCATAGCAAATATGTTGGCATTTATAATATCTTTTATGTAAACAAAATCTCGTTTAGGTTTAAGTGGAAATAATTTAATATCCAAACCTTCTTTTTGTTTTTGTAACATTTGATATGCAACTGACGCCATCTTTCCTTTATTATGTTCTAGTGGACCATACACATTAAAATAGCGTAAAGCAATTCCACCATTTTTAATTACTAATTGTTCCGCAACATACTTACTCCAACCATATAGGTTAGAAGGATGTACACCATTGGTTCCGTAATTAGCTGCGGATGATGAATAAATAAGTTTACTATCCATATCATTTGCCCATTCAGATAAACAACGAGTAAATTCATAGTTTCTGGTCATCATGTAATTAACATCTGTTTCCAACGTATTGGAACAAGCACCTACGTGAAATATAACATCGGGAATAAAATCTTTTAATAAATGAAATATTTCATCATGCCATTTAGGTAAATTAAAATAATCTTCATTTATTTCTAAAATTATATGGTTATTTATAAGTTCGTTTAATAGATTTTTACCAATAAAACCATTTGTCCCTGTTATTAAAATTCTCATATTATTCTTCGAGGTCTCTGTGTATTGGTAACTCTTTAACAACCCAATAGATTGCTGTTAATACACAACCTGCGACCGCTACTAATGCAATTGTTGAAATAATTTTCATGTTATTATCGATTTAATTGTCTGCCGGCAGCAGACGGGGTTTTTAAATAAAATTGATACTCCATATAGCAATCGGCATTGGGTTTGGATTGATTGGTGTACTTAAATCCATTATATCCCATTTTAACCACCGTGCAATAATCCCCAGAAAAAATAAAGCTCGAGCCAATCCCTAATCGACATCTATCCTTGAACCTATTCTTAATGAAGATCATATTTTACCTATTTGACATTTGTGACGGTTTTCCTCTGCAATTTTTAAGCCAAGCAGAAAATCCTTGAAAAATTGTTTTATCATAGTTCATCTTTTTTTCTTATTGGATTAATATAATTGTTTTTTACCCATTCTTCAATATTAGATAAAACAATATCAACCTGTCTATTAATTAAATCTCTATCACCATTGTAATCACCATTGTCCCAGTTATCATAATCAGCCATTGATATGCCGATTCTTATACTGGTTTCTAGCGAAGTACTATCTCTGATCCCTTTTAAGTTTTTAAGAGTTACCTTTCTCGCTTCTTCTTTAGGTGTCATAGGTTATTTGTTTTGGTTATAGGTTTGGTTGTAGTATTCTTCGGCTTCTATATTTGTTGCACCACCAATATAATTACAGGACTTTGCCGCATCTATTATCTGCTCTTTTTCTTTTTCAAGTGCTTCTTGGAATACACCTGATGGTATTGTTTCACCACGGTCAATATATTGTTCTTTTAACCACTGTACTGCTGTTTTCATTGGTTATCATTTTAATTCCCACATCTCTCTAAATGCTTTATTACTGAAGCGCTGGCATTCAAACTCCTTTATAGTGAATAATCTATTCTCAGTATGAAAGCATGGCATGTCCGTTTCCATACTATATAACTTATAATTAATAGGGTCAATAGGATCACCCCAATGCTCCACATATCTTTTATATTGAATAGCTAAGTTAGTTACTTCTTCAACTACCTGTCTGTCTATTTCTTCTTGTATCTTTTTTGATAATGGTTCTATCACCGCAGCATTAAAACGCTTATCAGTTTTTCTTTGTTCGATATATTTGATACTAAGAAAGATTGAATACCCAAACAATAATATACCTTGATAGCCGTTTCTTCTAGAAAACAAACAGTCCTTGGCTTTCTTAATACTAAAGTAAAATATCTTATTATTAATTTCCATAGTTATTTCTTTTGATAGTATTCAAATACTTCATCCAATTGCTTCATATCTTTAATGATATAACGATATTTGTCACCTGGAATCCATCTCCTTATACCAGTTTCCTCAAACTCAGATGTGATATAATAATCACTATCTTGATAAAATGGTTCTTGGTCCCAATCAGATGGAAGCATCTCTCTTGTTACGTTGATACGAAACGTTTTAGGTTCAAATGGAAACTCTTTAATGTAACCTCTACTTTTAATGCCTTCAACAGTACCACTGAAGTTGTCCCAATTGTTTCCGCTATCACCAGGTGTATCAGCACACCATACAATTGCATCTAGATACCATACACCTTGTTCATCTTTGAATACTGCGGAGTTTCTTTTGTTCTGATATAACATTTCACCATTACTTTGCTCAGTAACATCACACCATTCACTATCTTCACCAGTTAATGGCGCGATGGTTTGTTGTAAGCATAACTTCTTTACCGCAGAAGATAATGCTCCAGCAACATACGGCGCAGATCCACCGCTTTGCCCACTGTTACCAAACTTTTCACACAACGCCAATAGTTCATCCTTAAATTCCAATATAACAGCGTCTGGTGTGTTATCAGCTAGAATTTCTAATTCTTTTTCCGCGTGTGATTGTGTGTTAGTCATAATATTTACTTTTTATATCACAAAAATATACAAAATATTTTGAAATAAATTCAGTATAAGTACTGAATTTTTAATTCATATAAATAAATTCAGATTTTTTATTTTTTTTTCTATTTTGTTCGTTTTCTTCCCAATTTCTAATAACATCTTCAGCTTGTGATTGATAATTAAAAGGGTAAGCCCCAGATACCCATATTTTATAGGGTAATGGGAAATAATTTGTACTAGCCCAAACTTTTCTTTGTGCTAAGTATTGTTTTTGTCCATTCAAATACCAAGTTTCTATTCGATACTTTGGTTTTGCCTCTAATGTTACCACTCCCAATAACATTAAAAATATAATTAACTTTTTCATCTTTTTTGTTTTTTCATCATTGCGATATCCATCAGCAACTGATCCATAAGTTTTATTCTATGAGAATAATTAATTGGATTAATTGGTTCTACCTTCGGTTTTTGTTTTTTTGTTTTGCTTTTCATATAAAAGTATTAACGGATGTGAGCAACTGTATGGTTATCTTCTTGAATAATCTCAACTGAATGTGCAAACCCACGCAAAACTAAATGAGGTTGTGTTTTATTCCATTTTGTTTCGGTCGGAACAAAACATATAACGTCATCTACCTGTGTGCATTTTTTATCAAAGTGAATACTCATACAATTACGTTGTTTAAAATAGTGAAAGAAAAATCTTTTACGCTTGGGTAACATTTTCCACGGTTTTAACAAGTGCTGAATCAAATACGTGCTTACCTAGTTCTGGGTATACACAGTTCCTTAACACTTGACGTTTATTCGGTAACTTGTACATTGATAAATCATAACCATGATGCTTCTCTAGGTCGGGTATCTGTGCTTTTCTAATTACATCCTTCTTCATTTCAATATTTGGGATATCAAAATTACTCCAGAACAAATGTCGCTGAATAAGATTACCTTTGATAAGCGGTTCATAGTATGGTTTAACATTCTCAACAACCCATAATCCCTGTGCATGATGTTTAAGGAATATAATCTCCTCGTACAATTTCATGTCAGGGTAATGAGCTTCGGTTCCTCTAAAGCGAACACATATGTTATGGCGAAATGATGAGTGACTTTGACATGGCGGAGATGTCCAGATAAAATCAAATTCTTTATAATGTAAACGCAAATATTCGTGAGCATCTCCAATAACCAATTCATCATTCGGAAACAAATCCTTGTAAATGTTTGCCATCAAAGGGTTTAATTCAACCGCAGTTACTTGATGTTCATCACCCCAGAGTTTTCTGTTTCCGCCGATGCCAGCATATAGGTTTAATATTTTCATATTACTTTGCCTTTGTTCTATTGATGTAACCAATACCACCGATGGTGTTAGTTAATTTACCATATTGTTTCTCCGCTTCTTCTTTAGTGATTAACTTCGCATTCTTATGATACAAAGCAACCTTCCAAGTTTTAGCCGGCTTGTAACCAATGTTCTTCCAGTGATAATGTACTAGTTTATCGAACTTCTCTAAGCGTTGGAATTCTGATACCAACACATTTTTATCAGATGATTCAACAAACACCATACCGCTATAGATTTTATCCATTGATGGTTTGGTATATGCTAATGTGTAACCACATTCTTTAGATAACTTTAAATCTTCTTCGGTTCGCTTGCTAACTTCTAAAATGATTTGCGAATCTCTAGGTTTAGTGATGATAAGTTTTTTATCATTAACTTCTTCTAGTTTCGCGATGTTTGTTATGCCGTATTTTTTTATTGCTTGTGATGGGGTTTCAAATAAATCTGTACAAATTTTACCATCTTTAAGATGTACTTTAATCATTTTTGTTTGCATGCGTAATTTTACATTATACTAACTTTTATTTTTATCTAATCTCAATACCAACCTTGTCAAGAATTCTATCCGCCTTTGCTTTAAACGCATCATTGTTACTATACAATGAATCAAACTCAGTGATAGAATGAATCACAGTTGTGTGATCTCTACCACCAATAAAATCACCGATAGATTTTAATGAATAGTTAAACTTTGTTTTTAAAACTTTGCAGGTTATTTTTCTTGCGTCAACAATATCGCGTTCACGACATCTGGAAACCAATTGTTCTAATGTAACTTCACATCCTTCTAATACGATGTTAACAATTTCTTCCCTCGTAATTGTTACGACGGCTTTTTTAAGAAATGCAAACTGTTTTTTGGATAATCCGTTAAGTTTTAAACCTGGAAATACGTAGGGACTGATAAGCACTTGTGTGTTTTGCATATTTTAAGTTTAGATACTCAAATATACATAAAAAAGCCCAGAAAAACAAATGGATTAATAATCTCCCCTTAAAAATACTAATAATTGTCCGAATAAATTAATTTCGAGATCATTGTATTCACCGGCCCTTAATTTAAATGAGGTTGCGTTACCTGGGACCTGCTTTGAAATAGATGCTAATACGTTCTTTTCAACCGCTTTTGGCATCTTTCTTCTATGAAATGATGCTACACGGATACTATCACCCTCGAACAAACCATTGTAGGATGATTCTTGGATTAATGATAGTTGGGATTCTGTGATAATTAATTTCATACCAATAAATATCAGGACTCTTTGTTTGCGTACAAATAAAATATAAACCCGAATACAAATGTTAATACGTAGCGGGACACCTCAACTGGTTGGTTGAACATATACTCTTGGGTAACATATCCACCTAATGTAAACGCAGCCAAAATAGCCATAATATTGGCTAATGGTTTGGGGAACTCTCTCATTGTTTCTCGTGTCCTAATAAATCGATATGGTGGTCTAATGCACCTAACTCAGATCCTATCTGTAATCTCTTTAATGGATTGATTACCTCACGATGCAAATCATATGGTCGGAACTCTAGATGACCATCTAAACCAACGTCCATTCTCCTACCATTACTTATCTTTAGATGGTTAGGTAGATGACAATGACCGTGAAGGTGTATTCTACCCTTTCTAAGCGCGTTCCAAGAACTAATTGGATAATGCATACACTCAAGTGTTTCACCTTGGTATTCGAATTGCTCGAACCAACTAACACTAGTAAATAATTTCTTTATATCGGACCTATTTCTATCGATGTGATGGTCGTGGTTACCCAATATTAAATGAATATTCTTACAGATTAATCTATGATAGAATTCCTCGATGTTTTCAAACCCACCAAAGGACCAATCACCTAAATGTATTAGCACATCGTCTTGACCAACAACACTATTAATGTTGTTGACGATTGCTGCATTCATTTTATCAATGGTCTCAAATGGGCGTGTTTGTTCTTCTGGTTTTGAACCATCAGGTAATCTCCAGTTAGTTGTTCCTCTACAAATATTCTTGTGTGAATAATGCGTGTCGGATGTTATCCAAACTTTTATATCTTTATCTATCTTTATCATTAATCAAAAAAAATATTTTTAACAAAAATCTGTTGCTGATGAAACTCTTAACCCATCAATCATTAAATCATCATATTTCTCATTATCGGTCCAATAAGAACCATGACCTTTAGCCCTTTCTTTTAAACGATAAATTTCATTTACAACCCAACCATCTGGTTGACCCCATTCAAGTGCCATCGTAATGAACTCCTCAACATTTTGTTCTTCACCATATTCATCAACAACTCTACCAGAACGAATGAACTCCAATAAACTTTCTTTATCATGATAGTGTTTATCTTTATGAAAATTCCAACAGAATTTCCAACCAGCACTTCTCTTACCTAGATGTATATTGGTATCTTCTAAAAACATATCCCAGGGTGAAAACCATTCCCATTCTTTTCTTGGACTGATTAATTTAAACCCACCTTCAATATTCTCGGGAGATAGTTCAAGATTAGTTATAAAACCAATTAAGGTTTGTTTACGAGCTTCCATCTCCTCGTGTGTTGGTATGCGATAGTAATTAATTCCCATTGTTTTTTATCTTATATTCCCTTTTAGCTAAATCACTTAGTTTTGTTAAACAATAAAAATAAAGAACAACTGAACTAACTAAAACAGTTGGTCCCCAGATTGGTAGTGTAACAGTCCACCAAGATAACTCATCATAGAAATTCATTTTTATGATTGTTAAAATAATTGCGGACATTGTAAAAAATCCACAGGCACAATCAACACCATCGTAGTTTCGCTTATTCATATTGAAATGGTTTATTTTTTTCTATACCAATATCACCCCATGGATCATTTTTTAGTGTGTCTGTGATTTCTCTTTTAAAGATATACGAACCAGCATCACATAAAATAAGTTCCCATCCTTCTCGACCCAATAAATTCATCTCGTCAATCTTGATATAATCAACGTGCTTAACTTCTTTGTATTCAAAAAATTTAGTCATTGCCAATAAAATTTAATTCGTCCTGACTTTTACCTTCCCAAGTAATTAATGGGCACGCTTTAGTATACCACGCTTTAATCATTTCACCAATGATTTGTACGAATTTAAATCTGAGTGGATTTATAAACTTAAAAAATGTCATTAAATGTTTACCAGTTTTGTTCGCATATGTATTTGCAACCCAGATGAACCCCCATATAACGCCAACAAATACTAATATAATTAAAAGAACAACTATAATTGGTACTATACCGTGCTTTACAATTAAATTGTAACCCTGCCAAATCGCACAGGCAAATATTAATGGAACTATAACCCATCCAAATACTAACGAAAATTTATGTGATATATTATCCCATCTTTTTCTCTTTGCTAATGCTATTTTTTCTTGTTCATCAAACCACACATCCCACTCTTGTTCGGTTTTTATTTTAACCTCTCTTACTTCTTTTTTACTTTTAATGATTGTTATTTTATCAAAAAAATTAATGAGTTTATCCATAAATTTTATTGACCCTATTACAATAAGAAAAAGTGGAGATAATATGATTAAAATAACCATAGTCCAGAAATATGGACATAAAGATTTTGGTGCGTAATCACCTACGACTGTAGAATAATACTTGTAGTGCCAACTGTTTTTGTTTAATGTTACTTGTTGCATAATTAAATTTGTTTATGGTGTAAAATTATTATTTTTTTATTAAAAACAAAAAAAATATTATTATTAATAAAATTTTCTTAGAACCTCAATAACATCCCAAGCATCTTCCAATGCATTATGTGTCACAATGCCTTGAATATCAGCACGTTCTTTACAAGTCATTAAGTTTGGTAATGACGTATCATTCTTCCAATCAACCATTAAAATTGCTGGGTCTAATACTCTTTGACGAGTACGAATTAACTTCTGCCACCAAGGAAGTTCTTGTAAGAATAATTTATCAAAGGTTCCAAAGTTCTTACCCGCAACATTTAATGTAATTGGTTTTGTTTTACCACCTATCGCAGGATAATCAACACCATAAATGGTGTTAACAAAATCACCAGGTCCTAATTCATACCCAAATCCATTTCCAAAAAGGAAACGATAAAATTCCGCAACCACTTCATCTTCCTTATAAAATTCATACCCAGATAATCTTCTGTATTCAGCTTGCAGTTCAGTGTGTTTGTTTGCTTCCATATACTCACTCATATAGTGAATGATTTCAGCGTTCATATCCAACGCTCTAGGTGAACCAACAATATCATTTTGAAGAACAATGGCGTTGAACTTGGGACACTCATCGAATGGTAATTTCTTTTCAGTATCTTCGATGATTGCACCGATAGATAGTACTTTGTGTTTCTCGTGGTCAAGACCTGATGTCTCGATGTCTATTGATACGTAAATCATATTTTTTTATTTTAAAATTTTCTTAGTATAAACCATACTGGTGAATATCGACTTGAGCCAACATTTACTTTCTTTCTATGTTTACTGGGTTGATATTTGTTTTGTGAAAGATTGTGATATCTCATACCACTACCAATAATATACAAACGGGGATTACAAGAAGAAAAGAATAGTGTTATGAGAAACAAGCCAATGATTTTTTTCATACTGTTAATTTATCCATTTGTTGAATTACTTGAAATATATTGTATGCGATGTTAGGAACAATAGCATTACCAGATGCCATTATTGTTTGTTTTTTCCATTTTGAAACGGCAATTCCGTCCAATTCGCTGGGAAGCCCATCATCTCCAGTACAAATCGGGGATTGAGTTGGGAACTCTTCCCAGTTTGTGCGTAATAATCTGGGAGGGAATTGTTTTTCCCTCTGCCCGATTTCTCCAACGCTTCCAATGATCTCGCTCCCCTGAAATCTCTCGCCATTACTGTCGGTAACATTCCTCTTATCGCCATGTCCGCCAGATTCAAGCTGTGAGTTTCCCCATTGCGCGCTACTCTGCGACCCGTTGGTGATAATATTGCGTTCGGATGTTCTATCTCCTGTGTTGTTGGCGTCGGTAGTAGCCCCAACTTCTTCATCGTCGGTTGATAACCACTCATAATCTCCTGTGCTAAGGTCCCACTGTTCCCCGAAACTGGATTGGATTTTCCGCTTGAAACTTCCCCATCCATTTTTGTTGGTGTTTTTAGAAGCCACGATCCAGATTCTATCTCTTTTGTGCGGAGCACCGACACCTGCAGCTGGAACAATAATCGGTTGTACTTGGTAACCTTCGTTTTCCAGGTCAAGACACACCTCTTCGAGGACCAATCCTTCATTCCAACTAGTGAGGCCAAAAACATTTTCGCCCACGACGTAATCTGGGTTGATTTGTCTAATACCTTCAAGCATGAAAGGCCAGAGGTGACGATCGTCTTCCTTACCAAGTCGCTTACCCGCGATTGAATATGGTTGACATGGGAATCCTCCACTAATAACTCGGACTTTATTTCTATATTTTTCAAAATTTGCTGTTTTTATGTTTTCAAATAATTCCGCATCCGGCCAATAATGATTTAAAACTTTTTGACAGAAGGGCTCAATTTCGCAATGAAATTTATTTTCCCACCCAACCCATTCAGCGGCTAAATCAAAGCCACCTATACCACTAAAAAACGATCCATGTGTCATTATTCTTCTGTTTTGGTTCTATCCCATTTTGCTTTTCTAGCTTCAGGGGATAAGTATAAGGATTCATCAACTGTGTGTGGCGTACTTGCTTGTATACATGTTTGAGGGGTTCTGCAATTCTTAAAGTAATTGTTAATATACCCCATCATATTAGCGCTACCGATTGGATTTGCGGAGTGAACATATATTTGAGGAAGTGGTATTCCCGTTTCCATACTTTTACTCACAAGGTATTTGCAAGCATCATATCCGGTTTTCTCCTCAATATTACTATACTCTAAAACATAATTCTTTTTTACATTGTTGTAATATTCAATCATAGCCGTCTCACCAAGATCATGATCCAATGAGATAACTTCAATGTTATCCAATCCATGTTCATTAATGATATCAACAAATTCCTTGTAATTTCTTACAACAATCCAATTATTGGATGTAGGTGTTCGAATATCATCCAAATAAACATATATTTTGTCTATTTTTTCTATCATTTGACTAATATATAGGAAAATACTTTAAAAAACAAAAATGTTGTGATATTTATATTATTATGGGCAAAAAAATCATTTTAACAGAAGAGCAAGTAATGAATTTGGTGGGTAAAATTCATTTAAATGAAGCTAAATTAGCATGTCATTATACCGATTTCAACGATTTAGTTGAATATCTAGGCGGAAAATCGTCCAAGAAAATTGGACACAATACTTTTGTTGAACAAATTGATGAGTTTACAATCGGTATAAAATACCACAGAACATATATTGTTAAGATGGACCCAACTGGTGTTTTAACTGTTAGCACTGGTGGTTGGGAAACAAGGACAACTAAAGACAGATTAAATCAATTTTTAGGTTGTCGTAATGTTTACATCTTCCAGAAAAAAGGTGATTGGTTTATTGCCGGCACTAACGAAACATTACCATATCAAGATGGTATGTTAGTACTTTCTGATGGGCACGTTTCAGCCCCAGTTAAGGGACGATTAAGTTATTAAGAACGAGCAGCTAATTGCTTTATTTCATTTGTTCTTAAGTTAATCTTCCAGAAAGACCCGTCACGTTTTTTACCAATTAATATTAATTTATCTCTATCCATTGGACTATAGTTTAATGCAATGTAATCTGGTTCAACAATGAATTCGTTTTGGCTGTTAACCATTCCCCATTCACCACTTTCATCGTCAATTCTAACTAAAGCATTACCTTCACTATCAAATGTTGAGAAGTCAGAGTATTGATTTAAAAAATCAACAACATTGGTACATCTTAATATTTTCTTTCTTAATCTAGGTGTGGATAATAAATCAGCTAACTCGCTTTCCCACTTTCTAAAACCTTTATCAATTAATGGGCAGAACTGTTGGTAAACGTTAATGAACTCCATACTAATTCTTCTAAGAATACCTTTAAACTTACTAGTGGTAGGTATTAATTCTTCAAAACCTTCATCGGTGTTCATATAATTAATAAGACGCTCACCATATATCTTCATAAATATTTTCTTTGCCTCCTCAGTTGGTAACACGTTTTCACTAGTATCAAATGCATTAAATAATGTTTGCATTTCTACATCATATTTTGCAATAAATTCTGGGTCATATTCAGATAAACGCATTAAAGCTAACGCGATAAGGAATGTGTAGTTGTTTATATTTAATTCACCAGAACGAATGGCTGCAATAATCTCCGGCCAAGTGTTTTCATTTTCAATATCATATTTCAATGATGGGTTACTAGCATAAACATCTCTTCTTTGTTCGTCAGTTAAATCTGCTAAATGGAAGTTATCTTGGTATCTATGAACACCACTAGAACTTAATTTGTTAACTGGATATATTGTGTTCTTTAAGAAATCAACAATGTATCTATGGTATCTTGATGATGGTTTACTATTAGCTCTCCCATGAAAATCATATAAAATACCTTGATCATAATCTATGGTCACATGTGATTCACCATTACCATTTGACGTAATCTCTCTCAATGATAATAAAACACCGTGAGAAGCTCTACCACAATGAGCCATTCTAGCTTTTTCATCTGAACATTCTCTAGTTCCTAAGTTAGCCCAATAAAAACCAATACCTCTACTATCTCTATAGTCAATAAATATTTCATTGGTTTCGTTGAAATTAATTTGAACTTCCACGCTTAAACTATTGTGCCAATCAGTTGCACCTTCTAAAGCATTACGGTAGTTGTAGTTTCTTAAATTAACAGTGCCATTAGTACCTCTTAACCAGTCCATTATATATCTGAAATTTGGCATCATCTCTGACCAAAATCTCTCGTTTTGTGGTGAATGTTCGTTTATCCTTCCAATAACCATTGTTCTATGTTCAGCATCATCCATCTCAGATAGTTTTGGAACTTGTTGTAACATTTCTTTTAGATATGCGTCAGCAATCCAAACAGATACCTTGTCACTTATACGGTGAAATGCATCTGCCCATGCCTGGTTAAAACCAAGTGAACTCATTATGACACTTCTTTTGTCGGCTTCAAGGATTAACCTTTGATATTGTTGTTCTGATAGTATTAATCTCATTATACGGCTAATTCTTTGTAAATTGATTCATTTTTCTTTCTTATGCTAGCGATTAAACTTGTAAGTGCTCTTTCGTAGCCGGCGTCCGCATATGCAGATCCTTCATCGTTTTTAAAGTCCATAATCAAATTACTAGCAGTTTTACCATTCGTCATGTATCTTCTAGCAATTAATGAATAGTAGATATCAATACCTGCTTGGTAAGTTGGTTGTGGATTACTGATTGTTTTGTTTTGACCAACGTTAAACGGATTCTTGGTTCTATGTGGTTTGTTAGTATAATCGGTAGCTAACCCACCTTCAACAGTAATTTGAGCTAACGCTAATTCTGGTGGAACATACTTTCTATATTTCTCCATAGCCATTTTTGCACCGTCAGCCATCATTGTTCCAGTGATTGGTCCTGATGGGTTTCTTGTTGCAATATAGTTATCGCATATTTTTCTATAAGCACTATAACCTTCTGGTGTTGTTAAATCTAAGTCGGTGAAAACTTCATTGCCACCAGTTACTTTTGCAGGGTCAACATGTGTTTTTAATGTTTCTCTTGTAACCAAATTCCCGGCTTGTAATTTACTAATCATGGTCTTAACCATATCAACAGTAATTATTGCAACAGCGGCACCTCCAACAGCAGCAGATGCAACATCTACAGGTCCATCGCTAGCTTCGCCGTTGTTAGAAACGTGTAAATGGTTATAGTGATTACCACCAATATATGTCTGCCACAATACGGCTTTTTGATTACCTTTTTCTTTGTTCCAAACGTAGCCCATAGAAACCAAAGCGTCTTTTAATTTGTCACCGTCGGTTTTAAATGAACCACAATCATATTCTGGTCCCTTAGCACTACAAACTTTACCATTTAAATAACCAATATCTACCGCAATGTTTTTGGTGTGTCTACTCACATTTCCGGTTGTTGTTAAATAACTGTGACCAGTATTTGCTGTTGTTACCTTTGCAACCACATTAACACTTGATGCTGCAGTTTGAATATCATCTAATAATGCTTGACTAAGATTGTCGCCACTAGATTTTGATGAGAATTTTAAGTTTGAATAGTTTGTTGACCCAGCGTTAATGAACCCTTCGTTCAATGAAATGTCCGCTATATTATTATCTTCTTTGAATTTATTTACCGCTTCTGCTGTTTCTGGTCCAAATAAACCATCCACACCAAATCTAGGTAATTTATAATCTAATAAAATTAAACCTATTTGAACCGCTTCAACACTTTCTTGAAACTTAAAACCACCGCGTTGTTGCTGGTCGATTGGTCCACTAATTGCTTCCAATTTGTTGTAATAACTATCAACATCAACATCTAATTTATCCGCTTTTTTAGGGTCATCAAATAGTTTTTCTACTTGATTTATCTTATCTTTGGTCCAAGATAGTATTTTATCCAAAATTTCCTTACCATCATTCTCGTTTAAAGATGATTTAAGGACCTTTTTTAATTGGTTTTCTGATATTATTACTCTCATAGTATATAAATATGACCAAAGATATATATGTTATATGAAAAATCTAGTTTTTTTTGGAGATTCCCACACAGCTAGGAGTGGTTTCTTTAGTTCATTTACAAAAACAAAAAACCATTTAGCCGGACATAGTGGTGCTGGACCATATAAAATTATGGAAGATGTTTATGATTTTATATGTGATTCGGATAAACCATTCCATACAGAAGTAAAAGATACAGTATTGGTTATCCAATATTCTTATATTTCACGTTTATATTTACCAATTGGTGAAAATAAATTGAGATTTGATGGTAACTTCCATTCACCACCTAATGAATACTGTGAATTTGGATTGGAATTTACAGATAAAACATTGGGAGGGTTTTATCAATATTACATAATGAACATATATGATGAAGAAGTGTATCTTAAAAAATTTATGAAGGATGTTGAAATTTTTAACGCTTATATTGAGAAGAAAGGATATAAATATATAAACTATCTTTGGGATTCATTATGTGTTGAGGAAACACTGATAAAAAGAAAAGATAATATTCTATATGATAAATTAAAAGAACTTAATTTTATCGAATTTGAACCTAGACAATTTTTATTTGGTAGAATTGCTGAAGAAAAGAAATTAAGGATTTGTGATGGCTCCGATATAAACGATCAACACTTATCGCCATATGGTAATAGTGTTCTAAAAGAATATCTAGAAAAAGAAATTGATTTAATTACATGATTTGATTCTTGTCATTATCGTCATCACCCCAATTTAAAAAATCTTCTCCCTTATAATCGGGATGGTTTTCTTTCATATAGTCAATACCGACAACCCATCTCCAAGAGATGAACCCGACGATGATAAACATAATAGCAAATGGTAGAATATATTCCATATAATTTAATTGTTTAAAAAGTTTAAAATTTTATCTTTAATTCCTGTTTGTTTAATTCCTTCAATACTTTTTGGTGTTAACACGAAGTTAGTTAATCCCCAGTCCATAACCATATCTCCCCAAGTATCGTGTGTTTGTGGGATACCCATATTCAGGTCATCCACAGCAACCCAATGTGTGATTTCTTTATGGTCTTGTAGGTACTGGTTAATCTCTAAGGATCTTGACTGTTCTAGGTCCCATTGACGGGACCATATGAAGTTTTGAGGAACATCGCATTCAGCTAAATTCTTAGTGAACGCTATAGGTTTCTTTTTGATTCCCTGTGACTCATAATATTCACCCATCTCCTCAACAGTGGCCCATCTTTTCCAATCAGATGAGATAACAATTTCAGCGCTAGTTTCTTCCAATATTTCATTTAATACATCAATAGCTTTTTTATTAAAGTTATCAAAGCGTGCATCGACAGGTAACGACTCCACCGATTGGGTTAGTTTCCTACCAACCTTTTTTTGTTTCTTGTGTCTACCACCCCATTCGGTCGATAAACAAATCACACCATCGTGATCCAGAAATATAACTTTCATATTTTTATTTGTTAATATGTCAAAGATACGTAAAATACCAGACAATATAAATCTATAAATCGGATGGCCCGCACACCCAAACACCTTCGTGGGTTATTGTTGGCTTTGTGTTTCTATCAATCATAACCCATTCAGCTTTAACAATACCCCATGGTTTAAATTGGTTTAAAACATCTTCTAACGTGAAACACTTGCAACTGTAAATGTCGAACTGAGCCATTGGTAATTCATAGTGGTCCCATATGTGAATAGATGAATGTGATGTTGCTAATGTAACTGTTCCAGTCAAACCTTCATTTCCAGGATAATCCACATAAACACTAGTTGGTCCACCGACAACAACCATACCGACTTTGTGTACTAAATCGATAAACCATTTATTAAGAACCTCAACCTCTTTTGGTGGGTTTGTTATCCAGCATTTAAGTAACAGGTGCTGATGATAAGGAACGAACTCTTCTTGCATTGATATGTTTTTTCTAATACATATATATCAAGAAAATAGTATTTTTTTAAGATTTATTAAATAATTTAAAATTCTTCATAAACACCTTTTCGTACTGTTGAAAGCATTTTTTATCTAGTGTATTATACAATCCAGTGGACATGAATGCTTGAATTTCATCATCGATGATTTTCTTATCATCAGCATAACCCATTTTCATTAATTTCTTTCTTAATGAATCGTAATTTTTGGATTTAATTGTTTTAATAAGTTTATCAACCGACTTCTTATATTCTTTATTTGTGAAGTATAAACCATGAGCAATTTCGTGGTCTAGGGTTCTTACATCCTTACTACTTGCACCAATCAAATACCAATCACACATAGTTCCATCGTTTTTATTCTGTGAATCTATAGTACAATGAAAATAAATGTCGTTCATTATTCCATCGTATTCAGTTTCTTTGTAAAAAACGTTGTTAGCTTTTTCAACAATATTACTGGGTATGTTGTAACCTACCCAATCATGTGGATATGTAAACACATTTTTCTTCCACGCATTTTTATAAAAACGCATATACTCCATCCACGTGAATGGTTTACCTCTGAATTCTTTATATGGTGATTCGTAGAACTCTTGATAACGACAGAACAACATTGCTCTATCATAATTGTCATCTACTTCAACACAATATATTCTTGGTTTTATTTCAACAACCCTACCTTTAACTAACGGATGTTTGATTTTCATATACGAGACAACTTTTTAAAACTTCTGAACAAAGTTCGTGAGGAATTTTACTTCTTTCATATGCACCCTTTAAACCCTGGGTTCCTGTGACAGATCCCCTAGGTGCTGCAACGTGACAAGGGTCACCATTTTTACACGCTGGTTTTGGTGCCCATATATCGCTATTAGTCCAGATGTCTGTTGGTTTCATTCTGTCATCACCATACTGACAATAAGTGACAGTATGTCTTTTGAATTGCTCCATAATCGGCATCTTTCTTAACATACCTCTTGGGTTTTCAATAAAGAAATGTTTGGGGTTATAATGATTTATAATCTCAATGGTTTTTTTTACCAATTCAATACCTAATCTAGCGGTGTCCGTCTTGGGTGTCTTATCGTGATTCCAATTACGACCAATAGCTGCAACACTAAATCCAGTACAAGGTGGTGACGCCCAGATAACATCTGGCACAAATGGTATTTTAGAGTAATCAAACTCTCTGATATCTGCGACATAGTTTATACCACCAAAATCAATTAGATCACATGAAAATACTTCCATACCAATTTCTTCGGCAGCTTTACCTATTGATCTACTACCAGCAAATAATTCTAATACCTTCATTATCTTAAGTGTTTATATTTGTAAGCCATGTTGTTAATGTAATTCTCCTCGTGTATAGATAACATATCTCTACACTTTTTTAGATAATCTAAACTTTCCCAAAATGTTACGTCTTGAGGTTTGGGTTTTTTAGTGTCATTACTTTCTTTAGGGTTGATTTCGATGTCATCTGGTGTAAGATCCAGCATAGTGATATGTTTTATTGTTAAAAAAAATTAAAGAGCGAAACTTTCTCCACATCCACAAGTTCGACTTGCCTGTGGGTTAATCCAATTAAAACCTTTTCCGTTTAATCCATCGGAATAATCTAATTCAGTACCGTAGAGATATAAAACCGATTTTTTATCTATAATCACCTTCAACGCGTTTAAATCAACGACTTCATCCATGTCTGTGATTGTGTCATCAAAATCCATCGCATATGATAATCCACTACAACCACCTCCTTTAACGCCAACACGAAGAAAATGGGTGTCTGGTGTCATTCCCTGTTGCATCATTAATTCAACAACGTGTTCAAGTGCTTTATCCGATACTGTAACCATCTTAATTATATTTTAAACCAAAGAATTCGTAGTTCTTATGAACATACTCTTCATCACCTGCTTTTATTGCTAAATCTTCGTCCTCATAAATAGCACTAACGGGACATTCAGGTACACATGCACCACAATTGATACATATATCTGGATTTATGTAAAGTTGTCCACCAGGGAACGCATCTTTACCTTGTTTCCCAACTTCCGAACCTGAACCCTCTATATCAATTGGTCCGTGAATACAATCAACAGGACACACATTTGCACATGCAGTATCCATACAATCAACACAAGCCCTACCAATGATAAAACTCATAACTTATTTTTTTGTTTGTTTTCTAAAATAAACTGTTTAACACTTTCTCTTTTTTCGTCATTAAAGATATCCTCGAATTTAATTTCTTGTAATCCTTGCTTCTTTCTATAGTCATTTATTGCGGATTTAATAGCATCTTCAGCTAATACCGAACAATGTATCTTAACTGGAGGTAACGATAGTTCCTCCACTAAATCCATGTTATCAATCGTCAACGCATCATCGATACTCTTTCCTTTCAACCATTCAGTGGCTACTGAAGAAGAGGCGATTGCTGAACCACATCCGAAGGTTTTAAATTTTGCATCAACAATGATGTTGTCAATCACTTCTATTTGTAATCTCATGACATCACCACATTCAGGTGCACCAACCAATCCCGTACCTACATTGGATTTACTTTTATCCAAAGTTCCTACATTTCGTGGGTTATTGAAATGGTCTATTACCTTATCTCCGTATGCCATAGTATTTGTTTATATGATAAATATCAGTTAATTAGTTCGTCCGTATTGATGTTATGGTTATCTAATATTTCGTGTATCTTCTCATAAACCAATTCTAGGGCGTCATATTTGTCAATTTCTTTACCTTCCATTGACCATTCTAACCCTTTTTTTGTGTTATGTACAATATCCCATAAAGCCAATGCCAAATCTAAAGATTTGACCGCTCTTAGATGTGCTAACACATCATCTGGTTCATTTAAATCATATTCTAACGTCGCTTTCGCCATAAGTCACTGAGTTTTTTACCTGGTTTAGTTATTCTGTTATTTTCGTCAACCATTGGTGCCCGATAAATTTCATAGGCAAACCAAAATCCAAAAATAATAAGAAGTGTTCCAATAATTTGTTCGGTTGTCATAATTGAATGTATTTTGATTTCCAAAACTCCCACCATTTTCTTTTAACAATTGGTTTACATTCAGAGAATGGATTATCCCCAAAGGCAACCTTATTTAGATATTTAGAAGATAGGACATTAAAAAATATTTCATGGTATTTTTTGTCTATGCTTGCAAAATCTGCAACAACATCAACATTTAATTTTACTGGACCATCTTCAGTGTATATTATAAACTGCTCCTGTAATTTAACTAAACTACTTGTTTGTAGGTTTATGTAATTTCCATTACCAATGTGAAAATCTGTATCCATATTATTCTGTTTGATTATCAATACTATCCGCAAGAATCGGATTTATTTCGCGTAATATTTCCCAATTATATGAAAGTTCTCCATTAATCATGTGTTGAACATTTAATTCATCTCGTAAACTATCAATTTGTGTTGACGACGATACTTTAAGTTCTTGATAAACCCTATCTTTCTCAAAATATTCAAATGTCATCATGATTAAACATAATAAGGATAAAGCGATGCCACCTCTTAATTTAGTTTCAGTTGTCATTTTAATCTAGATTTTTTATATCAGATAATGTTTTTTCAACTTCTTGTTCTGAAAGGTAACCGAGCACATCATTGGTAATTGGTGTTTCATAACTAATCTCACCATTTTTACCAAATACAGCTAACTCGTAAAGCCCAGATGATCCACCATATGTGTGTGGCCCTTGTACAATACTAGCCCCATAACCATTTGAGAATTGTACTATACATTGTTTTCCGATTCCCGCTGGGTGTGCTTGGAAGTTCAACTCTTGAAACGTTGTCGCGTTTAGGTTGTTTGTTGGTCTTGTAGTTGTGTTCATATTTAAGTTTTTGTACGAATGCTCGTGTTAAAAAGTAATTCATAATTAAAAGATTTCTTCAGCAATGCCCAACACTTCGGCTAATCCGAAAAATATTGCGGCATTACCAAACTGTTCGTTAAATAAGAAATAACATGCTCCAAATCTTAATCCACTTTTGAATAAACTTATCCAAAAATGTGTGTTTGTTTTTGATTCTTTCTGTTGCATTATTTATAATATTTTTTTGTAATGAATAATGATAGCAAAACTAAGTAAAAGTGTTTAATCCACCCTCGAAAAGTGTTAACTCTTTCATAATTTTTGTACTTTTCTTCTAATTTTGTTCGTGCGTCCATATGTTTGATTGGTTTCTGGGTACTAATATACGAAACAATGATTAAAAACAAAAATATTAAGAAAAAATTATTAACATATTAAATTTTTATACCATTGATGATATCGTATTTTTCCCTTTTCCAACTTAAATCAGCGTATTTTACCACTCTATTACTTAAAATCTCCACCGGCCTTTCAAATTCGGATGGTAAATCAATGTTGGTTTTACCTCTTGCCTGGACTAATTTACCTTTTCGGTATTGAACATTAACTCTTTTACTTCCACATGACATTGCTATGTATAGATAATGAAACCCTAAATTAAACTGACCAGCCATACAATTTTTCATCGTCATCGCTTCAATTTTAAATTGATCCTCACTCAAAATTAACATTGGTTTATAAACATTACCATTGTAATTTATTGGTTGTTCAAGATCCATTATAACATCATCCGGAACATTATATCTAATCTTATATCCAAGTTTTAAGTGTTTCTTTAGTAATCCCCATTTTTCTAAAAGATTAGAGGTGTCTCTGCTTGATTTTGATTTGTACTTTAAAACATAACCCCTTTCTTCTATAAATGACCTCATAGTAAACAAATCATTTATAGATTTTAATCTACCATCTAACATTATCTCCGATTCATCCCAGTTATTTAATGTGTTTAATAAACTTTCTTTCTCAGCATCGTTTTTACATGGGTAAACCTTCTTTACTGTTATCTTCTCTGAGCATATTTTCATCCAGTTCAAACGTTTAATATACTCTAGATAGTTTTCGCCAAACAGTTTACAAAGAAAGTTTAATGAACGTATAATGATTGGTTGTTCAGTTACCCTAAACGATAATTCACCAACAAGGTACTTACATTTAATACCATATGAATCCAAGACAGCCGGGATAAACTTAAATTCATTATTTTTCAACCATTTAGGTTTTGGATAGTCGTAAATAATGTCATTATAAATGTCATCATGTTGTTTTATTCCCTTCTTATTTAAATGGAAATCAACTATCAAATCATATAGTGCGTTGACATAGGGTTTCGAAACGTAATCCTTATCCTGGTTATATGATGTTGACATATTAGCTTTTAATGATTTTAAAAATAAATCTAAAATCTCTGAAGTAGCTTTCTTATATTTGACACCCCAATAGTTTATTCGCTTCTCACCAAAATAAAACCCTCTTTCAGTTAATTCATTAAGATATTCAAAATTGTTTTTCTTAACCCAATTACCAGCACGTTTTAAAACGCTAGTGTTACGGTGTTCATTATCAATACGATATGTAACAGTAAACTCACCCGTCAGTTTATTCAATGTTAAATGGTGAATAAATTTTATTGCATTGGTTTTCCCTACCCTTACATATTCACAATGATATTCTGATGCGTAAACCAGATATTCAAAATCTTCTGCTACTTTTAATTCACAACTAGATAACAGACCTCGATCCTTTTCTCTTTTTTCTTGATAATAATGATGCAATAATTCCATATACAACACTTGTCTTTTGTGTAGTATATGGAATTTATTTAATTAAATAAATGGTTTAGAATGGTAAAGGAATTCTCATATCCGCGTTAATATGGAAAACACCACCACCAGCAGTATGAATTGGTAAACTAGTAACCTCAACACCATTTATCATTACTGGAACTTTCTTTATATCGGTTGAATGAAGCATCCCTAATCTAGCAAATGTCTCAACACGTTCTGATAGAATTTCTAACGCATTTAGATATTCTTCAGGCGGTTTTGCGTTGCAATAATATCTTGATTGTAAACAAGTGCCAGTTTGTGTATCGTACTCAGACGTTACCCTATCCGTACCATTTTTATTTCTTAACGAAATTATTATTGATCTGTTTTTATCAGCATAAGTTGCAACACAATGATGCATATGACTACCCTCTTCGATATATTCTTCCTCACGTTTTAATATGTGTGGGTAATGTTCGATTAAATAAAAATTATCCTCAGACATTCTTGAAACTATTGTTTCTTCAACTTTTTTAACCATTTTAGGGTTGAACAGATATTCTATAACCCAACCCTTTTTAATGGTGCTAATTATTTTAGTCAACTCACTGTGTTCAGCCCTAAAGTCATTCCAATTTTTTGCTTTAAGAGATGTCTCTGGTACATAATCTCTAACCTTTTTAATCATATTAAAATGGTCATTAATTAAATCGATAGTATCAGATATATCATCTTCTGGTTTAGTGTTTAAAAGTTTAACTAAGTTTTCCTTTTCAATGTCAAAAAGATTAAACACTCCATAATCAAATTGAGTACTAGGTTTTACTTTTGAAATGGGTGTGTGTAAATTTCTAACCCTGTGAAGATTTGAATCCATAAAAAATTCATCAACTATGTTTGCAACGTATTTTGAAAAATCTTTACCAAATAGAAAACATAAATTAGCTAACAAATCAACGCGAATATTGGGATTTAAATGTAGAATTTTAATTGTTATTTTTGATTTTATTTTAAATAAATCAAGGACTGATGCCACTAATTTTCTATCATTCTTTTTTAAATACTTTTCGGTCGGGTACGAAGAAATTAAAAGTTTTTGATAATCGTTTGGTACTTTTATTTTTTTAACTAACACAAATTTTTCAATGACCCTTTTAATTAAATCATCATTATTTTTTATCCAGGATTCGGGGTTCGGTGAACCTAAGTCAAGAACCTCATTAATCTTTTGGCAAAATATTTTGTTGTCAAGTTTTTGAAGAATTTCGGTTTTTGTTTTATGTTCAATCATTTTGTCATAGCTATTATGATTAGATATGAGTCCATTATCTTTTGATAAAATTGAATGTAAAGAAAAAAAACAATTAGTTCTAAATTGTTTACTACTAATCTTTGCACTTTTTTGCATTATCAAAGTTGTAAAATTTCCGGTTCTAATATTAAAAGTTATAGAGTAAACATAAAAACTTTTCTTAAAGTAGATGTTGTTAAACCTCCGACTTTTAATTTGATGATATATTTTTATAGTAATTTTTTCGCCGTGTAATCTAATAGAACGTTCAAACGTATGGATTACAATTTCTGAAAAAGAATTTGCAAAATGGTCAACAATGTGCCTATTTTTTGTTGTAAAAAAAGATGTATTCCCTAGTTTCCCGGCGTAGTTTATTTCTATTCTTTCTTCTAAACCAACTAAACTACTAGTGAAAAAATTGACTTTTCTTTTACCTCTTTTTTCAGGTAAATCAACAATTCGACCAACCGTTTTACTGGGTAAAATATGACTCCATCTATCATCACCACCCCCATTAATAATTTTAGTTGCTTTACTAATTGCTGATTCAAAAACATCATCGTCTAGGGAATCTAACGAATTGTTAAAAACACCCAAATTATCTAATTTTTTATCATCTAATCGACAGTAATTGCGATATGGTATGATTTCCGCATAATTTATTCTTTGTGTTAATACGTCCTCCATATTTGTGTTTTATGATGTTAAAACAAAATTAATGAAAAAAAAGAAAAAAAAACTATTTATTTTTAAAAATGTATTATGGCAAAGGCAAAAGGTTCTTCTAGCAATTCAATAAAGATTAGTTTTGGTAAAAAGCGTAGAGGTAAAGCTAAAAAAGGTTACGGTCCAAAAGCTCAAAAACCAAAAAGATATCAAGGACAAGGTCGTTAATTAAGGCGTCCAGCGCCTTTATATGATTTAAAGTAACGGGGTTCGAATAAACTACTTATTTTGACCCCTTCATTTCTATTTGCCGCGTGAGCAAATGTACTGTTACCTAAATACAATCCACAATGCCAACCACTTGGACTTTGGGTACTTCTAAAGAATATAATATCACCGACAAGTAAACTGTCTTTTTCAATTCTCTTTGTTTGTTTCCATTGTTCCGCACAGTTGTTACCTAGTTTTCTACCGTATACTTCCCAATACAATTTCTTGGTAAATTGTGAACAATCAATACCACTTTTAGTGCTGCCACCTAACTTATATTTAACACCATACCAACTCATAACAAATGAAGATAGTGGTGTCAATTTAATTGGTTTCTCTTTTAAATTGTTAACGTAATCGTCAAACTGATTTTGACTAAATGCTGACACTGTTAACAATAACAGTACTATTATTAATATAATAATTTCTTTTATTTTTTCTTTCATGATTTTACTATGTTAATAGTGATTCCGGCAGATCCTGCACTCACTTTATATGTATTAGACCTATTATCGTTTATCCAACCATATTGTTTAAACCTGAATATTGTAACTAGTTTACCCTCAAAGTTTGCGTATATTGCGTTATCAGCATAATCAATTGATGGCTGACTTATAAATCCTAATTTCCAGGATTCTCTAAATTCAGGTTCTAGTTCATCTGGTGTAATGTGGATAAACATGTTAATTACTTAATGGCGCTTTTATTGACGGGTGTGATTCGTAACCCTCAATTATGAATTGATATGGCTGAGATTCTTTTATATAGGTATCAAATGTGTCCATATGATGCTCAAAATGTGCCAATTGTATTGGACTAAACTTTAATGTTGGTAAATTCTTATATGGTTCTCTACCAATTTGTTCTTTAGCTTGTTCAATGTGATTAGAATACAAATGAACATCTCCTAAGTTACCTATTAGGTCTTCTGGTGTCATATTAACTTCATTTGCAAGAATCTCTAATAACAAACCATATGATGCAATATTGAATGGTAAACCTAAGAATGTATCGACTGAACGTTGGTTCCACATTAATGATATTGCTCGTTTAGGTATCTTATGGGATTCTAATTCCTCACTTAACCCACCACCAAATGGTACAACATCATCAACCATAGATTTAAATTTATCTTCCCCAACTTTCTTTTTTAATAAATCCCACATCTCTTCACCTGTTAATTTTCTAGTGTATACTTGAAATCCATAATGACAAGGTGGTAAAACCATTTGGTCTAATTCACCTACATTCCAAGCAGATACTATTAATCTTCTATTATCAGGATTTGTTTTTAGTTCATTGATTAAGTTTTGAATTTGGTCTATACCTTCTTTCCATATTGAAGGGCCATCTAACCCTAAGGGAGTAGTGTACTCACCTTCTCTCCACCTTCTCCATTGTTTACCGTAGATTGGTCCTAAATCACCCCATGTTTTTGCGAACTCATCATTTGTTTTTATTAACTCAATAAATTCTTCTTGAGTTAATGGTGTTAAATCATCAGGGTTGCTAAACATATCTTCAATATGTGATTGCATCCCCATTATATCACCGCACATATAACCATCAATAAGAACATTTACTTCTTTAGTGTAGTTCTTATAAGCATCACCATTCCAAATATAACACCCATTATCAACAAGATACTTAATGTTGGTTTCTCCTTTAAGGAACCATAACAACTCCGTTACCATTGTCTTCCACGCTATTTTCTTGGTTGTAAGTAATGGAAACCCTTGTGACATTTTATGTTTAATTTGTCTACCGAATACCGATATCGTACCAGTTCCAGTTCTATCTGTTTTAACAACTCCGTTATCTAAAATGTCCTGCAATAGGTCTTGATATTTGGAATCCAATGTATTCATGTTTACCATTTTGGTGTTTCTAACCTTTTTATATTATCTTGTTCGTCTTGTCTGCTGAAATTTTCTTTATGGGATAAAATTCTATGAAACTCTCTATATGCCTGTGGTTGATAATTTTTTAAATGGTCAACCCCATATTCATATTCAAATAAAATTTCAGAATATCTTTTTTCTTTATAATCAAACCCATCTGATTGCATTTTCAAATCCATTCGTAATTCGTTGACTAAATTTATTAACGAATCTTCCTTACATATGTTTGTTGTTACAACGGATGTGGGTTTATCGTTAAAATACATTAACGAAACTAACACACCAAATAGGGAAACAATTGCCCCAAATGTTAATACACTTGTATCTCTATTTTCCATGTCCATATGTTTCTTGTATTTGAATCCCCATCATATAAGTTAACCACCTTATAGTTAAACCCCAAGATGGTGATGTAACTCCGGTTTCAAGAAATTCTGTTTTATTGTAAAAAAAAACAATTGTTGGTATAATAAACCAGTGATGCTTTTTTTTATAAATAAAAAAATCCTTTTGATATACTTTTTTATTCGTCATAATTGCCAGTTGTTCTTCTTAATAACCTATCAACTTCATCTTCTTTTTCTTTCATTTCGATTATACGAATATAATAGCCATTAGGATTTGCATCCGAGTTTTCTGACTTTACGTTCTTATCAAACCATTTACTAAACCATTTACCTTTGTAAGCTAAAACCTGACATCTTTCAGAAAATTCTTCCGAATCTGATTGGTCTAGTAAACCTTCGCTTACTAATTTGTTCAGTACTATGTCTTTAACCTTGTTGTAATTCTCCATTTCCGCTGTTAAGTCCATGTTATTTATTTTTAGGTTTTCGAATATAATCTAATATAATGTTAAACGAACCCAAAGATATGGCACCATATCCAAAGTATTTAACTATATCTGGGTCAGCGCCCTTAATTCCGTACCGCTCAATTAGAATCCCCGTTAGGATCATCATTACGTAAGTTACTTGTCTTATTTTCATATTTAATTGTTTCTAAACACTTGTAAATCAAATGGTTCTCAAATAATGTGAATTTATCTGTACAATTTTCCAACGCAAATTCTAACAGCTTAACAGCCATTTTTGTGTCTAAATTATCAGCTAAACCAGTTAATTGGTTTTCGTCTTTTAACTCTAATAAACCTCCAAATATTGATACCATGGGGCTAATATATGGGAAATTATTTAAAAAACAAAAAAAATACCTAATATTTATTGTTATGGAATTAACTGTTAACGGTAAAACCTTTCAGGTTGAATTTTCTCAAGATATCCAACAGGGTATGATGGGTAGGGAGTCCTTGGATGGGTGTATGGGTTTTAAACTCAAAAAAGGTTTTCATTCATTTTGGATGAAGGATTGTTTGATACCATTAGATATCGTTTTTGTTACTAATGATAGGGTAACAAAGGTGTTTAATGATTGTCAACCATGTTCTGATGAAGATTGTCAGCACTACACAGCGTCAGGTAATATGGTTTTTGAATTTCCGGCCGGTACCTGTGATGGGTGGAAACCTGGGGACTACGCAAACCTATATCTAGGTACGAAAAAAAATCCAGTTTAATATTTAAAATAAAAATAAAAATCGTTATTATAGAACATAAATAAAATTATTTAAAACACAAAAAATATGGCCTGCGGATGCAAAAAAAAGAACAACCCGGTTACAACACAACAAACACCACAAGTAACTTCGGTGCCACTACCTGAAAACACAACTTCAGATCAAGTAATTAAAATTAGCGCTGTGCTAAAAGAAATGGCAACTAAATCAGGAAATTAAGAGGGGTTAACTCCCCTTTTTTTTGCCATAAGGATATATATTGATATACATATATTATGAAAACAAAAACAAAACTAACTACGGTACACGTCATTGACGACTTATACAAAAAATTTAAGATTGAAGTAATTGACGGTTCAATAAACTTACAGAAATTAGTAAATAGAGCAATGGATTTATACAATTGTGATGAGAGTTTTAGGGTTAAAGTAAACTCACATAAAATAAATCATGGGTCAGAGAAAAAGTTTTAATTAATGAAGAAGAAGATATTATTATTATCTGATGACATTAGAATGACCTCTGGGATTTCAACAATGTCAAAAGAGATTGTATTAGGAACCATTCATAAATTTGATTGGGTACAATTAGGAGCCGCTATATCACATCCAGAAAATGGTAAGATTATAGATTTAAATGATGACATTAGGAAAAGAACTGGTATTGAAGATGCGTGTGCAAAAATTTACACATATAATGGTTACGGTGATATTGCGATGTTGAGAAGAATTATTGAACTTGAAAAACCAGATGCAATACTACATTTTACCGATCCACATTACTGGCAATGGTTATATGATAATGAGCATGAAATTAGACAACAGGTCCCTATTTTATATTACCATGTTTGGGATGATTTACCAGATCCTAAATATAATAAAGATTCGTATGAAAGCTGTGACTGGATTGGTTGCATTTCTAAACAAACATACGGTATTGTTAAGCGAGTTGGGGCTATCAACACTAAAGCAACACAATCACAATTCGAAGATTGGCAAGTATCATATGTTCCACACGGTATTAACCCAAACGTATTTAAGCCGTTGGATGTAATTGATGAACAACTAACTAAAACAATTTTAGGTGGTAAGGAATATGATTTTATATTATTCTTTAATAATAGAAATATTAGAAGAAAGCAACCATCTGATGTCATATATTCATTTAATACTTTTTGTGATAAATTAACGAAAGAGGAAGCTAATAAATGTTTACTATTAATGCATACAACACCAGTAGATAACAATGGAACCGATTTATTAGCAGTGGTTGATGCGTTGTGTCCAAACTATGATGTTAGGTTCACTAACACAAAAATAGAACAGGACACATTAAATCAAATATATAATTTATCTGATTGTACAATTAATATAGCAAATAATGAAGGTTTTGGTTTGGCAACAGCAGAAAGTATTATGGCTGGAACACCTATTATTGTTAGTGTTACCGGTGGTTTACAAGACCAATGTGGTTTTGACTATACCGCTGATGATTACATCAATATAAAAACCTTACATAAAACAAAGGATGCTGTTCCAGGTAGCTGGGTTGTTCCTGTTTGGCCGGCGGCTATTAACCTTAACGGATCACCGCTCACGCCATATATTTTTGACGACAGAGTGAATGATGATGATGTTGCTGAAGCAATTTATACGGTATACAAACAGGGTAAAGAAAAAAGAAAAGAAGTTGGGTTAGAGGGTCGTGAGTTCGCGATACAAAACCTATCATCAAAAATAATGTGTGATGGTATTATAGATGGTATTGAAACAACATTAAAAAAATATAAACCAAGAAAAAGATTTGAATTATATAAAGTAATATGAGTAAACCATTTTTATTATTTAGAGGGCCGGTAAAAACCATGAGTGGTTATGGTGCTCATTCAAGAGATATTTTACAAGCATTGTACGAATTAGATTTATTTGATATTAAAATCGATAGTTGTGCTTGGGGTGTAACGCCAATGACCGCATTAAACAAAAACAAACCATTCCATATTTGGATTGAGAATAACATAATTAATTCAACCAATGCAACACCAGATGTTTATGTTCAGGTAACAGTTCCGAATGAATTCAACCCAGTCGGCAAATACAACATAGGAATTACGGCGGGTATTGAAACAACCATAGCACCAAAAGATTGGATTGATGGTTGCAATAGGATGGATTCAATTATTGTAACCTCTAATTTTTCTAAAGAGGTTTTAGTTTCAACCGTTTATAACGAGAACGAAAATAATACTGGTAAGTTAGTTAAACAACATAGAATCACAAAAAACATTGAGGTGCTATTTGAGGGTGTTGATACTTCGATTTATAAAAACACATTAACAAAATTAAATAAACCATTGAAAATCAATGTAAAAGAAGATTTCTGTTACTTGTTTGTTGGGCATTGGTTAAAAGGTTCTACAGGTCAAGATAGAAAGGATGTGGGGATGTTGATAAAAGTTTTTTGTGAAACATTTAAAGGTGAACACGAAAATAAACCAGCACTAATTCTTAAAACATCATCAACAAATTTCTCAGTTAAAGCTAGAGAAGAGATGCGTAAGAAAATCGAGGGAGTTGTTGCTGGTATTGAGAATCCACCATCGGTTTATTTAATTTTTGGCGAACTTACGGACGATGAAATGAATAATCTTTATAACCATCCAAAAGTTAAATCAATGGTATCGTTAACGAAAGGGGAAGGGTTTGGTAGACCGTTGTTAGAGTTCTCAATGACGGGAAAGCCAATCATAGCATCTAATTGGTCTGGTCATAGAGATTTCCTACCGATTGATAAAGCGATCTTAATCGGGGGTTCACTAACACCCGTACATCAAAGTGCAGTTGATAGTTACGTCCTTGCGGATTCAAAGTGGTTCACAGCAAATTATGACGAGTTTTCTCAAGTGATTAAAATAGTACACAAAGATTATGACACTTTCACAGAACGTTCTGAAAAATTAAGAGAACAAAACCATACCAATTTTAGTTTTGAGGCGATGAAGAATAAGTTAAAAAATATGGTTGAAAATTTGGTAAGTCAACCAAAAATGACTAAATTAGTTCTACCTAAATTAGAAAAAATCAATTGAAAATAAGTTTTGCCATAACAGTTTGTAATGAGTTAGATGAAATTAAAAGATTAGTACCTTTTCTTTTAGAGAATAAAAGAATTGAAGATGAGATTGTGATTTTATTTGATGAGAAGAATGGTTCCAAAGAAGTTTTAGATTTCTTATTACCATTTAACATTAAACCAAATGTTCAAACCTGGAGAAGTATTGATTGGAATAATGACTTTGCCGATTGGAAAAATAAATTAAATGATTACTGTACTGGGGACTATGTGTTTCAATTAGATGCAGATGAGATGATTGATGAATATATGGTTAAAAATATTAGTACCATATTAGAAATGAATCCCAAGGTTGACCTTATATTTGTACCAAGAATTAATACAGTTCAAGGTTTAACTGAAGAACATATTAAACAATGGGGGTGGCGCTTAGATGAAAACAACTATGTTAACTTTCCTGATTGGCAAGGCAGAGTTTATAGAAAACATATGTCTTGGTATGGCAGAGTTCATGAGAAGATTATTGGTGGACAGAATTTTTCAACATTACCAACAAATTCTGTATATTGCATCCAACATCACAAAACAATTTCAAAGCAAGAAAAACAAAATAAGTACTATAATTCAATATGAAAAAATTTTTAGTTTTAACATCTATCACAGACGGTAAGGATAAACTAATAGATCCACCTCAAGTTTTTGATAACTGTGATTACATAGCATTTGTTGATAAAGAATACGATGTTAAAGTTTGGGAACAAAGACCGGTTTTAAAATTCTCATCCTTAGACAAATACATTAATAGAAGAAATGCTAAAACGTATAAAATATTATCAGCAATAATGTTCCCACAGTATGAATACATAATATGGGAAGATGGTAATCATCAATTAAAGATGAACCCACAACTTATAATTGACGAGTACGGAGATGACAATGATATTCTTTTATTTAAACATCCAGATAGGAAGTGTACCTATGAAGAAATGCAAGCTGTTGCTCAGTGGCAATTAGATTATCGTGAGTTAGTTGAGTTGCAATTTAGATATTATAAGTCGTTAGGGGTACCTGAGAAGTTGGGGTTGTACGAGATGTCGACATTTATAGTTAAAACAACTAACGCAACAAAAGAATTTCAACTAATGTGGTGGGAACAGATTTCTAAATTCTCGTCTAGGGATCAAATCAGTTTACCATTTTGCTTATGGAAGATGGGTAATAAACTAAAAAGAAAACGATTAAAGGGATATGCCAATCTTTTCACAATGGAAGGACAGAAAAGTGGTAATGATTACTTTGACGACCAAGGAAGACATTTAAAGTATTAAATGGGGGTGCATTTAAACCCCTTTATAATATAAAAAAAAATAATTAAATTGTAATAAATAAAATAGTAAATGAAAAAAAGTATACCGTTATTTAAGGTTTTTATGTCAGATACCGTAACTGATAAAGTAGCCGAGGTGCTAAAAAGTGGTTTTATCGGTCAGGGTCCAGTTGTTGATGCTTTTGAAGAAAATGTAAAACAATATTTTAGACATGATAAAATATTAACTCTAAATTCAGCAACATCTGCTGAACATTTAGCGTTACACTTATTAAAAAAACCCAATAAATTTTTAAAAGGCATTGATGGATACGCACAATACGAATCAAGTTGGCCTGGGATTGAACCTGGTGATGAAATATTGACAACACCATTAACGTGCACCGCAACTAATTGGCCTATAATTGCAAATGGCTTCAATATTAAATGGGTAGACATCGATCCAAAGACATTAAATATGGATTTAGATGACTTAGCAAGAAAAATCACACCAAAAACTAAAGCGATTTTTGTTGTGCATTGGGGTGGTTATCCTATTGATTTAGATAAATTAAAAGACATACAAGAACAATCATATAGGTTATATGGATTTAAGCCAGCAATTATTGAGGACTGTGCACATGCTATGGGTAGTAAATATAAAAATAAATTTATAGGTACTCACGGAAATATATGTACCTTTAGTTTACAAGCAATAAAGCACATTACTTCTGGTGATGGTGGTTTATTATTTTTACCACATGATGATCTTTACAAAAGAGCAAAGTTATTAAGATGGTATGGTATTGATAGAGATGGGAACAGAAAAGATTTTAGATGTGAATCTGACATATCTGAATGGGGTTTTAAATTCCATATGAATGACATAAATGCATCCATAGGTAATGAGAATTTTAAACACGTTGACGAAATTACATCTAAACATAAGGAGAATGCTAAATTTTACGATAAGGAACTTAAAAATGTTAGTGGTGTTGAGTTATTAGAAAGACATAAAGACAGAGAATCTTCTTTTTGGATTTATAGTGTTCTTGTTGACAACAGAGATGATTTTCAAAGATATATGTCTGAAAAGGGTATCGCAACATCTCAGGTTCATGAAAGAAATGATGTTCATTCTTGTGTTAGAGAATATAAAAATATATTACCTAATTTAGATAACACAATTAAAAAAGTGTCATCAATACCAGTTGGTTGGTGGGTTTCTAAAGAAGAAAGAGAATATATTGTTGATTGTATAAAAAAAGGTTGGTAGTATGATTTATAAAAATCCTGAGGTTGAAAGTTCGTATAGTGAACATGATATCGGACAAACATTATATAATTTAGTTTTAGAATTAAAACCAAAGAAAATAATTGAATTCGGTACGTTAAATGGTTATTCTGCAATTAGTATGGGAATGGCGTTACAAGAAATTAATAACGGTGGTAAAATAATCTGTTATGATTTGTGGGATGCCTATCCATATAAACATTCAACAATTGATAAAACAAAGGAATCGCTTAAAAAGTATTCATTACTTGATTTTATTGAATTAAAACAAATGAATATAAGTGACTGGGATGTTGAAGATTTTGATTTACTTCATTTAGACATATCAAATGATGGTAACACAATAACAGATGTTTTTAATAAGGTTAAAAATAATCTTGAGAATGGTGCAACAATGATATTTGAAGGTGGTTCTATAGAAAGAGATAATATTGAATGGATGAAAAAGTATAATAAAATACCAATAAATTCAATCAAGAATAAAATAAACTACGAGGTTTTGAATCAAAATTTTCCATCAGTTTCAAAAATATTATTATGAAAAAAATTGCAGTAGTGTGTTCTGGGTGGCACTACCCATTACATTTTTATGAAAGTATATCTAAACAAATACTTCCAGATGATTGGTCAATGGATATGTTTTGTGTTTCACATAGAGATCCACAATATTCTGAAATAGAAAAGAAAGATGTGGTTTTAAAAGGTGATAGAAAACATTTAGATGAAAAACTATATTCTAAAATTGCAACAATTGAAGAAATTGAAAATCTAGGTTGGACTTATAAAGAATATCCAAACACTGTTGGTGATTGGGGATGTTCCAATCAATGGTTAGAAGAATATGATTATCAAAATTATGAGTTCATGTTATTTACACATGACGATAATTTGATCCTTAAAGATGATTGGTTTAAAAAAGTTATTGAACACGAACTATTTGACAAATGGGAAATATGGACAAACAGTGTGGGTGCGCCAATTGGTATGTTAAGAGGTTCTTGTGAATTTTTTAAAAAATCTATGATAGAGAAAATTGGTGGTAAATTTGATTTATCTATGGTAAAATTAACAAGGGTTGGTGAGAAATTTGGTAATAGGGATGTACATCAAGTTAGTGACTGGAATAATACTGTTTACCCATTAATGAATTTTATAAATAAAAACCGTATTAAAGTTTTACAGGGTTCACCATATTATAGAGTTTCAGAATTTTGTGTTGAAGGTGAAAGAGGTTATATATCTGGCACTCAAAACTCAAACATTGATAGCGAAAATAGTGGTTTAAAAAATTTTAACTTAATCTAAAAAATAATGAATGTAGTTGTAACTGGTGGTGCCGGCTTTGTTGGCACTAATCTAATTAAAAGATTAATTGCTGAAGGTCACACAGTGACATCATTCGACAATTATACAACAGGTGTTAAATCAAATCATGTTGAAGGTGCTGAGTACATTGAACATGACATTAAAGAAAGCATCGGTAAGGCGTATTTTGGTGACACAATAGATGTTGTTTACCATTTAGCCGCTATCGCTAGAATTCAACCATCATTTGAAAGACCTGTAACTTATTTTAACAATAACGCTACCGCTACATTTCTATTAGCGCATTTTTGTGGTGAGTATAATATACCATTAATTTATGCAGGTAGTAGTTCACACCATAGTGGTAAATTTAAAAACCCTTATACCTTTAGTAAAAGTATTGGTGAAGAAATTATTGCATTGAATCAGGAACATTATAATCTTAAATCATCCATAGCTAGGTTTTATAATGTATACGGACCACATCACCTTAAAACTGGTGGTTACACAACATTAATCGGTAGATGGGAAAACTTAACAGAAAAGAATGAACCATTAACAATTTATGGTAATGGTAAAAAGAAAAGAGATTTTACACACGTTGACGATATTGTTGATGGTTTAATTAAAATTAAAGAAAATGAATCTTGGGGGAATACCTTTGAACTTGGTCGAGGTAAAAATTACTCCATTAACCAAATTGCAGATATGTTTGGCGGTGAGAGAGTATACATGGACGATAAACCTGGTGAAGCACAAAACACACTGTGCGATAGTTCGTTAGCTAAAAAATTATTGGGGTGGAAACCACAAAAAAATATTGAAGATTACATAAATGAATATAAGTTTCGTATTAGCTGTTTACAATAACCTATCTATAACTAAAGAATGTTATAAATACTTAAGGGAGTTGTATCCAACAACACCATTAGTGATTAGTAGTGGTGGTTCTAATGATGGTACCAAAGAATGGTTAGAGTCGTTAATGGATGAAAATTTGTCATTTATTCACGACGATGATAAGTTACCATTCTCCGATACATATAACGCCGGAATCAAGCTGGTAGACACCGAGAAATTGGTTCTAATCCATAATGATATGGTTATTGGTAATGGTTTTTTAGAAGCATTAGAAGAAGATTTAGATGAAAAGACATTATTATGTTACACGACTGTTGAGCCCCCGATATTTAAAGGTCATATTAGGCCGGGGAAAGAAATCATGGACCTCGGCTCATCATTTCTTGATTTTAGGTACGATTTATTTAATCAATATCTGGAACAAAGAAACCGTGAGAGCAAGATTGTTAGCGGTGGTACATTCTTTATGAGTGGATATAAAAAATTATTCGAGGATGTTGGACACTTCGATGGATTTAGTTTTTTCCCAGCGTTTTGTGAAGATGATGATTTTATTATCAGAACCAAACTAAAGGGTTATGATTTAAAGACGACTAATAGAGCGGTTGTTTATCATTTTGTTAGTCAAACATCTAGATTCAGCGAAGAATTTAAACACAATAGAATTCAAATCGAAATGAATTCTAATAGAAATTTTGTGAGGAAATGGGGATTACCTATTTCGATGTTTAATGAAATTAGATATTGGGAAGATTCTGTTTTTGTATTTAAAACATTCTCAATGGGGTTAACAACTAGAAATAGAAATCGCTTATTTGAGATAGAGCCATTCTTCGACAAAATTGATTTGGGTGAGATACCAGAAGATTATATTGAAGTTCAACAGAAGACAACTAATTATGATTTAAGAAGTAAATTCTTGTTCGCTGAAACTGTTGATGTTATGGTATATGAAGAAGGTGAATTTACACCAGAAGATATTATGACACTTTATCGTTTAAGATTAAGTATACCACAATATGATCCGGGTGAATATCGTACTGGTAATATGAAAATTGAGATTAAGAGAAAAGTTTAAATACTGTTATAAATCCCAACAGCACCAACTATTAACCAGAATATGTTAAGTATGATATATGGTGTGTTGCTTCTTTCCCAGGCACAATAAGTTAATATTAACGCATCGATAGTATTCCATATCCACATCAATAAAAACGGTGTATCCTTGTTTAATATGGATAACATACCGAATGCCATAATTCTCATTATTACACCGATAGTTTCTAGAACTACCAAAGTTTTTTCTGATTTAATAAATTTACCTTTAGTTTCTTGTTTCATTTTATATAAACTTGATAATAAATGTAAATATTTTTCTATTAAATGTAAAGTTTTAAATTAACAAGTGGTACGAGATTTTATGTATCTATATTTGTTTGATGTAAGTACCTAGCACAATAATTAATTGCGTGTTGTTCTTCCATAAATGGATTACTTATAATTGTTTCACCATCTTGTAAGTATTTTACGTACCAACATTGGTTTTCTAAATAAATTTCTATGTTTGTTACTTCTCCCATTTTAAATTTCTAATTAAGGTAATGCTTGTTCTGGTAAATTATTAACATCTGCAATTGGTAAAATTTCGGTTCTCCATTGTTGGGGTTCTTCGTCCCAAATATGAACTTTACCTTCTTCTTGTTCAGGGCATTCAATTGGTGCTTTCCAAATTTGATTAACTGTATCTAAAGACCACGATTCAAATGGTTTGGGTGGTAAAAAAATGTCTAATTCAGGTAAATACCAATACCCAATTCCGGCATACATTTTTCTTATATTACCATTATATGATGTTTGAATCCATGTTCCACCTAATTGTAAATCACTGGATAAATAATCATTTCCTCTATGTTGTTGTTCATCGGGAACAACTAAAATATCAACAACTACGTTGTTAGAATCTATTTGTGCAAAATGTGCCATATTATCTATATTTGTATCTTATTATAACTATTCCACTTCCACCATCTCCACCCTTATTTGTTGCATTATAGTGAGCACCACCTCCGCCGCCACCACCAGTGTTTGTTGCGCCATTTCCGCCAGGTGTGTTAGCCCATGAACAACATGCGCCTCCACCACCATCAGAACCCCACGCTAAACCATTTCTTCCACCAAGTGCGGTACCTAACGCACCACCACCACCTCCGCCAACACCACCATAACCACCTGTAGATAGTGAGTAACTTCCGCCACCACCACCGCCTCCGAAATAAAATGGTTTACCTAAAATTCCCGTTAATTTACCGGCACCACCATCGGGTCTATTGTTTCCATCTGCACCTGCGGCGCCTGCACCTCCACCACCACCTGAGTAGTATGAGTTACCTTGATAACCACCTCTAAATCCTTGTCCTGAAGTACCCGCTCCTGAACCATATGCTCCAGGTGCTGCACCATCATTATTATAACCCGAAGCTCCACCACCTGAACCACCTGAATTACCAAAATGTATACCTAATCCTTGTGTGTTATATGAAACGCCACCCCAGCCACCACCTATAGCAGTTAAACCATTAAATGAAGAATTACCACCATTAGCACCTGTTACGGTTGGGTGTCCACCTGTGGTTCCCGCGGGCGCACCTGCGCCACCTCCACCAACAGTTATTACATATGAAGTTGGGGTTAGAATTGTTGTTCCTAATAGAACGCCTCCTCCACCTCCGCCACCACCCATATTTGTTCCACCTCCACCTCCACCAGCAGCAATAAGATATTCAACCTCTATTGAACCCGATCTAAGTGATGATAGGGTAAATGTTCCACTACTATTAAATCTATGAACTCGATACTCACCAACAGTTGTTATAACACCACCTGTTGCAACTACTTTTTGTTGTTTAAGTGCGGCACCTTCAACTGTCACGGTTGTAGATTCTAACTTTGCTTGTCTGTTGTTTAATAAATCGGATATTGTTGGTTCTGAACCATCACATTTATCTAATCTTGGGTCAAACCATTGTAATCTGGTTGTGTTATCACCACAATAATAATGATATACTCTATGATATCCACCTGTTGTTCCCGGATACCATTTTACGTCACCGCCAATGTTACAAAAATTAACACTACCATTTCTACCACTTGTTATGTATCTACCAGAATCAGGGTGTGTTGTTGCACCACCAGTGTAATTAGATGGAAAACAATGTCCAACAAGTAGATACCAAACGTTTTGAGTATACGCACCAGTACCACTACATTCAAAATATGGGTTACCTTCTTGTGCTCCGTTATCTATTCTAATAACAGCATTAGGACTACCGTAAAGTCCCAGATATGATGTTCCTCCAGCACTTGATGTTGTTCTTTTAACCCAAACTGACCATCTATATAATGAATATTCATCCACATCATAGAATCCTGTGCCCCAACCACCATCATCAGCTGCGGAACCGTTTGGTCTAGATTCCCAGACAACTGAACTATTACCAAAAGGGTCTGTGCCGATTACTCTTTCGTTTTCATCAGTACTACCATTTTGACCAAAAGCACCAGTACCCCCTGAACCTACCGCCCAAGAGTATGGATCTAAAATGTTTGTTCTTCTAAACTGTACTGGCATATAAATTAAATATTTTAAACTCCAAACCTTGCTCTTCCATTATTATAATTTTGTAAAATTTCGGATGCGGATAATGCTCTATTATATATTCTTACGATTGACACACCACCATTAAACCATCTTTCCGCACTTGTGCTAAATCCTCTGCCAATATTTACGTTACCCATAGTTCCCGTCCAATTTGAAAAAGTTAAACTTGATGCATTAGTCCCATTGTAATAACTTAAAAAACTACTTGCACCTGTTTTAGTAATAACGGCACAATGTATTCCAGAGGAACTCAATCCTGATGGTACAACATTAACTCCAGTATAGTTTCCCGCAGCATCTCCAACAACCCAACCTAGTGTTCCATTTGAATCTTGTTCCAATCTTGGTCCAATATTACTATATCCACTAGCCCCTCCATTAAACACTAAAAAATTACAATCGATTGGATTTTTATAGTTAGAAACTGAATCTGATTTAAACCAAATTTCAACAGTAAATGTTGAGAATGAACCTATATTACCAGCACTCACAAAATCAGGAGACCCACTAAAATAAATTGACCCACCTCCAACATTATATGAGATGGCCGTAGCACCGTTGAATGTTCCATCGTACCCATTACCACTCATATCTTTCCATTGAGTGTTACAATTCGTACAGCCGGGATTTGATGAGTAGTATTGACATCCATATCCACAATCATAATAGTTGGATGTGTTAATATATGATGCATTGTTTCCACTATCTAACCATAACACCAATCCTCTGGTCACAACCGCAGGGCTTGCCGCCTCACCGCTTGGGTTAAAATCAGTTGCATCAAATACGTTTCCGCCAATATCTATACCCATAAAATTATTTTATCTACCAAATCTAGCTCTTGTTGCTTGATAATATTCGTTTATTTCGTAAGGATGTAAAACTCTATCATATAGTGATATCATTCCAATGTCACCCCAAGGTTGACTTGATGCATTTGGGTTATTTTGGTCTCCGTTGTTGTATGCGCCAACAGAACAAAAACCATGTTTAAATCTTGCATTTGAGCTTGAAATTGATCCTCGTATAACCCCCGCAGTTTCATTATAACTAAAGAGATGATAAGGAACTTCAGCATCGTACCATCTCCAAACTAACATATCCCAAGAAGATGTGCCATATGCTGGTAAACTTTGTTGGCTAAATCCGTTACTATTAAAACCTGTACCATTTGTGTTATCGTACATACCGATTGCCCACGCACCTGATTGAATAATCACTTGGTGGTCTGCTCCTGAACTTAAACCTCGTAATAAAGTTCTCCATTCCGCAGTACTATTTTTAACTCTAGTCCAGCAAATACATGTTGCATTACCAGACAAAGGGACATCTGAACTTGTTTTCTTTGCGCAACCATATGAACCATTAAAGTCCATATATTTTGGTCCAGAGGAATTGTAAGCCGATGCGTTTATAATAAAATTATAACCATTACCACTTAAATCATTCCACGCAGTTCCACTACCTGGATATGAATCAAGATCACCGGCATCTAAATGTAAAACCATCCCATCTCTCTGCACTTTAGTTTTAAAAATACCAGTACTTGTTATATCTGATGAACTGATTATATTACTATTAATATCTAAAGGCATTGGTTTATGGTTTGTTAAAATATAATGATTATTTTTTATTTAATCAATATTATTCTGGTCGCTTTGGTGTTGCATCTTCTGGTTTTACTTCTTGCAACATAAATTTATATACTTTATTTCTTTTATTATTATATAAGAACAAATCATCCTCACCCTCAACAATTGTGTAATCACCAATACCGTTTGATAACGATAAATCCGATGTAAATAATGTGTTCCATCTTGCTCCAGATGAACCTAAGTTTAACGTACCATTACTTAATGGTAATATACTTCCACCTGATGTGAATGTACCTGCGATTTGCATATTTCCATTTCCTACGTTTAACGCGGCAATTGGTGTTACTCCACTTTGTCCCCAAGTGAAACCTCTTGTCGAACTATTACTATCTATATTACACTTTATGGAGTAATCTGTAACAGGGCCATAATAATATTCAGATGAACTACCCATATGAATTTTATACGTGTCGGAACCTCCCCAAAATTTTAATCCGTTTCCATTACCCGTTGATACACCATAAGATGCGTTTAAATTACTAGCGTTTGGTGCACTACCCGCAGTAGTTGCGCTTGTAGCACTTGTTGCAAATGATACGGACTGAGAGCCAATGTTAGCTGTTGTAATTGCATCTGTAATTCCATATCCACTTATTGTTGTTGGTTTTGATGAAACGTTTGCAAAAGATATACCTGTGATGTAAGCACTATTATTTGTGAACTGTGAAATGTTCATTGATGTTAAAGCGCCCGCAGTGGTTGCAGTGGTTGCGTTTCCGGATAGTGCTCCTGAGAATGTTGGGGCTGTAATTGTACCTGGAAATGATGTGTTACCACTACCATCTAGTAATGTTGCAGTCCTAGTTATACTACTAAACACACCCGTGTATTGTCTAACATATATTGGTTCGGTACCATCATCGGAAGTTGCTATTTCAACATAACCGGCATTTGTTGCTGTACCACCAACTCTTAATCTGAAATAATCGTTATCAGCAATTGATGCATACAATAAGTCACCAACGTTAGCACCTGTTAATACTGTGCTAACTGAACCACCACCTGTAATTGTTAAACCACCAAATGTTGGTGAGTTACTTGTTCCTAAATTTTGATTTATATTAAAACTATTAGCAAAAGAAGTACCTGACGTACCAGAAGACCCGCTAGAACCAGAACTTCCTGAAGACCCAGATGTTCCACTTGAACCAGAACTCCCCGAACTACCACTGGTTCCACTTGAACCACTAGACCCTGAAGATCCACTTGTTCCTGAACTTCCGCTAGAACCAGAAGAACCTGAAGTTCCACTAGAACCGCTAGAACCTGATGAACCCGACGTACCACTAGATCCGTTAGAACCCGATGTTCCACTAGATCCAGAAGAACCTGAAGACCCACTTGTTCCTGAGCTTCCTGAAGTACCCGAAGTACCACTAGAACCTGAAGACCCAGACGTTCCGCTTGACCCTGAACTACCTGAAGAACCTGATGTTCCACTAGAACCATTAGAACCTGATGTTCCCGAACTTCCACTTGTTCCGGATGAACCTGAACTACCTGAAGAACCTGAGGTCCCACTTGAACCAGAACTTCCGGATGAACCAGATGTTCCACTAGAACCTGAAGAACCTGATGTTCCACTAGAACCATTAGAACCCGATGTTCCTGACGTGCCAGATGAACCATTAGATCCCGATGTTCCGCTAGACCCTGAAGACCCTGACGTGCCAGATGAACCATTAGATCCTGAACTACCACTTGTACCACTTGTTCCTGATGAACCTGACGTACCAGACGAACCATTAGATCCTGATGTTCCACTAGAACCCGATGTGCCAGAGGTACCACTAGTTCCAGAAGTACCTGATGAACCAGCACCAACCAGGTTGGTACCAACACCTGCCGCTAAACTTGAGATATCAATATATGCACCTCTCGCAGTTCCACCTTGTTCAAAAAATCTTAATCTATTTTGCCAAATATCTACTGTAACTCCCTCACCAACAAGTGTTGTATTAGTTAACGCTTTCCCTAATAAAATTTCACCACCTTCATCACCACCAGTAGCATTTACAACTAATTTATTACCACCAGTAACAATTAATGAACCAGTGATTTCTGTATTTGAATTTATCGAAACGGTTGTACCGTTGTCTGTTATATTTGAATCATTTAAGTGGTCTCCGCCCGCTGACTTTGCAACTCTACCACTAGTTAATGTTAATTCACTACCTAGTGAACCAGAACTTCTAGGACCTGACAATAATACACCGCCACCATAACCCGCCTCACTTGAGTTTTGATAAATCCATCTATTGTTAACAGAATCCCAAAGAATTGAACCAGTAGCAATACCAACCGATCCTGAATCATGAACTTCTAGTCCACCAAATCTAGATCCAGGGCTAGCAGTGTTTACTGTGATAATATTGTCTTCAACTCTTAATTGAGATGATGTTACGTATGTTATTGAGGATGAACCTAATACTGTAAAATTGTTTGTCACAATTAAGGAACCAGATATTGTTTCGTTACCAACAACGGTTAAAAGTGAACCATCAAATCTTAAATTATTTTCCGCAGTTACGTTTGGTGAGGAACCATTAAGTGTTAGAACACCATTGTCTTGTGTTCCGCTCATTGTTACGGTTCCGCTAGATCCACTAGATCCACTAGAACCTGAGGTTCCTGATGTCCCCGCTGTACCACTAGACCCTGAACTTCCGGATGTTCCTGAACTTCCGCTTGAACCTGATGTACCGCTTGACCCTGAAGACCCAGATGTTCCACTAGAACCTGATGAACCTGAAGTTCCTGATGAACCAGATGTTCCGCTTGTTCCTGAAGTACCTGACGACCCGTTAGAACCTGATGTTCCTGATGAACCAGAACTACCGCTCGTTCCACTAGAACCTGATGAACCTGAAGTTCCTGATGAACCAGATGTTCCGCTTGTTCCTGAAGTACCTGACGACCCGTTAGAACCAGAAGATCCCGATGTACCACTTGTACCAGCGGTTCCGCTAGATCCACTAGAACCTGATGTTCCAGAACTACCACTAGAACCTGAGGTTCCTGAAGTTCCAGCGGTTCCTGAAGAACCACTACTTCCACTAGTACCAGAACTACCACTTGAACCTGATGTTCCTGAAGAACCAGATGTTCCTGAAGAACCGCTACTTCCACTAGTACCTGACGTACCCGAACTTCCAGATGAACCCGAAGAACCACTCGTGCCCGAACTACCATTTGATCCTGAGGTTCCACTAGTGCCTGAGGTACCGCTTGATCCCGATGTTCCACTAGAACCAGAACTTCCGGATGAACCAGATGTTCCACTTGTACCTGATGACCCAGAACTTCCGCTGGTTCCAGACGTACCCGAACTTCCCGATGAACCTGAGGTTCCTGATGTGCCAGATGTACCTGAAGAACCACTCGTACCTGACGTTCCGCTAGAACCAGAACTTCCACTTGATCCCGATGTTCCACTTGATCCTGAACTTCCTGAGGTTCCGCTAGTTCCACTAGTACCTGATGTTCCACTTGAACCTGAAGACCCTGAGGTTCCAGATGTACCTGAGGTTCCTGATGTACCAGATGTACCTGAGGTCGCGGCATTAAAAGATGTTCCACTTATAATTAAATCACCGGTTATAATTAATGAACCAGTAATTTCTGAATTTGTATTAATTCTTAAACCATCTGTATTTGAAATTGATGCTGTTGATGCACCGTCAGCTATTCGTGTTAAATTAAGTCCAACAACACCACCCGCTGGGATGTTTGTGATATTAGAGCCATCACCACTAAAGGAACCACTAATTGTTCCTAAAACTTTTAAATCACCCGAAATTTCGGCTGAACTTGATACGGATAATGATCCCGATATGTGTGCGTCAAATATATTCATCTAAATATGGTATTATACTTAGATAAATACTTGTTCGTTTGAATGTTAGTTAATTAATTTATCAATTTCCCCTATAACTTGTTTTGATGTTATTTGTTTAGAACATTCAAATTGTTTATCAGTATTTGAATGTACTGGGCACCACTTCCAGTTACCGGCGTCAAAATCATAATCGGACCAACAACTATTACAAACTTCTTTATTTATTACTCGGTAAATGTTTTGAAATGGTTCTGCAAATACATCTGTAAATCCGGATATTAATATTGTTGGTGTTCCACATCCCCACGCCAACCAACTCAACCCGCTACTAATCCCAATAAAGAATTCTGATTCTTGTATTGTCTTAATTACGCTGTTTAAATCACCAGCAGGTTGTTGTGTTATACCTTTTGGATGAATGTTACCCATGTAACCGTCTTCTTCTTTTGATAACAACCTAACCTCGTATCCTTTACCAATTAAGTAATCAACAACATCTTGCCAACCAGTTGGGTTATTCCAATATTTCGCTTGTGCTGTAGAATGAATTGCTATAGTTACTAATTTCTGTTTAGTGTTACCAATTTTTGGTAACTTAGGTCTAACCTCTTTATAATCTAAACCTAAAATATCTGATGCAATTTTTAATAATGGCTCCTTTTTGGGGTCGGTCAAATGTTTATCATAATCAATCATTTTAGAATCATTATAGAACATACCGATTCGATAAAGACCGTAGATGTTATTAACAGTTGAACCAGGTGAAACAAACTCAATTTCTGGGTATTCATTTTTAAATAAATCGTTAAAGAATGTTGAACAAACAACTGAACAATTATGTTTCTTTCTAAACTCATCCACATATGGTATAAATGCTAAACTGTCACCTAATGATTTGCTCTCAAAACTAATGAAGAATCTATTTTCATTAGGGTTAAATTTATGCTCAAAATAAAAATCGTTATCAACACCACTCACCTTAATTAACCAATCAACATAATATTTTATTGATGCTTTCGCCCAGTGATTACTTTTAATATTTGTTTCATGTAAAACTCTTCCACTTTTATTATCAATAAATTCAATACGATATTCTTTGGCGGTTTTTTCTAGTATCTCAATGAATGGTCCATCAACAAAATTAACATTAATGTTTTTTGATATCTCTTTGTTTTTTCTTGTTATATTATTCTTTCGTTTAAATTCTTTAACATCATCAATAAGTAAATCAGAAAATACTTGTACGCCTTGATAATAAACTATAACAGGTAATCCTTTAATGTATTTACCAAGTTTTTTTAAATGAAAATTACCTATGATAATTTTGTAAAACTCTTTAACATCACCATAGTTGATTTCAACCACATAATCTTGTGTGGCCGGTTTATCATTAAAACCAGATATAAAATGGATTGACAAATCTTCATTATCATCAACACATAGATATGTTTGAAATCTAGCGCCGTTTCTATTAATACCATCCCTATTCCAAGCAGCAAAAAGATTTAACTCGTCATCATTTGCTATGTATTTTGTAACAAATATTCTTTTAGTTACAGTTTGTAATGTTTGGTAGAATGTTTTTTCTAATTGCCATTCATGTTGTTTTCGTAAAAAGAACTCCTTCTTACTATTAATCTTATTAACCAAACTTAATGCGATGTCAGTTTTAATTGAAAATATGTACGTAGCCGAAAAGGGTGATGGTTCATTAGTTGATCCTTCACTATATTCATAAACAACCGCATCGTGATGTCTGATGTATTCAATAAACGCTTGACGATATTGAATCTCATCTGGTAGGTTATCGTACTCAAGAAAGTGTATGTATTTCTTACCCAATTGATTTGCTAGGTTAAAAGCATTCTTCATTGTTAACCATATAGCATAATCATGGTGAAATGTAACCTTGTTACTTATTTTAAAATCGTCTGTCTCTGTCCATCTATCACTAACAACACCATACTCTTCAAAATCCTTTTCTTCTAAAATGTCATTGTTCTTGTCATAGATACAATAATCAACCATTTCTTGGAACTCAGGTTTAATTGGGTAGTGACCACATAGTATTATTGGTATATTATAAACTTTAACCCTTTCAATTAAATTAGTTAGTGCTAGCTCTTTCTCTTTAGTGTCAAGCCAACAATCAATTACAAATATATCTTCAGTGAATTGTGTGTACATTATCTCTTAGTTACAATAATAATTCCATTTAGGAAATTTATGGATTCAATATCCGTTCTACATGTTGGGATGCTTTTTGAATTTTCAATTAACCAATCTTCCCTTCTTGCGTGTACATTTGGTTTGTTGTGATTCATTAGTCCACGGAAGTTTAAATCATCTGATAAGGATTTAAAATATTCTATACTTGTACTTGGTTTTAAATAACCGCCACCATATTCATCCCAGTAAGCCGTGGCACAATCTTCAACAATATAAACGCCACCTGGTTTTACTGAATCAAATAAATGCTGGAAAGAATAAGTTACATGGTCATTCATATGTGAACCATCATCTAAAATGATGTCAAATGGCCCATAATGTTCGCTGGTTCTAGATAAGAAACCACCATCAGCTTGAGAACCAATCTCAATTGTAATTCTTTCTTCTTCGTATTTTTTACATTCAGGATTTATATCAATACCTAGAATGTGTGAACGATAAAAATAATCCTTCCAAGTTAATAAGGATTTACCATCTAACACACCAATCTCCATCATCATTAACTTATCATAACGATTAAATGGTAGATACTTTTCATACTTAACACAGTAATTGTGTATATCAGAACTCTTATCAGTTCCGTGCATTTTTGCTAATTTATCTAGTGTACTCATCTTGTAAAATATATCATTTGTAGTGCGTTATTGTCACCCATAAACAATGTGTAGGGGTTAAAACCTAATCTAACCATACGATTAATTAAATCTTGTCTCAATTCTTCGTCATAATCAAAGTGGCTATGGTGATATTCCATTGAAATGTTTTTAACTTTCATTAGGTTTTCATCGCTGATACCTTTGAACGCGTGATGTTCTGCTCCCTCAATGTCTACCTTTAGAAAATCTATTTTATCAACTAACCCCGTTTCAAAAAGATAATCTAGCGTATATGTTCTTACCTTATATTCTTTAGCACCTTCCTGTGTTCCAAATAAATTAGATCCACCTATGTGTGTGCTCTCAAATAAACTTAATTCACCAATAGAATCACTTCCCGCAGCATTGAATAATACAGAACGCGGATCAGCATTTAATGAGAGAAGTTTAAAGTATCTTTTATCTGGCTCAAACGAAATAACTTTGCTAGCACCTTGACTGTACGCCCATCTATTAAAGATGCCGATATTCCCACCCAACTCAACTACAACGTCGCCATCAAAGATTCTTCTCTCTCTATTTTTATAATAATCCAAAAGATTAAATATCTCGTGAAATATGGCAACAAACCAACCATGTTTGTTTGCTATCTCAATTGTACCCCCTTCAATATTGAAATATTGATTAAAGTTTTCCAATTTATATACGTCAGTATAAAAACAATATGACTTATAAAATGAATCATCTCTTTTCATTTTAATAAACTCAATCATCTTGTCCGATATCTCAGCATTCTTATTCCCGTGGAAATATAATATATTTGATTTATCTTCTGGTATAAATTGATACCCAAATATTCTATTGAAGTTTTGTGGACCATCTTCATTCCAGAACTTATAAAACTGATGTAACGTTTTATCAATAAACCCTTCATCCCCATCATATGATGATGTGTCAAAATTTGATATAGGTAAATGATTAGTAAAACCGTGGTTCCATCTTATTGCATTATCAATACCTTCATCATTCCATAAAAAATATCGTTTATAATCTTCAGGGCTACCTTTCATCATTGTGTCATAATATCCCAATATACCATCAAAAAATGCTCTTGAACCTTGATTGTAAATGTAGAAACAAATATGCATGTATGGTTGTTGTTTTTCAACACCCCATCTTTTAGCTAACTCTTCATTAAACAATTGCGTTTTACCGTCATCATATGTTCCAAAGAATTCTTCTTGAACATGTATATCCGACAATGGATATCTACCAACATGTTTGAAATATTTTGTAACGGTATCGATATTGTAATTAACAACAACATCACCGTCAACCCAAATATAATAATCAAAATCTTCGTTTAATGATTCCAAACAAGCCCATTGTTTCCAATACCATTTATCGTGTTCTGATATTTTGGGTGGATTGATTGTTTTTCTAATCACATTAGGATAATCAAACGGCACTTCACAATCAACACCATAAACAATTATCTTGTGTCTTGAAAACATCATTAATGATTGTACCAACTTTTCAATAACCGGCATATATTGTAAGTTACCAGTTGTAACAAATGCAAATGACTTGAATCTAGAGTTGATTATTTTTGATGCGTTTTCAGCTATTGTTTCCCAATTAAAGTTCTTGTGAATATCTTTAGCATCAGATCTGGATTTAATCCACATAGCTGTTTGATAATCGTACGCTTGTCTCATTTTCCATTTAAGGTCATCCCAATCTGGTTCACAATATTCACCTGGAAATTCTTTTCTTTCTATGTTAGCAGGTCTTAATTCCTTGATACTAACCGGAACACCTTTACCTTCAGCAAATTCTAGTTGACCACCCCAATTAGAATAAATGGCCGGCGTACCGCAAGCCATCGCTTCAATAAGCGGTAGATTCCAACCTTCGCTTCTAGCACAAGAAACAAATACATGTGCTTCTTGTAAGTATTTTACATATTCTTCTCTCGATGGAAAATTAAGAAACGTTATTTTCTCTGTATCAATTTCGTGTTTTTTAATTCGTTCCTCTGTTGACTTTAAACCATCGTTCGGGTACGGGTTCTCAACAGATGCAATTAATTCTACATCATCAACATCTTTAAAGACCTCACCAAAAGCTCTGAGTACTTCAGTCGTTCCTTTTCTATAATCCCAACGACCAAAATACACAAATCTAATCTTATCTCTTTGTGGGTATTTTTCTATTGGTTTAAATGTGTCAACATCAACACCTTCTGGAACTATAGATATTTTTTCAGCAGGATACCCTTGCGCAACTAAACAATCAAACTGCCACTTGGTCGGCACCCAAACCTCATCAAAGTAAAATAGTCGCTTGAAGAAATTATCTGGATATAATGTTGATTCCCAAACATTGTACGCTATTTTATAGCCATCATAATCATGATAAAAATAAATGTTGTCGGTTTCCACCAAAACAATGTGGACATCTGGAACAAAATCTTTTTTAAAGTTATAAATTGGATAATCACTAGTTGAACCATCAGCGTTAAACAAACTTTGAAGGATTAACATATCCTTCATCTCATCAGTGATATATGATTCGCCTTCGTGTGGCTTTTCATTATAATCATTCCAACTATTACCAATGGTAAGGTTTCTAACCCTTACTTTGTGATACTTGTTTAAGGCGCAGAAAAACGACCTTGCATGATTGGCATACCCAGTGGTACCAATAAACGACGTATGTGCTAATATATTCATTAGTACCTAAAATAAGGAAAATTTGTAAGAAAACCAAGCCCCTAAGGGATATATGTTGGGAAGTTTTTCTTAATGAAGTCATATAAATTTTTGGCATATTCTTCATTGTGTTTTCCTGTTGCATGTTTACCGTCAACGGAAAACTCTCTGAAGTTACCATAGTCACCATCAAAACGATGTTTATCTGATATAACTTCATCCATTAGAAAAGAACCATTCCAAGTATATGGGATTTTTCTTAGTGATAGGAAATTGGTTATTAATAAATGATTTTTATACCAATTAATCAAATCATTTTCATCATGGGTTATCTTTGCGATTGCCTTGTATTCATCAACACCTTCCGAATCTTCTTTGAAATATCCCCAGGGGGTCATATGAAAGGGCTCTAAATCCCCATTAAACTTGTAGTATTCTTTTCTTGAGGGGTATGTGTACATTAGATTAACCAGATTGGGTCTAAAGGTGTCAATTAAGGACACAATACACCTAGCAATGTAATCATTACTTCTACCACCAAACCCAGCATTTAAATCAATACCATTAGGTATTAACCTAGAAAATATATGCGGCCAAGTTTCCCAGTCATTTACCCCCACACCTTCCGTATGTGAACAACCGACAGACAGAATTCTAAAACCATCCTTGTATATTGAATCACCTCTGAATCCTAGTTCATTATATGTGTAGGTATTGGTTTCACTATCATCCGAACCAGAGCCATTAAATGTTTTATTACGTCTTTCTGATAAATTCCATTTATAAGTTGCAACATCGAATCCGCTTTTATTCCAAAATTTTATTGATTTCATATTAATTTATTTGTTTTAAATTCTTTCTCCAATGTTGTACAATATATACTCATCTCTCTAATTTCTATTTCTTGTGGTTGTTTTATTAACCAATTTATAATTTTTGCAAGATTTTCAGTATCTAATTTATTTAAACTTTCAAACCCCATATGAGTTGATAAGGTGGATGGATATAAATTTATGACCCTAACTTTTTTATTTTTATTATTTCTAATCGCATTTAAAGATACTTCTTTTAACTCTTTTTTATTATTTGCATATTCTGGCGACCAATCGGATGAATGATACACACAACTGCTATTCATATTAATAATTGTTTTTGGTAAAAATTTCCATTTATCAAAAATTAATTCAAATAATATTGTTTGATAGTTTCCTTCGTAAGCGTTGTTTATAAAAATATCACAATCATCCAATTGTTCTATAATTTTATCCGTATTTTTAATATCAAAACCATTACTTCTACTAAATCCTATAACATCATATTCTTTTATTAAATTTGAATAAATGTCATTTCCAATTCCGTTAGAATGTCCTGTTATTCCAATTTTCATATTAGTGATTTTTTAGGGAAATCTAAATTATCAATATGTAAAAATCCAATAATGCTCCACCTTTCACCCTTTATTATTTTTTTTACTTCATGTATTCTTTGACTAGGGAAAGTATATATGTTACCCGTTTCTTTTGGTAATTGTTCTTCTGGATTATATAAAACAAATTCACCTCCATCATAATCATTGTTTAAACATACCCCTACATTGTGTATTTGTGTTTTATAATATGTGTCAGCATGTTTTTCAAATTGTTGGCCGGTGTCATATTTGTGTATATATATTTTATCTAATTCTTTTTTTATCTTTATATTAGTTTTATTTATAAAATACGTTTGAATTTTATCAAATATCCATTGGGTTTTATTGTTTCTATTGATAACCCAAACAAAATATCTAATTGTTATTTTTTCTTTATTAACATTGTCATCATAACCAAATGGTTTAAGTTCATCCAACTCTTTGGATAAATTTATTATGTAATCACACTCATCTTTACTAAATGATATTTTTTCTCTTAAAATCATGTGTTAAAGTATATGTGTCTTTTCTATATTTTTTATCATAATCAAGCATATCCAAATGTTTTGGGTTTTCAATGTTTAAATAACTAATAACTCTATTAACGTCTATTTTATTAATATACATATTTTCATACGTTATTTGAAATAAATCTTTATTTTTTAATAAGGTTTTTAATTGTTCATATTTGTAAACAGTTTCTATTATTTTATTTTTATTATCTTCAATCCACTCATTTGTTATTTCATATATGTCGTGCCACCTGCTTTTGTTATCAGCATTAATAAAACTTATGGCACTGTCAATATTATTTTCCCTACTTAAACAAATAACTTTATCAAATTTTTCAATAACTTCATTTGGTGGATTGTATTCTTCGATAACAATTTTTTTTATTATATTATTTTTAATGAAAATTGAATTAAATGTGTTAGCATCGTAATGATCATAATCTACTTCAAAATTCAATTCTTTTGATATCCATTTACATAATGTGGTAGAACCACATCTTGTATGTGATAGTATTAAAATTCTCATCTATATTAAAGTTTTATTTGTGTTGTCAATAAACTCATATAAATTATGAAAAAGGTTTTCATTTTTCCATACTTTATTAAACTCTTTTTTAAATAACTCATGTTCTGGATGTTCCGTATCCCATACTTGTTTTAATTTAAATTCACCTTCTGAAAATGTCCCCCAATTAGTTATCTTACCAAAAAACACATTTACTCTTTTACCAAATATTGAGTACATTAAGTTGTAAAAAATACCCATTTCCATGTAATTGGAATCTTGAACCACAAATGATGTTTTAACTGAAATTGGTAGAGTGCTTATGAATTTTAAATTATCAATTAAATTATCCCATTTACCACCCAACCTGGTTTTATTTTCATAGGTGTCTTTTGTACCAGCGTCGATGCTAATTTCACAAGAGTGGACATATCCGTGTATGTTTGGCATACTATCCCACATTTCTTTATTCCACATAGACGCATTTGTGTGTAGGTGTATGGAATTTAAGTTTGGGTATTTTTTAGGGTTAAAATTTCTTAGATAATTTCTGAATCCGACAGAAACAAACGGATCCCCTGATCCAGTAATATATAGGGTTTTAACATATTTCGAGTAGTGATTATCAATCTCCTCTATTGTTTTTTCTACACGTTTTATACCCTCACTATTTTCAACTATTAAATCAACTCTACATGATGGACATTTGTAGTTACATGTTCTATCAAAATTCATCATCAAATAATCTGGTGCGTTATTTTTTACAATAGGGCTATTAACATTTGAATTTGATTTTAAAGTGACTGGCCCAGATTCCGCACCATACTTCACTAATTTACTTAAATAAGGACAAAGCTCTTGACTACAATATCTAAATGAACCATCTAATATCGAGTTTCTTATATCAATAATTGGTTCGCTATTATAAACATCTTTTAATGGAATTTCACTAAGTTCTACTTTGTTTGGTAACCAGGATGGACAGCACACAAAACAAACATTGTTATGTATTTCTAATGATGTAAATGGCACACTACACGTATAATTTTTTAAATCAATTTTATTACCCATTTAAATTAATGTTTTAGGAATTGTTAAGTTTTTAACATCACAAATTTTATTTAAAAAAAACTCATTATATATTTTTTTTCTGTGTTGAAAATTAAAATATAATTCTTGGTTAAATCTACATATATCTAATACTTTGGGGGTGTCATAGATACTAGCCAGTTCTTCAGCGCTTTTTATAACTTGTGTTATTTTATCTTTACCTAGCATCTCATCATAATCCTCATTAATCACAGAATTAAATGTCTTGAATCCCATATCCCTTAAGGTTTTAAGATAGTGTTTAGATGGTGAATATATAACAAACGGGACACCTAAATAAATTGCTTTCCAGGTTTTTTCTGTCAGATGAATTGAATTTGGGTATAGCATTGTTTCCAATATAATATTAACTTTACTTTTATAATACCATTTGGGGTTTATGGTGTAAAGATACTTTTCCATAACTAAATCAGCACCATACATTACATCATCTTCTAACTGAATAGGGTTAAAGTTATCAACATCTATGTTTAATTCATTAAGTAATTCTTTATTTAACAGATTTTTATTCGTGCTATTTTTTACCCAAGAAAATCTGGTGTCATTTAACAACCCCATATGATATAACCTCTCGATTAATTTATATTTTTCATAACCCATTCTTCTATTTAAACATAAGAATTTTTTATCAGGTATGGTGTTAGGGTTTAATTCAGTTACATATGACTTTAAATGCTCATAGGTAGATAAAAAGAAATTAGGAAAAAAACAGGTGTTTAATATAAAATCCCCATATTTTGTTTTACCTATACCAATTTTAGATGAATCGTTATTTACAATTATTAATCTGTTAAAATCAATTTTATTTTTTTTTAACAAATTAAAAAAATTCAAGGATAAATTATCCACCCAAAGTTCGGCTTCCCCAGAATTATTACACATAAAATAGAAATTTTCAGATTGTAACTTAATTAGTAATTCAATAAATTCACTAGAATGAGTATACGCTATGTTTGGGATATCGGAATTAGTCCATTCAGTTTCTAACAAAAAAAATAAAAAATTTAATTTTGTAACATCTACCTTATCGGTGTGGATATTTTTAAATAAGATGTCACTATCTATTTTTTCGATTGAATTTCTAATATTTGTATTTGGTAAAATATCGCTATACCAAAATTGAATTTCCATTACAATAATGTTTTAGTTGTTTTTCTTTGGTCAAATTCTTTATAAAGATTATCATATTTCTGTTTAAAATTATCATCGTTCTCCATTACTGAATTAAAATGTTTACTTGAATTTATTTTTTCCATTTTAAAATCTCTATTTAGTTTTTTTGACACCCAATTTTCTAAATCTCTCAAACTGTTAATATCAAACCAGATAATATTTGGGTCGTTATTTGTAAGTTCAACTACTGGCATAAACAATATATCTAACATATTTTTAGTGTAAGATTCTTCTTTTGAAATTTCTAACCTAGATAAAAAATTATCAATAACTTTAATTCTATTTTCCGAATTATAAATGTCATTTGGTTTAATATTAACAAACAGATCATTAGTTGTTAATTTTGAAAAGATGTCAGCAATATCAAGTTTGTTAATTCTGTGTAATTCGTCTATGATGTGTTTCCATAAAGATAAAAATCTATCGTACTTATTTCGTTTTATTGAAATAATTTGGTTGTTCGTCCCAAATTTTTCTTGTAACATATGTAATGGTTCGTGCGCATGTACTAATCTATCCGCCAATTCTTCATTACCCATTTTTTCCCATTCATTGATTTTAATCAACTGATTATCATGGTTTGAGTTGAAATGCTCTATTGGTATTTTGTTTTTAACACACCTAATCATAAATGATGTTGATGCGCATCTTGGTAAACTTATAAAAATAAATTTTTTATCGACTAACATTTAAACTAATGAGGGTTTAATATATAATTTTTTATATAGAAATTCGCTAAATCTTTTATGACCATTAAAACTAAAATGATAATCTTTTATATTACCCTCAGTGTGTTGACCTATTGTTTCAATTTTACCGTCTAAAAAATCTAAAACATCCCATATTAATATTTTATCTGTTTTATTATTTAATTGTGCTTGTATAAATTCAAATCGTTTATCTTGTCTTTCTTTAAATAATTTATTGTCGGAAAATAAAACACCATAATTTAATACCGTTTCAATTTCTAATTTATCTTCACAAAAATATCTTTCCATTTTTAAATCAATAGAAAGTTGATAAAGTCCTTCAGCATAAATTGTTTGAAACCCATCACCCGTTGATTTAGGTATATCAAATCTTTGGTAAAATGTTTTTTCAATTATCACCACATCATTTGGTTCTATCATGTTAAAATTATCAATAATAGAATCTAAAATATAGTCATTACTTGCACCGCTTTTTCCTAGATTTTTTACGTCATATCCTAAAGTTTTACCTAATAAATTAGGCCATATATCACTGCCTAGTTTTTTATATTCGTTATAATATCTAAAATCACCGTCTCTAATTCTTAGGTTTTCTACACACCCGTCTCCAGAAGTAAATGAATCCCCAAATGTCCAAATAGTTGCCATATTAAATTAATTGATTTCTTTTTTCAAATATTTTTTCAAATTTTTCCCAAACAAAAGATTTCAATTCATTATTTACTATTAATTTATTTGGTCTTTTTGTAGATACGTTTTTCTTTTCTATTATTAATTTTTCACCAAACCTATTTTCAATGAAATTGACAAAATCGTCTAATTTTTTAATATCAAATTCATATGTGCATTTTACATTACTTTTCCAATAGCGTTCAGATATTAGAGTTATTATTATTCCATAAATTTCTTTGGGTACGTTTATAATATCTTCGGTGTTCCTTTTTAATAATTTCAAAAAACATTCTTCATTAGAGGTATGATTTAATGAGTAAAGTTTATTTACAAATTCGCTATCAAATATCTCATAAATAACATTATTATTGATGTCCTCCCATTTACATACTGGTTCATATTCACTATATAATTCTATATAATCCCAAATAAAATTTAATGAACTTAACCATTTTTCAAACCAATCTCTAGTGATACATATTGTTTCTTTTTTACCAAACTTAGTTAAGCACTCGTTTAGTGGTATATGCATATGGGTATGTTGTTCGAAGTGTTCGCTATATTTTTTTAAATTTAAACTTGAGTTTAATAATGCAGTTTCTATTGAGTCGCTAGCACATTTAGGGGTGATCACCCATAAAAGGTCATCGTTTATTAAATAACCCATAACTAAAGAAATGTTTTTTTAGTTTTATATTTAATCGTGTCACTATGTTTACTCATAAATTCCATTTCAACTTCTTTCCATTTATCAAGTGGACAAGATTTGTCTTTAGTAAGATATGTTGTTTCAGTGTAAACTTTTGCGCCTAAAGGGCAACCACATTCTTTACATTTAAAAAGCCATTTCTTGTATTTTAAAATTTCTATTTTAGAGGGGCATTCTAAACATATTGCGAATCTTTTATCTGCTAATTCCTTTTGTTCTGGTGTGTGATTTATAACATTATACCACGCATTTAATATTTCTTTAAAATTTATTTTCATACTATAAAAGTGTTTTTTTATAATCTTTTTTTTGTTTTAATTTCACCCAATTAACTAGTGTATATCTAATCCCACTTTTTACTGGCACTACTCTATGTTCAATATTTGATAAAAATAATATCAAATTTCCTGTACCCTTTTCAACTGTTAGGGTCCCATTCTGATCATCTTTTATTTGTAAATCACCCTCTCCATACTCATCATTTAGTTGTATCACTAATGAACAATACCTGTCATAATCCGTTATTTTTTTTCCATGAGCATCTCTATGCCAGCCAAAATGTCCGCCTGGATGATACTCAGTAAACTGAAATTGACTTTCTTTAAAATCTAAATCGAACCCTTTAACAAAAATATGTTGATTTAATAATTTACTCATTTTTTCTAATAAAAATGGAAATTTTTTATAATAGGGGTAAAATACTTGATTTGATTTTCTAATATCGGTATTAACGTCGCCACCATCGGTGTAATTGGTAAGAATTTCCGATGGTACTAATTTTAATTCTTTTAATGAAAAATCTAATATTAAATCACATTCTTCTTTTGTTAAAAAGGTTGACTCTATTGTATATGTAAATGGCATAATTTATTTTTTTATAATAATGATTTTGTTTTTTTTGCGACGTAATCAGAAGGTTTCCAATGTAAAAAAAATTGGACAACTCTTTCTTTCTCCAGACATATTAAGGGTTCCCTCCAATGTGTGATTTTATCCGCATCAAATAATAAAATACCGTCACCAATATTTGTGTTGAAACAATATTCCTTATTTCCGATTTCCGCACATAACGGCCATTCTTTATTTATTGTGGATTCTAAACATATAGACATAGTAACACTAATGTCTTTTCTATCTAAATGTTTTTTTAACATTGAGGTGTTCATATATTCCCTAACAAATGTGTTTACATTGAATAAATCATCAAAATTATTGTTATATTCTAACACTTTTGATTTTAATTTATTTAAATAGGTATTAAACGCAAATGAAGGGGCAAACCCATATGATATATTGGTGCCAGTATATTCATTATCCACCGAGATTTGATATTTTCTTTCGAAATCAAATTGATTCGTTAAGTATTCACACTCATCCTTAGTAAGAATATTTGGTATGAAATGTATCATAAAATAACTTATTAGATTTTATACTAACTGTTTGCTGTTACAATTAAACTACCTATTGTTGTAATTGTGGTGTTTAAAGTATTGATGTCTGTATTTGATATAATTGTTGCCATTTTTTATTTAAATTTATTTAAGAAGGTTATTAACATACTGGAAAACAGTAATTAGATTGACAAGACATATACTTCGGACATGATGGACAGACGGACCAGCAAACGTTTGTACATGTCCAATTGGGACAAGATATAAGGTTATGTTCAATTGAAACATATGATTCGTTATTGGTTGACCCGGCTGTTTTAGTTAAAAATAACATAGCGGTATCAACTGAAATAAACCAACCAGAGAACACTCTCTTAACTTGAATATTTGATGTAACTGTTTTTCTTACAAAATTTATATTATCATCAGTAGTATCTAATAATATAACCACATCTCCTGGAAATATCCCCCATAATGATTTAAACATAACCACACCTTCTCTGTCTATCAAATACTTTGAGCCCATAGTATCTTCCCAGGTACTAGCATCTTCAAATGTTAATTCATTTATAAAAGTTAAGGTGTTTACTTTTTGTTTTTTGGTTACGACATTAGTTGTATATATTGCATCACTTACCAACGTATCGTACGTAAGCCCAAATTCGGAGGATACGTAACTATCTATACTAGTTCCCTTTTCATTTGGTATTTCAATTGTTTTAATAACGTCCCCAATTTGTAAATCCAATGCAGTTTTTAATGTCCCATCTGCCATTTCTACCATATCAGTATTCAATAATTTAGGTTGAAAACCGGTAGGTGGGTTTGTACTATAACTCTCTTTGAAATCTGAATATACTTCAAATGTGATTGAATCATATGTCACATTATCTAGTAACATATTTTGATTCAATTTTGTATATTGGCCAATTTGAATTGATTCTAAATTTGGTGGGACTAAAATGTTTAAACTTCTTATAACCGTTAAATGCCCTTCCCATAGTTTATTGACGTTACATAGGTACTCCATTAAAAAATACTCACTTGTAACATTATTTGCTATTATAGTGTCTAATTCAGATTGAGTTGTAACTTTAAAAAATTTTGGATAAATTAACTTGTCATAACCTGGAAATCTAGATTTTAAAATAAAATTAGGGTGTTCGCCGTTATCATTTATAGATGTGATATTTGACACCAATGTGTTATTTTCGTCAATGTACGCAAATTGGGAGCCAAAAGAAGAATCTTTAATTAGATTCATGAACTCTATTTTATCCTTACAATATGTGTCATCCACTAGTGCTGTTGTGTCATATGCACTCCTAATAATTAAAGTCGTTTCAGTATCTTCTATGTATGGAACTGTAATGGAAGTAGCTCCAACCCCATGAAATTCATATGTAACAGAACTTCCGCTATAATGTGTCATTAATGTCACGTGTAATGGACCAATATCACCAACATAATGTATCGTTTGGAAATTATTATCCTCAACAAATTGATATAAACTTGTTAAATCCAAACAATCTGCATCGTCTTCCACTTTTTCGGGACCATCCCAACCAACCGCAGTGTTTATTTCGATGGGTCTTAAATTACCATCCTTATCGTACATAAAATCTGATCCTATCAATACTGTTCTCATATTTTCTAATTTATATATAAATACTTATTTTTTATCTTTTACCCCGAACTTTATCCATCTATACCAAATCCTTTCGTGTAGGTAATATTGAATAGGTTTGTACACCAATTCAGCCACACCAAAGGTCGCGCCAATCTTAATTGATCCACTAACCCACCACATTATAAGGAAACCTATTATAGTGCTTATAATGCGATAGGATATTGTTTTCGCAATATGTCGTTTACGTTCTACAATCATTATCCTTTTGTTTGGTCATATTTTATTGAACCATCAGCGGTCATATGTCCAGTTCTAATCGCAGTTCCACTTATTACCGCAACATCCGCCGGTGGCTCATGATAAATTACATCGTAACCAACACCTCTACCGTAATTAACCGATTCGATATCTGGGATAATTGATAGTAAAATCTTATCAAAATTCTCGTTAAAAAAGGGCTCCTGGATTAACATTTGAAAAACCTCTTGAGCTGTTTTAGGGTTGTTCTCGTCAACTTCAACATCCCTAATAGCTACCCATATGTTCTTACCTTGGTCCATTTGTTGACGGATCAACCATTCGTGACCTTTATGCCAATTTTGCCACCTACCGATGTACATTGCATATTTCTTACTCATATATTGTTATTTTTTAATTTACAAAAAAACGTGAAAGTTAATCTACCATTATTAATATCGTTACCAAAAGATTCTTTTAAAGAGTGTAACTCATTCGCTGGATAAATTACTAATCTATTATAAACGTTTTCCAAGTAACCGGTTTCTTCACCTAAATCATTATAAAAAGACGTACCTGAATTTTTTTGTGGGTTTGGTGCTAGGTATAAAACCCCAGCATAATCAAAACCATAATCACGATGTGTGTTTTTTTTACCTACATTATGTTCTTCCAATGTATAATGAAAAAAACACCTCATATCACAATTATCAAATTTTATATTAGTTTCAACTAACTTTTCTTTAATCTTTTCATGTAAATCAAGTGTCAACATGTTTCCATTTAAACACCTAAACCCTTTCCAACCTTCACTTTCAGGTAATGATTTAGTATAATCTAATAACAACGCTTCCTCTCTTATTTCATCAACATTGTCTAAAAAATTGTCAATGATAATACCATTTGTCATCATAATGATAATTTTTTTAATAGTTCAAAATACGAATCTGTTTCGTTTTTTATTGTTGTATCTATGTCTATAAAATTTTCTAATGGTGGTTCATATTCCTCAACATGGAATTGGTTTCTACCTCTATCTTCTGTGGTATGTACATAAATCTCGACAACCGATGTACTAAATTTAAATTCTTCTCTTTGGTCTCTATATGGTGAAACTAAGGACACAATAACATTATGTCCCTTACTATGCATAAATTGTGCAATGTATTGTGCTCTTTGGATGTTTAATCTTCTACCTGTTATGGAATAGTCCTTGTTTTTAAAGATGTCCCTTAAGTCATCCCCATCGATGTGAGTAACCTCATCTTTCGGAAAGTATTCCACTAAGTATTTTGCTAAGGTTGTTTTTCCTGCGCCGGGTTGGCCTGTTAACCAGTATATCATATTACTAATATAACTAAAAAAAGTCAAAAAACCTATAGAAGATGGTTGAAATTATGATTAACAAACGGTTGGTTGTGTATCTTTTTTAATTCAGACATAAAATCTTGATATTCAGGGTGTTCTGTGTTAAAGACCTGTAATTCTTCTAACGTTTCTTTTGAAAATGTGCCCCAGTCAACCAATTGTCTGTAGTTGATTGATAGTCCCCATTTAAAATTTGAATTTTTAAATATGTCAGTTATCAATTCATAGAACGTATACATTTCTTTATAATTGTGTTTACTAACCACCATTGATAACACAAATTCCTCAATAATGTGATTCTGGGTACTTAAAAAACGTAGATTTTCCATTAACACATCCCATTTACCATTTAACCTTGTTTTGTTCTCATATGTGTCTTTAGTTCCGGCGTCAATACTAATCTCAATGATTTTAATGTGTGGAGTTGCTTTCATTGAGTTCCACATTTTTTCATTTAATAGGTTACCATTGGTTATAATCTGTAACGCTTCTAACTTGGGATACTTACTACTGTCAAAATTTATTAAGTAATCGCGATAGATTTTAGAATAGAACGGATCACCACTACCGGTTATCATTATTCTTTTTAAATTACTAGCAAAATTCTTCTCGATTGAGTTTAGTAGATGTAATTTATTTTTATAATCCTCAGATTCGACATTGTCATTTGGTATTAAGTTTACCCTACAGCTCGGACATTTAAGATTGCAACTTCTATCAAACCCAAACAATATTTCTTCTGGTGGCGTGTCAAACTTTTTTAAATCGTCCTCATTATATATGTTAAAGGTTTTTTGAAATTCTTCCTTCTTCATAAACATATATGGCGTGGTCTCACTACCATTGATTAATTGATTTAATCTTGGACATACTACATGATTGCAATGTCTGTATGAACCATCAACCATTGATTTTCTAATGTCATGTGCTGGCGTTGATGTCCAGTTCCTCATTACGTCTGCGCTAGTGTCAAAGTAAGATGCCCAATCTTCTTCTTCGCCATTCTCATCTACTCTTAAACTTTTAAAGCACCAAGATGGGCAACAAACGAATTGTGATGCTTGCTGAACGTCGGTGGATAAGAATGGCATTAAGCAAACGTAATCTTTTAATATTTCCTTGTTTTCCAATTGTAATGTTTTTAGTGTTTATAAATGAATGGGTCTCTCTTCTTTAACTCAGCAATTTTCTTTTTAAGTTTACGATCTCTTTTGATTCTTTCAATCTTATCTAAGAACCATTTAATTAATTTTTTCATATTGTTTTTTTATAAATTACGTTATTACCTAATACTAAGATATCCATTTCCGTGTCTAAAAATGTATCCATAGCATCTTGTGGCGTTAATACCATTGTTTTATCTTTAACGTTAAACGATGTGTTCAATAATACTGATACACCACTAATCTTTTCAAATTCAATTAATAAGTCATATACGTTATTTTCACTTGTAACTGTTTGAATTCTAGCTGTATCGTCAACGTGAGTTGTTGCTATTAACTTACCAACGTATTCCTTTTTAACCTTAACAACTTGATTCATATATGGCACATCCTTGTCATATAGAAAATATTTTGTTTGATTTTCTTTTGTCACCATAGGTGCAAATGGTCTAAAAAGTTCTCGCTTCTTTATAACACGATTAATCTTCTTTTGCATACCAATTATCATTGGATTTGCTAGTATCGACCTGTTACCCAATGCTCTAGAACCAAATTCAATTTTACCTTGGAACCATCCAACAACTTTGCCATTATATAATTCGGTAGAAATTAATTTTAATAGTTTTTCTCTACTTATTTCACTGTATCTCACTATTTCTTCATCGATAACCGACAAGTATTCCTCATTAGTGTATTCTGGGCCTAAGAACGGTGTTGTGTCAATCTTTTTTGTTAGTTTATTATTAGTGTCCAGATAATTTAAACACGCACCAATAGCCGATCCTGCATCAGATGGTGCTGGAGGTATCCATAAATTTTTAAACCAACCGTTATTTGTTAACTTTCCATTTGCTGATCCGTTGTAAGCACAGCCACCGCTAAGACATAAATTTCTAGTGTTAGTTAATATTGATATCTCTTCTAGTATTTTACTTAAAATAACCTCGTAGGTTTCTTGAACCGCGGCCGCTAAATCGTGATGTTGTACTGTTAGTTTTTCATCTGGTAATCTATTTTCAATCCCTAATTTTTTTGATAGATTATGGTTGAACATAACCTTGTCACTTCTATCCCAAACAAAACAATCCATATTGCAAGTTAAAAACCCTTGTTTGTATGAAATTAATGAATCTATTTTTTGTCTATATTTTTTAGGGTTTCCATAAGATGCCAAACCCATTACTTTATATTCACCTTCATTGGGTTTAAACCCTAAGAAAGATGTCATAGCAGAATAAAATAACCCTAATGAGTTTGGGTATTCTGTGTGTGGTATTTGATATAACTTATTATTATAGATTGTGGCAATTTGTATTGTTTCACTTTCACCAACACCATCAACCGATAAAACAACAGCGTCATTAAATGGTGATGTATAAAATGAATAGTATGTATGTGAGTCGTGATGTTTAGAGTAGAAAACTTTATCAGATATTTTTGCTAAATTCTTCTTAACATCTTTTTTGTTCTTTAAAACATTATATACACTCTTAATAGAATATATTGGTGTCTTAAGGAAAACTTTTTTTGAATTATTAATAACTCTTTGTACTTTTAAATCTAAATCTTCATAATAACATACCGCCTCAATATCTTTTTTAGTTAAATTATACTTTTTAAAGATGTATTCAATGGTTTTATTTGGGAATGAACTATCATGTTTTATACCTGTGAATTTTTCTTCTTCACATGCAAACAACAATTCGCCATCCTTCAACAAACAAGCTGAAGAATCGTGATAGTATGCCGATATCCCAATTATATAACTCATTACTTATTTAAAAATTCAATTACGTTATTTCTATTATCGTCTTGGAGCTTTGGTGACCCAATATTAAATAGCATCCTATAGTTGTGGTATAAAACACTTTTTAATTTCATCGTAATATCAATCATCTCATCTTTAGTTAGTTTACCTAGACGAATGACTTCGTTACTAATTGCTTTCATTCTCTCATTATCATCCGTAATCGAATCATATGTTTCATCAATATATGGATGAAAAGATTTAAAACCTAATTCATTCAAATGTTTAATAACACCGGCCGGTCCCGCAAATATAAATGGTTGAAAGTGTGCCATTGGTTTAAACGGTTTTTCTGAAACGTATCCAGATGGTGTGTCATCTTGATAATAAATAGTTTCACCAACAATATGAAAAAAACTTTGTAAGTATATTTCTTTTGTTTCAAAACCATAACCATGAACATTTGCGATATCTGGATAATCTAAAATCGATGATTCGTTCTTCATGATTTCCATTAACTCGGTATCGTCATATTTTTCAATAAATGCTCTTGCTTCGCTGTGGCTAACCATATTCTTATCCCACGATACCAATGAATCTTCCAATAAACCGTTATCCCTGAGTGTTTTAATTAACTCCAATCTATGCATCTTCCAGTTACGATTTAACATCAAAAATTTCTTATCCTTTTTGGTTAAATTTAATTCGAAATCTTCAATACGTGTAACTTTGGAAACAAATGAAGTATTATTTTTCCAAAAGAAATAACGACCTTCATGTAATAATGTATTATATATTTCATTTGACTTTTGCATCAACGCTAAATTAAAATGAAACACATTTAAATTTTGAATCCCACTAATTTTTTCAAGATTACCTTTAAAATTAATATCATTCATAAGAAAGTAAATCTTACGAAATGGGATGTTTGTTGCTTTTAAAAGTTCAAACAATTTAGTTATTGTGTTTCTATTAACATCGATACCCCCATCAATAGTGTAATTGATCAATAAACGACCGTTCCCTGAGATTATTTCGTGTTTTGCAATATCTGACATATGTATAGTGAATTCATCATCCACTTTACCATTTAACAGACCCAAAAATCCTCTGAAATTACCAAATGGTTCTATTGTATAATACCATACTTCGTTTATACCTTGTTGTCTATTTTTGTGGATTTCATAAACACTTTTTTTAATTATTTTGTGGTCAAAGTGCCCAGCTAAATAAACTGGATTAGTGTCTAAACTATTAAAATATAATATCTCCCTAAAATTCCATTTAACTTGGTCATAGATGAATTTAAACCTAGCAGGATCAAGTCCATTAGGTAATTCACCTCTGGGTGTTATAATATCGTATCCAAAAGTTGGTCTATGCATTGTATAGGTCGGGGTATTCACAAATGATTATTGGTTTTTTATTATCGTACGCCCTTTTATACGTATCAAAAACTTGATTTGCTTCAGTTAAATTTACAACCTCTACTTGTTGCATTAATAATTTAAATGCTTCGGTATAATCTGCTTTATGTTGATGTCCTGGGTCCAATGGGTTTGTGCTACCAACACCAACTCTAATGATTACGTGTGGTGCGTGTCCTGTCATCAATTCAAACTTATCTATGTGGTTTACTAATTGATTAGTTGCCAATATTAAAAAGTCCCATCTTGGGTAAATTGACACTACACATTTATCGGTTAAACTCATACCTAACGCAACCCCTGTTTGTGTTTCTTCTAGTACTGGAAATTCGATTAATTTTTCTTTAGATACATTTGTTAATGTACTGTATAATGATGTACCAGGGAAAGCCACAGATTGCCCCATGAAGACACTGTTTTCTTGTTCTCCAATATATGTCATGGCTCTAGTTAATTCGTCTTTGTAGGTCATATAAGATATTTTTTTAGATATGTTAATTCTTCTGGTAAAACCGTGTTATTGGTCTCATCACCTAATTTAATGAAATTTTTTAAATAATTCAAGGCATAAAAATGAGGGTCATTGAAGGTTTTCAAGTAAATTATATAATTGTTCAACTCGGTGCGCAGTGAATCATTTTGTATCGTATCTATTTTACCCTCAAAATATGTGATAACCTCATCTTTTAAATCAAAATGTGCTGGATTCAACCAAAATGGATACTCAGCAACACCAAATTGTAATTGCCCATCATTTGATATGAATTTTATATCATATAACATATCTCTGAAGTCAAAAAAATGAAAACAATTAAGTATTGATGATGTATATTGAAAACCATATGAAAAATTGGCGCCGTTGTTTATTGCATTACCCAATTTATACACATTCTCTTTAAATGTTTCCCATTTAAAATTGGTTCTAACATATTCACCAATAGGTCCGTATCCATCGCAGGATATTCCAATATGTACTTTTTTGAAATCTTTAAATAAATCAAAAACAGATTTATTTTTATGTTTTATTATACTGAAATTCGTGTTAAAGTATAATTCAACCTTTTCTTTATTTTTAATCTTGTCAATAAACTTATACATATCATCCATATATAAAGGTTCACCACCAGCAAAATAGATTTTCTCTAGATTATTGATGTTTTCTTGCGGAATATCAAATGATGTAACTTGTGTTTTATAATCTATAACATCGTTACCCATAATTTCCCTAAATTTTGTTCTCTCATCAATCCAAGTTGTTGAAAAATCTGGGGTACAAGTTCTGCACTTGAAATTACATATATTTGAAGGTCTTAAATCTAACGAAACAAAGTCGGGTTGGTAATATCCATCTTCTTGTGTTCTTTCAATAATATCTTCTTTTTTATCTTCATAAAATTTTGACCATTTAATTCTTTGGCTTTCTCCACCATTTTTTTCTGTTTTCCAACAAACATCACAGAACTTGTGTTCAACGCCATTTAGTAAATCATTTCGTAGTTTCTGGTATTCTTCAGAATTAAAAGCGGTAACAATATCTTGATTTTTTAATGTGGTATTTTCAAAAAATGATTGCGAGTAGCAACAAGGTTTAATTTGTTTGTCTGGATATGCGTTAAAATGAATAAATGGTAGTGGGCAAAATGTTTCTGTCATTATATCATTTTTTTTATCTTGTGTTTTTTCCATTCGTCTGTTATCATTAAAGATTCTGACACCTCATAAAAAGACACATATGTGTATCTTGTACCATCTATAACTTTTAACACCTCATGTTCTAAATTATTTTTTGTGAAATCTAAAACACAAACGCTTGGGGCTTTTGGTGTTAATGAAATTTTATCATTGTTTTTAGAGTAAATAACTAAATCTCCACCATTGGTATCTTCCCATTCTTTATTTAGGTATACTAAAATAACAAATAACCTTTTATTGTTAAAACCATCTTTATGTTTAGCAATATGACAATCTTCATCATATGTTGCAATCCTTTTAGTGGTGCTGTGTATTTCTTTTTTTCTAAAATTATCTAAATTAAAAATATGTGAATAATATTTGTCAGCAATTGCATGTGACATTTTATCACATAAATAAGAAAACCTATCTATTTCATAAAAACTTTCAGCATATGTTTGCACCGAATCAAAGTATTTTTGAATTAGTTTTTTTTTCATTTTAACTGAAAATTTTTTTTCTGGACTATCACCAACATCAATTTTATCTACAAATTTAACACTAGAATTTTCGCCAGTTAAACCAAAATAACTTGTGTCTTCTTTTGTAAAACAATATTCAAATTCATAGAATTTTGTGTATTTTTTTTCGGATGTACTGATGGAATCACATAACGTGTCTAATTCTTTAAAATGTTCTTCAGATAGTAAATCTTTAGCATCTTCGATTATGTAACCATTTTCAATTAATGTATTCATTTTTACAAATTTAATGTTGGTAGTAATTCCTCAATTACAAATTTTCTAGCCATTATTGATGATGTATGTCCGTACCATCTTCCGGATTTTAAATAATCTCTTTCATTAATTTTCTGTTGAATACATTCTTCATAGATTGTAACATCTAATTGGTGTTCGTTAAAATTAACGTATTTTTCTAGATTAACCTTATCATAATTTTTTATTGTCCATTCTAATAATCCACCATACTTGTGTGTAGGCGTTTTAAATAACCAAAAATCATCATATAGCCCTATGTTATTTATATACGGTCTAAATAACTCATTCTGTTCTAACCAACATTGATCCTTGCTTGTATCTGCAATTAGTTTCTCATCCAAAACAGCGCGTTCAAACTCGTGCTCTTTAAGTCCAGCGTAAAATCCAAAACCAGTTCTTTGCATAGATTCAGATAAAATATCACACATTGAAATGTAGTTATTTTTTATCTTATGTTTATCAAAAAATAATTTAAGATTTGACCAGTTTTCCAACCAAGCAAGCGTTTGATTAACCATACCTCTATCACTGCCATAATAATAGATGTACTCCTTTAATAATTCTCTAATTTTAAACTTCTCACTAGCATCTTGTAAATTAAATCCACCACTCAAATAAAAAACACCATTGTCATATATGTCATCATTTTTTAAATAATGACTAGTATGTCCATAGTATTCTTTACCTCTCGGCAATTTATCCTTTGGTACATAAAAATTGGTTCTTTGTGGTGTGCTCCATTGAATAATCACATGAATATCTTCTGGGTTAACACCCTTACTCATTAACTCGTTAACCCAATAAAATATTGTTCTAGAGATTGTAACATTATCATTTGTTTGTGACGCTAGGTTGATTACAGAATACTCCTCACCCAATGATTCTTGTAACCAATCAGTCCATTTAAAAAGGTTAGGATTGCCTTGTTTGTGGATTTGTTTAAAATCACTAGTAACTGACATTCCGTTAAAGAAACCTATCCTAGTAAATGAGCATCCAGATGTTAGTACGTATTTCATTAATTAAATTCTTCTCTATTTGTTAAATACCAATCGTACGCCTTTTTAAGTCCAACAGATAGTTCTGTTTTAGGTTCCCAACCAAGTACTTTATTAATTTTATTTGAATCAATATATCTAACAGGAATCATTGATGGTTTTCCTTGAACATATTCAATTGGTGCATCATATTCTGCAATGTTTTTCATTGTTGTTAACACATCATTTACGGTATACCCCTTATTTGAACCAACATTGAACACATCGTGTGTTTCTTGTTTCTCTAAGATTAATAATAACGCGTCAACAAAGTCATCAATGAATAATAAATCTCTAACTTCTAACCCATCACCCCATACTGGTATTGGATTCAGTTTATCTGCAACCTTTCTGATTGTTGCTGGTGTTACATGACATTTATTGAAATCATATTTGTCATGTGGTCCAAAAAGATTTGCTGGTCTAACAATAACTGTAACCATCTTTTCTGGTAGGTATTTGGAATATAATTCACATTGAATTTCCGCATATCTTTTCATCCAACCGACTGGGAAATAAACTGGGTAAATGTCACTGAATACAAAATCGGTTTCAACCACTGGTTCATCACCTTTTGGTGGGTATATTGTATTTGACGATAAGAAGATATATTTTTTAACTTTATTTCTCCAGGCGGCGTCAATAAGAAAATTATTCATCGCCACATTCGGTGTAACGTGCGCCAACGGATCAACAACAGTATCTACCGCATTAGATGTGGATGCCGCGCAATGAAACACCGCATCAACATTTTTAGTGGCTTCTAAAGCACCTTCTCTTGTTTCTAAATCAATCATTAGATATTCAACATTAGGATGTTGTATTCTTGGCATTTTTCTGTGTATTGTTACGCGAATATCTCTGTAGCCCTCACTAACTAATTTATTGGTTAAGTTTTGGCCCACTAATCCAGATCCACCGGTGATTAGTATCTTAGAATTTTTAGTTATCATTTGTTGTGTTTTTTTATAATGTGAATAGGTTTCACTTATCGCATTTTCAAAACCTAATTTTGGTAATAAATTATTTTCCTTTTGTTTGGTGATATCCATTTGTCTTCTCATATCACCATTAGGTTTACTTGAATCCCATTTAACAGCCAACGATTTACCGCTTACCTTGATAACGGTATCAATCATTTGTTTGATAGTAATTTCTTCACCGGCACCGAAGTTAACTGTGATGCGCTTGTCGTTTAAGTATAAATCTATAATAGCATCTGCAACATCACCAGCATATACAAAATCTCTGATTGGTGTACCATCGCCCCATGCTTCAATTTCATTATTAGCTTCAAATACCTTTTTAATTGTGGATGCAATTACTGTTCCGTTACCTTCAAAATCATCATACTCACCAAAAATATTTGCTGGGCGAATAATAGCCCAATTATTATAATTGTATTGAACCTTATATGCTTCTAATAAAAGTTCACCCATTCTTTTGCTCCAAGATGGGAACCAATCCGCATCAGATGGTAAAGTGCTCCATACGGTATCCTCAACAAATTTTTCAGCAGGTGCATATACCCCAACAGAACTTACAAACACTAACCAAATTTGTTTTTTAGCACATTGGTTAATAATCTCTGTGTTAATTTTAAATGATGGATATAAAAAAGATACTGGCTGATTTTTCGCCTTTAACGGTGAACCTTTAACACCAAAAGTGTTAAACACTGCATCTAAGTTATTTTCATTAAAAATTTGCTCAATGACATCTCCTTTCGTTAAATCCGCTTGGATAAACTTAAAGTTATTTACATTTTGTAAATTGGTTACTGGGGTAATGTCTACACCAATAACGTCATAGCCCATGTTTGTGCATTTCTTAACTAAATGTGTACCTACCAAACCGTTACACCCTGTTACTAATATTTTTTTCATAATTTAAAGTTTCTATAAACCTATTTTCGAAGTTATTATTGAACGACATTTGATAAAGTAAGGTTCTATTATGGACTAATATGTCCTTGATAGAGTTATACCATTCATGTATTTCTAACCTATCCAATTTACTTAATTTTTTGATTAAATTACATAGTAACATCAATCTTTTTTCGTCATTTTCTTCATCATCATATGTCTCATCGATAAACGGACTAAATGTTTTGAATCCAAGTTTTTTAAGGTATTTTAAGAAGTGTGCAGCGCCAAATACAATAAACGGTTGTAGAACTATCATTGGATTACAGATTTTCTCTGAAAAATAGATATGTTTATCAAATTTGGTTTCTGTAACCACGTAAATGTAACTGTTCAGATATAAATCTTTACGATACGCTCTCACAACACTAAAACACATTCTTTGTTCATCATTAAGTGATTGTGTATCAAGCTCTAATGGTGTTTTTTTTATAAAATCAGGTAATGCGTCTAGTAATCGATTTCTAAACTCCATATTTCTAAACCCGTGTGTGGTGTTATGGATTCTATCATGTGATTTAAGATCCTCTAAAAAACTAATATAGAATTTATCCCATAGATTTTCACTTTCAACAAACAATCCAAGATTTAATCGATGTCCTTTATGGCTATTTCTATTTAAACAAATAAAATGTTTATCTCTAACGTCTGTTTTAATTTCAGATTCCGTTATTAAGGTCGTTTCATAGTTTAATTCGTTATGTTTTCCGCCATCCATCAGATTCCTAAGTGATTGTCCAGAAGTTGACATAACAACATTATCCGTATAAACTTTAAACTTGTATTTTGATAAACTTTGTTGACACAAATGATTGATATTCATACATCCAGTGAAAAACATAATATTTTCTTCTAGTATTCCATTTCTAGAACAGAACTCACCAATTAGGTCAAATAACAAATCATCACCTATAGGTTCGTGTGAATAGTTAATAACAATTTTTAACTGCCCATCCTGAGCCATTTTAAGCGCCTTAGGGCTCATATTTTTAATAAGGAGTGTGCTATATCGATTATCCTGACTAATATCCATGAAAAGGCGGAAATCACATCCCACACCCTCTAGTAAATAGAAATAGGTGATATCCTCGTCATATTTTTCGGTTATGATGTGGATTCCACCAACGTCTTCTCTATTTCTATACTTAAACTGATTGTTAAGTTCGCTATGTGTTGATGAATATTGGTACTGTGGGTTGTGCTTACCATTTTCAATAAAATCCTCTCTTAAAAATTTTGCCCATCCGTTAGGGAAGGGCATATTTGTAATTGGATTCCAATAGTCATAAGCTATTTTAAAAGTTAATCCACTTTCCAGTTCCATAATGAGGGTATTTTGATTCATATTTGTAATATATCACATCATCTGGTAATTCGCGTTTTTCTTTCCACGTTGATAATGTAGGTGTGTTGGTTGATTTATCATTATCCTCAACAATAAAGTGCAATGGTAAATCAAAACGTCTAGCGTATTTGTGGACTTCATAAAATAATCCACTTTCAAATGTCATATCACCAATACAACACCAAACCTTTTCATCTCCACCACTCATTTTAATTCCTTTTGCAACACCTAAAGCGATTGGTAGTATACCGCCAACGATTGCTGATGCGTAAAATCTTTCTGGTATGTTACAAATAGTAATTGACTTACCGGCCAAGATTTCTTCTTCTAACCAAACAGGACAAATACCTTTGAGTAATGCATGGTAGTGTGATCGCCAAGTTGAAAATACCCAGTCGGTTTTTTTTACTCTTTTAAAAATTTCAATTAACGGTTCTTCGTTACCGTCAGATAAATGCACTGGTCCTCTAATCTTACCACCTTCCCAGTGTTCACTAATTAAGGTTTCAAAATTAACCAAATCTTCTTTGGTATATTGTGGGTCTTTAACAATTTTGTATTGTTCTAAATTCTTAATCATAAAATATATTAAATTAAATTATTGTCTCTATCTAAAATCCTGCATAGAAAATTATTGTTCTCAGAAACATCCCAGACCTTGTAATTGCTTTGGTTTTCAAAATCAAAGTAAAATACAAAATTTGGTTTATATTTATAATCTTCTTTGAAGATATTATATTCTAATCTTGGATGTACTGTAATGTGCTCCTGTATTTGTTTTAATTCCTCAATATCGTCAACAACCACATCTAATAAACCCGCAAATCTATAATTAAATGAACCATAATAATCAAAAGGTCTAGCAACTAAGAATGGATTAGCAACACCAAAATAATAAGGTGTACCAACGTAGCTGTGTTTTCTATCATATTCACTGTAATCAATCTCACCAATTAAATTGCTATTAACGTATACTTTTATAATCTTTGTATCTGCGTCATCGGTTGCTACACAAAACAAATGTTCATCAAAATCATCGTCAGTTAATAATTTGAAAACCTCTTTATAAATTGGTTCATCGTTTTTAAAAAACCAGAAACCAAACTTTAGAAGATTAGGTTGTGCAAATAAAAACCCAGCGTGCATACCTGGTCTAACAATTATTCCAGCTTCTTTATCACACTCATCTTTATTTATTTTAACATCAACAAATAACGTGTAAGATTTTTCATTCATTACAGGGTTTGCGGTGTATTTACAAATATTGTATTTGTCTAATGGAACAATTGAATACGGTTTCTTATGTTTAACTGTTAAATTCATAGTTATTATTTTATGGTTCCACAAAAGTTATAGAACTCTTCTAGTTCTGGAAAGGTTTTAAGGAAATCGGTCCCACGTCTTCTATCATGTTCAGTAAAAAACGTGTGAAAATCTTTTCTATTTGCCATTTGTTTATTAGCATCTTGTGGTGATATCATCCAATCATATGTCCTTTTTAATTTTTGAATTTCAATATCGGTGTAACCAATATAGTCATTTGTAAATTCCAATGTACCTAAGAACTCAGCATTAATTGCTTGTTCTAAAACATTATTAGAAAATTGATATGGCAACACTTGAACTGCTTGATGGAATGGGTATCTTAGGTATGATGTGTCCAAGAAAACCGCTGAATCCCAATATCTTTGATTGGAACCATATTGGTTTTTTAAATCATAGACCCCTTTAATTAACTTATTAAATGAGAACACAGATAACGCATTATATGTCACCATAAATGTTAGAGTTACTCTAGGACATTTAGTAAGTATTTTGTTTACATTATCCCAAAACCTGTTAAACACTAAACCATTTCTAATGTACTCAGCTTGTTCTCCCCAGGCATCGCATGATGTGAAAATAACAAATTCTTTTACACGATTTTCTTCGGTAATTCTTGATATTTTTTCAATAAATTCATCTATCAATTTATCTGGCACACCTAGATTTGAATTAATAGCTAAATTCAATTCTCTATTTGGTTCTTTTTGTTCTATGATATAATCTAAAACACCCCAAGTATCTTTTGATAATAGCGGTTCTCCTCCAGTGATTCTAAACGTATATAAGTCACGATATAAATCCGGCCACCATTTCCAAAAAGCATCAACGTATGGATTACTATCCGTATGTAAGAACGGCTTGGTGTTTTCCCTTAACATGTGCTCTGGGTCATTAAACTTTGTGCTTGTTTTGTAACCACCAAATTTTTCAATTTCAGCCGTCCATTGTGACGAGAACTGTGGTGCGCAATATGAACATTTAAAGTTGCACGCATTGGAAAATGCTACCTCAACATACTTTGGGTTGATGTCATCTCTCCAGTCAGAATTTGCAATTGCATCATAGTGTGGTAAAGACCATTTCTCACTTGACTTGAAAACACGATCAGAGAATCTATCAGAGTTATCTTCTACGCTCCAGCAATAATCACATTCTTCAGGTCTTTTACCATCCAACATTTCTCTTCTTTTCTCTTTCTTATATCGAGTATTATGTAGAGCTGATGGGTTTCTTATAATTTCCTTATCAGATATTTTATGAGTCGTAGGGTGATGGCAAGAGTGGTTATGACCATTTTGTAAATGTATCGTAACTTGTGTCCATTTTGCCAAACACATGCCCGGACCTATTTTGTCTAGTTTGTCTTTTGTTTCAACATATAAAGGATTCTCACCCTTATTGATTTTTTTCTTCGCCATTTTATAATTTTGTGTTTATCATTACACATTTGTCACTATAGTTTTCAACGCTAACCAATTCATATTTTAATGTTGACAACCCATCGTCTTTGTAATTTATTTTTTTCTGTTGCATTTCTGTAACAAATCTTTTTTCGTTTTTAGCTGTGGTTTCACCCTTAGCCCACCTTCCAGCAACAAACCCCTCATCTACGTGTGGTAAACAATAAAATTTACCCTCTCGTCTAAATGGCACTACGTTTTCAATCACATCAACATCCTCTGAACCATAAACAATATCGATTCCAATGCATTCGTGAGCATCCACATTATCAAATATAATATTATTTTCTCTATTTGAGAAATCGTGGTGTAAAATTAATCCATCTTTCTCAGTATCAAACACTTGACCGATATCAACGTGTGGAAAAAACTTGTCATATATCTTAATTTCGGCTATTTTACCCTTAAAGAATGTGTTCATGTCTGAATCATGCCCTAAATAAAATGGGGTTGTTGTATTGTACCTAAGAAGTTTACCAAACGCTGGGAAATAAGCGTCTTCTTTGATTCCATTCATATTCCTACCAAATTCATCATTTAGATAAAAGAATATTCGTTCCTCTTCTTTATTATATGTCAGTGTAACCCACGTCCACATGTTTTCAAATCTTTTCAGCCAATTGTAGATTGTTTGTCTCCTTTCGTTAAACAAACACATTGTAACTGCCCTAGAATTATTAAAAGATAAACCGTAATTATACCCTCCGGTTTTTCTAAATATGGGGTATTCAATGAAGCGCTTTTGTTCATCACCAATCATCCAAATTGGAACCTTTTCTTGTTGTTGTTCCGCATTAAATAAAATAGAAATTGTGTGGTCATTATGTAATAAATTAACTAATTCCCTAGTACTTGGTATTTCTATTTTAGATGTAACGCCATTAAATTCCGCGTATTGTTTATTGGTATATGAACGTTTTATTTTTCCTGTTGTATAATTTTCATAATAACATCTCCAAAACAAATCATCGTCTTCCATACCCCAATCCCAATAGTCGTTTGAGTACCCATTTGTTTTTTCTAAATGTTCTTTATTAAACAACACTACTCCGCCAAAGTATTGATCATAGTTTATACCATAATTGTATTTTGACAGCATAGTTGCAATATGAATCGGAGTTTCTTCTGGATATGAATAATCACTATCTTCAAACGTCAACATATCCACGTCGTGCCAAGCAATATAATCACAACCATCTTCTAATGCGTGTTTAGCTGCAATATTTTTCATTGCACCTCTGTTAAAAAGTTTATCATCTACTTGATGTGCAACATAAAATTTATAATCAATTCCTTGGGAATCTAAATGTTTAGATAAATGTGGGATTAATCTATCAAGGTGTTCTTTTCTATCTCTATATGGTACACAAATACCTAATTTATGATTCATATTCCAACGTTAATTTGTGTTATGTTATCTACGACTTCTATGCCGTGTTCTATATATTCTAAGTCAGATAATCCATCATTTTCTAATAGTTCATCATTCATTGATACTTCATTGTGGTATCTTAATTGATTCCATCTTGTGGCATCGGTTTTCCATCTATTGTCTTGGAATCCATTTTCTTCATGTTCTAGTAAATAAAATGTGCAATCTCTTCTGTGTGGAATTTTAAGTGATTTATGTTCGTCGACTTCTAAGTCAACAATTTCACAATTAACAATTTCACCAAGATTATCATTACCTGATAAATCAACTAATTTATACCCTTCAATAAAATTAGCATCATAATATATGTCCAAAGATTCTTGAACTTTGTTCAAAACATAACTTGGATTTTGTGATAAATCAAATATTTCCTTTTCATTTAATATCTCAGGTATTATCGCAAATGAATCAATATAACCTTTAAAAAATTTAGCATTATCCAATCTTTCCGGATCACCTACACCTAAATAAAAAAATGGTTCTTTTTTATAATTCATTAACTTCCTTAACCCTTTAATTTTATCGACCAAAATACCGTCTTGATATACCAATATTTCGTTTGAATAAAAATCAATCGTCACACACATATTTGTTTTATACTCCGTCTTTATTTTTGAATTAGCATATAATGCATTATTCTTATAATCAAATGTACAAAAATTGTACCTTTGAAAAGAATTATAACTAAAAGCTGTGTCGTAACCTGGAATTGTGAATGCATTGTAATCATCAACAGGTTTTGTGTGGTCAAATGTTGTTTTATTAGGGTAAAATGAAATAAAAATTGTTTGGTTTTTATTTAAATTAATGTTGTTTTTACTTTTTACGTATGAATTAATACCATTAAATTTTAATGCCTTAGTTTTAGGTGTTTGATTAATTAGTTTAACTTCGTTTAATGAAATATTCTTTTTAACACAGCGTAAAAGTAAATCAGTGTCTTCGTAGCCCCATCCCCAATATTTGTTTGAATAACCATTAACTTTTTTAAATAAATCCATTGGAAATAATGTTACGCCACCAAAATAAGAATCAAACGTTTCTTTTGGTTTTATAAAATTACTTGCTAAATGTAATGGGACATTGGAGTAAGTATAATCAACGTTTAACGGTATCATATCAACATCATGAAAAACTACATAATCACATTTTAATTTTTCTGCTCGTTTAAATCCAATGTTTAAAAGCATACCACGATTAAAAAGTTTAGCGTTATCCTGATTAACAACTATAATTTCATAAGGGATGTCTAATTTTTTAAAATACGCGGGTATTTTTTCTTTAAACACTTCTAAATGCTCATACCGATTTCGGTATGGAACTATAATACCTAATTTTTTAACCATTTATTGTTGGGTCTTCTGGTTTTACCACGCCATGGAATTCAGATAAATAATATTGTATTCTATCACTCCATTCTTCCTTATCTATTTCTTCAAACCAAATGGCTAATGCGTCTAATGACGCTGCAATTTTTTCTAAGGATTTAACTTTTCTTTGTTCTAAAAGTTGTGCCTCAAGTTTTTCGTCTTTAAGTGTTACTTCTTTGCTCATATTGTTTTTATTTTTTTTATTAGTTTATTCCAGTTTCTATATGTTTTATATTCTGGTGTTTTAACCCCCAATTCAAACATAAATTCTGATTTATTTAAATCTATCTTAAATTTACTCTTTCTTAGTTTATCATACATCACTTGATATTCGTCAGAGTAAGCATATGCTTGCTTAACATTTGCAACATCCTTAATTCTATCAATAGATGTTTTATCCCATTTAAAATGATGGACTTGTACTTCACCAGAATCATATATTAGTGGATGATTCCATCCTTGCCACTTCCATGTTGTGAAACCATCTAACTTGGCGTAGTGTTGCCCGCTTGTTAATTCAACATACCCTTTCATAACACAAATCTTATTAGGATTAGCATTACTCATTGGATATCTAAAAAACCCTGCGTTTGGATATTGTTCCCATATGAATTCATCATCTTTCAATTCAACAAACTCACCATCAGGACCAATTCTATCTATAAAACCACCTCTGACTAAATCCCAACCATATTTGTTACAATTTGTTATTAACATCTTTAAATCATCGTTTGGATATAAATGAAACTCATCTATATCGGCAATAACCCACCAATCATTTGGATGTTTGTTTTTTGTTTTATTGTATAGATAGGTGACCTTTTCCCAATCAAAAACACGATCCTTGACAACTTTAACGATATTAACCTTTTCGTAGCCATCAATAATTTCTTTAACTTCATTACCAATTAATCTATTGTTTTCTGTTTCATATACAACAATATTAATTTCATCAACATGTTTTTGATAATGTTTAATGAAATGCGGTAGCAGTTTGACTCCATGCCCAATAACTGTAACTAATCGAATCATAATTTTCTGTTAATAATTGTAATCCCAGTTGATGCCGGTTTTGTAGGTAATATACGAAAATTATGTAGATTAATCAAGTTCCAGGCGGAATTATTTTGTAATTCTTTAACTAATTTAGCTGGACCATCAAAGGGGAAATGGTCTTTTTTTGCGTCTTCTGAAATTATTAACGATTCTTCGTATTTTTCATCAGTGTCGTGAATAACTATCACACCTTTTTCAGATAATATTGTGGAATAAAGGTCGAAATCTTTTTTTACACCTTCATATGAATGGTCACCATCAATAAACAAAAAATCTATTTTGATATCCTGAAGAATAAAAAAATTATAAAAGGCGTTTTCAGATGTGTCCTTAATAAATCGTGGGTGAAAGTGTTTTCTATAAAAAGATTCTTCATTTTCTAGGTCATTGGGTCCGCCAATACCGTTACACGCATCAACAACGTAAGTAACCCCAATATCACCCCAACTTAAATTATCATCACCCTCAAAAATACCTTCTTTATGTAAGTCATGTCTGGCTTGTGTGATTATTCTAGGTATAAACCCACCACCAGAACCAATACAGACGCAATTCTTAGCCCTCATATGCTGTATTAATGAGTAAACGACAATACCGTCACCTAAATGTAAATCAGTGGCACCATGAGTCCAACGATAAGGTACCGCGGTATCATCATTGTTAGTGATATATTGTTTAATATAGTCGGAATTAGATATCATCTTTCATAAAGTCGGGCAAATATTCTGGATTTGTAAATCTTCTAGAAACACTAACCATTTTATCTTTTACAATTTCAAATAACTTAGGGTCTAATTGAATGTCACTACTAGATAATTGTGCGGCGATTGATATTGAAACACCTTCGCCGGCACCGTTAACTTCTTTGTTTAATTCCAAGTCAGAGAACTCTTTTGCTATTTGCAGTTTCTCGTAAACTTTATAAAATCTTTTTTGTTGAAATCCTATCTTGTTGATTATCAATATGTATTCCCATATTGTATTAAAACTTTTAAAGTTTGGACTAATCTTTTCAGCATATAATTTATATGATGTCCATTCCCTATCTGTCATTCCAATATCGTTAACCGTTTTCTTCTTTCCAGGGTGTCTTTCTAATGTTTCAGCATAGGTAATCCCCGGTAAAAAATTATACGTTTTTAATTCCTCTAAAAATGAATAATCTTTAACATATATGTCGGCATCAAGTAAGATGCAGATGTCTTTTTCTTTTAGTATTGTCTTGGGTAACAACATCTTATCATAATAAGATTTAAATTCTCTATGATAGGTCAATATTGTTAAATTTTCTCTCTCGGTGAAATAATCGGGGGTATCTGTTAAAATATAACAAGAATACCCGCTATCAAGAATCTTATCCATCTTCTCAATAGTTCCCTTATAATAATAATTTTCGCCAAAGCAGAATATTCCAAAGCCAATATTGTCCATTCGACAATATAATGAAAATTATTTAAAAATAAAAATTAACTTAAACCAAATCTGGTTTTGTATGAGTAATAGTGTTGTTTAATTTCAGCCGCTGATAGTTCCCTATTATAAATTTTAACAACAGGTATTTCTGAATTTGAATAACCATCCCAAGTAAAACCGCCAATTGTTAGATTTGCTGGGGTCCAAGAACCAACGGCACTTGTTGCACTTACCGCCGCGCCAGATTGCGCAACCGTATTAATATAAAACGAAACCGAACTATCAGACCTACCAACTAAAACAACATGATAATATTGTCCAATCGTGAATGCTGAATTTGGTATTGTTATACTACCATAAGCTGATGTTCCTGTTGGGAAAAAATTCCAATATGAATTACCACTATACGCTCTATAGTAATATTGTGCATATGAACCACTACCGACACCCATTTGAATAATATCACCATTAGGTGCACCGTTGTATTTGACAATAAACTCAATGGATGTTACATTATTTTTTAGCACCGCATTGTTTGTTACTATTATACTATCATTTGTACCATCAAAGTAAGGTCTACCAGAAATGTTAAATGACGCGTTAGAAACATCAATTGAACATGTCCCTGTCATATCTAATAATGCTGTTGTATTAGATCTAGATGTTAATGTAAATGGTGTTGCGTGGTCTTTAACCTCCACTTGTAAATCAGCGATATCAAATGTTGATAAAGCCGAAGGCCACATATAAAAATAAAAACTACAGGTAAGTGATGCTGTCCAAGTAGTTTGGTGTTTTTGCCATTTTTCTCCTGTTGTGAAACCCGCACTTGGTGCTGAGTATCCATAAAAATATGTACTCCAGCTATGACTTTGTCCAACAGATGTTGGTGACGCTGCTTTATGCCAAAATGATAATGTTATTATTTGTCCAGCGGTTACCGGAGTATACACACCATATGCCATACCGTCAGTCACACCATCTGGTCTATAAGCATGTAATCTCATACAATTTGTTCCGGGTATTCTGCCACCACCGGTAACTACTTCTTTAATTAAACCTGAATTTGGTAAATGTGGCGCACCCCACCACCCAGTCGGAAATCCAGAAGCGCTTACAGATATTCTAGTATCATTAGCATATGCATCATGTACTTTAAAAAATCCAGTCGTTGGGTTTATATAACCTTGTGAACCATCTTGAGAACCATTATATTCATGTAATGAAAATTGTGTATCACTTATTTTTTTAGCAACATAATTTTGTCCAGCATTTACACCGCCTCCAGTTGCGTTAGGTTGAATAACATCAAATGATAATATTTGATGGGCACTTGATGTTGTTATAATATTACTTGATACGCTTGATATTGATGGGATTGTCCAATGTACCGCACAACCATTGTTACCACAATATTTGTTTGTATTATATGAACCCCAACCATTACTTGTTGAAAATCTACCATTATGTTCTGGACTTGGCAATAAGTTTGTTGTTGGTTCACCAGGATAAAATCTATTATCGTCTCCAGTATCATATCCGAAAACTAAACCGTTGGTAATATTTCTTGGACCTATATTCATTATGTTAAACCATATCTACCTTTATATCCATTATAATTATTTTTTATCTCTGTTGCCGTTAATGCTTTATTATACAATTTAACAACAGGTATTTCGCCACTCATAAAATAACTTCTATTAACTTCATTACCAATCCTAAATGTGTTTTGTCTTTCAAATCCACCAGTAAATTGTACTGTTTGGATTAACGTACCATTAATATACAATCTAACATATTCATTATCATATGTACCAACCATATGAATGTATTGATTCACGTATTGTGTTGCAGGGCTACCAATACCGGTTCTAGCCCAACCAAAATTTGGATTGTCGTAGATTGCAAATGCTAAACCATAAGTTGAGTTTTCATATAAGAACAAAAACCCTTTATCATTTGAACCATTACCACCATGTGCTACAACTACTTTATTTGCATTCATTGCCGTGAATTTAACAACCGCCTCCACAGTTATGTTACCATTCGGGACCGTTGTTGCATAACTATCTAAATTTATCCAATCATTTGTCCCATCAAAAAATGGTAGCCCATTTGAGTTATAACTAATGTCAGCGGTACTAATTGCAGTAGCACCTTTTAAATCCAATAACGACGAAGTACTTGCACGTGTTGTTCCAACTGTTGGAAATTGTGATGGTTTTAAAATACTACTACCAGCAGTTAATGAAACATCCGCAACCTCAACTTTATTATGTACACCATATTCATAATGAAAAAGATATAAACCAAATGAGGTTGCACTTGCGTGAGATGTGAATTGACCCCAAGCGTGCCACCATCCATCACCTAAAGCTGTCCTAGTACTTGTACTATGTAAACCATATTCTGTTAAGTAACCACTAGGACCATATTCATAATGATACATATAATTCGTACCAACATTATCGTTTTTTGTACGGTATATTATTTGATAAGTGTATGGTGTGCTTGATGAAACACTAACGCCACCACCAAAATTAAAAAGTGATAAACAACAGTTGCCCGATCCACCATTATAATCATTATATGTTTCAACAGCATACACTGTTCTTGTTCCAACATTAGGGATTACCGCCGTGTATATTGAATTTTGTTTTTTAAACAGTGAACTATTTTGATTACCATAACCAAATGATATTGATGCTGCAACATTTCTCAATGGAGGTCCTGGCGCAAACCTACTACTAGGATGTGCGTCATATCCAAAAACTAATCCATCGCTTGTTATGTTTGGTATGTTTACACTCATTTATTTTCTATTGGCGTTGTCCATTCAGTTGTGCTTAATAATTCTAAAATTGCTTCATGAGTATACTCAGGATATTCTTCTGAGTATATGTCTGGTCTACCATAAATTCCAGCTTCAGTTGTAATTGTCATTTCATCGCCAGTTTCTGCGTTTATTTGAGTTTCAGTTGTGGTTGTTTCAACAACCATCACATCGTATTTAACAAACGTCTTAGACCCATCGACAGATAACCTTAAACTATCGATACTTGACTCTTTTACTTGGTCAAAATTTATTGAACCAGTTGTGCTTGTTGGTATTACTAACCATCTTCTATTTTCTAACATATTTTTAATTTTAAGTTAATCCGTATCTTGATTTTTGTGCATTATAATTATTTAAAACTTCATCCGCTGTAAAATCTCGGTCATATACTTTTATTGAATAAACAGTCCCATTTAATCTCTCACCACCAACACCACCTGCACTAGTTGTGTCAGCACCGATTCTATAATTTGGTCCGGCAGTTAAACTTCCAGTTAGTGTTCCGGTACTAACAGCTACGCCATTTTTATACAAAACTGTGTATCCAAAACTTGTTCTGGTTACTGTCATGCAATATGTTCCAGCACCAAGTGGGTATCCGGGAAAATAAACCGCACCCCCAATATAAAATCCATATTCACCAGATATCCAAACATAACTTGATGATGAATATCCTGAACCATATGTTCCAAATATTTCACCACCCCCATTAGTTGCATTTATAGTATAAAAGCATTCAAATGTAAATGGGTTTGTGCCTAATAAAATGTCATTTCTATCTAACTCAACATAGTCATTTGATCCATCAAAAGTTAAACCACCACCTTTGGCAGTTGTGTAACCAACACCATTATATAGTGTACCAACACTATTACCTCTAATAGCTGTCCAAGATGTCCCCGTACCAGGATATGACCTTGTGGTTCCAGCGTCTAAAGCAAATGTTAAACCTTCAGTAAATATTTTTGGTCCTCTATATAAACCCATAACTATAAATAGAATAAAATTGGTTATTTAACCGATTAACATACCGCAGAATAAGTGATAATCAGTATATATTCTTCCAGAACCACCACTACCCCAATAAATTAAATTACTGCAATAATCACCAACGTTTAGATACATTATACACGAGTTAACAACACCATCAACGTGATTTGCAACGGTGCCATGACCATATATTGTGTGACTACTTTGGCTAGCGTTCCAACTAGAAGAACCATTTCTGGAAAAATTATAATGTATGTAGTTCGATGTACTATTACTGTCATTATGGTAATAATCTGATGTGTAAAAAAGATAATATCCAGCAACTGGTGCGGTATATCTACCAGTACTATTACTAAAGCCGTATGAACCAGCGCCTTGTTGGTTATTTGTCCATGACATTGTTGAACCCATTTCCCTCCAACCATTTACACCACCAAAATCTGACGCATATCTCCAAGCACCTGCTGCACCTCTAGAATTAAACCAAGGTTGCCCAGATGATTTTAAATCCGTACCAATTGTTAAATTACCTGATACGTTTAATATCCCACCTGTTGGTGTGAATGTTGTTGCATTGTATGTTGTCCCGCCTACGTTTATTCCCATAATTTACATAATTAAATGCCCACAAAATAATGTATAATAACCATACATTTTACCACCACTACCAGCCCAATAGGGGCGTAAACTCACATAATCTCCTTGACTTAAACTAATGACACCTGATACATTAATACCATCTGCATAGTTAGCGACTTCTCCGTGTGCATAAATATTATATGGTGTGTTCCCAACATTCCAACTTGGTGATCCGTTTACACCAAAAAGCCAATGTATGTAATTTGCTGTAGCATTAGTATCATTATAATAATGTGTTGAAGCGTGAAAATAATATTTTCCAGTTATTGGCGCGGTGTATCTACCAGTACTAGTGCTGAATCCATATGAACCCGCACCCTGTTGATTTACCACCCAACCCATTCCAGAACCTAATTCACCCCATCCAGCACCTGAAAAACTACTGTTATAAATAAAACCACCCGTTCCTCTTGCATTAAACGCTGGTTGACCGCTAATACTAACATTTCCAGTAATAGCAAGGTTTCCACTAACGCCAAGTGAATTACCTGATGCTGTGTAAGTTGATGATGTTAAAGTGCTACTACCAATATATGTTGCCATTATACGAAAGGATCTGGTATTATATTTGTTATTCCATAAATGTCTGGTGTTGGGTCAGATGCTCTTTCAGCCGCACTTCTAATATTAGCAGCTAAAACAATTTCTTCTTTAGTTCCAGTTATAGATTCACCCGCAGCAATCTTTCTTTCAACCTCTAATTGGAAGATTTCTTGAATTGCGTTTTCACATCTTGCTTTAACAGCATTTTCCATCCAATCTTGTTGTGATAATGCGACGTATCCTAATGCCTTGTCTTCCGCATCTGATAGTGTAATTGTGTATGTTACCATGTTTTACTTTTTATAAATATAAATATTATTAACCAACTAGTGCACCAAAAAACGTAGTATATTGTGGATATACTCTTGTAGTATTTGCGTTTATGTACATATGAACTTCAACGTAATCACCAACAGCCAATTGCATTACTCCACAAGCTGTCGCCCCATCGGCATAACCACTACTAGCTCCCGAATTTCCACCAGCCGCTCCGTACATATAAATTGTGTATGGGCAATAGCTATTATTCCAATCTCTTGACCCGTTTTTAGCAAATTGCAAGTGAATATAACCCGAACCAGTGTTATAAGGTGATGCTAAATCATTTAACACATATGCACTTGTGTTAAAGACATACCAACCAGCAACTGAAGCAGTAAATCGACCCGTTGAAGTACTAAAATCACTACCTCGTTGTGCATCGGTTACCCAACCAATTTTTGAACCTGTAAATACTTGCCAAGCGCCAGCACCATCCCATCCACTATTGTTAGGATATTGCCAACCACTACTATAAGCACCACCAGAACTACCATTAGCACTAAATGCTTTTGTTGTTCCTTTTGTCACATAACCTGTTCCTGATAATTCAGTGCTTGATAATGTAAACAATCCACTTGTAGGAGTAATTGTTGAACTACTTAGGGTTGTACCACCAATGTTAAAAGCCATATATTATTCTATTTCGGTTAAATTGATTTTGAACTTCTTACCATTCTTATTATTGACAATATACAGATTTTCTTCACCTTCTTGAATTGTCCAGTTACCTGTTGTTCCGTCAATATCATTTCCACCCTCTTTGCCTTCGTTACTTAAATGTAAGTCATTCGTATAAACGTTCGCCCATCTAAGTGCTGATGTACCTAAGTTATAGGTATTGTTAACTGATGGGAATATATGATATCCAAAACTAGTACCATTCGTTGTGTTAACATTTATAAATGGTATACCTGATATATCTGAAATAGAGAATATGTCACCTGTTAAATCATCTGTTACCGAGAATAACTGTCCACTAGAACCTTGAATGTCAACAATTGTTCCACCAGAACCATATACTTGTAATGGTAGTGTTGGTGTTGTGACGTCAGATTCACCATAACCGATTCTAACATTATTTGCCACTGTTAATCTACCGTCAGTAGTTAATGCCATAGCACCTTGTGCTGTTGAATGTCCTTCGTCACCCCACCAGAATCCTCTACCGCTGTCGTTATTAAATTGGAAGGTCATTCCCCAGTCATTTAAACCACCATAAGTGATTGCCGATTGCATACCAATAGCATAAGGACTTGCACCCGTTGAATAAACGTTATATTTGTTTCTACTTGATGACGCATTTGTATTATACGTACCAGTAGCGGTAACGTTACTCGTTGATAATGTTGAACCATCAAATGTTAAATTTGATTCACCTTGAATTAGTCCGGCGGTTCCTGTTGCTGTTAAAACATAATCGTTTACATTACTATTAATTGTTGCAGCGCCTGATGAACCAGAACTTCCCGATGAACCTGATGAACCTGATGAACCTGATGAACCTGATGAACCACTAGATCCAGACGTGCCAGAAGACCCACTAGAACCTGACGAACCAGAACTTCCTGAAGACCCACTAGAACCAGAACTTCCTGAACTTCCACTAGACCCCGATGTTCCACTAGATCCGCTTGAACCTGATGTTCCCGATGAACCAGAACTTCCTGAAGACCCACTAGATCCTGAAGTGCCAGAAGATCCGCTAGAGCCAGAAGTACCTGATGAACCAGAAGAACCAGAACTGCCTGATGTGCCGCTAGAACCACTAGAACCTGACGTCCCACTAGACCCGCTTGATCCCGAAGTGCCACTTGACCCAGAAGAACCTGACGTTCCACTTGACCCCGAACTACCAGAAGAACCTGACGTTCCACTTGACCCCGAACTACCAGAAGAACCTGACGTTCCACTAGTACCTGATGACCCTGAACTACCCGATGTACCACTAGAGCCAGAAGAACCAGAGGTTCCGCTTGTTCCTGATGTTCCCGATGAGCCATTAGAACCTGAAGTTCCGCTTGACCCACTAGAACCTGATGTACCACTTGAACCCGATGTCCCACTAGACCCACTAGAACCTGAAGTTCCGCTTGACCCAGAGGAACCTGATGTTCCAGATGAACCCGCAGTTCCCGATGAACCGGATGTTCCAGACGTACCACTTGAACCTGATGTACCCGAAGTACCTGAAGTAGCAGCAGTATATGAAGTTCCGTTAATAAATAAATTTGAAGTTACTCTTAACGTACCTGTTATTTCTGTATTTGAATTTATTGATACTAAAGTACCCGTATCAGTTATATTTGAATCGTCAAGATGGTCACCACCTGCCGATTTTGCTATTTTACCACTTGTTAACGATAATTCAGACCCTAAAGACCCTGAACTACGTGGTCCAGATAAAAACATACCCCCACCATAACCAGCATCACTTGAATTTTGATATATCCATCTGTTATTAACAGAATCCCAAAGAATTGATCCGGTGGCATTATTAATTGAACCAGAATCAAATACCTCTAAACCACCAAATCTGGCGCCTGGATTTGAAGTGTTAACCGTGATAATATTATCTGCAATTCTAAGTTGTGATGATGTTACATATAATATTGAAGAAGAACCTAATACTGTAAAGTCGTTTGTAACAATTAATGAACCTGATATAGTTTCATTGCCGACAACCGTTAGTAATGAGCCATCAAATCTTAGATTACTTTCAACTGTAGCATTTGGTGAGGAACCATTAAGTGTTAAGATACCGTTATCTTGTGTTCCAGTCATTGTTACAGTACCGCTAGATCCACTAGAGCCAGATGTACCACTGGTACCACTTGAACCCGAAGAACCTGATGTTCCACTAGATCCACTTGATCCCGATGTTCCACTAGATCCACTTGATCCCGATGTACCAGAAGTTCCACTTGTTCCAGAACTACCTGAAGAACCTGATGTTCCACTAGAACCTGAACTACCACTAGTACCACTAGAACCTGACGTTCCTGAGCTACCAGAAGACCCTGATGTACCACTAGAACCAGAAGACCCTGACGTACCTGAAGTGCCACTTGTTCCAGATGAACCTGAACTACCTGATGTGCCACTAGAACCTGAAGACCCGGATGTGCCACTCGTCCCAGACGTACCACTTGACCCTGAACTACCACTTGTTCCAGAACTACCTGAAGAACCTGATGTTCCACTAGTACCAGCCGTTCCGCTAGACCCCGAACTTCCTGATGTTCCAGACGAACCTGAAGAACCTGAAGTTCCACTTGACCCCGAACTACCTGACGAACCTGACGTGCCACTAGTACCAGATGTACCACTCGTTCCTGACGAACCAGAACTTCCTGAAGACCCACTCGTTCCCGATGTTCCACTTGAACCAGAAGACCCAGACGTACCTGAGCTTCCACTCGTCCCTGAAGAACCTGAACTTCCTGATGTTCCGCTTGAGCCACTAGAACCCGAAGTACCAGCAGTTCCTGAACTTCCAGATGTACCTGACGTACCACTAGATCCGGCAGTTCCTGATGAACCACTAGTTCCAGACGTTCCAGAAGTACCTGATGTTCCGCTTGTTGCTGAAGTATAAGATGTTCCGTTAATGTTTAACGAACCACTAATAGATAATGAACCTGTAAATTCATGAAAATCGTCTGAAGTGTTACCAAATTTGGTTGAGCCACTTTCATAAAGTACTGATGAACTAACAAGAGAGATGTTTACCAAATCCGCTGTTAATGTACCATGTACGATTAAATTATTTTCAATTTCCGCAGAGCCGGACACAATGAGTCCGTTCTTAATTTTAAATTCGTTTGCCATAATCTATTAGTTTCACTTTCCACTAATGTGTTACTAATAAATACTAATTTTAAACGAATTAAATGGGTATTAAATAATTAATTTTAAGAGCACCCGCCAATCGCTCTATAAAATATTTCAACAACCCAAGTTCCAGTTGTGAAATTGGCTGTAACAGCCCCAGTATTGTTAATTGTAAATGTAAATTCGCTAGTATCTCCAATATCCATTGTTGACGTTTCACTATATTTTACAGTGCTTCCATTCCATACACCCATAACATTACCTGCTCGCATATTACCACTTTTTTTGATAACATAATCTATATTCACGCCATCAAATGTGCTTAAATTTAAAACAGTCGTTGTTGACGCTAAAGACACACAAGTTGTTCCTATTTTTGCGTTGTTAATGGTTAAGGTTCCATTAATTGTTTGATTAGCTGTAAATGTGTTTGAACCAGTAATTGCATAACCAAATTCAGTTATTTGTAATGAACCACTAACGATTCCAGATTTCCAAGAAGGTACTGTCCCATTATTTGATAATACATAACCAGCATAACTCGCACTAATTTCCGGCAAACCACCACCAACTGTTGCTGTAACCGTACCAGATTGTGCACTTGAGAATGTGATAATCATTTGGTTATTACTGTATGCCAATATATTGGTAGGAATAACCACATAACCTAAACTGTCATAAACAGTAACTTCTGGGTATTGTTCTCCTAAATTGTGGTTAAATGTCCAAGTTGTTGCAGGTGATGATTGTGTTAGTTTAGCTGTCCTACCTTCGGCACCACCTCCAGCATTTAACGCAAATGAAGCAGTTAAGGCATATGATGAACTTAACACGGTCATTGATCCTGTTTCACTTGTTAAAACTACACTTGATGTGAATAAATTTAAAGAATCAACGGAACCTGTTATAATATCTAATGTTGTGATGATAGATGATGATAAACTAGTAATTGAACCAGTTATAATATCAATTCTATCATTTAGTGATGACGATAACGATGTCGCGCTAATGTTTAATTCTTTAATATAACCATTACCATTGGTATCACTAGTTGATGTTGTAATTTCAATCCCACCTGCCGGAATAATTTCAAAAGCATCAGAACCTGTTGCTCTTAATATTGATGAACCAGACACAAATATGTCTTTGAAGTGTGAACCGATTGAAACGAATGCTGTGCCTGGATCTGTTTCTTCAACATTTAATCCAGTACTATCATCAAATTGTAACTTTGTAAATGTTTTATTTACTGTTGTTCCACTAATATCTGAACCAGATATATGAAATGGTACTGTTGTTAATCCGCTAGCATTACCAATAAATGAACCTGAAAAGTTTGACGCTGTTACAGCCCCAGTAAGATGTATTGAACCTGTATTAACCGTGTTTGTTAAAATTAATTCCTCAACCGATGGCCCGAGAGAACCAGATTTAGCCATATAAACCTTACCGTCAGTAGTGTTTAATGCTAATTCTCCCAATTGTAAATTCGAGTTAGTGGGTTTTTGACCGGATACACTACTCCTACGCAGTTTTACTATTTGTGCCATATATATGGTTCTCTCCTATGTTTTGTGGTATGTACCACGGTTAATTAGACCTATGTAGGTCTTCTTATAAATACATAAAAATTAGGATTAAATAAACGAAATCCAAGAAAAATTATCTTACTTAGTTCATATTAAAAATGATTGAAGCTGAATAAACTATATAAACAAAAAAAGGGAGAGTATTAAACTCTCCCTTTTGTATTATTGAAATTCTATGTTAATACGAACCACCGTCAATTAAGTCGGAGAATACTAGTGCACCATTAGATACTTTGTAACCTAATAAACCATCAGTTACTTCTGTAACAACAGTTGTTGAAACGTAACCAAGTACATTCGAACTGTTTTTGAAAACAATCGCAGATGTTTTAGTTCCATTATCGGTTCCACCTGAGTAAGATAATGTAACATTACCAGCTATTAAAGTATTTCCGTTTGTTGATGTTACTTGGAATTTATTCGTATTATAACTTAATGTTGTTCCATCATCTGTTAATAAACTATCACCAATTGTGTTGGCACCAGTCGCTTTAGGGATTGTACCACTAGTTAAACTTGTTTCAGAACCATAAGTTCCAGCAGTTGTACCAATCAATTTACTTGATTGACCACTAGCGGAAACAAACATCCAATAATCATTTAATGAATCCCATACCAAAGATGCTGAAACACCAGAAGAACCCGAATCCATAACTTCAAATCCCGCATATCTTTCAAAAGGTGAATATGCGTTTAATCTAATTATATTATCATCTAATTCAATTGTTTGTGATTGAATGTGTACTTCTGTGGATGACCCTAATACTTCTAAGTTACCTGAAACATATAGGTTTGCTTGTAATTGTGTGTTACCTGTTACTGTTAGTACACCATTTATTGTGGTGTTACCATTAATTGTTTGTCCACCATTAACAGTTAACGAACCTGATGTTCTAATATCACCATCATTTGTATCAACTTCAAATTGGCCATTTCCAATTTTGAAAAGAGTGCCATTATATGTAAATCCTGAACTGTCAATTAATGAACCGCCCGCACCTACTGTAACAATTCTATCCTGTGTTAAATCTTCAACTGTTGCAGATGATAAAGTTGCTTCACCATCAACATTAATTGTGGATTTAAATTGAGCTGAACCAGTTACATCCAAACTTGAGTTCATACCTACAGCACCTTTAAGTTCTGATGTTGAATCAACCTGTAATGTTGATTTTAAAATTGCTGAACCTGTTACATCCAAAGTTGAGTTAAGTCCTGTTGCCCCTTGAACTTCTAATGTTGATTTTAAAATTGCTGAACCTGTAACATCCAAAGTTGAGTTAAGTCCTGCCGCTCCTTTAACTTCTAATGTTGAATTTAAAGTTGTTGAACCTGTAACATTTAATGATGAACTAATAAACACACCGTTTACACCAACAATTGTTGCTGTTTGTGCGCCATCATTAATTAATAAATAATTGGTATCATCACCAAAGAAACTTAAACCATTATTAGATTTAATGTGTACATCACTCGCCGCGGTATTATAAATTTCAAAATATCTTCCGTCGATTTGATCGGGTTGTAAATAAAGTGAACCAGTACCTAAAATTTTGTCAGTGAACACTGAACCTGTTACTTGTAATGAAGAACTAACAATTACACCATTTACACCAACAAGTGTTGCTGTTTGTGCATAATCATCTATTTTTAAATAATTTGTATCATCACCGAAGAAATTTAAATCTGCATTACCCACAAGATGAATATCTGTATAACCTGAAGGTCCTGCACTATTATAAATTTCAAATAATCTAGAGTCATTTAAATCGGGTTTCAAATATAATGAACCTGTACCTTGAATGTTTGTAACCTCAAGAGCTCCAGATAAATTTAAATTACCATTATCGAAAGTTAAACCACTATAATCAGTTAATAAACCATCAGCACCCACAACAACCATTCTCTTTTCAGTCAATTGATCATTATATAATGAACCACTAATAACGGTTACGTCACCACCATTACCTAAATAAGTGCTACCACTTACAACTAAGTCAGTTAAGATTCCTAAGTTATTAAAATTAACTTGTTGTGCTTCTAAAGTATTGACATATGCAGTTCCACTTACGTGTAAATTTCTCCAGTTTTTATTCGTTGAACCTAAATCAAACGAATTATCCACAATTGGTATAATTGAAGAACTAACTTCACCACCAAATTGGATAATATCTGTTGTTTGATCACCAATTGTAATGTTACCACCTAAAACGATGTTACCCGTTAAATCTATTGATCCTGTTTGGATGGTATTACCGCTAATTAAAAGATCACCATTTAAATTAGTTGTACCTGTAACTGTTAAAGTTCCACCAGTTATATTTGTAACAAATGCGTTACTACCAGTAAGTGATGTTATATTACCATTTGTACTTGTAAGTGTAGTTCCAGTAATATTTGAAATATTAGCGTTACTACCTGTAAGTGATGTAATATTAGAATTAAAACTAGTAAATGTGTTTCCTGTTAGGTTTGTGTAATTGGCGTTACTACCAGTAAGTGATGTAATATTAGCGTTAGTACTAGTAAACGTGTTTCCCGTTAGGTTTGTGTAATTGGCGTTACTACCAGTTAAATTGTTAATTGTTACACCAGAAATTAAATTTCCTTCGATGTTACCTGTTAAATCTAATCTACTATTACCGTCTTTACTTAATACGTACAATGATTCATTTCCTGACGCATAAAATGGTGTTCCATCAAGTACCGAACCATGTGAACCAACAGTTAATGTTGGGGCGGCTGAACCCTGATAAATTTTTGAAGTTGGGCGGTAAGCACCTGCTGCGCCTTCTGTTTCACCTACAAATAGGAAAGGTCCGTTTAAGTCACCGATTGATCCGGTGGCCATAACCAGTTCACCTATTCTAGCTGTAACATCTTTCAGTTGTGTGACGCTACCCCTTCTGTGTTTAATTATTTGTGCCATTTTTTAATTTTAGTTGTTTTATATAAATACTTTATTTTTAATTAGAAAAATCCATCACCACAATCAAAAATTGCAAACTGATTAGCGTCAGCTAACCTACCTAGTCCTTGTATTGCTAATGATGCGGAAATAACTTGTGAATTTATTTGATTTTTAACGATATTCATTGCCCCAGATACAATTAAAGATTCTCTATTAGGATCAGTGGTTTGAATTAACGTAGTTGTACCCTCAACTCTTAAATTACCCTTAATTGTTAACGAACCAGTTAATTCTAAATCGTTTGTTGTTGCATAAAATGAGCCAGTTGGTCTCCAAATACCGCTTTCATTGATTGCTATTGCAACTGAACTAGAAAAAGCGTCATAATCACCTTGTAATATTATCGCTTCCTCAAACCCTTCAGGGCCTGCAATCCATTGGTCATTTACAGTGTCCCATAATAATGAACCTGAGATAGTATTTGGCGCAGTTGGGTCTTTTATCAATAAACCACCAAAAGTAGCTGCTGAACCATTTAATTCAATGATGTTATCACCTATACTAACAGTGTTTGACTGTATCGCTGTAGTTGTACCTTTAACCAATAAGTCACCCTTGATTGTGACATTTGAACCAGTAAGTTCAATAGCACTTTTTAATGATGCTGTATATAAATTTAATTCGTCAGTTCCTGATCCAGCAATGACTTCGGCTAACGTTTGCCCTGAAATATATAAATTATCTGCGTAAACCGCATGCAATGCTCCGGAGATAGCCCCCAAATCAACAATCGACCCCGATGGGACGTTTGCTGTATCAATTTGTAACCAATTTATCTGTTGTAAAGCCATTTATGTCTAGGTACTTTAACATAAATACTTTTATTATGTTTCTTGACATAAAAAAAGGGGATTTTTCATCCCCTTTATTAAAATAATCTTAATTAATGTATTTTAGTATCTTTTCTAGTAGTTCTTCTTTGCTCTGATAATCTCTCCCAGGAACAAAAATTGGTCCGGCACCTGTTTCAGGATTTTGTAAATATGTTGTTGGTAATGAGTTTTTACCAGTTAATTTAACAATCTCATCAAAAGTTGATTTATGTTGTGAAATTTCAAGTTCGTTAAATGTGATATTGTTTTCCTTTAACATTTTTTTTAATTCAACGCAGTGACTACACCCATTTAATGTAAAAATATTAACTGTATACATAATTAAAGTTTTTCCAAATGTTCTATATAAAACTTATCTGGATTTGCCCCAGCAGATTGATTGATTAACGTTTCACCATCATAAATCTTAACTGTTGGGACAGACCTAATACCGCTCTCCGCCATATACGATTGATTTTGGTCAACATCTATTTTAACAAATTGAATATGTGAAAATTCTTGTTCTAATATTTCTAATCTAGGCATTAACGACTTGCAGGGCCCACACCATTCAGCGTAAAAGTCCACTAGTAATTTTTCGCCGTTATTTAATTTTGTTTTTAATTGTTCTGCTGTTATTAATTTCATTTAAAATCCTATTTTACTTGTATTTTTATTTGTTGATTTGATAAGTTCGATGTCTATATTATATATATCCGCAAGTGTCATTGCTTCTTCTGAAACAATATCTTTTTTTAGATGCTTTAATAAATTGTTTGTATCCTCAATTGCTAGTTTCTCAAATTTATGTTCAGCAATTAATCTACCTTTTCTTAGTAATGCTTGGTCAATACGTTCTCTTTTCATGTTAAACGTTGCAATTATTTGAATGTTCAAACAATCACCCAAAATACCGTCTGTTATGTTTAAAACATTAGACACACCGGCCGGAGAACCATTACCCTCTCTATCTGAGATTACGCGTTCAGCATCTTCAATTACTAAAATACTGTCACGATGTTCCATTAAGAATGGTATGATTGATGGTTCAGACAACGCTTCAGCTAATGATGGCGGAATAAATAAAATATCCTTTTCGGTTATTAACTTAGTAATGTATTTTAGATAAGATGTTTTACCAGTACCTGGTTCACCATGTAATAAAATAATACCCTTCCCTCTTGGTTTATTTAGCTTTTCAATAATAACATCGTGAACCTTTAAGAAATCTTTACCGTAGTTTAATCCCAAATCAATATCTGGTATTGGTAAATCATAATCTTGCGTTTCTAAATGTCCCATCTCACTTTTAACCAACGAAATGTTTGCTTTAATTTTTTTCTTTTCGTATTTTTTCAAATCTAAAAAAGAGAATTGCTCATCCCTTTTACCCTTTTTAATGTTGTAGAAAAACTCTATTTGGTATAAGTCAGGATCTTTTTCTGAACAGCTAGAAATCTTAATCATAATCTCTTTTTCCTTGTGTACTAAAAGATTATCATTATAGGTGTCATGTCTACGATTTCTAACATTACGACATTCAATTTCAAAACCATTCTCCGTAAAGTGCGTAAAAACAAATGGGTTATAATATTCTTTACCCGTCTCTTTTGAGACCACAGAATCAAAATAAAGTAAAAATAATTGTTCTGATGGGATATCCGTACCATACGTTGTATCGTACATTTTTAGTTCTACTGGAAATTTTCTCATAAATTAAAGATACGGAAAAAAAGTGAAAAGTGAAACCTAATTCAATGAAGTTGGTGGATAATCGTTAAAAATAAAATAGATACCTTCTTGTCTATACTTTGGTCTTTCTTCAACGGTTTCTAACACAACATTTAAACGCAAGGATTCCATTTGCTCTTTTGTCAATTCTGGTTCTCCGTTCTTTTTAAAGTTTTTTTCTGAAATGTTTGATAGTTGGGTGAAAAATTTATCTTCATTACCATTAACAATGAAATAGTTTCTAGCATCTTCATTTATTTTAAGGAAATGTTTAATGCGTTCTACGTATATTAAAACTTCTGGGTTACTCATATCTTTTTAATATTTTGAATGTCTATTGTTACAGGTGTTAAGCGACCAAAAATTTTAACTTGCAATTCCACTTTGTCACCTTTAATTTCTATAATGGTACCGTTGAATGAAGCAAATGGTCCGTCTGTTAATACAACATCCTCACCTGCTACAAAGGTAATTGATTTTACATACTTATGTTCATTTAACATCTCATCTTTAATAATTTTACCAATATCGTGTCTACCCATCAATCTAGGTTTCTTATCCCCTAACATAGACATAACAAAAGGATGGCTTGAGATTTCTTTTAATTCATTATCGTTTAATTCTCTTGGTGTTTCAAAATAAAGATATCCGCTATACAATATTTTATCCCTTAAAACCTTCTTTTTTCTTAATACAACAAACTCCTTTTCCATTGGGCATATGAATCTATTTACGTAACCCATTCTATCTAATGCGATTAACGTATTAAAATTTTCATTCATTTGTCTTTCTTTTCCTGGTGTTACTTTTAACACATACCATTTGTTTTCCATTCTAATAAATATTTTTAATTAGATTATTAAATATATTACAAAAAAAACAAAAAAAGAAATATTGGGTTGAAATATATATAATAAACCACTATATTACCTTATGTCATGTACAAGTTGTAAAAAGAAAGAATTAAAAAGACAGTTTGATGAGGTTAGCGAATATACCACAAAATCAGCTATTTGGTTCCTCGTTATCTGGTCAGCATTTGCTGTTTATGGGATTTATTCTTTAATTACCAAATTCATATGAAGCAGAATTTTAAGTATTTCATAATCTTATATCTAAATGGTGTAAAGAAGAAAGTTCTACATAAGTGTGCAAAACGTAGCACTATTATGGACTACTGGTCAGAGTATAAAACGCAAAGAAAACCAACATACTGTGCTGAAATTAGAGGTAGAAAGCGTACTAAGTTAAATTTTGAATTGTTCCTAGTTTACCCCATCAATAGATGGTCAACTACTGATAAAGCATATAAAAAAGACGAACTAGGTAGAAATATCGAGGTGTCCTTGGATGATCCTAAGTTTAGGGTTAAAGAAATAATACCTTGGTGGGAAGAAGAACGTATCTATGATTTTGAACAAAAAAAACACATCCGTTATCACGAAATGATGTTCAAACTTAATAGGATTGAGGAGATTTGTCAGATATTCACATTGAACAATAAAATATTCGTTCAAATAGAAAATGATGTCAAAGTGTTTGGCAACAAAAATCTACATGATACTGATAGATTATTTGAATTAGTAAAAAATGATTTACATAAGAAGAAAAGAAGGAACTTTCTTTTCATTAAAGATATCACAACCTATCAAAGAAAACTACTCTATGATTTTTTAATCACGAAGGGTTTTAGTAGGCATGAATTGTTTAGGCATTATTCATATTAAATAATATGTTAACCTCGCCTATTTGAATATTAAAAGTGTCTTTTGGCATACCGCCGCTCATTTTAGTTTTACGAGTAACTAAAGTATAAACTTTTTCAAACTCTGCTCTGTTTAATTCAAAAACAATTGTACTTGAAACACTAACCAAGTTACACCTTTCAACTAAATCAGATATTATCGCTAATTGATTAAATAAGTCACCCTTTTTTTCCATATCCGAAAATCATTAATATCTTATCTAATATAGATATCTTTTTCTTTGGTTTAGGTTGAAAGAATTTTGATTTATCTATTTTTTTTATTTCTTCTATTACTTTTTGCTTATGCAAATCAATCTCCGTCTGGTCCTTCCCCATCTCCCGATTCAACCAGTCCAGCCCCTGTTTTATCCGTTTCTCCATCTTCTTTTTGAATATTAATTCCTTTTAATTTATCTAATGGTTCGCTTTTAAATTGATCCTGTAATTCTCTAATCTTGTTTTGATATTCTTCTTGCAATTGCCTTTGCTTATCCTTAAATAATATTTCCTTTTCTTCTAATTCAAGATTGTATTTAATTATTTCTATGGCACATGACCTTGCAGTATTATACCCCTCTTGTGTTGCTAATGCAATTAATGAAACTAATTGGTATTTGTCGTTCTTGTCTTGAACTTTATACCCCATTGATTTATATTGCGACACAACTTCTTGGATATGTTCTATCCTCCAGTTTGTTGGTATTCTTAGGTCTAAGCTGACATTCTTTTCAATCTCTCGCAATGAAAAGAAATATGGTCGTAAATCTGATATTAGTTCGTACACGTTATACAATAATAAATGTTATCACATATGAAATTGCTAAATAAATGAACACTTGATTCACTTTAGCAATCTCTATGGGTTTAGGATTTTCATCTCTTAATTTAAGAAGAAACTCAATAGCAAACCTTAATAGGTACACTAAACTGAGTACCAATAAAAATGTTTCGATTTGTTTAATCATGTTTTTTAATTTCTTCTAGAACATCTTTTCTGTATACACCTAATAGCGCTTTAATTTCTTGTGCATGTTTTCTTGCCCTAATAGATGCACTTCTATTTCCCTTTTCAAACACTTTTTGGGTATCAACAGACATCTTTTCGACAAGCTCTTTGATTTTCTTTAAAGTTTCCATAGTAATTATTTTGAACTAATGTACATAAAAAAACCCGGTTTAACAAGTCAATATCGAGGTTTTTTTTTACTTTTTGATATTTGACTCGAATACCTTGTATATTTCAGTTAGGATATCTAACTCAGATCTGGTTTTTTTGTAATTGAATGTGAATAACTTATAAAAATAATCTTTGATTCGATTGTTCTTACCTTCAACCTCATTTATATAGAATGCTTCGTGGAAAAAAGCCCAAAAATAGTCATAGTGGGCACCACTTTCTTTAAAATGAATGTTCTCTTTCTCGAAATTAGACAGGGTTTTTCTCCAGCACCAATCGAAATGCCCCTTTTGATCCTTGTCTTCATTTAGAACATCAGGACCCAAGTAGGTTTCTTCGATAATAGTGTGTAAAGTTGTGATTAAATCGTGAAACAATTCAACCTTTTCGCGTATAATATTATAAGCGCGATACCAAACCTCCACTTGATTTTTGTAGTTTTCCGAGGAGATAAATTCTAAATACCCTTCCTGTTTTCTCATACCCAAATATATTAAAATATGCGGATAAAAGGAAAATTTAAAAGGTTATTATTGAGTTTTTTTATTGTACTGAACCATATCCTTCATTCTTTTGATTTCCTCATTAAGAACTGATTTGGTTTTTAAAGATTCATTAACCGACGATGTTTCTTTCGATGGTTGAATATCTTTTTTGTACAATGGCATCTTTTTAACGTTTTCTTTTTTTCTTTCTACCGCTTTCGCTATTTTTTTACCTAAATCACTTTTGATTACATTAGCAACGTCACCATCTTGTGCGTTTCCAGTTGTTTTGTCACCTTCTAATGCTTTCTTTAATCTATCTTTAAATTGATCTGATGGCTCACTATCATATTTTAAATCTAACATAGATCCACCTCTCCAATCTTGAACATATTCATCTTCATCTTCTGAATTTGTTCTAGCTGCTTTTTCTTTTTCTTTACCTATTTGATTAGGGAAATCTGGATTATTATTATTCTCAAAATTTAATGACTTTTTGATTTTATCTCCAGTTTCTTTGTTTGCATCAGTATTAATTTTACCACTTTTACTTTTCATATCAGTAGCTATTCTTAAACCTGGAACAGATTCTTTTACTATTTTATTAATGAAGTCAACTAATTCACTTTCAGTTAATTTAACCTTTCTTTTCTTGCTTTCATTCATTGCACCACCACACTCATTGCACACACCTTCGTACATTTGAGAACCGCACTCAGAGCACATTTGAGCATCATCTTCTGATACTTCACCTTCTTCTGATTTTGGTTCAAATTTTAATTTATTGAATGAATATTTGTCTTCAGAGTCGCCCATTGATTCATTATGTTCTTCAGGTGTTTTATCTTTTGAAGTTTTAGCATTTATGTTCTTTAAAAACTTATATTTTGAAGTATCTATTGCCATATCAAATTTTTTGCTGTGTTCAGAGTCATCGCCTTCTTTCATATTTGAACCACATTCCATACACTCATCTTCTTCCATTTGTTTGGACCAGCATTCTTCAACATCATATTCTTTACCATCTACTGTGAATGATTCTTCACCAGCATCTTTAGCTGCTTTAAGAGCTCCTGTGAACTCATTTCCTTCCATTGGTTGTTTTTCTGTTTCCATGTTTTCTAAATTTTCACCCATTTCGTCTAATTCGTCAATGGATGGTTTTGGTTCTTTTTCGATGATGAATTCTTTACCTGATTTTTGGTAGCTATCTAATTTTTCGTCTGCTTCTTCTTGAGTTGCACACATTTCAATAGGTTCACCTTCTTTATTTTTTATTATATATACTTCGTCAGCACTTTCTAATATTGCTTTTTTAACCTCTTTAGCAAGGGTATTTTCTATTAGCTGTTTTAATTCGTTAACTTTCATACTAAATAAATATCTGTTTTATTTCATTTAATACTAATTTTTCAACTTCTTTAGGTGAAAACCCGTGTTTTTTTGCAACTTCGTTAATTGCTTCCTTTAAACCCTCTACTTCTGAAATAAACTCTAGTGAATTAATATCCCCTTGGTTACAATAAGGAAACTTTTTACATTTTTCCTTTACCGCAACATAAACACCTCCAGGACCACCCCACTTAGGAAAATTTTTATCTTTAACCGCTCTACTGTTTTTAATACTACTTGGTCCACCAATCTTTAATGGTGATTTACCGCCAGCACCGAATGGTACATCATAAGCCCCGGATGATGAAGCGTCAGTAGCTTCGTCCATATCTTGCTCAACATTGTATTTCTTGCTGTTTTTAAGCCCAGAAATTGGTTTCTTTATAACTTTACCAAGACCTTTGTTTTTAGCGCCTAGTGGGGCTGAAAATGCTCCAGATGACGAAGCGTCGGTTGATTCTTTATTCTCTTTTTTCATAATATTTTTACTTTCTTCTATTGGATCTTCAACATCTATCTTATCCGCCGCATCTATTACCCATAGTTTTGGGTTTATGTTGTTTTTAATCAAACCGGCTAACCTTGTGTTACCACCTACTAAATCGTAATAATCCTCGTATATTTTAACAGCTATCGGTATTTCAATAACACCTTTCTTAAAGTCCCTTTCAAAGCGTATTTTCTTATCTTTATCTAAATTTTCATAATCTAAATCAACATTACCTAATTGGTCTTTAATTGATTCATAATTTAAAATCTGAAAATTTTTACTAGCAAACTCAACCCACACCTTCTTTCCCATTTTTTTTAAAAATGAGTATCTACGTGCTTCATTCCATTCGCGGTTTAAATTTGGCTTAGTATACTGCATTATTTAACGCTTTTAAGTGCTGATTCCCAGAAACCTTTTCTTTGCCATAAGGTTTTGAATAACTCAACAACAACTTTAGTTGACAACTCAACTATCTTATCATCAATTTTTTTTGAACCTAGTTCTTTCTGAATGATTTTAATTACAATTTCGTGTGCCTTAGTTGTGTCTAAGAAATCCTTGATTTCCTTTTTGGCTATTTTTTCAATTTCCTTCTTATCGTCGTTACTTAATGCCATTTTAATTGTTTTTTCTATTTAAAATGAAATCATTAGCGGAATCACTAAATGTGTGATAGAATTTTTCAAGTTTATCCATTACTTGAATAACTTCCGAATCTAACTTAGTCATGTCGCAATTAACATAGACACCACTCTCAGATCCAATAACAAAAACAAAACTAATGTCGTTGTCTGGTATTGTACCGTCTAATCTAACCTCATCTGTGGTGATGTTAAATCCCTCTTCAAATTCTGCTAATTCAGCTACTTGCTGACGGAAATTATCAATTAATTGTGAAATTGCTTGTTTCTCTTCGTCTGAAATAATTAAATCTTTTTCATCGGATGAGTGAATTTTCACCTCAACGTCGTTTATTACTGTGTAATCAACCCCATTATCTGGTGTTGGTTCAGTTTGTTGGATATCTTCTTTAAGGATTGACGATGTGTTTGACTTAGATTCGTTTAACGTTCTAAGTTTGTTTAACATCTTTTTTGTATCATCGTATCCCCAGTTCTGCTTGTTTGACATGTTCTTCGAATATATTAAAATTAAATGAAGGGTTTATATCAGTATAAATATTCGAGAAATTGGATTTACTTAATATTCCGCGGAACTTTTCACAATTTTCAATATAACCAGATGATGGTACGCAGTGATAGTTAATATCGTACTCGACACAGAGTACCATACATAACTCCGCCAAGGAATTCATTTGAGGTTCGGTGTACCTATCCCAAAAACTATAATTGCGCCAATTCTTAATGTAGGGGTCGGCTCTATATGGGCTATTAATCCAATTAAAAAGTATACCAGTTACACTATGTTTATTTAACCAACCTAGATTTTCAATGGCAATTTTAATTTGCCCATTATCTATTTTAGGTGTCTTAAATGTGTTTGATGAATATTCTGGTTCAAATATTTTATAGATATTACCTAGTTTATCAATACAAAAATGGGGAATATCTTCATATTTCCCATCCTTTCTATGTTTTAACATCATAATGTACTCATCTAACCGTCTATGAGTATCATGTAATAATATTTGTGTTTTTTTAGATTTTCTTTTTTTGATATTCAAAAGTGTCTTATCTAAAACCTCTACGTTTCGTATTTCTAACATTTCTAGGTATTATTTTACTTCCACCTCTTGGAAAAATAGAACCAAAAGGATTAAATTGTTCCGATTCTTCAATTGGTGATTCGTTTGTGTTGTCTTCGTAAGTTACTTGTGTTGGTGATTCATCATCAACTAATGGGATTGGGTTTTCACCGGATTCCCAATATAATGAATCGGTATCTCGATTTAATTGTGTTTCAGTAGGCGTTGGGGTTGGCGTAGGTGTTTCAACAATTTCAATTGATGATGTTATTTCTAGTTCATCTTTTTTTTTTAAATCATCTTCTTCTGTATCAATAACCTCATTAACGTCATTTAATATTTCGTTAATTGCTCGAATATCTATTTTAAAAGTTTCAACCTCTTCTGGCATTACAAATAATTCAGGAACTTGTTCTTCTGTTCTTAATTCCTGATTATCGACATCTTCAATAAGTTCATTTAATAAATTAGAAATCACTTCTTCAGGAACCAACGTTTCTGTGGTATTATCTTGGAAAATATTCTCAGTTTCAGGTTCTATAATGGAAAAATTTACATGGATTTCTTCCTCTGTTGGTTCTTCTTGGAAAATATTCTCCGTTTCTTTTTCAGTAAAAAATGGTTCTTCATCTTCTAACCCATCCATTAGTGTTACATCCCAATCAGAAATATCTTCTTCTGGTTCTTCTTCAACCAATTCTAAATCAACTTGTGGTTCAACAGGTGTTGGTATTGGATTTTCATATAATGGTTTACTATATTCATCCGTATACTCCACTTCTTTAGGGAACATACTTGCACCAGCATAAGGTTCTTCATCATATAAGCCCAACTCTTGGTCGTTCTTCATTATTTCCTTTAATAACTCACCTCTTCTTTTGTGTTCTTCAGCCGCCTTCAATAACGCCTCGTTTGGTGGTGGTGAATTTAATAATGCCTCTTCAAGTATCTTTAAATCATTTTCAGATAAATGTAATCTTGTTGTTTCATCGACAAAATCTTTTAACTGTTCGATTGTTTGTGTAGGTTCAACTGGTTTAGTTTCTTCTTTAGATTGAATAACTCTATCTTCTTCTGTGAACTTAACCAACATATGTAAGAAAGATAAAGATATTATTGGTAACATGCCCCCAGCAAAAAACGCTAAAAATCTTTTATGACCAACAAAGTCAGTTGATTCAACCCCAGTTAATTCTAATAACGGGGAAACTAAACCCACCCAATCCTGGAAAGATTTTGAATCAATATCAATGTATGAATATGCAAAAAATACATTACCAATAAATTGAACTAGGGTAACAATTGCAAATGGGAAATACACCTTCTTGCCCATGTTTGCTGAGATGGCGGCTAATGCCGATAATGCTGCAATCTCAATACCTATTGAAAGATATATTGCCCAACTAATGGGATTTGATATCCCGTACCATTGGGTAACGTGAGATATTGAAACTATTGCCACAGTTATGATTGGTATCAAAAACGCAGCAACAATTAATGTTTTATAATGTGTACTAAGCCAATGTTTCATTTAGATTCTTGTTCTTTTTTTAGATTTTCTTTAACGATAAAATGTAATTCCATTAACTGCGGTCCTCTATCTTTTTGTGTAATCCAATTATCGTAAAAACTATGAATTGCGATTTTGTCATTTTTATGTGCAATATTGATACTATCTATTGTCGCAATATTTTTCTTTTCATTTTTTTCTAACTTAGTCACTTTACTTGAATTACTACAAGAGCGAAAGAAGAAAAAAAGTGTTAAAACTACTAGTATTTGTAGTTTATACGTTTTAATTAAATCAATTAACTTTTTCATGTCTTTAATTTTTACTTTTATAAATAGTTTAGGAGTCCAAAACTCTCGTTTCGCAATTTCTTAATTGCTTTATCTTTTAATTGTCTAATACGTTCTTTGGTGCAACCAAATTCTTCACCTAGGTCATCTAGGTTTCTTTCGGTACCACACAAACCAAAATAACCCTCAATAATGGTTTTCTCTCTGTCATCTAGGATTGCTAACATATACTTCATCTTTTTCTTAATCTCATCAAGATTATTCATAGATTCCATAGGGTCAATTGAATTAGGATTAGCAATAACTTCTATTAATGTGTCACCATCTTCATTTATTTCTTTATATAAATCAACTGTTGTTGGAATACCGATTAAAACATTATCATTGTATTCAATAAGGTAACTATCCTCTTCATTTTTTATTTTCTTTTGCTTTTGAATATCTTGCAAAACGTTTGACGGTATTCTTATTGTTCTTGAATTTTCCGTTAACGACTGCATTATAGATTGTTTCACCCACCACACAGCATATGATATAAATTTAAAACCAGAAGTAACGTCAAAGCGATCAATGGCTTTCATTAAACCAATATTACCTTCTGAAATTAAATCCAATAAATCCATTCCTTGATTTTGATACATCTTAGCAACGGAAATAACAAATCTTAAATTACCTAAAATCAATTCTTCAACTAAAGCGTTTTTTTGTTCTTTGGTTGTCTCTTTGTTTTTAAACGCCATGAAAATTTCAAATTCTCTTTGCGCTTCTATTACTGGGATTCTTTTTAAATCCTTGATGTAATATTTTAGTTCTTCGGTTTTAACCATTGGGCTGGTATTTTTCATTCGTTTTTGGGTTTTGTATAGCAATAGTACGATTTTTCCACTTATTTTCCAAAATCATCCAGAAATTTTTTTTCTTCTAGTGTCAAGCTATCAATCCCCCCATTTTCAATCTTTTCTAAGATGTCATCTAGGTCGTGTTTTTGATTACGATTAGCCGTTATTTTAAGTTTAACATTCTCGTTTTCTAGGGGTTTAAATATGAAATCTTTGATGGTTTCAGGTAAAAATACGGATACCACTGACGCCCGTTCAAATAGAAAATAGAAGTTTATTTGCTCAATATCCAATAGATCCTCTAAATCAGAATCTAATTTATCCTTATCTTTATCCGATTCGAATATTATAATACAATTACCGTCCTTTTCAATGACGTATTTAACTCCTCTTTCAGATATTTGAGAGAAATGTTCGGTACAAAAGAACTCGACGTCCTCGTGATCCTCAAAATTTGCATAAATAAACAATATGTATGTTACCATCTTACATAATATAACTATTTATTATAAATTAGTATATAATTTTATGCCAAAAACAATAAAATTAAAAAGAAAACAGGTTCAAAACTTAGCTGAAAACCTATCTAAAGGACTTATCAATGAAAGTATAGGTAAGGATTTACTTGATTTCAGAACCGATGTTGAGGTTGAAATTGAACATCCGCGCCAATATGATGGGCAAAGAATTTATAATGTTAACCCAATTGGTAAAATGAATATTGTCTATGACCTATATATGACTTTAAGGGGTTGGGGGATTGATTCTATTGAAATAACCAATGTGCGCGGTCCTAGGGATATTGAAGTGGAAATTGAAGTTGAACCATTAACCGATGATGGCGAAGATACATTTGAACACATTCTTCAATTAGATTGGAGTGAATATATAGTTGATAGTGAAGGTAGTAGGGATGTTCATTTAGGTATTGAAAGAGTCACCCTATTATTGGACGAACATCTATTTGTGGTGGGAGTTACCTTACACCCTTGGAATTTTATTGAGTAATTAATTACCTTCTTGTTTTTATCTTAAAATAAACACCGCCGTCAACATATGGGGTAAATTTTCCGGTCGTCCCGTCTAAGATTCTGTTTGCCACACCAATACCTAGATGATATATCTTATCTTCTTTTGTTTTATACATTATACCAGTGCCAAGATGTGAAACTACATCAGGTTTACTTAAACTACCATTAAATCCAAAGTACATTTGACCTTTCTTAGGTTCTTTTGTGTAAACTGTGTCTTTAATAATCATTTGTTTAATGTCGCTAATAAACTTTCTGTTAACAATACTATTTTTAGATATTGTATCCATAATCGTAATAGTCCCAACATTGTTAGGTAATGTTAGCACATCTTTATGTTGGATTTTCGCAAAATAAATCTTTAAAATTTCTGTTGTGTCAACTGGTGTTAATACCTGTACCTCTACTCTTTTTTCAACCTCTACCTCAACTGGAACCTCAATTTCAATTTCTACCTCAATTAAACTATCCACTGATATTGTATCGTGTACGGCATAACCTATTGAATCAACCCTTGTGATTGTTCTATTTGGTAAATGCCCGCCTGGATTGTAAAAAGCCAAGAATAATAAAATTATTAAAATAACAATAATAAAATTCTTGGCTGTTAAATGTTTTTTCATATTACTTAATCAATAATATACTAGTAGCAATTATCCCGACATAAGTTCCAACTTTATATAAAAATGTTTTGGTTCTTTGCCCTTTAAGTTCTTTTAATAAACTTTCAGATTTTTGTCTTTCTAAACCAAACTGTTCATCTTTCTTAGAAATAATAACTTCTAAGTTTGTTATTTTTTGGTCTTTTAAAGTGTCTTTTTGTTTAAACAAACCAATTTGTTCGTCTTTTAGTGTTATTACTTTATTTAACTCAATAATTTCTAACTTAGCACCGTCGTAACGAAGCAAATCTTGAAATACTAATCTAGCAACTTTTGTTGTTATAGTAACTTTAGTAGTATCTAATACAATAACTTTAGTTGTATCTGTTTGCGAATAACTGCTCAAGCTCAACATTACCAATAGTAGTAATAGAATTAACTTTTTCATCTGTGTTGTTTTTAATAATAGTTATGTTTTTTGTCACGTTGTCGATATCTTTATCAACATTAACAATGTGATTATCAACTTTTTCGATTTGATTGTCTATTTCTTTGTTTGCAATATAAACCGAATCAATTTCCTTTTGTAAGGATTCAATTTTAGCGTTATAACCCGCAACGTCAGTTTTTATACCTTGATTTTGAAATATGGTATAGCCAGCCAAACAAGCAATCAAAACTAATAGGATGTTTGTTTTATCAATCTTCATATTATCTGTTTTATTATAAATACAAAGAGGTCGCAAAAGCGACCTCAGAGTTAGACCTTGTGATTAGTTTATTAGTATTTTGTGCCACATTGTGGGCAGAACTTATATGTGTCTTTTTTCCTTCTACTGCCACATTCAGTGCAATATGTAGCCAAATCATCCATTGTTACCAATTGAGTTGATTTGGGTTTTATTTTCCACCAATTTGTGTTAGACGCCCAACTATTGAAAGATGTACTATCGTATGTAAAGGATTGATTAGAATTGGAACCCTTTTCAACTCTACCTGTTTCAACCTGTCTTTTAGATTTTTTAACCTTATCGGGGTTGTTTAAGAATGTATTTGAGGTACTAAACGTTCCACTTGTTAAAGATGAATTGGAAGTATAAACCGCATTTGTTCCCGTTGTTGTAATACTAGTAGGATTAAATGTATTCATACCTAAAGTATTATGTGTAGTGTAGGTAAATGGTGTCCCCGTGTTGTTTATCCAACCTGGGTTAGATATCGTTAACGTGCCTGAATTACCGCTATAATATGTCGGTGGAGGCGTTTCGTTATAGAACTTAATAACCACATCACCATTATCAGCAATTGCTTCTTGTACTTCTAAATTATCACCATTTACAACATATGTTTCAAATAAAAACTTCTTTGCCTCATCAAGATATCTTTCGAGGAAAACGCGTTCACCTGGACGAATTATAATACCATTACCAACGGCATTACCATTCATCTCAATTTTTGCTAAAACTTTATTGTGTGTTGGATTAAAAAGTTCGATTTCGAACTCATCACCGTTATTAAGATATACGGTGTCAATGTGCTGTTTTAATCTTTGTTTACCTTTAGTAATGAAAGATTGTGGTACAGCAAGACCAGTTGTGTTAACTGAAATTCTTCTGTTCATTTCCTTATATTTTTTTGTATTTGAACCCGAATTCGTTGGTATCAATTCCAACTCAAATGCCTCTGGGACACTTCGACTTCAACCACAAGGTCTAGAAATAAATATAAGGGAATAAATAAAAAAAGGGAAGTTAAAAACTTCCCTTTTTGTTGAAACCAAAATGTTGAATAAATTAACCCTATTTTCTTTTGACAACTTCGTCAATAATACCGTATGCTAAAGCATCTTCAGAACTCAACCAGAGATCCCTAGACGCATCTTGTTTAACTTGTTCACCTGTTTTACCACAATAACCACCCAATAGGTCAAATAATGTGTTATTTAATTTATCCCACTCAACCATATCAATCTTAGCATCTTGAATGTTACCTCTAAAACCTCCAGATGATTGGTGTAACATTGTTCTTGAGAATCTCAATGAACCGCGTTTTCCCTTCGTTCCTGCCCCTAAAAGGATTGAACCCATAGATGCAGCCATTCCAGTATTAATCGTCCTAATATCGGACTTAATGTAATCCATAACATCAACCATTGATAAACCAGATTTAACGCTTCCGCCTGGGGTATCGATATGCATAGTTATGTCATTAGTATCTAAACTGTCCAAGAACATTAACTGTGCTTGAGTTATAACCGACATATTATCATTAACCTCACCGGCCACCCAAATAATTCTTTCCATCATTAAACGTGAAAACACATCCATTTGTGTAACGTTCAGTTGTCTTTCCTCTAAGACGTATGGAGTTAAACTACCCTCAATATTTTTTTGATGATAATGCATGTTTAAGGAACTAATTCCGCGGTCTTTTGCGTACAAACCGAAATCTTTGTAATCTTTGGGTGTCATGGTAGATTTAATTTAGTATGGAACAAATATACTTAAAAATCCCCGTAATAAAAAACAATGTTTTTCTAATATTTATTGTTATGATTAAAATGTCCAAAATTATACGTGAAATTGAGGTTGGTGGGTTACCTAGTGAAAAACTTTTAGATTGGTTTTTAAAAAGAGTTAACCACACTTTTGTCTTTTTTGATACCGAAACCACCGGTTTAGATCGTAACCCAGCAGGTAGACCTGCTAACCAATTAACACAAATCGCAGCAATTGCGACTCAAATAAATGGTGAGACATTAAGATTTTTTGAATTAGGTAGATTTAATATTGGTATTAAATTAAATGACGAAACTCTTCAACAGATGACTACCGAGCCAGACGCTCCAGAAGATGAAGAAAGTGACGAATATAAAAGATGGTTATTTAACACTAAAAAGGGCATTCTAAAATTTAATCACTATGATTTAGCAAATAGCGAATCATATGAAGAAGAAAGAAACGCATTAGAAAAGTTTGATGAGTTTTTAAAAGAACATGAAAACGTTACTTTAATTGCACACAACGCACCATTTGATTTAAAATGGATTCAATTCCACGAGATTTTTAAAGATAGCACCGATGAGATGATAGATAGTATCAATTTCTTTAAAAACTTCTTCTTCCCAATATTAAACACAATATCAAAAGATAACCCTGATTATCAAGCTAAACTAGATAAGTTCCCAGGCAAAGAAGGTGGTGCTAAATCAAATGCGTTAAAATCTTTAGCCACTGGGTTTGATGATGAGATAAATCAATTAAAGAAAAAACTCCAAGGTGCTCACAATGCTGTAGTAGATTGTGAAATCACGATGGAGATTTTTGAAAGAGGTTTATTAACCGTTTATCGTTACTTAAACGATTAGTAATTAATTTTAGGTGTTATGTAGTCGATTGATGATATATTATCATCTTTCTTCACCATAATAATATTATCCGACCAGTTTCTAATTAATGGGTTGTGTGAGATAACAAATATATGTTCGAAATAATTCTTAATCTTTTTAAAGAACTCACCAACCATTTCTAAATTTTCATCAGCTATCTTACCAAATACCTCATCCATTACCACTATGTTTGGTTTAGGTAACGAGGATACTTTAGTTAATACACTTCTTAACGCTAGTGACGATATTGTTCTTTCATAACCAGATCCGGAGTTAAGTGGTTTAACTACTCTGGTTTCATTATCAATCATGATAAATTCAACTTCGTTCTTATCGTTAATGTTCAACTCTAGTGTGAAGTATGAACTATCTAATAGTAATCGAGACAACTCTTGATTTAGAAGTGGTATCATATTTTTTAATATGACTTTTGAAATACCATTCTTACCAAATACCATTAAGTATGTTTTAAACACTTGTAAGTATTCTTCCTCGCCCTTAATTTTTTCAATCAACTTAATATTGTTTTCAATCTTTTCTTTAAGATTGGTAATATTATTTTTATGTCTTTCAATATTATTTAAGGTTTGTTGGATATCAGCATTTGCTGTTTCAATCTTAGTTCTTAAAGTGATGATTTCTGCCTCAATCTTTTGGTTGTTTTCCAATTTAGATTTGTTACTATCATAACGGTCTAACTTTGATTGTTTAGAATCAATTTCAACTTGTTTTTGTTCAACCTCTAATTCGAATCTACTTTTACGAAGTTTGTTTCTTTCGTATTCGTCATATTCTTTTTTAATCGCAGCATATAACTTTTCAGCGTCGTTTGCTTCGGTGTATTGAGATTTTAGTTCTGTTTGTTTATCCTTTAAACCCTCAATTTCCTTTTTAATTTTTTCAATCTCACTAGTGTGGTCAACCTCATCTAACGCTCTATGACATGTTGGACATACACTACCTTTCTCTAATTGATTAACTAAATTTTCATTACGTGTAATAGTTTCACTCACGAGCTTACCATCAACAACAATTGAATTAACTTTGTCTTTTAGTTTATCGTGTTCTTCATCCAAATAATACTGCGATGGTTCTACAACACTTACATCATTGCCTTGAGTTTTGCTAGATGTTTGAAGACGCTTAAGATCCTCAATCTCTCTTTGCAACAAGGTTGGGTTAGTTCTTATAAGGTCATCATCAATGTCGTTATTTTTTTGACCCAATATTAAATCTCGTCTATCTTCTAGATTTTTTAATGTATCTTTAAACCCATCTAAAGAAACCCCTAAATCAGTAATTTGTGTGTTAGAATTCCCAATTGAATCTTCAAACGTTTTAATCTGATCATCTAAATCTGTTTTGTTATTTGTATTTGAAACCAACTTCTTACTCCATTCGCTATACATTTCTTTAGCAATATCCTCTTTTTGTTTTAAGGATTCTAACCCAAGAAATTTAGTGATGATTTGTCCTCTAGCAGTTGGTTTACTTTCAATAAGTTCTTCTAAGTTATAACCAGTTGTTAAAATTGTAGATAAGAAATCTTCTTCAGTTCCAATAGCGGATGTAATTAATATCTCTGTCTCTCTTCTTTGTTCACCAGATAAATTAATCAATTCGCCTTCTGGTGATTTCTTAAAGAACTCCAAATCATTTTTAACCGTGTATTCACCTGACTTACTTTTTTTGCGAGTAATAGTTCTACTGATAAGATAATCATCACCATCAATTGTAACCTCACCTTTTACCTTAACTTCATCTGAATCGGAAAACTTGTTGAATATCTCTCCGTTAGTTTTTGTTTTGGTTGTTGAATTAAAGAACAAAAACATCAATAAATCAACAGTTGCGGTTGACTTACCACCAAAATTTTTAGGTGTTGATTCAATTACTGTGATGCCGTCTAAATCCGTAAAATCAATTACGTTCCCTTCACCATAGGATAGGAAGTTTGAGAATTCAACCTTTTTAATAAACCATTTATTATATCTAACCTTGTTCTGATTTAATTTATCAATTTCACCATTAACACGGTCATCTAAACGATTTATAAAATCCCATTTAATTGTTGACTGGTTCTCAGTTAAGAACTCCTTTACCAAGTTTTTTTGATATTGAGGGTCCAATATATTATCAGACGCCTCTAACGATTTCAACTTCGCATTGGATGAGTTGTTGATTGTCTTTGTAACAATCTTAACATTCGTGCTATTGTATTTGTTTTGGAAATACGATTTAACACGTTTGATTCTTTCTTGGGTAAGATTCTCTGGAGTATCTTCCCACTCAACTTTAATAAAAGGGTTATTATACATTTTGTGTTTCCTTTGGAATATAGGTTAAAGAAATGATATTTTGTCCTGTGTAATTAATTGTCATCACATTTTCATATAATGATGCCGGGTTTTGCGTAATATCTTCTGGTAATTCATTACCACTGTAACCACCATATTTGTGGCTATTAAGTTTAATATTCTTATCCATGTTTATTTTAGTAAAATCCATACCTAAGTTTTGGAATGGTAAAGATAAGTGATTTAATTTCTCTTTTACCAAAGATAAACGAGTTTCTTCGTCAATATTTTTACTGTTTAAACGTTTATTAAAGAATTCATAACCACCAAACATTTTTTTTGCTTCGTTTAATAAGCGTTCTGTGTCTTTTGAGAAACTGAATTTTTTAAATAACACCTTTAAAAACTTATCCTGGAATAAATCGTTTTTAAATAATTTATCTGCCCAGTTCTTAAAGTTTGTGGGGTATTTGTTTACCGTATTATATACCGCATCTGAAATATACAGAAGTTGTAATAACTCTTTTGATTCAAATAACTCAGGAAGATTTAATTCTTCTGAATATAACTCAATTAGATAATGTGCGGTACCAAACGGGTACTTACCAGTATATTCTTTTACGGTTACACCAAACTGATAGTTAGGGTTTAAACAATTAACCAATCTGTCTTTAATTTCCTCGTAAACTTTAGGGCTTGTAATGTTATTATGATTACCAACAGATAATACATCTGGTAAGAACATTTCAACGTCAACAAAAACATAATCACTTAACTTGTCGTTTTCATCGATACCATAAATGTTGTTATATAAATCCGATACACCAACAACATCTAATCCTGTTAATCTACTAATAATAAACGCGGAATATAATCCGTCAGGGTCTAACTGTGCTATAATACCTTTTTTGGTTTTAGCAGTTTCCAACCATTTAATTTTTTTTACTTCAAATTCACTTGATGTCATTTTTTGTTATTTTATTTATATTATTTTATTCTACTTTCTTCAAAAAATTCAACTATTCCGTTTATAGCCCAGACGATGCCGGCCGTATACATACCATCAAAAAATATTGCTGGAATCCAATTAATGTCAAATATTTTAGTTGACAGCCCGCCCAAAACTAATGATAAGAAAAATCCGCACCAAGTTGATGTACAAAGCATACAACCAACAAGATCTCCAAAAAATTTTGAGTGTCTCTTAATGAACTCCCTAGGTTTATCGAATATTGATCCGTAAACAATTATTGTTGTCATACCGTAAGCCATAAAAGCCCAGAAAAATAATAATGTCATATTCATATGTTTTTACTAATATACTTTATTTACCACATAATAAAAAATAACCGTTGCCCGATTTTATTCGCCATACAAGTCATTTAAGTCGCTGTTTTTAAGGTACTTGGCTTTACCCATCTTATTCAACGCTGTGGTTATTTTATTTAAATCATTTGTGAGTTTTTGATTTTCCTCTGTTAGTTTTTGAATTGTTTTATCCTTTTCAACATCTGGGATTATTTTATCTACAAAGACCTCTTTAATAACTTCTTTAGTTACAATTTGAGTTTCCCCTTTCGTTTTAACTGGAACTTCTTTTATAATTTCCACAATTTTCTCAACAGGTATTTCTTTGATGACTTCTACTAATTTCACCACCTCTACAATCTTTTCAACAATTACTTCTTTGATAACTTCCTTCTCCACAATTTTCTCTTTACCCTGTACCCCATTAGGGGTTTCACCGTACTTGATGATTGAGAAACCTTGATTAAATATTCTTTTAGCAAATGATTGTTGATCCTCTATATTGTTGAGTTTGCAGTATTGTATAAAATCATCATCCAAGATTAACGAGATGCTCTTTTTGCTCTTCGATATCATTTATGTCTGTGATTTTAAAATGTAAAAACGGTTGTTCAACTTGTAAGTTTTTAAACTCATATGTGTTTGTATTAACATCATAGACGCCATAACCATGATGATTAACTGTCTCACCGAAATTCTGTTGTATTAAAGAACCAATCATTACACCTTTACCACCGCTAGGTAATGTGAAGGTTTGTCTTTTGTGAATGTCGCCACATAGTAATAAATCTAAATCTCTAAAATTTAATTGGTCATATGCATCTTCAAACTCAAAACCTAAATCAGTTGATAATCCTTGAATTGGTCCGTGAAATAATCCGATGTGTAGTTTACCTTCTTCTTTTTCAAATTCAGGTCGTTGATTATGTTGGTATAATGAATACACAACCCAATTAACATTATCATCTTTATAAACACCCATGTCTCTATAATAAACAATATTTTTATTGTTTAACAATTCTATAATAGGTGTTATGCTGTCTAAACGCTCGTGGTTATTCTCTAAGAAGTCGTGATTTCCAGGGATGATAACAACCATACCATAACTTGATAGTTGATTTAAGAACCAACTAGTTAATAGTAATTGTTCGTTGGATATATTAATCTTTTGATGTGCTATGTCACCAGCAATTACAATGCGAATTTCTTCCCATCGAATACCTTCTGAAGTCCATTGTGCAGCATGTTCACGTACTTCTTCAATTAACTTATCAAACTGTGTTTTATACAACTCGTGCATTTGATATGTACGGATGTGTAAATCTGCGATATGAATTATTTTTTTTATCATTTTCTTGTGTATTTGCTTAAATCCATTCTTAAAATTGTTGAACTAATAACAGGCGGTACCTTATATTCAACATATGTTCCGTCGTCTTTTAATAATACAATTACACCACCTAGTAATTTTAAATCGGCATATTTTGTTCCACTTAACATTTTTAACAATAAACGAACATAAAGAGGTAGTTGTAAAAAATAATGACCTAATGCATTATCATGATAATCATTAAATGGTGGATACAATTTACCAGTATAATGATGAACCTCGAAGTTTTTTGGTTGATTTGTTTTCCAATCAGTAATTACGATTCCGTAATTGGTGTTATCCTTATTCATCATTAACCAAACCTTATCTGGTTGTCCCGTATAGCCCAGCTCATTATCACCTAAAATAATTTCAGTATCTAATAGAACTGCTCCACGTTCAGCCATTAAATCTAAAAATGAATTACCAGCTTTAATCATGTTGTCGCCTTTAATAATTTGACTTTCATCACAATTGAAAATTGGTTCTCTAACCTCTTTATAACCACCATAACGTTGGATTGTCTCCGACTCTAAAACATAGTGAACACGACTACCCATATTTGTTGAGTAGTCCCCAGCCGCTCGCCATTCACCCAATAATTGTTGTTGTTTCGTCCTGTCACCTTTAGACATTTCTAATGCTTTGGCCGGTGCGTCAAATGCTTTGTGAAATCTTTTAATTACTCTAGAAACAGATGGGAAGTCATCTCTGACAATACCATCAAGATCCTTCATATAATAAATGTGTTTGTCCTCAACAAAGGTGAGTTCTAATTCATTTCTTCTTTTAGTCAATAATTCATTTATCTCTAACGAGATTTCTTTTAAATCCATGTTACTTTAATTGAAAGGGTTTATAATTTTCTAATTTTCCTTGTAAGTCAGCGATATCTTTATCAATATCTAGTTTTACTATCCAAACTTTACCAAATAATCTACCGCCATTTAATTTATGATATACTCTTTGTGCATCTTCCCACGCATCTCCATCTAATAATATCGTAATCCCGGTTGCGTTATCATATATCTTATTGAAAACAAACTCACTAACAAATTTACCAAGTAATGGTATTGAGTTTGGTACGAATATACTGTCAAATGCGCCCTCAACAATGTTGATTGGTTTAGTCCAATCAAGCAAATGTTCATTAAAAATCAAATCCTCTTTTCTGACATCTGGATTTTTATATTTTAATTTAGTGTTTGGGGCATATGATCTGGCAATGAAATAGTTTAACATTAAATCATGCCCATATGATGGGATTATGATTCTACTAGCGTATAAACCAGTGTATGCAAATCCTATTCGATATTTTTCAATCATTTCGTCAGTAATATTTCTACTACGTAAATAATTCATCGCCTGTTTATAGTAATGAGTTAATTTTAAACCCATACTAGCGTCTTTTAATGGAATGTACTCGTTTGGTAACCTCGCAACCTTAGTTACTTTTCTTAATTCACCAATATCATCTGGTCTCAATAACTCATAACGTTTTGTATGTTTAGGTCGACCATATTTTTTGATTAACTTATATAGCCCACCGTGAGTATCGTGTGTTTCACTACACGCCCAGCACTTATAAACCCCAAAACGATAGTTAATTTCTAAATTACCCTTACCATCCCCTTCATCTAACCCCTTTAACTCATACGAGCAGACAGGGCAGTCAAAAGATATTTGACACCTATAGTCATTGTGCATATGTGGTTCTCCCAATATGTCCTCTAAAAGGTCAACAATAGCTGAATAGTCGATTTCGGTTTCCGGCATATGCCTAATATATGTAAAATATGTGAGAAAAAAAAATCCCCTGGACACCACCCCAGGGGAACACCAACCAGATGTACATTTCTGTGCACCCGATTTGCTGTATTGTATACTAATATACGCTATTAATAATTAATAACAAAATACTAGTTGCCTTATTCTTTTAACATGTTAATATAGCCGATTACCGCTGTTGCAGCATCACTCATATCATAGTTTTCTTTTCTTAATGAACCGGTTTTACCATATAACCAAGTAACTTCTGGGCAAACAGCGTTTACGTGTTCCCAAACCACATGTTTCTTATCAATATCTTTAGGATAACCGCCAAATAGAACATTTCTACCTTTATCATTTGGACCAACTAAATCTGGGAACGCAAATTTTCTTGCATTATATGTGGAAATAAATGTCGGAACAATACCCAAAATATCGTATACTATCTTGCAAATCATTGTGTTATATCTTAATAATGTACCTACTGTGTAGATATTATTAGAATTTAATAATGGTTCTTCAATGATAACTTTAACAATACCCATATCACGATAACCCTCAAGTTGTTTCTTGAAAGCATCCGCTTTTTTCATTAATTCCTCTAATTTGTCTTCTGGTAGGGGTTTAACCTTTGGTGAGAAATGTGTTAACTCTAACAACTTCTTACCGGCTAAATCGAATAGTGCCCAACCAATAGTTTTGGTTGAGATATCTAATCCTAAAATTTTAGATTTGTTTTTGAATTTTGTTTCCATAAACAAGAATAACTATAGATATTAAAAATGTAAATGGTTAAAAATCAATTTTTAGTGCAAAAACTTGTACTCCAGACCTTATAACTGGTTTAGCTGTTTTTGACATCGCCAATACATTTTTACTTGCGTCTAGTAATGCTACCTCTGTAATTCTTTTAGTTGCACCAGAAATATACGTAGGATTCTGAGTTTGTGTGAATTGTGATGACGGTAGGTTAATCATAAACGTCATAACCTCTAAATCAGATGCTCTGGTTAACTTAACACTACCTGGAAATGGTTGACTATCACCAAATTGTGGAAGTGTAGCATCACCGCTAGTTAATGTTGGTTGATAACCAATTAAATTATCTGTTGTTGACGTATTTGTTCCGATTGAATATAAAGAACCACCATCTAACATATCTTGACCGATAACAAACTGATAGTCACATAAATTATCAGGATCAATTAAACTACCAACTGTGTGGTTAGGTATTTGGTCTGTTAAATCTATTACAGTCCAAGAATCTGATTCTGGTTGTGTACTTCCTGAAACTATTTGAACTAATGCTTTAAACTTATTTGCTCTAAATCCGCTGGTGCTACCAACTAAATTGGCATTATTATTCATATACTTGAAATCATCAGTATTGAATTTAATTGATGCATTCACAGATATACCAGTAACACTATTATAGTAATTACAATGTATCCCACTTAATGCTGTATTTCCTGTTAGTTCTAATTCATATGTGATATATGCTGTTTCACCACTTGTTATCATTGGCTGATCCCCAACAGTACATGGTAAATCCACCGGAACTGCACTAACTCTTGGTGAAGGTAGTGTGAATCTTCTATTTGATTTGTATTCTAATGCTGCTATAATTTCTTGGTCATCAAATACTATTATCTTTTTACCTGTGAAAACTTTACCAACTTTATAACCTTGTTCATCTAAAAGATATCTGAATACAACATTATTAGTATTTGGTTTATCGTTCTTACTTGATGTTACATAATAATTTGTTTCATCCATAGTAAACACTGCACCAATAGTGGTACCAGTATTTCTATGATATAACATAAACGGAATGTACACTTCGAAACTTAAAATATCATCTTCAGTTTCAGATGCGATGTAATCATCGTATTTAAAAAATCTTTCAGGGTCGTTAACCGAATCTCCTAATTCTGAGTAATGTAATATTGCTATTACTCTTTGGTCTTCTGGTTTAACATTAACTTCTTCACCAAATGAATTAACAAATGTTGTTGGTGTTGATAGTGTTCCTCCAGTAAAATTTGTAAATGTTTGACCTGATATACTATTATATCCTAAATATTCTTTTGTTGATGCGTATTGTGTCCCAGTATATCCTGTTAAACTTTCATTTGATGCATTTAATCCTGCTGGTTTTTCTGTCCAAACGATTTCCATTCTCCATGGATCATGTGCTGCTGATGGATCTACGGGTGATGGTGAACAAACAGTTGTTGCTGTAGTATCAGACCCAAACTCAACATCACAATTGTGACATATCACTTGTGCGTAACCACTTAATGATGAGAAGTTTGGCATAATTCTATCAAACGCTAATTCATTACCCGTTATACCTGTAATTTTATAAACCAAACTATTTGTTTCACCAGTTAATGTTGGTATCTCACCGCAGGTTCTACTGTTAAAAAGAATTGTGACATATTCACAACCATTGTATGTTGCACCAGTTAAAACTGTTAATAAATTAGTACCATCAACTTGTGATAACGATATTTCTTGTATCTCACATGCAATTGTTGTTCCAGTACAATCCACTGAATCATATTCAACGTAATCTGAAACGAAACCTGCCGGTCCCATAACATTTTTAATTGTATCTAACGTATTTTGTTTTATTGGGTTACCGTATGTTAAACTTTCAGATGATGTTAATTTATATGGATACTTTACTTGAGCATCTTTATCCATTGGCGCCAACACTTTTTGATGTGGTGTTACACCATTCCCAGTGAATCCTGTGAAGTTGTAATCAAATTCAGAATCACCTATTTGGAAATAACTTATTACAAAATTACCCTCAGCGATAGATTTTCTACCTTTTTGGGTAATTCTTGCTGTTAAAAATTCTGAATTATTACTGTTTAAAAAGCTCATATGTTATAAATATCTTTTTTTATTTTTATCATTAAGGTGCGCATATACTATATCCGACTTGTGCACTATAAGAATTTATTACTCTTGTTTCATTTTCACAATTACCTTGTCCATTATCTACAGGTACTGATGTATCAATGGTAAGCGTGCCCGAACTTGTTCCACTACTTATTTCAATTGGATATTCATATGTATTTTCCTGCTGGTAAAGGACATCTACCGTAACATTAACATAGGCATATACATCACCAACAGCATTCATTGCATTACCATTACCATCAGTTAATAATGCTGTAATAACGGTATAGAAATATGGTACAGTATTAGATAAACATTCAGTGGTACCTTGTGAAGAATATTCTGTTATTTGAATACATGCTGACCCCGGTGCCCCGGCCGCACTAGGTGTTAATGTCGGTGTTGCTGTTAATGTTGGTGTTGGAGTTGGTGTTTGTGTTGGTGTGGTACAATAATTCCATTCACTTAATTCTCCCGAACTACTTATACGAACAACATAGTTGAATGTACTTCCACTACCATATATTAATATTGAGTAGTACTTGTCACCACCATTTACAACATTACCACCACCACTTATATTTGAATCATATAATGTGTATATTGTTCCTGGTACAATTGACGCCTCATTAACATAGAAAGATGTTGATCCACCTTGTGTTAAACCTGTATACCCCAATGACGATGCTTGGTATGGGTATAATCCACATGTATCTGCTAATTGTTGTATATAACCCACTGAACCATCATGTGCCCACGCCGCTGTTAAATATGCCGTTCTTAATGTTGCTGATGGTGGTGGTGCCGGACAACCTGTTTCACCCTCAACAGCATATACGGTATATTTCGTACCGCCACCTGTTGGGTCAGTAGTTGCCATTTGAGAACCCATAACAACATAATAGTAACTCGCACTACCTTCAACTCTGTCACCACTACTAAATGTTCCAGAAACTAATGAATATGACCAAACATCATAATCGCCATCCAAATATCCAGTAAATCCTTGATACTCACAAGGTCTTAGTTTATAGTAAACATATGTTGCACTTGGTGTGCTTGTTTGAGTATTTGTCGGTGTTTGAGTTGGTGTACTTGTTTGAGTTGGGTCTATAACCGATGATGTTGTATTTGTCGGTGTAGCTGTTAGCGTTAATGTTGGCGTGGCCGTTGGGGTCGCACCTTCGGTTGTTGTGTTTGTAGGTGTTTGAGTAGGTGTACTTGTTGGTGTATTTGTAGCTGTCGCTGTTAAAGTTGGTGTTGGTGTAGCTGTTGGTGTTGGGTCTACTAATGAAACCAAAAATATTTGGTCGTCACAACCATTGCAATTAATCTTTACATAAACTTGTGTTAAAGTGTCGCTTAAACCTGTTAAAGCACAACTGCTAGCGGTTATCCCATTACATATTGTAGTTCCAGTCACATTATCAGCAGTTAACCCAGTATAAACATATTGAGGAAAATTTGATTGTGAATGATCCGAATCTATTGTAAAATTTATTGTTACTCCTTTAGCCATTTATTTATCTTTAACATGGAATTAATTCCACTAATCTTATTTGATATCCCCCCTGTTTTTTAGGCGTTGCATTTGGTACTGGTGTTATATGGTCATCGCAATGTTCAACAAAAACACAAACATATTTTGATGCGCCAGAATATATTATTTGAAATGTTTTTCCATTTAATGGTATGGCAACATCAGAAAAAAGCGGTGTTGTTGGTATTGTTTCCCAAGTAGTTCCGGTATAAATGTTATAAACACTACACGGTGTTGTGCTTCCGCTTATATTCGATATTGTTATATTATATGTTGCCATTATTAATAAATATTATATACATTCTGGATTACCACTACATCCTCCTAATGGCCCGAATCTATAAACACCATTTGGAACTGTCGTACCAGTTCCCGAACTAGGGGTTGTCATCGCAAGCCACGTTGGTTCCTCCGAACTACATATTGAATATGTGAAATAATCAACACCCTCAATTGTTGCTATCCCTTGATACAAAGTTTCGAGGCGATTGTCAGTTGAAAGTGATCCAGGATATCTGTATCTTATACCATATTCTGTTGTGCTAACAGGCGCAGCTTGTGCAACACGATATGTGTAACATTGACCAAGTGATGCTGTCAGTGTCGGTGTCGGAGTTGGTGTTGGTGATCCTAAACAAGTAAATGTAACCGACCATCCATCAGAAGGATAAGCCGGATCGGCAAGTGGATTCGCCGGACCAACGTCAACACGTAATTCATAAGACATTCCACTTTGATATGTAAATGTGAACGAACCGGTACCATCTGGATCTGTTAAACTTCCCGCAGTTCCCCATGGTCCAAAATATGTGTTATCCGCACCTACCCATCCGCTATCCTCAATTAACATCCCATTTCCGTAAATATTAAATCTATTTGGTCTATCATACGCAACGTACCCAACACTTATTATTGATTCATCAGTAGCTTCAGATAAATCTAATGCTTGTGTTTGAATCGTAAAACCTGTTGGAATATAAGTTCCTGTCAATGTATCACCACAACCTGGCAATGGTTCAGCCAAACTAGCCGTAGGTGTTTGCGTTAATGTTAAAGTAGGTGTCGCTGTTGGTGTTAACCCAATACTAGCAGTTAATGTTTGTGTAGGTGTTTGTGTTAATGTTAAAGTAGGTGTTGCTGTTGGTGTTAATGGTGGTGGAACACATGAAGCACTTAAATCAAAATCAATTGTATCATATAATGGGTATGCTTTACTATCGTGAATATATATATTTTCAATAATATATCTATTTGTAACCAAATCTGTCAGTTTAATATAATATTGCGTGTCGAATTCAAATGGGGCACCACTAATTGTTGCTGTGGATGTCGTACCTGTAAGAGCTGTTGTAAATGAACCGTATGGCGAGGTTGAATACGCCACGCTATACGATGTTGACCCACTAATATTAATTAATCTTATTGAAACACCCATAATAGTATAAATACCTTTACATATAATTTAAATAAAAAACCCCTTAAAATAAAGGGGTTTTAATCAGTTATAAGTCAAAAGATTATGGGGCACTACCGCTACAATCACTTATTGTTGAAATCATGCCTCCTGCCGCAACATTAAATAATCCAAATGTTAAACCATCGTTGAAATAGTAACCCGAAGTTAATGGTGTACCAGTTTGGTCTTCATATAGATAATCTCCTGACATTAATGAACTTAAAAGACCGTCGTAGAATACTGTTACAGGTAATGCGGTTCCTGTGTTACAAGCATTTATATCTGATGTACCATAATAGAATACGCTATTTGATGTGTGTTCGCCGCCACCGCCGCCACCGCCACCACCAGTTACCGAACTAATGTCCACTGTATCTAATGTGCTACAAGTTCCAGAACTTTCTACTCTAATAGATTCGTCTAAAGAAGTTATATTTTGAATCAAATATCCACTTAATATTGTTGCTCTAGTAACATTTAAAAATGTTTGTGTTGCGGTATTACCACTATCTCTAACGGTAACCGTAAAAGGTCCCACAGATAATGATGGTGTTGTTGAAAAACTAATTGTTATGTCCATGTTTTATATTTTATATTTTATATTTTATATTTTATGTTAAATTAATACACACTGCGTATTCTATTAATTTACAAGTTGGCGTTTCTGGATCAGATGTATCTAAAACATATCCACTTGCGCAACTATAATTAGTACAGAAACCTTGTCCGTATTTTGAACCAGCGCCTACGTTTTCAATAAATTGAACGGAGCCCGCCGAAGCAGCTGTTGTTACACCAGATATCGCCCTAGCTGGTAAATAATCACCAGTTGAGAATATTATATTTAAACTACTTGCTGAAGTTGCACCAGTTAATTGTGCCAATGTGTTGTCATATATTTCCGCTGCGTAATCTCCAACAGAACCAGCATTATAGTTTGATAATTCAACAATATTTGGCCCAGCGTTTAACACATATGGATAAACGTGCCAATATTTAAAGTTGTTTGACGCAGTTGTAGATCCGCCAACTGTCGTTCCACCTGCTGGTTGGTCTACTATTGTTGTTCCATTAACTTTAATCATAATCTCATTATCACCAGCAATGCCTATATAATAAACCTTGGTTGTTGCAACATTTATTGTTGTACAAAAACTAAGTGTGCCAACATAATTTGGGTTTCCACTAACCCAAACTCCGTTATAATTCATTCTATTAGCCCAGAATAATTCACTAACTGTCATACTAGCGTTAGTTCCAAAATAGCTACCGTTATATGCGTAATTACCACTAGTTGAACTACCATTTAAATTGAAATCACTAACATTGTATATCAAAACACCAAAATCGCCATAAGCACCGTTAGCGGCGCCAGTTCCTGGTTGTTTTGTGTCTACTGACGTTGCACTTGTTATTGTTACTTTATAACAACCTAAACCATCATTTGTCACCGTATATCCCTCATCACACAAGCAAACAGGTCCACTATCAAATGTATATGGTCCAACACTATTATTACAAGTACCCGAACTAGTTAAAGTAATACCAGTATATATCCCCATATCAATATCATATACTTGACCGGTTGATAGGTCGTTATACGATTGAGTAGAAAATAATAAAGCGTTCCCAGGTGTGCCAATTATATCAAAAGGCCCACTATTTGTGGAAGATCCAGCCGCTAATGTTATTGTTACGTATGCCATATTTGTCTACTATAAATATACTATTATTTCAAATTATTCTAAAGGTTTAGCATCCAAAACAACTATTTAATGCAACTAATCCAATTATGTAGTTTTGTGAACCGTTTGATGCTGGGTTTACGTCCATAATCCAAGCATCGGTTATGATTTCATAATTTTGTAAAGCTGGTCCATTTACAGTACTAGCACAAAAATAACCATTAAGTATTGTTATAGTATGCGCGGTATCAGTACCTAAATCACCAATTATTCTCACATCAACGGTAACATTTGTGTTCACCGAAACATCGGAATTTACTTGTACCGTTGTACTATTATTACCACCAGCCATTACACAAGCACTAATTACAACATCTGTTGCGTTTGGATTACACTCAATACATCCAACTGGTGGTGTTGAGTAATATTCACAACCGTATCCACAGTTGTAATAACCTAGATAAGCTGTTGTTGTTGGTGTAGGTGTTGGCGTTGACGTTAAGGTTAACGTTGGCGTATTAGTAGGTGTTGATGTTAACGTAGGTGTGTTTGTCGCTGTTAATGTAGGTGTACTTGTTGATGTTTGTGTAGGCGTGTTTGTTGCGGTTAATGTAGGTGTGTTTGTTGATGTTTGTGTTGGTGTGTTAGTAGGCGTTGATGTTAACGTAGGTGTATTAGTTGCAGTTAATGTAGGTGTACTTGTTGCAGTTAATGTTGGTGTATTAGTTGCGGTTAATGTAGGTGTACTTGTTGCAGTTAATGTTGGTGTCGGAGTTGGTGTAGGTGTGTTAACAACATATTGAATTGCGAAATTACAGTCAATAGTTGGTGTATTAGTAGGTGTACTAGTTAAAGTTTGTGTTGGTGTGTTAGTAGGTGTTGATGTTAATGTAGGCGTGTTTGTCAACGTTAACGTAGGTGTATTAGTTGATGTTAATGTTGGTGTATTAGTTGCAGTTAATGTAGGTGTACTAGTTAAAGTTTGAGTAGGTGTATTAGTATTAGTAGGTGTTAATGTTGGTGTAGCTGTTAAAGTTTGTGTCGGAGTTGGTGTAGGTGTGTTAACAACATATTGAATTGCGAAATTACAGTCAATAGTTGGTGTATTAGTAGGTGTACTAGTTAAAGTTAATGTTGGTGTGTTTGTTGGTGTTTCCGTAGGTGTTAACGTAGGTGTTAGCGTAGGTGTTAATGTTGGTGTATTAGTTGCGGTTAATGTAGGTGTGTTTGTAGGTGTGTTTGTTGGTGTTTCCGTAGGTGTACTTGTCAACGTTAATGTAGGTGTATTCGTAGGTGTTAACGTTGGTGTCGGAGTTGGTGTTGGTGTTGCAGTATTAACAACGTATTGAATTGCAAAATTACAATCAATAGTTGGGGTATTAGTAGGTGTGCTTGTCAACGTTAATGTAGGCGTATTCGTAGGTGTTTCAGTCGGGGTTAACGTAGGTGTTTCAGTAGGTGTTGATGTTGGCGTCTCTGTAGGTGTGCTTGTCAACGTTAATGTAGGCGTATTCGTAGGTGTTAATGTAGGTGTAGGTGTAGGTGTTGGTGTTGCAGTATTAACAACGTATTGAATGCTAAAGTCACAATCAATTGTTGCTGTAGGTGTTAACGTAGGTGTGTTTGTCGGTGTTTCTGTTAATGTAGGTGTAGGTGTCGCTGTCGGTGTTTCTGTTAATGTTGGTGTAGGTGTTGCTGTTGGGGTCTCTGTAGGTGTATTAGTTGGTGTTTGTGTTGGGATTGGTGTAGGTAAAATATAAGTAATGTCCGAATTACAACTATCGTTATATAAAATTATTGTTGTAATAGAATCTGGCATCGACACTAAAACTCCTGGACTAGTCGTTAAATCACTATATGATAAATTCGTAGCAGGATTACTATTTGAAAATAAAGTTGCAATATTAGAAACATTTACACTATCATAATATACCGTATACGGTCCTTGTGAAGTGCCTCCTGTTATTAATATGTGATATTTTTTTGCCATTTTTTATTCTATATTAAGGACATATGTTTTGTATTGCTGTTATTATGTTTGCCCCACTAAATCCACTATATGTTGCACCATTTGTACCAGTTGCCAAGTCATATAATACGTTATTAGGTGCCGTTGTCATTAATAACACTTTAATATTTTGATTATACAATGGTGTTATTAAACTATTAACATATGTAACATCGGTAGCACTGTAAGCGTCATCGTCACCACCTGGTTGAGCGTCTGTAATTAAAATTATTAATTTAGATACATTACTTCTAAATGTGCCGGCAAAATATTCATACCCCGATTTATCACTTGTTGCAACTAAATCAACACCCATATCACTAGGTTCGGGAGAACCTCCCCCAGAACCAATACTAAATGTTCCATTGTTTATTTTATTTAATTGAGTAGTAAATGACGAAATATTATTTGTACTCATTTTTTCCATTGCAGTAATTACTTGTTTTCTATTTGCTACGGAATTTATATTAATATATTTTTGACCACTAGGTAATGATGAATAACCTGAATCATTATTGTAGTTTGGATTACTGCTCGCACCATATTCATCAAAAATAACCAATCCTAATCTGTAATTATTATTAGATTCTGTTTGAATTGTACTTGCAATTGATGCAATTGATGATTTAACTCCATTAATAGCGCTACCCATACTTCCTGTATAATCAACTAAGAATACCACATCCATACCTGAAGAACACGGTGCACCTTCACCTGGTGTTTCATCAATCATTTCAGTGAATGATGCCTCAAATGTACAATCTAATGTAGGCGTTGGGGTAGACGTTAATGTTAATGTAGGTGTATTAGTTGGTGTTGCAGTTAATGTTGGTGTTAACGTTTGAGTTGATGTAGGCGTAGGTGTTGGGTCGTTAACAATATATTGAATCGCGAAATCACAATCAATTGTTGGCGTAGGCGTTAGTGTCGGAGTGTTAGTTGGTGTTTCAGTAGGTGTCTCTGTTGGCGTTAACGTAGGAGTACTAGTTGGTGTTTCAGTCGGTGTCTCTGTTGGAGTTAACGTTGGTGTATTAGTTGGTGTAGATGTTGGAGTCGGTGTTGGGGTATTAACAATTACATTAAAATCAAAAGTACAATCAACAGTTACTGTAGGTGTATTAGTTGGGGTTAATGTAGGTGTTTCAGTAGGTGTTGATGTTGGCGTCTCTGTAGGTGTATTAGTCGGTGTTTCTGTTAATGTTGGTGTAGGTGTAGGTGTTGGGTCATTAACAATATATTGTATACTAAAGTCACAATCAACAGTCGGTGTAGGTGTTAACGTTGGCGTATTAGTAGGTGTCTCTGTTGGTGTCTCTGTTGGTGTCTCTGTTGGTGTGTTAGTTGGCGTTTCAGTCGGTGTCTCTGTTGGAGTTAACGTTGGTGTATTAGTTGGGGTGCTAGTTGGTGTAGGTGTTGGTGTGTTAACAATTACATCGAAATCAAAAGCACAATCTACAGTAGCCGTTGGGGTTAACGTAGGTGTATTTGTTGGAGTTTCAGTTAAAGTTGGTGTAGGTGTAGGCGTTGGTGTATTAACAACGTATTGAATTGCGAAATCACAATCAACAGTCGGTGTTGGTGTTAATGTAGGTGTCTCTGTCGGTGTTAATGTAGGCGTCTCTGTCGGTGTTAATGTAGGCGTCTCTGTCGGTGTTAATGTAGGTGTCTCTGTTGGTGTTAAAGTCGGAGTATTGGTCGGAGTGCTAGTTGGTGTTTCAGTTGGTGTTAACGTTGGAGTATTAGTTGGGGTGCTAGTCGGTGTAGGTGTTGGTGTGTTAACAATTACATCAAAATCAAAATTACAATCAACGGTTGCCGTTGGAGTATTAGTTGGGGTTTGTGTAGGTGTTGTTGTTAAGGTTTGTGTAGGTGTTGGTGTTGGAGTATTTACAACATATTGAATACTAAAGTCACACTCAATTGTTGCCGTAGGTGTTAACGTAGGTGTTTGAGTTGGTGTCTCTGTAGGTGTACTAGTCAACGTTAATGTTGGGGTATTCGTAGGCGTTTCTGTTAACGTCGGAGTTTGAGTTAAAGTTTGAGTTGGTGTAGGCGTTGGTGTATTAACAACGTATTGAATTGCGAAATCACAATCAACAGTCGCTGTTGGTGTTAATGTTGGGGTATTGGTTGGTGTAGACGTTAACGTTAACGTAGGCGTATTAGTTGGTGTTAATGTTTGTGTTGATGTAGGTGTTGGTGTTGGAGTATTTACAACATATTGAATACTAAAATCACACTCAATTGTTGCCGTAGGTGTTTGTGTAGCGGTTAAGGTTAACGTTGGTGTATTTGTTGGTGTTAAAGTTGGTGTTAAAGTAGGTGTAGACGTTAACGTTAACGTAGGCGTATTAGTTGGTGTACTAGTTACAGTTTGTGTTGGTGTATTTGTAACACCTAGTGTAGGTGTATTAGTTGGTGTACTAGTTGGTGTGCTAGTTAAAGTTTGAGTAGGCGTACTTGTTGGTGTACTTGTTGGCGTCTTTGTTGGTGTTACCGTAGGTGTTAATGTAGGTGTAGGTGTAGGTGTTCTTGTTTGTGCAACATACACTTCACCACATTCAACAACTGGTGTGTTATCACAATCCTCAATACCCATTTCTCTAGGGAAATAGTTTGTGTTAGAACCATTTACATATAATTGTTCTAAATCAAAGTTTAATGAAACAAATTTATTTTGTGTGAATGATAATAAGATTTGTTTGTTATTGTCACCATTAAAAAGAACCACATCACCTGTACCGTTCCAGTTCAAGTGATAGAATATACTTCTTGAGCAATAATCTAATTCAACAGTTTCAACTTCAATTGGGAAACCAAGCTGATCTAATAACATATCCCCAGCGTATCCGTCATAATATGATGCATTAACATCACAACAAGGTTCTTCTGGTGGTGTTTCTTTTAATAATAAATCTTCTGGAAACGCACTTGTGAAATTACCATCACGCAAAATTCTTAATTCTGTTGTTGGTAAAACTTCAAATTGGTTGTTAATTAAATGCTTCTTAACTGAACCCAAACAATCTTTATTTGTTATTTGAATTAGTTTATATGTAAAACTAAATGAGTATCCATTTGTTGCCACGTTTCTAAAATCTGTTGTGGCAAATGGGCATGGATTAAAATCTGCGGATAATATATAATCACCGGGTCTTATATTTTCTATTTCAGTTTTAATCAAGGTACCAGCGGTAATCGCAGCGTCAACTGCTGATTTATCTGAAACATTTATCAAACCAGTTGCACCTGATAACACAATTGACCCGTGCTTAATACCATAATTAAATGTTTCGCGATATTGAACTTTTGGTTGTATTGTGTAACCAGTGTAGTTGTCACAAAAAGTAACACCTGACATTGTTGATAAAACTAAAGCGTCTTTTGTACCAATTAACTCAAAGAATTGTGTATGTGATCTACCATATCCTAGTGGATATGGATCGTGCTCTACTTTAAGTTGTAGACCTTCAATTTTTATTTTTTGTTCGCAGTTTGCTGCGTCTGTAAATAATAATTCAATTGGATTACCATCAATATCCCCATCTTCGTAAACGTCTGGTATGATAAACATACATGGCTCACCAATAATTTGTTGAATTTCTAAACCACTAATATTCTCGTTGAAATTCTCGGCATTTTCTCCGCAATCATAAAATATGTTAACCGGCCAAGAAGTTACATCGTCTTGATTTCTAGTGGCTCCGCTAATTGTAATGTAAACATCACTTTTAAGTCGACAATCTTCGGTACCTTCTTCATATATGTCGCAAGGTGTTGAAACATAAACTTGCATGCATGGTGGCTCTTCATATAAAAATTCTGAAGAGAAGAAGAAATCAATTTGTTTTGTACAAACACCATCAGCGTTTTTTTGTGAAAAGAATTTAACTTTTTCAATACCGTCAGTGTCAACAAAAAACTCATGAGATAATATTGGTAAATCAACATTACATGTTGCTCCTGATGTAATTGCACTATATGGTATATAATCAGTTATACATCCTGCACTATCTCTTGTGTGTGTTGTATTAATCTGGTCAATTAAATCTGATAAAGCATTTTTCCAAGAAACTTTTATGGTCGAAATATCTAAACCAATCCATTCTTTAAAGTCACAAATAAGTGGAGCATAAGATGTTCCAGACACAAATGAAGTGCAACCAGTTTTTGGTGTGAATTGATCAAATAGTGTGGTACCGGTTAAATTAACTTTAGTGTCTCCAGTATATTCTACTCCGTCAACGTCAACAATTAAATGGTATGTTACCCCCGTAAGTTTTAATAAACCTCTTAAATTTGATTCAGTACCGATTAAAGTTTCTAAATCCTCTTCAATAGCTGTTTCAAATTCAGGATATAAATTATCAACAAACTCTGTTGGGGTACATGGTTTAACGTATTGATATTTTGGTCTACCGAAAACATTATTCTCTGTTAAGTTACCACCTAACCATAAAGTTGTTGCTGGAATAATTTGATTTAAGATGTTAGGCCAATAAGGACCCATCTTGTCAACAAATTCATAAACACTAACAAAATCGTATGATGTAAAACCAGAATGTGAAATGTATTCACGATAGATTTCTTCTAATGCGATGTAATTCTTTTTGTATTTTATTACATGAGAATTTCTAATATGATTTTTTAATACGTTATCAAGATACTCAGCAAAACTAATCTCGGTTTGAACATCTAGTGTGCCAAAAGATAATGTTAAGTTTTGTGATTTTCTCCAAATATCATAATCAATTGCTTTTGAAGATGATACGAAAACGTTTATATTTTTTCTATTTAATATTAAATTAGTTGCATCTAAATCGTCGACTATTTGTCCTTTAACATTATCAATACTACTTCTTAATTCATAACCGTAATCTAATCCTGGTAATGTTCTATAATAATTGTAGAAGTCCTCACCATATGTGAATTCTCTAGATTTGGTTTTTAATGTTTTAGTTCTACCTGTTGTAATTGAATTAGCTTCATCTAAAACATCATATGATCTATGGTCTAATGTTTCCTCATACCAACCAGAACCCATTTGGAAGAACACGTTCTCATCATTTGTTGTTGGTGATATTGGTAACCCAGTATTTTCATCAACAGGGAAATCGGTTCTAGAACTAAATGATGTTGATGCCGTTTCTTCAACAATGTCATATGTGTAACCAGTAGTGTTAAAGGTTAACGTTTTATTGACTTTGTTGCCTTGCATAACATCAAAGATATCTTGCTCAATTGTTGAACTAGGTAAACTTGATTCAACGTTATAAACGAACTCATCAATTTTTACCATTTGTGGTGGTGCACCTATAAACCTTAAAAAGAAATCTAAACTACTTCTAGTACCTTTAGATTTATAGATATGTGCTAGGTTAACAACAATTCTTCTATAAAATTCAAGTTCTGCTTCAACTAAGTTTTTACCTATTGAAACCCCGTCGTATGTTTGAATTGAAGCGTTATATATTTGATCTTGTAATGTTTTCTCATCAAACATATTAATTGTATTAAAACCTAACGTGTTTGCTAAGTTTTTTAAGAATACATCTGGTATGTTATTGATGGTATCATAACTAACATTACGCATGTATGCAATGTTGTCAATATATTTTTTAACCTTATCAAAATTTTGACCATATAATTGGAAAATTTTATTGGTTTTTTGGTCATCTGTATCAAATTCAAATAATTGTGGTGATGATAGAAATCTAATTATTAAATCAGATTTGTACTCATCTACCTCAATCGCAATTGAGTTAACAGTGTCAATATAGTTTTGGTATTCTAAACCAACAATTCTAATATTCCAACCGTCTTTAGATACTGGCCAATTAACTTCAACTGGAATAATTTCGGTTTTTGTTCCGCCGGAAGTATCTCTAGGTATTTGAAACGTTGTCTTATATATTGGTAGTGTTTCTCTATTTAAAATTGTTTGTTCTAAATCGTCTAACCCTATATAAAACTCTTCGACAACGCCATTATTTGGGCGAATTAAATATGAACTTGTATATGTTGAACCAGTAAATGGCTTACCAATAACTTCGAACCCAACAACATTATTAACATCTGGCTCCGTATATTTTGTTACAGTATAAGTTGTGTTGTTAACATCAACGGCATATTTTTTATATGCTGAATATAAATTTCTTATACTATTTGTCGTTTCTCCAGTAACAACAACTGTCGGTTCAACCAAAACAACATCTAATGGGTTATACATTAATGATGTTTGTAATGTAAACGTAGTTCTATTTGTAATTATATTGTAAACAATATTTTCAGCGGTGTTTTTGTTAACACCAACAGGTGATGTACTATCTGCTAAAAGTGCTGCTGGGAAATTATTAATAATCCTAGCTGTTGAAACTCTAAATCTTTCTCTTAATGAACCATATAATGATTTTCCGGCATCTGCTTTAGAATCATTAAATTTGATTGGTCTTTTTTCACCTGTTGACTGTGTAACAGTTGTTGGTGATTCTGTTTCAATTTTTAAATCTTCTAATGTTAAAAAATCCGAAAACGGCGCAGTTTTAAACGATTTTGAATCTTTTTCTGGTATGATTTTATCTAAAGCAAAATTGGTATTGGTCAATTGACTAGTTCCATCGGTAATTTGACTACCGATAATACTGTCGGAAAATGTTTGATTTCCGCTCGTTGCTTGACTTGGTACCTTATATTTTGCCATTATTCTGTAATATCATCAAAGTTTAAAGATTCATCAATAGTTGTTCTCTCTTCACGAACTTCATATAATGTTTCATTAAATTCGTCTTTAACTTCGTAAAGATTAAATTGTTTGTATATATTATTTTCTTTATTGTATATGCTGTATATACCACTATTAATTGCTTTAGTTTGATTACCATAAAGAGCAAGTGCTAATGTCGATGCATCATGTTCAACCATTTCAACCTCAATTGTTGTTGGGTTAAAGTATGTATTTGTAATGATTATTTCTTGGTTTGGCTGACCAATAAAAGGTATTGTATTCGGTCTGTTTGCTGGAGACGATGATGGTGTCACCGTCAAAAACATTAAATTACTAGCAGAATCAATGTATCTATAACGAATCGCTTTTTGTGACGAGTTTGTTAAATTAGATGTGATTGGCTCACAATAAAATGAAGAAGTCACTATTCGGTAAAAATTAGGAACTTTTTTGTGATTAGCATCTAGATATTCAATTCTGTGACCAATTAGACCTTGAGGTGTGAACTTGTTTCTATCCTCTGTTTCAATATTACCTAAATCTACAATAATACCTCTAACTGATGGTAATGACGCTAAAACCCCACAATCAGCTATTAATGTTCTAATTTGTTTAGGTCTAATATGTAATGTATATATTCCAATATCTGTGAAATCTGATGATTCTAATTTTAGATTGTACATACCACCTAAAACTTCAACACCATTTGAAGCACCTGTACTATCATTATGATATACTGGAGTTAAAATATCTGTTGCAGATAATTTTTTCAAGATTGGGGTGGAATCTGTCGACCTTGTCGCCGCATAATGGTAGATGATTTCAACATCTTCTGGTGATGCGTCTGCTGGTCTAACTATTCCGTATGATCCTACTGCCATGTGTTTTAATAATAAATATAATTTTTATTGTTTTCTTACTGTAAAAAATCCATTTCCATACACTTCTAACTCACCTAAACTGTCAACTTCACCTAATCTTAAGTTATATTCGCAAACACCCTGCTTTCCTCTTTCAACAAAAATGTCAGAATATATCACAGGATCATCAATAAACCCTAAAAAATGTTCATTTCTGGTTAACATTGCGTTTATTGTTGATTCTATTTGAAATGACGCCGTGTTCCCAGAAATATATGTAGAACCATCAGATAAATCTTTATATTGTAATCCATCTAATGTGTATCCTGTATATGCGTATGTTTCACCTTCAACTGTTGTTGTTCCGGTTGTAATTCCACTGTATGAATTTCCTGAACCATATAATTTTAATTCGTCTACTCTACTAGTTCCAACACCTAAGAAAGTGGTGGTACCCGTATGTCCGGTAGCATAATCATAATCGTTCAAATAATCTTGTGTAACTCCAGTAATGCTTGTATATGGTACATCAAACGTTAGTGTTCCTAATGCATTTGTGCCGGTATACCCGCTAACCAAAGGTACCTGTATTGTTTTTTCAACCTCTTGAACACCCCAGGGGCTATCCATTGTTATTGTTATTGTTTTTTCACCGCTACTAGTATATGTGTGTGATGTATTTGATAGTAATGTAAATCCGGTTAACAATGCACCGTCACCCCAATCAACTGTAAATTCGGCTTCAACAAGTTTTTTTAACCTATTTGTGCTTCCGGTATTATAAACTGTAATTGCATTACCATTTCCAGAATAAGTAAAATTGCATAGCTGTTCAATTTGTTCTAATTCGCCATCAAATTCCACCATTACCCCCATCTCGTCCAAATCTGCCTCTAAAAATATTGGCACATTGAATGTTTTTCCGGTATTTTGTAATATTTGAAATTGATTTTTATTCATTTATTCTGGTATTTCATAAAAATTTATTGGTGTTGTTCTTAAACCCTTTCTAGATCCAGTTGAACCATCATACTCATAAATAACATATGAATGATTTGTCATATCTGTTTGCACTTCATAATACAAGTCATCATCTTGATTTAATTCTGATCCAATAATATTTTTATTGGAAAAACTTAAAATTGAACCATCCTCAGCATTAAAAAATCTAGCTGAAATGTAAAAAGTGTCACCAGAATAAACGGAATTATCTTGGAACCAAAAGAAGTACATGTTTTCACTATTCCTGTAATTGTTACCAGTAAAAACTGGAACATGGATATAGTCACCTAAAGAGGTATAGAATACTTTTTGACCTAATGGTAATGATAATGTTTTGGCAAATATTAATTTTTGTGTTTCCTTTTTTGGTGTGCTATAAAATTCTATTCTGAAGAAACTCTTAACAGTATGTGCTAATAACATAGCATTCTCTTCTGGAGATATACCAACTAGATTATAATCTAAACCATTTGAATACCCATTATTAGCGTCTAAAAAATAAAAGTAAAACCAAATATCGCTTTGATTGATTCCTGAATTTAAATATGGTTCATGTATGTATCTGGTCGTTTCGTAGTTATCAACTTGATTGATAATTTTTTTCATCGTTTCTTTTTCATAACTAGCAAAGTTTTCTTCCCAACCAGCATTAGTTTTGAAATCAACGGATTGTGGAATGTTTAAATAAAAATCATCAGTTGTTTTTAAAATTTTCATTAACAGATAGTTTTCTTTTTACCAAACGCTCTAATGCCATTTGTTTTATTTAAATATTCCTTCTCATTTCTCATATAGAAATTAATATCTTGCATAACATAATGTTGACCATTAACAAATGGAAAATTTGTTCCGTTACCTTCGTCATCGATATATCCGTGGTCATAAACGTCTCTCCATTTCCAAATACCTTCTTTTGGAAAATATTGTACGTTATCTGGTAAATCATATATATTATCCGTATTTGAAGTTTCAATATATGGCGAAAGTTGTCTTAATTTAATTCTATAATGTGGTTGATAATATAACCCCATTTTATTTTGTGCGCTATTACCCACATAATAAACAGAATCATCTTGATTAAAGTCGAATATTGAAACTGGGTTAGTGATTTTATGTAAAGATTCACTAATAATTCTTTCTTTTAAATTAACTGGGTCATATTCCACAAAAGCACCAATTAATACAGTGCCTTTTGGTAATGTTGTTCCACTACTAAATGTATAAGTGTCTGATCCTTGAGTTCTTGTAAATGTTTGACCAGACATTCCGGTTTCATTAGATGTTGATCCGCTGAAGTGTTCATCAACCCATGAATTATGTAAGTGAAACTTATATCCCACTTTTGGTGGGTATTCAAAATATCCAGAGCCATTTTTAAAAACAACAGACAAGTAAACTTCGCTTGGTGTAAAATCTAAATTGTTAGTAATACCAGTTAAAATAAATGGTTCCCTAAAATCAAATATCACTGACTCCATTCTATTTTTCTCAACTAACACATCGTTTTCTTGCGCGCTATTTTCAAATAATAATTTTTTTTCATCCTCAAATATTGGCGTTTCAAATCCTGCCTTATCCATTATATAAGCTGAATTATCTGTAAGTGTTTTATGTTTATGTACATAATACGAACAAGTTGTTCCTGTTACGTCGTTATCACTTAAACATCTTTTAATCATAATCACACCACTAATGGTAGTTCCACTTAATTCTGTTTTATCAACATTAATAACATACTTTTCAGATTCATAAACCTCGTCACCAATACTTTTAATTGAATGTGCTGTACCATTAATAACCACAAATTCTTTTTGTTCAATTCCGTGAGGAACTGGTGTTGTTAACTTATAATAACTTCCTTTATCGGTTACTCTTGCCGGTATTCCGTGTTTAGCTTTATTTCCACTTGGTGTTTTTACCCCGCCGGTTAATGTATACGCAATAGGGTATTCGGGGTCAGAACCATAAACATAACTAAGATATAAATTCCAGTTATGGTATGGTGCGTCCATAGTTGATATTGACGCATGGTTATTGTTTCCTGTAACGCTAACGCCATAACCACTATACGTGCCCATAGTTCCAGCATTTACATCTGGCTCTGTTATGACTTCACGCAATAAATCACGTCTTAAAAAAGCAAATTCATCATATGGTAAGTAACCTTCATTTTGTGCACCAGTTGCTCCGTCACCATTTAGATATAACGACTTTTGTAATTTTGCATATCCTGTTGTTCCAGAATATAGATTTCTAAAAATCATTTTTAATTTACCATATATTTTATACTTAGGACTTTCGTTTCTCTCCTCACCAAATAATTCTTGAACATCCAATAATATTGTTTTGTCACCTTCTCTTAACAATTCTTCAGATGTATTCAAACCAATTTTAGTCACCAAATCTTTTTCTGGCGCTTTAGCGTATTCCTTTTCTGGTAATATAATTTGTCTCTTTTCCATTATTCTGCTGATGGGAATGCTCCTTTCGGACCAAATCTTTCAATAAACTTATCCAAGCCGGTTTTGCCTGGTCTTAAACCGAAATAAAATAAAAATGGTGTTGATAAAATCTGTTTTGAACTACTATAATAATCTTGTGTTTTTCTAATTATAAAATCCATAGAAGCATCCCAAGTAACTTGATTCCAAGTTCCAGCGGTACCATATCTAGTGTATAGTGTTCCTGCTGTTGGTTCTATTTGAGTACCACTAGTATAATATAGATAAGTAAATCCTGGATACTCACCATCATATGATGCGTGACCATCAGATGACGATACCACATCAAATTCAACTGTTGTTGTTACATCAATACCACCAATAGTTAAACCAGAGAATGTATATGTCATTGGTAATAACAGATATTTGTCAGAAGAATCATCCGCCGCCGATGTTAAATTATAGCCATAAGTCATTCCTTGTAAAGGTTGTACTTGAACATTTCCATAATCCCATCGTTGATTATCTAACGTTGTTTCATTATGTGGTCCAAATCCGGTTCCGCCTTTTTCCCATAAATAAAATGGTACTGGTTGAGCCGATTCTGTCAATCTACCCTGCACAAGTGTTAAACCATCATTTGCAATATGTGTTGGTTCATTTAAACAAGCTCTTTGTCTTTCGCCATCTTCAGCAAATTCAAAAGTTACTGGTAATGGTCCATACACATTTGTTCCGTTTTTAAACACACTAGGGTATACATCTGGATCTAATACTTGATATGAATACCCAAGATATTTTGGGCTTTGTAAATCAAATGGTTCAATACCAACTTCATTATTAATGGATATTAATTGCATAATATCACCATCCAACACCTTATTAATACCGTTTACTTTAAATCCTTCATTATCAAAAAAATTATTAATATCATGTTCATTGTTACTAACATCCATTCTATAGTTAATTGCCAACCCTAACAGTTCACCAAAATTTTTATATGATGTTGGACCAATCTGTCTACTAACAGAACAGTTTGGGTCTAAATTTGGGTCAGTGCAAATTTCTTTAATGAATTCATCTCTAGGACCTAAATCAACAAATGTTGTTGGGCGATTAATTCTTTTTTTGGTAAAAAATAAACTAGCGCCTGCCCCCCAAGCACTTGTACTAGGATTATACGGGCATGATCTGTAATAAAATATATTTTGATCTGGCGCCCATTTTATAATATCTTTACAATAATCAGCATCTGTTGATGTTTTATTCTTAGCTTTAAATGCAAAGAAATATAACGAACCAGATAACCAGTTATCAACAAATGAATAATTTACGATACCACCACAAAAAAGTTTACCAACACGTTTTCTTCTTCGATATTCTCTCAGTATCTCCCAAACCCTTTTTGTTGATTGGGATCCAGGGACAATGGTGAAAACACCATTTTCAAATTCAGACATACCACTACGGGTAAATTTTTCATAGGAATCACCACCAAAAGATGTAACTAATGGAACACCTGAACTAGGATAAAAAATAATATCGTCTGTACCTGAAAGTGTTGAAGTATAAGCATCTGTTGTTGCACCATATCCGGTATTGGTAATGTTTGTTGCAACAACTGATGTTGTACCAGCATTATAACTTGCTGGTGATATTACACCCGATTGACTGTAATTAGTGTAACCGGTTGTTGGATAATACCAGCTAACAATACTTTCATCATATGGTGTATCATATAATTCACAACCAGATTCTAATTGAACTAATGTTGATGTGTCTGTACCTTCTTTTTCTGTTGCGCTTCTAATTGTTAATGTGTATGATATTGGTTCACCTAATGATGCTTCTATATCTTCAAATGTTATATTGCTATAACTAATAGTATTACCGCTAATATCTAAAACAGGTGTTCCCGAAAATTGATTGGTTAAATTTTGGTTTCCATAAGTCACACTAGATAATAGATAATTTGACTGATTATTTATAAAATAAAGAATACCTGTACCGCCAGAAATTAATGCGGCGCCTAAGGCATCTAAATCTTCGCCAGAACAATTACCTGTTGACGATGGTGCAAATGTTAATGATGTCACATTTAACGTTCTACTATTTTCTAAATAATCTCCAGTTATTGTTACACTACCAACTGAACAATAATCACTACTAGTTCCAGTACCGCTTACAACAGAGCCATAAGTGTCATCACCGTTACATTCCTCACATTCTGGATAGTTTATTAGATATAAACGTCTTTGACCATTTTCTTGTGCTCTAAATGCTGCCTTTTTAATACTTTTGGCTAATTGTCTAATAGGTCTAAAATCTGCACCATCCCCAATTGTAAATAATAAACGCACTAAAGAATTTGTAAACGTCAATGTTAATAGATTTATTAAATGTTCTAAAAATAATAGAACCTCAGCAATTAATAATGTGAAAGTTACATTTTTAGTACCAAAGTTAACTGGGAATGTATTTGCTGAACTTGTACAATCTTCTTCTTCACTTGGAACAATTTCTTTAATTGCTAAGAAATTATCAGTTGAGAATGGTACGTTTCTAAAATATGAACTTTGAAAAGATGAAACAGTATAAACTTTATTATATGAAAATCTATAGAAATAATCTTGTGGGTAATTAAACCCGTCGACATTGTTTAATATGTCGCCCATAGCAGATGCGGGGTAATCCGAATATTCGGTTGACCACGCATACGATTTCATTTGGTCGTTACTATACTCTTTAATGTTTGGTAAAAGATAACTTGCGGTTGTTCTAACCCTACCCAATGTTTCGTTCTTAACAGACATTCGCATTCTATAAATGGCTGACGTTGGAATACCTTTGTTTGGGTCATTTGTAAACTCGTTTTCACCAAATTCATTTGTATAGACATAGTCCATATTCATTTCAATTGGCATTACGAATGAACCACTTTCGTCAATATCTTCTTTTGTTTCAATAAGTTCTAATATTGGTCGATTACTTGAATCTCTCTGTGTTGTAAATCTAATTGATTCGATAGTGGAATTAACTGTTACCAAATCACACTTTCTACCCATTTGTCTTCTTGGTTGGCAATTCTTATTAATTGCATTACTATCCTTGTCAGTAAATAAACCACCAATAACAAATGCTTTTGGTTGTATTTTAACCCCTTGACTAGACAAATCAAAGTCGCTTCTAGTAATTCCTAAAGTGCATAGTTCGACATTTCCCCAGAAAGGGTGAACTTCAACGGTTCTATCAAAAGAAACGACTTGTGGTAGTGAATCTAAATCTACGCTTGGTTTAAACTGATATGTTGACTTAAATTGGTCAACCCCATAACCATTCCTTAAAAAATCATCTGGGCGTAATGAGAAGCAACCAATGTCAGATAAATCAACATCCACATGTATTGTTTGTTCACCTAGGGGTACCCCCCAAATCATAAAATCGCCTGAAGTATTTGTTTTAACAGTATATTTGTAATATTTCTCATATACCTCTAGAACTTCTTCTCTTGTTAAAATATCTGTCTGGTCTGGAAATGTTCCTGTTGGTTCATGACCGCCGTGTTGTTTTCTTGCTGGAAGTAGATTATAGCGATATCCGTTCTCATTTTTATCTTGTGCTGATTTAAATGGGTATAAAGCTGATACCACTGGGTCATCTTCGTCTTCTTGGGCTAATGGAACAAATATGGATACTCTAGCATTAGGAACACCAAATCCGTTGTTTACTGATATTCTACCACAAACAACGCCATAGTCGGCGCACAATGATGCGTAAGTGTCTTGTTGAGTAAATTTTAATGAAAGTATCTCTAATAAATCGAATTTCTGTTGTAATTCAACAGTAACCAATTTATCCTTCCCAACATTTGTTAAAATTCTATGTTTTTGAACCATACTAATATAAATAGAAACCTACTGATTTTCTAATGTAGAATATAAGTAAAAAAACTATTAGTATGTAGTGGAACCTAAGGTTTTAACTCTTATTTTAATATCTTTATTTGGAAATCTGATTTGAAATATCTGATTTGCTTTCATATATATGGTTGAATCAGATTGTACAATTTCTTTTGTTATAGGATTTGACTCTTGAGCAACCTGTGCTGTTGAATATTCTCCACCAATTTTATTAAAAACTCTAATACTGACCACGTTGACAATACCAGAAATATCATTGATTTCTTTTTGCAAATCACCCACAAATAATGGGTCTCCCATCTTACGTTTGTCGATTGAGAAATAAGCTGTTATTTTAGTAATCGCTTCTCTTAATAAATCTGCTTGGTTTTGGTTTTTATCAACCACCAAATCGATTTCTAAACCCATATCAATAACCTCACCACTAACAATATCCAAATAGTCGTTAATCATTCTATATTCCGACAAGTAATTTAAAATATTGTTTTTTAGGGTGTTAGAAACTGTATCACTTAAGTTACCATTCTCATCATATGATAATAACTTAATTCTCACTCTGTTGTTTTCTTCCATTACATTAACTTTGGCCGGAGCCCCGAATGTTGATGGCATATTTTCAATCAATGATTTATAGTCATTAAGCGTAACTGCTCTGTTTTGTGCTGCGAAATTATATGCAACCATATTTCTTAATTCCTCAACAGTTGGTTGATCCGCCCCACCCACAGCCGGTGTTACGTTTGTAACTTGTAATGATTGAGATACTTGGTTATTTATAGAACTTAAAGGACCCGTCATCACAAAATCAACATTTTCTACCGTTGTTAAAACACCAACCCCTAGATTACTTTCCTTACCACCACCAATCCTATATTTTACAAATAAGGTTGTGTTTGCTTTAGGAATTGTACCCATTGACATATTATTTAGATATGTTCCTAGGTTAACCTTTAAATTACTTGTAATATAGTTGTCCAAATTATCTAATGGATCAACATTACCTGAACCAAATGTTAATGAGAAATAACCTTCTGGTGTATATTCTGTAATAAATTTATTTGAAACCTTAACATTTGTACCTGCAACAAAATTCTTTTTGTCAGAAGTGCTTGTAGGGTCTTTAATGAATACTTTATCTTGTATTAGTGTTTTAACCTCATACCATTTATTTGTTGAACTAATAAATTCAGAAGCATTTGGATTAGCACCGAAAGACGTTCCTTCTTTATGTATAATTGAAGTAACTCCTAGAACATTTTTTTCAGGTAAATAGAGTTTTAAGAATGGTTTTTGGTCTCTTTGCGTGATTGCTCTTCTAAAAATTTTAGTAACACCATTAACAACAGCTTCTCTTTTTGTAATCGTATATGAAATCAATTTATTATTGGCATCAGAATTTGGTATTTTTAATCTGTTTGGTTCTCCTCTGTCATTAAATGGGTTAGAAAAATCAATATCAGAAATTGTTTCAAATATTTGACCACCCCCAGACACTTGAGCGCCAGCTCTTAAGATACCTTCGTATCTTTCATCATCCTTATCACCTCTAACTGGTACATTAATACTAAAATCACATAATGAAACGGCCGGTCTTTGACCTGGAACCCTAATTCCGTATGTTTTTGCTATATGAAATAATGATTGTTTTTGTTGAGCAAAGTCCAGCATAGTTTCTTGCCAAACCCTATCTATATGGTAATGTAAGTTATCCGCAACAGCGGCATTTAAATCCAATGACACCGAAAATATTGATGCGTCATTTGTATTTTTAATTAATTCGGGATAGTAATCTTTTGTTAAATTAACTAACTCTTCTCTAATTCCCGCGAAATCTCTATTCGTGTACGATATTTTTTTACTCATCTTATATGTTAATAATTATAAAATCACTTGAACCAAATGCCCCATTATTTACTGTATAATCAATTCTTACTTTTGCTGTATAAGGTTTGTTTGATGAATCAGATGTTCTAAATAATCGACTATCTTCATCTTCACTAACACTAACCTGTTCATCTGGATCATTTTCAGCGTTAACAACCTTTATTGAATTTATATCTAAATTTGGAATGTATTTTTTTACCGATTCTCTTATTTCGTCTTCAATATGGTTAAAGGTGATAACATCATTTTGGTCAAAAATATATTCATAAATTCTAGTACCAAAATCAGGTAAAAAATATCTAGTACCCCTCTTTGTTAATATAAGGTGTATTAGATTCGCTCTAATCTCTTGCTCGGGGGTTTTTGTCATTCTAACAAAGTCACCGACCATACTATCCCTAAATGGGAAATCTATACCATAGGATGTTGCCATACCAATAAATATAAAGAATACCGAAATGGTAATAAATAAAAAATCGCGACACTTTATTAAAAAATGTCGCGATAATTGTGACTTTTTAGGTGCCACCCATTATATTATGAACCACAACCAACACATTCAAATGGTGAATCGTCTGGTTTTGCTGTCAAGGTTGCATCGTTTTGTTCAAAATGTATTGAATTCGTCGTTTGTGCTTGCACTGGTTCTGGTTTTGGTGTTGTGGCTGAAATATCCACCCCTAAACTTTTTATAGCATCTACCGCTGAACGAGTTCTTAAATAATACATTCCGGTTTTTAAACCCATTTTCCAACCATAAATGTGTGCCGCCAATAATTTTGGTTTTGTCACATTGTCCATAAATAAATTCATAGATTGTGATTGGTCAATATAAACAGCGCGATTTGCAGCCATTTGGATAATTCTTTTTTGTGACATTTCCCAAACGGTTTTATATATCTCTTTTAATTCTGTAGGAATTTCTGGGATATTTTGAACAGAACCATTTTCCATAATTAATTTATTTTTGATGGTATCGTTCCACATACCAATCTTTAATAAATCTTTTACTAAATGTTTGTTAATTACAACAAATTCTCCACTTAAAGTTCTTCTCAAGTAAAGATTTGTTGTGAATGGTTCAAACGCTTCATTGTTACCCAAAATTTGTGCTGTAGATGCCGTTGGCATAGGTGCAACTAATAACGAGTTTCTAACACCAAATTTGATGATTTCTTTTCTTAGTGATTTCCAGTCCCATCTACCTGAAGTGTCCTTATCAGTTTTACCCCACATTTGATATTGTAAAATACCTTGAGATAAAGGTGATCCTTCAAATGTTTCATAAGCACCTTCTTTTTGTGCTATCTCCATTGAAGATGTTAGTGCAGCAAAATAAATTGTTTCAAAAATTTCCACTTGGATTTTATCCGCCAATTCACTTTCAAATGCAATACCTAACAAACAGAAAATATCTGCTAAACCTTGAATACCTAAACCTACTGGTCTGTGTCTAAAGTTAGAACGTTTAGTTTCTTCTGTCGGGTAATAATTTAAATCAATCACATTGTTTAAGTTCCTAACAATTTGCTTAGTAGTTTCATATAATAATTCATGATTGAACTCACCATTAATAATATATTTTGGTAAAGCGATTGACGCTAAATTACAAACCGCTTGTTCATCGGCAGATGAATATTCGATAATTTCAGTACATAAGTTAGATGACTTGATTGTACCTAAATTCTTTTGGTTTGATTTATAATTTGCAGGGTCTTTGTACAACATGTAAGGTGTACCTGTTTCCATTTGCGCTTCTAAAATCTTATCCATCAATTTTCTTGCCTTTACAACTTTACGCGCTCTACCTTCTTGTTCGTATTGTTCATATAATTTTGTAAAGTTCTTTTCTTCTGGTGTATCATATGTATCAGATAAACCTGGAGCTTCGTCTGGTGTGAATAGTGACCAATCACCATCTTCCTCAACTCGCTTCATGAATAAATCTGGAGTCCACATTGCTAAAAATAAATCTCTAGCACGCATCTCTTCTTTACCAGTATTTTTTCTTAATTCAATAAATTCAAAAACGTCTGAATGCCAAGGTTCTAAATAAATTGCAAATGAACCTTTACGTTTACCACCTTGATTAATCCAACGAGCAATTTCATTGTATGTCTTCATCATAGGGATTAAGCCATCAGATTCACCGCCTGTACCCTTTATATACGCACCCTTTGCTCTAACATTGTGAACGTGTAATCCAATACCACCGGCCCATTTAGATATGTGTGCAACGTCTTTAATTGTTGAAAACAACCCCTCGATACTGTCATCTTTATTCGCTAATAAGAAACATGATGACATTTGTGCCTTTGGTGTTCCGGCATTAAACAATGTTGGTGTTGCGTGTGTATATAAATGAGTAGACAAATCATCATAGATCCTTAAGCCCATTTCTAAATCACCATTACAAATACCCATAGCAACTCGCATATAAAGATACTGTGGTCTTTCAACTATTTTTTCGCCAATCTTTAATAGGTATGATCTTTCTAAAGTTTTAATCCCAAAAAAATCAAAATCTAAATCCCTTTCGATATCAATCGCTGAGTCAATTACTTCTTTGTTTTCCAAAACAAAATCATATAGATTTTTTGAAATCAATGATGATTCTTTTCCAGTTTTAGGTTCATTGAAAGAATATAATTGTTTAATACATTGTGAAAATTTATTTGGTGTTGATTTATGTAAATTTGAAACAGCAATTCTACCAGCTAATTTTGCGTAATCTGGATGAGTTGTTGTCATTGATGCGGCGGTTTCAGCCGCTAGTTTATCTAACTCTAATGTACTAATTCCATCATATATCCCTTGCGTTACTTTAAGAGTGATGTATGTTGGGTCAATATATTCCAAATTTAAGTCATGACAAAGGGCACTAATTCTTTTAGTAATTTTGTCATATCTCATTTCTTCTAATTCACCGTTTCTTTTTTTTACCTTCATTTTTTATTATTTTAAAAATCCATGTCAGAAAATGCGCTGTCAAGTTCTTCTTCAGCTTTATTATGTACTCCTGCTTTTTGGTACTCAGCAACTCTTTTTTCAAAGAAATTGGTTTTACCTTGAATAGCGATATTCTCCATGAAGTCAAATGGATTCGCTACGTTGTATACTTTAGAACAACCTAAAGCAACTAATAACCTGTCTGTGACAAATTCAAGATACTGAGACATTAAATCTGAGTTCATACCGATTAATCTAACAGGTAACGCCTCTAATATAAATTCCTTCTCAATTTCTAATGCGCTAACAATGATTTCTTTAAGTTTCTTTTCAGGTATTTTTTTCTCAATATGACTGTTGTATAAATGACAAGCAAAATCACAATGCATACCTTCGTCTCTAGAAATTAATTCATTGGAGAATGTTAATCCAGGCATTAGACCTCTCTTTTTTAACCAAAAGATAGAACAAAATGAACCCGAAAAAAAGATACCTTCAACAGCCGCAAACGCAACTAATCTTTCAACAAAAGATTCAGAATTAATCCATTTAATAGCCCAATCAGCTTTCTTTTTAATTGCTGGGATTGTATCTACTGCACGGAAAAGATGCATTTGTTCTTCTCTATCTTTAATGTATGTGTCAATCAATAATGAATATGTTTCACTATGGATATTTTCCATCATTATTTGAAATCCGTAGAAAAATTTTGCTTCAGTATATTGAACCTCATTTACGAAGTTCATTGCTAAATTCTCATTAACAATACCATCCGATGCCGCAAAAAATGCCAACACATTCTTAATAAAATGTTGTTCATCATTATTAAGTTTATGCTCCCAGTCAGTAATATCTTGACCTAAATCAATCTCTTCTGCTGTCCAAATACACGCTTCTTGTTGTTTGTACAATTTCCAAATATCCTCATGTTCTATTGGGAACAAAACAAATCGGTTTGGGTTTTCAACCAAAATTTTCTCTACCATAATTTATTGTTTTTTTAGTTAGTTACGCGAGTTTTTGTTTTCTCGTCTAATAGTTTTCTAATTCTTTGCTTGTTTTTTTCTTCTTTGTCTTGTTCAAAACCAAGCATAGTGCTTTGTGAATCAGTATCAATCGTTAAATACTCATTGTTAAAGTGGCAGTTATCAAATATAACACCATCTCTACCAACTCTAGATTTTAACAATGTAAGAGTTGCCAAATTTAATTCTTTTTGTTGTAATGTTTTACCAATAGATAAAACTACGTGACCAATTTGTGCTTTCTTAATAGAACCACCCATTTGGTCCGTTGTAACTACTTCGCTTTTAATTGATTCTCTATTACCTTGTGTTGCAGTCCAGATTGCAATATCAAACTCAGAAGTCATCGATTCCAATTGTCTCATAATAGCACCTTCACCTTTCCATTCTTCACCAAATGCACTTCTTTCTGGTGAAATACAATCAACATAGTCCAGTGTTAATAAATCTATTTTAAAACCATCGGCAATCATCTTTCTTAATTTAGATTTAATTTCACTAACGGTTACAGAATCACTAGGTAATTTTAATAACCTAATTTGACCTTTAGACCTTTCTTTGGCTTCATTAACTCTTTTTTCAACCTCTTCAGGAACTTCTGTTTGGTCGTCTGGCGCAATCCCAGACCAAATTGTAAAATGCTTTCTTTTAATATTATTGACGTTATCCTCAAAAAATATTTGAACAACATTAAAATCATTATTAAACGCTGCGTTCGCAAACTTGGTTAGTAACGTTGTTTTACCAGTACCTGTTGGTGCTAATACCACACCTAACTCACCTCTACCTAGACCACCCTTTAATAAGTTATCAACGCCCACAACACCTGTTGGTATAGCGGTTCTACAATCTTTTTGTAATGCCGACATGACATCGTCAAAAATATCTGTCATATCATGATCAATCACACCAACCTGTAGTGCTTTTTGAATAATATTTTCAATTCTTTTGTATGCTTCAAATTCACCGTCATTAGTTATCGCCTCAACTTCTTTTAATGCTTTCTTTAACACTTGTTGTTTACAGAAATTAAGGGCACTGCCTTGAATGTGCAATGCATCGTTAATTTCTATAGTTTGAATATCACTTAATGTGTCAATAATAACTTTAGAAGACGATGAACCTTCTTTTGTTTCAATTAAAATTTTATTTTTAATAGTTTCATAAGCTGGTATTGAATTTAAGGTTATATACAACTCTTTAATATGTTCCATAATCACTCTAAAATACACACCATCAAAGTAGTTGCTTTCGATAACTTCAACAATTGAATCACCGAATTTTTTATCTTCAATAATTGTTTTTAATAATGATTGTTGGAATCTAGGACCCAAATAACCAAAATTCATTTCTTTCGACATAATCTTTTTTTTTAAATTAAATTAAATAACTATATCTTACAGTTCATACTGTAGATATACCGTTTCTAGGTCTTCTCTTGACATTATGTCAGTTAAATCAGATAAAATTCTTCTCAAATTTGGTCTAATGTCAACCGAGTATCTCACTTTTGGATGGAACACACTCGCAAGGAAAATCCTTTCAATAAATACATCGTTACCTTGTTTCACTTGTAACAAAAAGTATTGTTCTTCGGTTTCTTTTGGGTCTTCCACGTATGTCGAATTCAGGATATAATTTTGATTTTCAACCAAATAATTGGAACTTTTTATTTTTAAATCCTCACTAATTTCTACACAAATATCTTGTATATAATAGTGCAGGTCCATAGACCGTCTACTAACTGGGTTATAGTCGTGGACATTAAAAAATCTTTGGCAGATGATGTTATTGTCCAACGTCAAAAGGAATTCAAATTTGTTTTGTTCTTGGATGTTCATGTTTTAAATTTTAAATTTTATTATTTTTTTATTTTTTTCTTTTCTGGTTAACCTCAGAAAGGGGTTTAGAAATTTTATCCAGGCGTCTTCTTGTTTGGGTAATACGGTGAACATCCCGTCATCCATCATCATTTTCATAGTATTTTTATATGATCGCCCTTCGGAATCCAATGTTTCATTTATTAAGTCAAGTATTTGCGTTTTCGCATCATCAGTTAATATTGGTTCCGTTAAATCAACTATTTTTTCATTTGTTTCGAAAAATTCTTCACCTAGTACCCCTAATTTGCTAACACCAGTAAGTAAATTCTGTAAGGTTTTGTTGTGTTTATCCACTTGCCATATTTCTTCTGCTTTAGTTCTAACCTCGTTAAGTGTTAAAATTTTTGTTTGCATTTCAGGAAATAACCCAATCATCCTTTTCAGTCCTAAGTTTCTAATACCAAATATGTTATCAGATGGGTCTCCGCACAGCATTTTTACAATTTTAACATTTTCAATTAAGATTGTTTCATGGTCGTATTCAATATTATCCCCTGGTTTATATATTTTGCCATGTGCTGGATTATATAAATCAGTATCAACTGAAACTAATTGTGCTAAATCCCTATCTGATGAATAGATGATTTTTTTCTCTTTGGGTGAATTTTGTGAATAATAGGCAATACAATCATCTGATTCGCAATTTTGATATTCGCCTTGGCGTACGTATAACTCTTCTAGATATTGTTTAATTCGAACTCTTTGATAACCGTATGAACTTTGTGCTTCATCCGTCCATCTGTTACTTCTTCTTGTGTCTTTGTATAAGTGGTAAATTTTTTTCCGAGTGGCGGCACTGTCGGCACCATCCCAAAAAACGCATATCTTGTCTAGGTGGTATGTCTCAAATGATTTTCTAAGAGTATTGAGAAAATGATAAATTCCTCCAATATGTTTTCCCTTATAGAAGTAATTTTTGACACCAAAAAAACCAATCGTAAGTAAATTGTCACCATCAACAAGCAGTACAGACATTTAAAATTTAAATTATAATGTTAAAAAACTATTCCTCTTCTGTGACAACTTTTAGTTTAGAAATTTCGTCAATACTAACTTCTAATCTTTCACTAATATAGTTACCATAATCTTTTTTGTATTCTTCAATACTTTTCTTCTCTTCTGGTTCTGACTTACCCGGCATAAAACCATGTGCTGTAACAATAATCTTACCATCCTCATATCCTAAACCATTTACGTGGTTTTTCATAATTGAGATTTTAGTTCTTACAGCCATTTTAACTTTTCTACCATCTTTAGTGATAGCAATCTTAGTTGTGCCGGCATTTTTTTCATTACCAAAACGGAAAACTAATGTTGAGTTTAACCAGATGGCTTCGCCACCTTTAGCTTTAATTTTAGGTTGACCAAATGGATTATCTGGTAACTCTACCCAAGGTTGGTTTACTATAATTAGTGTGTTTGTAAATTTCTTATCACTTCTTCTTGAACCTGAAATTCTTTGATTAATTCCTTGACCAATTTTATCTGATAATACTCTGGCGTTATGTTGTGCACCACCTTTACCATCAAAAGTCATCTTACATGGAACTGACCCTACCGAATCCCAAAGGAAACATAAATCGTAATCCAATTCACCTTTATCTTGTGCATCTAATAATTCACCAATATAATCAGTAATTTGTTCAATGTATTCAAAGTGATTGTTAAATAAGAAAAATCCATCAAATGTCTTATCTCCAGTTTCCTTGTCAATGCTTTCTTCAACTTCAAAACCCATAAGTTTTGCGTGTGGAAAATCCCATTTTTGTTCTGTAATGATAAACACTGGTAATATACCTTTCTTTTGTGCATCTACCGCCGTTTTTACCAATGCTGTTGTCTTACCAGTATCAGAATGCCCTAGAAGCATGTTTAAATGCCCCATAGCTGGTCCAGGTATACCTACTGCGTCTGAGAATGCGTCACCAAGATCAAAGAATCTATCTGGCTTAAATGACGCCTCTTTTGAGAATTTTTTCTTTATTGCTGAAAAATCGTTTTTCTTAATTGCCATAATATTTTTTTTTAAAAAGAGGGACCCTTGTCTCCCTTAGATTAAAATTTGACAAGGGCCCTCAACATCTTAATTAGAACGGTAAATCTTCGTCTACCTCATCAGTGTCTTGTGGATCAACTAATTTCTGTGTCTCAGTCGCTCCCAAGTCAACTTGTCCGTCGTCACCATAAACCCATTTCTTCTCTTCAGTGTTCCATTTTGGGGTATAACCCTTAGCAACACCTTCTAGATATTCTTCTGGCTTTTTAGAGTACGCGTCTGCCCATGTTAAATCATCCATTAACCATTCTGTTGCTTGTCCTTCGTTTGTACTGATTGGACTAGCATCATCTGGGAAAATTGATGAAATGGTTGTGTATTCTCCGCCACTTGGCTTCTTAGTTAATGTTAATGAAATAACTAAGTCACGACCATTTTTAGGGTCTGTAATATCGCCCTTATTGCGCATGATTGGCACAATTTTATCTAGAGGACCATCACCTTTTGAGTTGTGCTTAAATCTCCAGAATTTAACACCGTCTTGCTCATTATCTCTGTCGATAACTTTAACGATATAAAAACGTTTAGGATTGTAATTTTTAGCCAATTCTCTATCGGCTTCATTACCTGTGCTACGAAGTGCTTCGTTTACCTCGGTTAAAGGTGAACGCTTACCTTCATTTTTTCCTGGGTCATATAATTTAACCCACTTACCATCCACTTGGATTTCGTGGAACCATACCTCTTTAAATGGTGATGTACCATCCTTCATTGGGATGATTCTGATTCTTTTTTCTCCAGAAGACACACCTTTTGTTAAGATGGGTGCGAAATACTTTTTCAATCTCTCTTCTGAACTAACTCTTTGGGCTGCTCCCGCTGGTTGTTTGTTTTTCTCATACTGGTTGAGAATTGCATCTAATGCTGACATAATGTTACGTTTTAAATGAATAAATTTTGTTATGAGCTAATATAAATAAAAAAACCCGAATTAAAAAATCCAGGTTAATTATTTTAATAAAAATCGTTTTTTTAGCTAAATAGCGTGTTAGAACCTTAGGTAGGTTCCCCCCAATTAATTAAGTAGTTCGCAAAAGTACCCATAGAATCCGTTCTTTTAGTGACATTATACCCATAAGTGTTTTTTAACACATTTGCCATATTATCATCCATACTTCTTTCGTCAATAAAAGCATTGTACTGTCCTTGAGACGTTGCGCCGGTTATCACATTATTCACATATGATAATGAACTTCTTGTCGAATCTGTGTTTGTTGTTGCTAATGAACCTGATATCATTTTCTATATATTTTATTCTAATGTTAATTTGTAAGCTAATTTGTTTATTGTTGCCAACATTTCGTCTCTAATATTTAACAAATCACTATCTTTAGTTGGTTCTAATTCATTACTTAATGAAATTAAAAAACCTTTAATATTTTGTAAAAATTCAACAATTTTAACATCCGTTAAATTGTCAATTCTAATATTCTTGTCTTGCTCTTCCAAAACAAATCTACCTTGTTTACCCATAGCCGTTTCAACATACGTGTCGATAAAACCTTCTAATGTTGAGTATGTTTTACCAAATGCGATATGTCTTGCATATCCTTTAGTTTGCCAATGTAATATTCTTAATTGGACCTGTATTTCTAAAAATTTTTGAACACTAGTATTGAGTATCATCTTGTAATGGGTTGAATGTTTTTGCTATTTCATCCTTAGAGTAATTTTCAATGTCATTTTTAGTTAAAACGTATTCGTTTTTACCTGATGCTTGCATTTCAGCTTGCTTCATTGAGAAAAAATCATTAGGTTTTTGGTTAAAAGGATATGAGTCCAATGAACGCATTTCCAATTTCTCTTGTGGAGTTGTTGGTTTCATTGATTCAATTTTAGAACCTAATTCGTCTATTTTTAATAAAACCTGATCCATCTGCGCTAATTTTGTTTCCAAATCAGCTAACTTACTGAACGCGTCATCCATTTTTTGTAAAACGGCGGTATTTTCACCTTTTGACGATTCTAAGTCATTTTTTATATTTTTTGTCATGTTAACCAATTCGGTAACATCGACTTCTTCAGTATCACCGCCTGCTGCTGGAGCATCTAACGCCGGATTTTCTGGAAGTGCCCCTAAATCCGCTGCTGGAGCGTCTTCTGGTGCTGGAGTTAGTGACGCCGCAGGATCGGCTGGTGGTGGAGGCGCTGGTAATTCCTGTTCATTCAAATTTGAAGCATTTCTATTAATACTTTTAAATCTGTTTAATTCTTCAAGGAGTTTTTTTTCTAGCATGATTTTAATCTTGTAATAATTGTCTACCGTCTTCGGTAATATATTTTTTATTTATTCTTTCAACAATACCGTCTTTTGACTTAATTGTATAACACTCCCCGGTTTGTAAGTCACAAACCTCTTGTTCTTTTCCATCCTCAGATTGGGTTTTAACCATTTTTGGATTTAAGAACTGATCTATTGAACTGTTTCTATTATTTTCCATAACTTTATTTTATAAATATCTAAAAAATCTTAATTTTCACTATTCGGGCTTAAAATAAATAACGTAACCGTCTTGCACTTTTAACTTCCTCATTAATTGGGGTGACATTGCTATACCATAAGTTGTATCTGGTAAACCATTATGTACCGCGCCAGAAAACAGACCAGTTGTAAAGTTTATTGAAGGTAGAACTTTTAATGGATTTGGAACACCTGTATCAGTGGTATTCTTAGCCAAAAATGGGTTATAGAATATCATATTGATATTTGATATCTCAGATGCTGACTTGTTTGAAAAATCGAATCTAGTTGAGAAGTAATAATCAATATTTTCATTAATGTCGCCAAATGTTAAAATATTGTTGTTTTGAGCTTTTGTTGTAACGGTCATTTCTGTGTTGTTAGGTAATGTGTAGTTCGGCCCACCCATTTGAACCACTCTAGCACGTAGCCACTTGTCTTTAACACCGTTAATTGTGTGTTCAACATATTGGATATATTTTTCACCGTTCTGACCGTTGTATGGGATACCTGAAAGGAATCCGGATTCACTTAACACAACTTCCCCATTAACATTAAGTGGTCCTAAGTCGTATTCAACAGTTTTACCGTTTATCGTTGCACTCTTGGTTGTGGTTGTAACAGCATTTGCTTCTTGTTTTTTCTTAAACGCGGCCTTTAATATTTTGTCAAATAATGGTCTATATGCCGCAACAAAACTATCCTTTATGTTTGGTAAATTATCGTTGGGTATTCTAGCGCCTTTAAAAGTTGTGTCAATTTGATTCGCTTTAATACTGTGAGAAACTTCGGTGATAAAATATGTACCTTCAAACATAGGTATATTATTTAAATAAAAATACATTGTTGGTTGTATCATAGCGTTACCCATAGAAGAAACCTCACATGTGTATGAATATGTTCTATACAAATCAAATAAATTAACATCTACTTGATATGTGTTAGAACCAGATTGTGACCTACCTAAATTTTCATACGCCAAGAATGTTTCTGATGTTGGTGTTTTAGAATCTTGACTTAACGAAACGTTTTTAAACATACTTTGTGCTTGATCCCCAAAATTAACCTCAAAACCCACAACCCTATTTGACTTACTAAAATCTGTATCCATAAACAGTTGTTGTGAAACTAATAATGGATTTTTATTAACATTACGAATATCGGCACCGTCATTCTTAAATTTGTTTTTTGGACTAACCTCACCCATTGATAAGTGTTTTGATGATGGTCCTATATATTGTAAAATCATTTTAGGAGATGATTCTTGATAGTCAACTTCTAAAAATGTTCCAAATAAATTTCTAGCAAGATTTTTGGATGGGGTAATTCTTTTCTTGTCAGAAAAGTTTGTACCATAAAAATTAACGTAGGCCGGTAATGGTCTAAAGTCAATATTATTACCTTGAATTAAAATTGAAATCATACCCAATAAACTTTTATTTGCATTTCTTGGGTCTGCCAATGGTTTTAATCTATCCAAACTCATGTATAGTTCGTTGCCAATATCCTTATTAGCTCTATCTAAGAATAAAAATTCTTCCAAAAGATTTCTTTGTCCTAATGAATTACCAGAAACCCATTTATCATTAAACGATTTAAAGAAATTGTAGGTTTCTAATTTAGTTGTCTTGTCGGTATTAAAACCTCTATAAACCGTTACTGGAGTCGTTGTGTCGATTGGTAATTTTCCAACCTTCAACATCAATCCATTAAAATATGTATCAAATCTTTTTTCTTGTGGGATTACTATATTCTCATTTAGATATGCTCTAAAGGTTGTTACAGTAGGGTTATATGATGGGTTATCCACTAAGTTCTTAGCTAAATACCCCGCATATATTCTAGCTAGTAATCTATGTGAATAGATGTTTTCCTCATTTAATTCAACATTGGTTGTGGCGAAATAATCTAAATAATGCCCGTCAATATCTTCACCAACATATAATTTAATTAAATTTAAATTATCTGAAGTAACCTGTGAAACATCAAAATCATTATCTGAATATGTTTTGACTAACCCAGCAGCACCGTATAATGTGTAATTATCAATTTGTTTTGCATTCCCAATTGTTAACTTAACTAGGTTTTCATTCTTTAAAATGTCGTCAGTTATATTTTTTAATACAACTATTTGTTCTTTTATTATCGAATTAAAATCAGTTGCTGTTACATTTGCTTTTTTTAATGTAACAATTTCCCTTAATAATTCTTGAAAATTACTGTGCTTGTAACTAGTTGTTGTTGTTTTACCGTCTGTGTTTAATTTTAATGTTGAGAACTCTAAAAACATGGCTTCAAAGTCATCTAACATTTTTGGGCTAAATGTTGCCATCAAATCAATTACCTTTCTTTTATTTCCTTTTAACGAATATTCATTAGTTGTAATTGTTTTAAATTTCTCACCATATGTTGGCATTGTCAACCCACTATAATTTGGATAATCTTCGTTTTCTGGGTCCCAAATTAATTTAAATGAATCTTGTTCAATTTGTTTGTAATCAGTTTCTAAATCCTTAAGTTGATTTCCACCAAAAGAAGGTAACACAGTATAGTTTGCATTACTTGATGAAAGTATTGAATTGTCCACCATAAATGATAATGTGATACCATTACTTTGATATGGTAATGATGTTAATTTTCTAACAGCTCCAGAACTATAAGCAGATGCAAAGTTTGTTTTCATTTCGGAACTATTCAAAACTAAATCCCCTGCTTTCTCATTTCCAGTGGTAGTGCCTGGTGAAAAATAAACATATCCGTTAACCACTTGATGAAAGATGTCTTGATATAATGGGTAAAAACCAACAGTTTCTACTGGGAAAGAACTTGTTGTTCCAGTTGTATAAATTGTTGATCCACTAACATATGTTGTATCACCACCATAATTAAACGTGGTACCTGACGTGTTATCAAAAAATTTACTAGATGTAATTGAATTTGTAACACCAGAAATTATATCAACACCTTCAGTTAAATATTTTTTATATCTATGGTAGATTGACCCCCATTTTAAAATTAAATGGTATGGTATAAAATGCGATGCGCCAACCTCTCTAAAAAGGTTAGACATTAATATTTTACTATTACCATTATACTCTATAATATCATCTAAATCCTTAAATGGTAATGAGTTTAATAAAAGATATGCTGAACCAGAGTATCTTCCTACGTTACCACCTTTAAAAAAGTCAGAATATATTTGGTTGTGGAAATATGGTGTATTTAATATGTTTCTAGTAGTTCCACTTAATTCAATTTTATTTATAAATAAATTATCTTTATACGTGTCATTAATCCACATTTTAGGTTCAATAGGTGAACTAATAAATGAATCATTTGAATTTATTGACAATATATCATTAAACTTAAAATCGTCACCATTTAGTGCTCTACCTAAGTAATTCTTATATGTTGTTGAACCAAACGGATATTCTTCAAATCGATATTCTTGAACCTCGTATTTTTTTATACTATTTTTTAAAGCGTCATATGAACCATCTGTATAATCAACTTTTCTAATTTTATCATATTCTTCAATTTTAAAATCTCTTTCAATTATCTCTTTTAAATAATCAACAGTTGCTATCTTGTCTTTGTAATAAGGGTGTCTTTCAAATGGAGAATAACTTGTTAAATATTTTTCATACCCAGCGGTTCCGGATAAAAGATATTCTTTATATATCGGACCTCTTAACATTGCTTTTAAATCAGGATCGTTATTTAACGCTCCCTCAATTGTTTCATACTCCTTATCTCTTAATTCTACAATAGCGTCTGTTGAAAATGACTCATATGATGTTGAATAAAAACCTCTTTCATATACTTCATACAATAAATTACTAATTGTTTTATCATTATATCCCTTCATATTTGATATGTTAAATAATGTTGAGATATTATTAACAACTCTATCATCATTATCTTTAGGGAATATGTAATTTAACTTACTAACATCAATTTCATTATTTGTTAATGGATCAACTCTTTTAGTTGCAACAGATTCGTATGTCTCAATAAATTCAACTTCCGGCCAAATAATTGGGTCATTTGCTTTAATGCCATTTGCGATTTGTGCGTCGCCTGGATACATTAAAGTTGACGTGTTTTCGTTAATTTGTTTCTTAACTTGTGGCCAAGGATATAATCCCTCATTTTTGTTATCTACAATACTTCTTGCTGTTAGTATTGATTGTCTTTCTTTTGAACTTTGAATTGCTTTAACGTGAACATCTTTCATTAAACGAATGTAAGTGTCTGCATTAGCACATATCACGGCAAATATATTTCTGATTGTTGGTTTAAACCCGATACCTAAATCTGAATCGTTTTCAATGATTTCATTCATTTTGGTTTCCAACTTGTTTTCTAATTCATTTCTTTGTGCAACAAATTCGTTTTTAATATCATTGATGTCGTTAACCAAAATATCAAACGCAACACTAACTTTACCGCCCTTTGTACTATAATACCTTTTATTTAAAACCCTATCAAATGTTATTGTTTTTAATGATATACCGGTATCTTTAATTAGGTTTTTATCTAAAGTGACACCAAACGCTTGATTATTGTACGCTCTTTCTTTGTATTCATTTATTTTCTTGTTAAGTGCATTTTTAGTTGTACCCGTTATACTACTTAAACTAATACTACCCGCCTTGGTATCTTCTTCACTTGCAACTTTTGTCAATGGATAATATGCAACACCGTCATTTTCCGGATTATCTGGTTGTCCTAAATTTAAATAAGACCTACCCCAGGCATCAATACCTTTTTGAAAAGCTGTAATAATATTTTCATACTCTTTAACAGAACCTAAAACTTTAAAGTCAACAACATTTTTAAAAATTTGTGTTTCCAATAATCTTTCCGCAGATTCTGCGGTCATAACTAAATCTCTTAATGTTTTAATTGGAAAGTTTTCTGGAATTAGTTTTTTATTCTTATAGTCGGAGTATACCGATTTTAAGATAGAATAACCCTTTGTTGATTGAGATATTTTTTTCTCAATTAAACCTGTTTTTGTGTTTTCGCGATATGGTTCAGAGTTTTCGACCATATACATATATGGCGCAGCTAAAATATTTTGTAATAATATGTCGTTTAAATAAGCAAAAGTTGAACCAACAAATTTTGTAGTAATTTCAAAATTTCCGGATGTACCATTGAACTTACTTTTAAAATCAACCATGTGCAATCTATAACGAATTGCTTTACCGTAATACCCTTTTACCGTTAAATAAAATATCGGCCAAGGTAAATGAAAAAATGCTTGGTATGGTGAATTTTTGGGTGATTCAAATAATGTTTTACCTCTAGCATCGATTAAATTAATACTAACCTCTGGTATTGCGTTTGCACCTTTAGTAACAATATTAATACTTTCAAAACCGAAACTTTGACCAGAGCCGTCAGATATTTTTTCTTGAACATCTACGTTTGATGATAAAGCATCATTAGCTGCTGGGGTGAAAACGTCTGTCCAACTAGTATCGTAGTTTTGACCATTTTGATTACGTAAAAAATTTAATTCCCCGCCAGCAATTGAAATCATTGTGTTTTCATCACCGTTAGAAAATAAAGTTGTTCTAGGAACTAAATCGGCTTCTAGATTAACATACATGACCAAGTTTTCATGGTCAACCAATCTACTATGTATTTCACCATCATTATCAACAATACTAGATGGGTCGATATAAACAAGGTTTTGTTGGTCGACTTTGACAAGTATGTTTTCATTGATGCTGATTCTATTATTCGCCATAATATAGTTTATACAATTCTACCCCTCTTTTATAATCTTGTAAAGTGTTAACTAGCGGAAAAGGTATTCTTATTGTAGTATTATCCGGAATTTCAAACTCCATAGAACCAGAACTAGGGTTTGCCATCATGATTATCCAACCAAATAAGGGTGAATTGTAAAATTCTTGTGAAAGTTTATCTAATCTATCTTTATTTTTTCTGTATTGGATATATTTGTCACTAGATTTAACAGGTATTTCAATACCTGGAACAATTTTGTGTTCTTCATCTTCTACAAAATATTGATACCTGTCAAAATATTGGTTCATCTTAAATAATTTAATTTAACTCCACTACTATTATCTTTTGAGTTTAGCACTTTTTTTAATTTTTCATTTTCTGGTCCCGTTAATGTTACATCGGTAATAGCATATAATAATGGATTTGTATCTTTAACATTTGGATGTTTAAATTTAATTTTCTTTTCTTTAGTTGTGAGTATCAATTTTTTCATTTTTTTACTCATTTTAGAAATTATATTAGGAGTAAAGAAAAGAGTATCTGGTGAATCCTTATAAAGTGTTTCTAATTTTGTTATATCCGCTTCAGTTATAAAATACCCAATAAGGTCTTTAAAAACATCATCAGGTAATGTTGTATTATGTACTGAAATAAAATCAATAGTTGTGGTTAAATCATTCGTAAATGATTCAGGGTGTTCTTTTTGTATGAAAGTAATAACCTTTTTATATCTATCGTAAAAATCGGCAGGTATAAAATTAGCTGCTTGTTTTCCTGTTATAGTTTCTTTATCTGTTTTACCGTCCTTGCCATTTGTACTTAAAATAAAATTTAATTTATCAAAAATTTGGACAACTTTATTTCTTGCTGATTCTATCTCAGTTAATTTAACACCCTCAAGATCAGATATTTTTGTTTTAATTAAATCTAAAATAAACTGCTTTAAAATTAAATCTGATTGAGTAATTTTATAATCCTGTAAGAATGAATCAAATTCAAAAAAGGTACTTATGCTAGAAATACTATTAACTTTTTTAGTTAATCCCTGATTAAAATTATTAACCAATATTGAATAATCTGTTTTACTATCATATACCCCCAATAATTCAATTTCAGTTGTTGTTGAAACAGAATCATTTACATCCATTTTATATTTTTTTCTATAATTTGGTGAAATGAATAATGGCATTAACAATGGTCCATTAATAACCAATAACTCATTATATTTCGTTTTTAAACTATCAAAGTATAATTTTGTAGATTCAAATATACTATTCTCGCCTTGTTCTAAAACGTATGGTAAGTAAGATAATTTATCAGTTCCTTCTAGTAAACCAATATATGTGCCATCAATTGGTTTGTTTGGTGATTCACTAACTGTTGGTTTTGTAGGTGTTTTAGGTGCTGATTCTAAAATTTTTGTTAATTCAGCTATATTGAATTTCGTTCTGTCTTCAGTTGCTGTTGAGCGATGATCATAAACTTCAGTGTTTCCATAAAAGTTAAAACTCAATGCATTTTGTAACTTAGCAACTGGTTCTTTTAATCCTTGACCGCCGATAAAACTAATTTGCATCGTAACGTTGGCAATCATGGGTTGAATACCGATACCCTCTGGATTCATATCTAAAGGCGCATCATCGTAGTTTATTTGTATATTACCAATAATAACTTTTGAATGATAAAAGTCACCAATTCTCAATACACAAATTGGTGGTGGACCAAAAGTTGTATTTCTAGCATCTAGATTCATGATGTCACTAATATCCTTAATTGGGATGGTGTCTCCAGGTCTTAAACATTGTTGTAAAAATGTTAATCTAGAATTTAATCCCTCAGGTGTCATCGAATGGAACGCTGGGTGAAAATATTTTAATTTGTCCTTTAAGGCACTATATGCTAACGGTGATGATTCCTCTAATTGTTGAAAATAAAAACATTCTGATAATATTTTCATTATTATTAATTTCAACGCATCCAATGGTGGTTTTCTATTAACAGTATCGGTTTCAACATCAATCTCGATTTTTGGTGGGTAAACACGCTCACTACCAAAATCTTGTAGTGGTTCACTGTCATATGGGTCAAACCCCTCACTTTCTACTGTTTCATCAACTGAAGTATAATTTAAATTTACTTTTGTGTGACGACATAAGAATGTAATTGGCGCTGCGATTTTTAATCCTGAGGTGTTTAGTAATTCAATACCATGACAATCAAGACCACCGCAATCACTATTTTTTGTGTTTTCACCTAACATAACGAATTTAATAATTACATTACCTTGTATATCATCACTGTATCCTAAATCTTTAAAAGAAATAGTTATTTCTTCTGTTCTTTGTGCTGGATTACTTTTTAATTCTGCTGGAGTTGCTTTCCACGTAAAACTAGGCACAGTACCACTTTTAGATATAGATTTTAAAACGTATTTTGCAACGCTATCAGATCTTCTAAACGCTAATTTAATATTATATTTTTCATCAGCAACAAATGATGTTGATGATTGCATTTCAAGTTTTACTTCTTTAATTTTTTTAGCTTCAATATCTTTTTTAATTGCGGCTGTTGCATCTTTAAGTTTATTATAATTTGTGTCTAATTTAGTGAAACCCTCATTTAGTTCGGTAACTGTTTTACCTGTAACACTAGGATCTGGGTTTTCATTATTGTATAATGTGTTTCTATCTTTTTTATTGCTTGCCGAATTACTTGCAAATATACTTGCTAAACCTGTTGCTAATTTAGATTGATATGTTGACTTTAATGCCACATAAGAAGTATATTGTGCCTCATAATCTGAATCAGCATATAAACCATCTTGAGGATGTGGTTGGTCGTTTCTAAAATATAAGTCACCATCAAACGATACTGGTTGTCCTGATGCACCGCCAGTGTCAAATGGTTCTGATTGATAAGGTAACAACCCATCGCTGTTATTAGGGTTTGTGGACACAATCTCACCAGCAGTTCTTTTAAATTTTAGTTTAAGATAATCGTCGCTAGTTTTACCATCACGATAATAACTTAACCAAATTTGTATAATCTCAATTTCTTCGGATTCCAAATTACCATAACGTCTAATTAAATCATAGAAATCTAATTGCTCACAACCGGCAAAAAATGAATTGATGTAGTTTGTCGATTCTTCATCAGACATACCCTCAAAACGTTTTTTAACTAATAAGTTTAAAACACTTGGGTGATCGACAACAACCTTAAACGATACAGTACCACTTCTTTCCGCATTTTGATATGTGTATATGGGTTCTGGTCTACCTATGAATTTAGTTGTTTCCCAGTTTGCGGTATTTGTCTCTTGAAATTTTAAATCATATGGTGGAAACCACATAACTCTACCACCATTAGGTCCTCTTTCACAATATGGTAAATCATTGTACGTAAATCCCGGCTTGTTTGATGTTTTCCATGCTAAATTCTCTATTGAGAACATATATTTTTTTGCCTGACCATTAATAATGTTTGTTGAACCATTAAATGCGTCTTTACCTCTTTGTCCGTTTGACATTGGGGCAATATTTAAATTCCAAGGAGTTGTCATTACACTTTCCTTAAAATTTCTAATTAAACCAGTACGTTTCATTGTGTCAGAATAATTCATATATGAACGGTCTTTTGTCCATACACGACAATATTCAATACCACTTTCTTCGCCAGAAAATTTATCAATATATTTTATAGCAGAACCTCTAGATAACATTGTCTCACCTTCACGAAAAACTCTACTTGTTTGGTCAATGGCATTTGCCACGTGTCCTTTTGCTTCACCACCATTCTCTGGTAATGTATTAAGTAATCTTTGTGTTTCACCTAGTATTGAATCCTCTCTAAATTCATAAGCCGTAGATAAACTTTCAGCATGTCTTGATGCCTCACTTTGCCATTCAGCATTATGAACACCTTTTATTTTTTCATTTGATTGTCTACTAACCCAAGTAAGTTTACCACCTATTTGTCCACCATCCGATATATTCTTATCTTTATGAAATAACTTAGTTGCCGTTTCATCAAACATTAATGAAAGATAATAACCACTTCTTACTGGTCTATCATTAAAGTCCGAAATAGCATACATCACATCTTCACCTCTATCATCACCAATATATGCATTACCCCTAGGTGCTTCCACACCTAAAATGTTTTTTATTCCCTGTGCAATTTGATTTGGGAAATTAAATAATTTACTAGATTGTTGTGATCTAGCAGTAGTTGTGTAATCTGGTTTATATTTTGAAAATGTTAGGTTATTGTACAATGTTTGTAATTGTCCGTTACCCATATATTCAATTAATAAATCCGAAGGTTTTCTAGAGCGCTTTGGTCTTCTTTCTATTCCAATTAAAGAACCTAACACACCTGTAACATCTTGAAATGCTCTACCTAATCCTGTTCTTGCTTCTGGTCTATATTTTACCGGATTTGCTGGGTTACTTAAATAATCACCAGGGATTTCACTCCAAGGGAATTCTACACCCGCAACTGTTTGTGCAAAATCAATTACCTTACCGGCCAAAGATTTAGCAACAGTAATTTTATAATTTTTTTCAACTAACGGTTCTCTACCTGAAATTAAACCGATTGCTGTATTTGTGTTACCCGCTAGTGCGTCTAATATTCTAACTTTACTTAATGTATTAGCTAATAAGTTTTGTCTAATTCTCGCCTGTATTGGTCCCTCTGTTGCTGTTTTAATATTTGATGCCGCGAACTTAAATAATTCGGATTCATCATCATATTTGTCCGTTGTTAATATACTAATTAACGAATGGTCTTGGTCACGTTGAAAGTAGGGATATAAACCAAGATTTGCTCTTCTTGGTAAAACATCGATATTTTCCTTTACAACGTAAATTTCTGGTTTAAATGTGTTGCTATTTGATGCGTCTAATAAAAGTTTAGGTCTTTGATCTGAAACTTCCCCTGGATCAACGTTTGCGAAATTTGAAGTATTTTGAATAGAGTAATTACCAGACGTGAATGTTTGCGGTCCATTAGGTTGTACTAATGTCTTTGCTAACATCGCATCTCTTAATTTTTTGGTTGAATCAAAATCTAAGTAACTTGGCATCTATTCTTTATTCTATAAATAGATATTATTATAAAACCAATTAAGCATTTGCTAAATATGACCTAATTGGTTCATTTATTGCTGCAACCACCTGATCCTTCATTGATGGGTCTTTTTGCATTGTTGTGGCTAGTAAATTAGCATAGTTATCGGCTCCCGAAATTTTTAGATTAACATTAAATGTTGTTTCATTTCCGGAAATAGGTCTACTTTTAGCTTTATCTATTTCATCTTGTATTGCTTTCTGTTGTTTTTCATAAGATTTTCCCTTAAAACTATCACCACCTGGTATTATACCCATAATTTTGTTTAAGGTTTCTGTGGCGCCTTCAACTAATGCAGGACCGTTACTCGGGTCCATTAATGCGGTTTTAGCTTTATCTAATAAATCATAAACCTGAGTTTCACGAATACCTCTTCTTAAATTGTTTTGTAATAACAAATAAATGCTATTAATATCACTCATCATTTGTGTTTGAACGGTAAATTGGCTTCTAGACAAATCCTCCAAACTAGCGCCAGCAATTTGTTCTTGATATCTTTGTAGTGCGGCAACTTGGTCACCAGTCATATTTGATAATTCAACAAACGCCTGACCACCAAAGAATTGTTGCATTTCTTTTGGTATTTCAAACCCAATTGTTCCACCTGAACCAATTTGAGCCATATTTTTTATAAACTCTTTTTGATCACCATCCTTGAATTGAGGAAACATATCTATTTGACTCATTACCTCAAATTGGTTTGCTGCTTTTATAGCTAAACTCGACATTTCCCCCAGTGTCATCCCTAGCGCATCTGCTCTAGCTTTTGCAACTCTTAAGTTGATACCTGTAACAGCAAAACGACCTTGAGCTTCATCAAACACAGCTAAACTTCTTGCTGAATCAATGATTGAACTTTGTATGCCTTCCATATTATTGGTAACATCGTACATTGCTCTAATAGGGTCAGCTAGGTCACCAGCAGCACCACCAATCATTTGTAGTTTAGCCGCCATATCAATAGCCCCTTCTGGTTCAAAAACTTTGTCAGCAACTACAAAAACTTTATCCATGTTTAGTTTTAGTGATTGTGCTTGTTGAACCATTTGAGTTAAACCTGCAACACCATTTTTAAATCCGTATTCATTTAGTTTACCTAAATTAGCCATTAATGTTTTTGTGGTTTCCCTAGCTGTTAAACCTTGTGCTAAAGATGCTTTACCAGCGTTTAATATAATTTTAGTTGCGTCTTGTAACCCATAACCAATATTTCTAAAATTCTCAGCATTTTCAAATATAGATTTTGCGCTATCCGTTAATGTACTACTAATCTTAAGTGCATTTGCAACTGTTTCTGCTGTATATAGTTTTGTTTGTCCGGAATTTTTACTTAATGCTGCTGAAGCGTCTCGCGCATCTTGAATTGAAACACCAAATTTAACCGCTTCTTCTGCCGCCGTTAACATTTCCTCTTTCATAACACCAGCTAAATCGCCCATAATTCCACCTGCTTGTGAAATTGATGTTAACATTTTAGCTTCGTTATCATATGCATCAGCAATTAATGCTCCAGCATTTGATGCCAGTGAACTAATTACTCCTTTAACAAGATCCACGGGTTTTAACACATTTGTGGCAACTGTTTTAAGTAGTGCAGAAATTTCTGAGGATTGCAAATCTCTCTGAACATTCAATTGGTCTTTAAATATACTTTCAGCGCCACTAACAATAATATTACCTAATCCACCTATTGCAGTACCAGCCAAACTCGATATTCTACCAACAACACTGCCAACAGCACCAGATGTTGCTGCTAGAACACCAGCACCACCGGCAGCAGCGCCAGTTGCAGCGGAAGATGCTGTAAGCGTTCTGATTTTGTTTTGAAGAGTCGATATACCATCGTTAATGTCTTGCTTTAGTGCATTGTTTGAACTATAGTTAGTTGTATTGGATTGCATAAAAGAAAGCAAATCCGTATTACCACGTCTACCATTACTACTAAATAATTCGTCAATTGCGCTGTTAAATCCCATAACCTATAAATATTAGATTAACCATTTTGCAAGTCAAATAAATAACTAACGAAATTTCTTCTTTCGTGTACTGGAATCATTAATACATCTTGATACGTAAAACCGTTTTTCAACAAGAATAATATTTCATCCATTTGATATTTCTTATAATCCGTAGAAAGGACGAAAAAACTCCACCCCAAAGTCAATAACAACTGTGACTTTTTCTCCTGACGGGGCGGCTATATCAATAAACAAATCTAATCCTGGTTTATTATCTGAAACGAATTTCTTAAAGTCCTGAGAGTCCTTAATTGGCATCGTTTGAATGAATTGGTAAAGTGCCATTGGGTCTTTATTCCCATCAATGGATTTAATCATCATTTCTAGTCGTTTGGTTATTACATTAGAAACTTCTTTACCAGTTGTTTTATTTCTTATTGTTAGTAATTCATTTTCTTGTAATTGTGTTAAGAATTTGAATGTAATATCTTTTTTAGAGATTGGTAAATGATATGAATATTCATCATTTTCGTTTGCTTTTAAAGTAAAATCTTTTGTCTTTAAACTAGATAAATCAATATCCTGTTCAAAATTTTCACTTGTTTTAGGGTCAACCGCTTTTACCTTATAAATTGTACCAAATGCGGTATTTCGCAAGAAAATTAAGATTGCTTGTCTATCTTCTTCTAAAAGTTCATTTACGTCTAAATCTCTATCAAGAATTTTTCTTCTTAATAATTCGTCAATAACGGCTTCGCCATTGATTAAGTTGGGGGACATCAATACATTCTCATCAGCAGCGGTTAAATAACCCACCCTGACGGATTTTTTCTTATTTGTGTATGATAGTCCTTGCGAAGGTAATTGCACAACGTCGTATGCAATTGAGGGGTCTATGTTAAAATTTTCCATAATACTAGTTTACACTATAAGTACATTAAAGTAAAGTTTAAAAAAAAATTCGTTAAATCCTGCATTTCACGTGGAACACTGGACTTAACGAATTGAATATCAATATATTGTATAGAATACTAGTAAATAAGTACGCATCTATCCATTCTTAAAGAACAGTCGATACTTGCCAATTCATCTTGAGAATATGCTAAATCACCAAAGTTTAAGTTGGTAAGGAAGCAACCCTCTAATAACCACTTTTCAACAACAACACCTGTTGGGTCTAACATTTCCAAGTATACATCTTTTTTATATCCTGCGGCATAACCCATACGACCTGTAACTGATTCTGCGTGTAAGCGGAACCACTCCATAAGTGCTTGTGCTGCTGAAGGACCAATCGGGTCTTTAAACTGAACTTTAATTTCTTCCCAGTCAAATCTACCAGCAACGTAAGTTGAGGTGTTTAAGAAAGGTATTTCAACAGATTTAATTTTAGCTGATGGGCGAGATGTTGAAGTCACGTACCACTCATTTATACCTAATGTAGATGGAAATCTTAGGATAAATCTATTTTTTCTTTTTGGTTCGTAGGGAACCGGCATTTTCATTAATAAATCCGCCATTTTTTGTTATATTTGTTTTTAGTTTATTTGCTTTATTATAAATATATCACTAATTAAAATAAATTTATTTTTGGGTTTTCTTGGTTTTGTCGATTTTTTTCCGTAGCTTTTTGCAAACACTTATATAAAACATTAAAAAAATATCAAACAAATCTTAAAAAATAGAGAAAAAAATATAAAATTTTTAAAAAACATCATCTCTTTTCACTATCAAAAATTAAAATGGGGGATATTATGTCTACCCCCCATTTGTGTTTTATTTTAATTAATATTATATATTTTCAAAAGAAGCACCTGTTGGTGTTATTATGAATTCTACATCGATAAATTCTAATGATCTAGTTGGTTTAATGTAAATCTTACCTCTTAGTGTGTTAGCATCAATGTCTTCTGGGTCGTTAGAAACCGCTACGCGGAAATCATACAAACCTCTTTCTTTCTTAATAGAATCTAATATTGGGTTAACCAAACTTAAGAATTCTTGTCTTACTTGATCATCATTTTGTTCGAACAATAATCTAACTGCTACTGCTGAAATCAACTTTCTAGCTCTTAATAACAATCTTCTTACGTTAATTCTATCTAATGCTGATTCTCTTACTTGTAAGGTTTTGTTACCCCAAATAATTGTACCTGTATCAGAGAATGTCGCAATTGGGTTAATTCTGTTTTTGTATAATTCATCTCTATCATCTAATGTTAATTTTTTAGCTGCTTTAATTGAGTTAACTAAACCTCTTGAATAACCTGCAACTGCAAACCAAGGATATGATACATTATCGGTTAATGCAATGTTTTTAACAACTTCTCCTGTTGGTGGTAAGTAAAGTTGAGTTGCGTTGTCAGTATCTCTTACTTGAATCCAAGGCCAGTAAGTTGCTGAATAGTTTGTGTCTAAACTAACACTATCTAAATCATCAACAACTTCCGCTGTTGTTGTGTGGTTTGGTGCATTAATAATGTATAATGAATCCGCTCTATCATTCTCAACCATATCAATAGCTTGAGTTACAAGAGAACTGTGGTTTAACCAATTGATACCTGGAGTTGCAAATAAATTAATATCTACTGCTTCTGGATTAGAGAATGAATTAATACCTTCTAAATAAGCGTAATAATCTGAGTTACCAACTGTTGAACTGAATACACCACCACTTGTTGAGTGATTGGTTGAATATGTGTTTTTACCAAAAATATATCCGTCTGTGTTTGTTCTAACATTTCTGTAGATATCCCAACCATCAAATCCGCCAAATACTGGTAATGTGAATTTACAATAAGATATACCTGTTAATGGGTTATCCACACCTGTTTGACCTTCAAAGTCATATGCAGTTGTTTCATATACTGTATTTCCATTAGCGTCAGTTATTGTTGAGGCATTTGTTGATAAGTGAAAACCAAATGTTACCTCATTAGCACCAACACCCTTAAATTTGAACATGTCTTTGTCATATCCAATATGTGATTGCGATGATAAACCTAATGTTACTTTTTTAACTTTATCTCCATTAGATATTTCCGCACTACCATCTGTGTTATAATAAATTGTTTCACCTGCTGTATTGTATTTTGTTTTAAATGTTAAACCTCCGATAGAATCTTTGGTTGTACATCCTTTGAAACCCGCTGGAATTGCGTCTGCTGGCGCGTTATCAGCCAATACTAACATAACGTATTTACTTCTGATTTCATATTCACCATCAGATGTACCAATTTTTTTAGCAACGAAACCTGGAAGATCCGGATTCATTGAACATCTTGAGAACTTCTCTAGAACCACTTGGTTTTCGTCTGAATCATAAAAATCACGAACTAAAACATCAAATTCACCAGTTTCAACATTAATATTTTGAATAGTAATTTTAACTTCATTATTAGAAGCGTTACCATCTGATATTGTTAAGAAACTAAATAAATCAAATACGTTACCACCTCTTACTTCAGAAACAACTAAATTTGAACCCGCCATATCCCATTGTTGTACAAAATCTGTTCCTTCTGCGTTTACATATTCAGTAGTATTTAAACCTCTGATTTGACCTTGTTGGAAAAGATTTTTAATTAAATTTGGATAAACTTCGTGAACATATATTGGGTTAACCGTTTTTTCTTTATCAAAAACATCAACACCTAAAACTTTTGTAATATATTTTGTTGAAGCAGTGTCAAAACTACAATCAAATGTTCTAACATCAGCATCGACGTCTGTAACAGTTAATGTGAATTCTGATAAAGGATCTAATGCAATATCTGATCCAGTAATTTGAACCGATGTTGTACCAGTAACTCTATGTGTTAATACTTCCGAAATGTATGAACCTCTAGACCTTAACAAACAAACAACTTTTCCGTCATTTGCTAAAGTTGCGCTATATTCATATCTTGTAACATCAAATGATGTTGTTCCGTGATTATAAACGAATAGGTATGAATAAACCTTGTTTGTAAAGTTTGAGTATGTGTTATACCAGTTTTTGGTTGCACTAGCACCTATTGGTGATGAAACAGTGGTTCCAGTTAAAGAACTTGTTGCAGCAGTTGGTACAGTTCCAATTGTAAACCAGTTACCAGTATTCCCACTAGTGTTTCCACTATATTGGTCTAAGATAAATCCTGGTACTGAGTCGCCATCAGATGCTGTTTTTCCTGAAAGTTCAGCATAAAATGTTGAACCAGTAATACCACTTGCGGTAACCACTGTTGTTCCAGTTGTTGTTCCTGTTGTTACAAGGTCTCCAACAACCATACCACCCAATGTTTTAATACCATAGGTTCTGTTTGGTTTATAACCAGTTAAACCCAATACTCGGGTTACAAATAACTGATTTGATTCTTGTAAATATGATTTTGCTACATAAGGTAACTCGTATTTTGGGTTATCACTTCCGTCTTTTGCGGGTGAAGTGCCACCAAAATATGTTTTGAATTCGTCGAAATTAGACACCAAGATTGGTTCGAAAGCTGGACCTTTTAAAGTTTCACCTACTAAACCCAATGTTGTTACCCCTACACTTTGCGCTACGAATGTTAAATCTTTCTCTGAAGTGTAGACCCCCGGAGAAACGAAAACTCTGTTTGAATTTGCCATTGATAAATGTTTGGTTAAGTTATTTTATTCTTATCAAATAAATATCTTTGTTTTTAGCAAAGATTTCCAAGATTTTGACTACTTAGATAGTATTTTATCCTTTTTTATCGTTATTTATCTTTAGATATGAAAACAACAACCAAAAACGTCAAAATAAGTGATAAACATCACGAAATGGTTAAAACCCACTGTGATAAACACGGATTAAAAATTTATAAACTTTTAGAAAAATTAATAGAAGAAACCTGTAAACCTAAAAAAAGGGACATTTACGGAGAATCTTAGTGTAGATATGTCACACCAATTTTTGAATTAATCACAGGGGAATAATTGAGAGTTATTTCATTTGATGAACTAATATCAAATCCGCCACCCTCTTCTTCCAAAAGACCGTTAATATCTAAACTAACAATGCTGTCAATATTATTCAATAATTCGAAAACAAGGGTTGAACCATCGTAAGTGTAATATTCTGTGGAAACTTGAATTGGTTTACCGTAGCTATCTATGAATACACTATTTTTACCTTTATAATATGTTATTGCAATTAAACTATTTTCAAACGGAGCATCTACAAATGTTATTTTAGATGTTCCGGCGATATGGAAATAATCTACATCTCTTTCTTGTAAAAGACCGTTTATTGAAACATTAAATAGAATACCAATACTCTCACCAACGCTAAATTGTTTTTGCAAACCATCCCCTGGGAAAGTTACAACGGTCAATTCTATTGTTTTATTAATATATTTCTTTTGATAATTAGATCCTGCAATGAATTCATTTAATAGAAACATTCTACTAATGGCCGGCTTAACCTCAAATTCTTCAGAGTCAATTAATAAACCTAACAAAGTAAATTGATAATTTTGCGAGTAAAATCTACGATTATCAATTTGTTCAATCGGAGAGTTATCCTCAACCTTATCTAGTAAAATAGGTATGTAATGACCTTTTACCGTTGTATACGCTTGTCTAGATGCAAATTTTTGCATTACAATTTTATTGAATCTGTTTAGTTCACGTATTTTGTTACAAATAATGGTAACCTCATATGTAATGTCCACTGCGACCGGCTGTGGTATCTTATAAACGTCTGCACCCATTTGTGTGCCGTTCCAAGTAGCAACTGTTGCGTAATGGAAAGGTAATCTTTCTGGGATTGTTCTTTGTATTGATGGATTTGTTCCCGGTTGTACATCAGGTCTTCTTATGATACCCATAAATGGTATTTTCATATTACCGTCATCGTCGGAAAACTCCCAAGTATTCATTACCTGAGCCCATCTTTGTATCGTTAAAATTTTTGGAATAATTGGAATAGGTTTACCGTCACTAATAACTTTAAAATTAGTGTTAACAAAATCTAACATACCCATATCTAAATCGTCATGTAGAATAGAGTCAGGTAAATACGTATCCGACTTTGTTATTTTATCTAACAATTCCTGTCTTCTACCGGTCAATTCTTTACCTTTGTAGATTTGTATGTCGTTTTTTCTTTTTGGTATTCCCATTTTATACTCCTCTAAATTCTTGTTCCTGTGCTGGCGCGCAAGTTATTGTGCGATAATACGGCTTATAACCAAACAAGTTATGTTTGTTATCAGATGTTACCTTACCATCGTTTGTCACAGTATAGTAACGCATTTTATTTTCGGTTTCTGGATAACCAATATAATCACCGTACTTAATTTCAACCCCTAATTCACTTAGATGCTTAATATAAACTGAGAATGTTAAATTACCCGGTTCATTATATCGCATCATACCAGCTTTGTATGAATTATTTTTAGACGCTTCTACTTGAACCAAGGCGTTAACTTCGATTGGTGGGAAATATTTGATTTCATCAAGACCTACCTCACCATAAACCCCATCGGTATCTGTTTTTTGTCTATCAACTCTAAAAAGGACCAATTTCATGTTAAGATCACCGTGCAAATATTCTTGACCTATTTGTATCTGTAAATCAAAATCCTCGTTTGAGAAAAATTTACTTAATCTAGTTATTGGTAGTTTATTATCCATACAATATAAATAGTTTATAATGTATTTGTTTTTCCGTATATTTCTATATAAAGATTATGTTACCAGAAATTGAAGCTCGAGAAATACTAGCAATATATGAAGGGTCAAATAACCAAATCCTTGATTGGAAGAAAAAGTTACTTGACACCAAGAACTATAAATTAACAAGAACACAAGCTGATTATATTATAAAATATCAAAATGTGGTTCCTAAAGTGGCTAGAAAATATGTGAATATTGTTCAAACTTTTGGTGAGAAACTAATGGAAGATAAACTATTGGTTAAGCCCCCAGAAAAAATTTGGATTGAAAAGTTATTGTGTGAATCAGATAAGGCGTACCACATATGGGGTAAAGTTTTAGACGCCGAGAAACTACAAGCGTTATGGGTACCTAAGGTGGTAATAATGGCTGAAGAAAAAAAGTTAAACAGAGTAATTGATTATGAAAAATATTCTGTTAGACCTCCGATGAATCATCAAAAAGAAGCGATTGAAAAACTATTAGTTAACGACCGCTTTATCTTGGCTGATGATATGGGTCTAGGTAAAACAACATCTGCCGTAATTGCATCAATTGAAAGCGGGGTTAAAAAAATATTAATTGTTTGTCCAGCATCTCTTAAAATTAACTGGGAAAGAGAAATTAAAAATTATACCGACCGTAGAATTTTATTGATTGAAGGAAAGAAATGGGGGTCCACATTTGATTACTATATAATCAACTATGATATTCTTAAAAATTTCCACACGACGGATAACACAGAAGATAGTGAGGCGTATAAATTAATAATGAATGAGAAGTTTGAGTTGGCAATTGTTGATGAGGCGCATTACATTTCAAACTCAACGGCGCAAAGAACTAAATTACTTAATGATATTCTAGATAAGATACCTAAGGTTTGGTTATTGACTGGAACACCAATGACTTCTAGACCTATTAACTATTTCAACTTATTGAAAATCGCAAATTCACCTTTAACATTAAACTGGCAAAGTTATGTTAGACGTTATTGTAAAGGATTTCAATTTAATGTTGGAATGAAAAAAATATGGAACACTAGTGGTGCTAGTAACTTGGACGAATTGCGCGATAGAACTAAAAATCTAATACTGCGTAGAATGAAAACCGATATATTAGATTTACCAGAAAAAATAATTACACCAATTTTTGTCGAACTAAAAAACACATTTTATGATGACGAACTTGAGGAGTTTATGAGAATTTCAAAAGAAAGTAAAAAGAATGAAAGTGTTTCTGTAACTATTAATCGTTTAATGAAAATTAGACAATTGATTTCAATCGAGAAGATTCCGTATACTTGTGAGTTAATTGATAAATTTATTGAACAAGGTAAAAAAGTTATTGTTTTTACAAATTTTACCGCAACACTAGATACTTTATATGAAAAATACCGCAAAAATGCTGTGATATTGGATGGTAGAATGTCAAAAGAAAAAAGACAGGATAGTGTTGATAGATTTCAAAATGAAGATAAGGTAAAAATATTTATTTCTAACATTATTGCTGGTGGTGTTGGTATTACTCTTACTGCCGCAGAAGGGGTTATTATGAATGACTTATCATTTGTGCCAGCTCACCATTCACAAGCCGAGGATAGAGCATACCGTTATGGTCAAAAAAACTCGGTGTTGGTTTATTACCCAGTTTTTGAGAATACAATTGAAATGAACATCTATAACATCTTACAAAAAAAGAAAAATGTTATTGATCAGGTTATGGGTGATGGTGAATACAGTGATACCTTCGCTTCTGAACTACTTAAAGGACTGTTTTAATTGTTCCATGTTTTCTTCTAAAACTTTAACAAATTCTTTATCATCGTAATCCCCTATGGTTACGGTCACTAAATTATTTTCAGCATCGAAATGGTATTTGTTTTCTTTTAAATCCGAATTGATTAATCGGAAATCGATGTTTTTCTGCCCACAATAACTAAATGCGTTAAAAAGATATTCTGATATGCTCATATTTTTACTTATTTATCCAATAATAAGGTATTTATAGAAATAAAACAAGTATGAGCACAGTTATTAGCGCCCCCGAAAAAGAAAAACTTTATACTCAGATTTTGCACCTTTTAGGTATGCCTGTTAGAGGTATTGAGTTAACGGAAGAACAAATGGATACGTTCCTAGAATTATCAATTAACGACTATGAGCAACTAGTCCACGACTGGTTAATTGAATCTCAATGGTCATCATTGGTTGGTTTAGACGTTGATACACAGTCACTTACAAGGGCGTTTACTACTAGGGATATGAATTTTGAAACACAATATTCTCATGCTTATTCTAAAATCGTTGGTTTACAGGCCGGTGGTAAAGACATACTTAAAAAGGACTATTTTGATATTCAAGAAAACGTTCAGGTTTACGAAATCCCCGCTGGTAGAGAAATAAATGAGTTATTATGGTTTACCAGACCAGAATTGAGTGATTCAATTGTTGATCCGTTTTTAGGTGGTTTTGGTGGACTAGGTGGCGTTGGTTTTGGTGGTATTGGTGGATTTGCTCAGGTAGGTGCTCAGGGCTCTTATTTTATGCTACCAGCATATGACTTGTTACTTAGAATGCAAGACAGAAATATTAAAAACCGTTTAATTGGCGGTGATTTAACATATAGAATTACAGCAGGTCCTGAAGGTAAAAAATTCATTCACCTTTACAATGTTCCAGGCGGTAGATTCGATTTCAATAAATTAGCATCCACGAATTATAAGGTTTGGTATTGGTACTATGATCTTAACGACCCAGATACTTGTATAGATGACAACAAAAGTATTGTAAAATTACCTTCAGATGTTATGGTTGAACAATTAGCTTGGGATGAACTAAATAAACCCGCACAAAACTGGGTTAGAAAGTATACGACCGCTTATTCTAAAGAAGCGTTGGGTAGAATTTATGGTAAATTTTCTGGTGCATTAAAGGTGCCAGATAGCGAAGTAACACTTGATTATCAATCACTTTTAACAGAAGGAAAGGACGAAAAATTAAAATTAAACGAGGAATTAATGCAAAGATTGGAAAGATTGCGCCCAGACAAAATGATGGAAAGAAAGGGTAACGAGGCAGAAAATCTTAACAAAGCATTAAAATATAGGGCAATGCCGGCACCTATTAACGTAATCTAATTTTTTATTTAAGGAACAATTATGTATATTTGAAGTTCAAGACAAATCATATCATTCGATATGAGTATAATGTGTCACTTTTAATATATAAAAATGCCAGAGGTAATATCACAAGAAGTAATCGAAAGTTTCTTAAACGGTTCGGACCCAGAAGAATATATTGTTGGGTTAGAATACGATTACAAAACAAACACAATTTTTAAAATCATTCAGCACCCTGAAAAGGGTAAAATGATTCTTTCAGACACACTCACACCATTTCTTTGGGTGGGTGATTTAAGTGGTTTCAACTTTTATCAAGGTAATAAATCATTACAAAAAGCAAAAATGCGTCAGCATGGGATTATAATTGAAAAATTAGATTCACATGGTAACGAAAGGTTAGAAGATGGTTTGAACTATTTGGTTAAAAGTTTAAAAACGTATACCAACTTAATGGCGTTTTTTCGTGAAGGTGGAATTAATCCTTGGGATGAACAATACAAATCATCTTTTACAATATTAACACCAGTTGAACAATTCTTAATTCAAAAAAAGAAAAGATTGTTCAAGGGTATTGAAGATTATAATGATGTTCATCGACTTGTATTTGACATTGAGACAACAGGTTTAGAACCTGAAAAATGTAAAATAATTCTTATTGGAATTAAAGATAATCGAGGATACACTAAAACATTAGATGCGTTTGGTGATGACGGTGAAAAGAAATCTATTGAGGATTTTTTCAGAATAATTGGCGAAATTAAACCGACAATTATTGGAGGTTATAACTCAGCATCTTTTGACTTTCCATTTATATTAAAACGTGCGGAAATATTAGGAATTAATATTGAAGAGCACACAAAAATTTTCAATAAAAAGCAAGGAATAAAAATCAAAGAGGGGATGTTGAAGTTGGCTAATGAGATTGAACCTTATAACCAATTTATGTTATGGGGTTTTAGTGTTATTGATATCGCTCACGGAGTCAGAAGGGCACAAGCTATAAATTCGGAAATCAAATCTTGGAGTTTGAAATATATCACCACGTATTTGGAGAAAGAAAAAGAAAATCGTGTTTATGTTGACGGTGCATTTATTTCTAAAATTTATTTAGAAAACGAATCGTATTATGTTAACCCAAAAACCGGCGGATTTAAAAAAATTGGTGACAAAGGTACGGATGGTCTTTTAGAAAAATATCCAGGTAAATTTGAAATATGGACTGGTCGAAGAGTGGTTGAACAATATCTTGACGATGACTTGTATGAAACTATGGTTGTTGATGACTCATTTAGCCAAGCATCTTTTTTACTTTCCAAGGTTGTTCCTACAACATATGAAAGAATATCTACAATGGGTACTGCAACATTATGGAAAATTATAATGTTGGCTTGGTCATATGAAAACAATTTATCAATCCCCGCGCGCGATAGTAAAAGAGCTATTACTGGTGGATTGTCTCGATTGTTAAACGTTGGTTACTCTAAGAATATTGTTAAATTTGACTACGCATCCCTATATCCATCAATTCAATTGGTTTATGATGTATTCCCCGAATGTGATGTTATGGGGGTACAAAAATCAATGTTAAAATATTTTAGAAATATTCGTATAAAATATAAAAGATTAGCAGGCGAATTAAAAAATACAAATCCAATCGAATCGGAAATGTATGATCGTAAACAATTGCCGATTAAAATTTTTATTAATGCATATTTTGGTTCATTATCTGCGCCCCAAGTTTTCCCCTGGGGTGATATGAATATGGGTGAAACAATTACTTGTACTGGGCGTCAATGCCTTCGTATGATGATTATGTTTTTTGAAAAGAAAGGATACAAACCACTAGTAATGGATACCGATGGTGTTAACTTTGAGACACCTGTAGATATTGATGAACATACATATATTGGACGCGGTCTAAATGAGATGGTTGATTTAGATAATGAATACAAAGGAATTGAAGCGGATACTGCTGAGTTCAATGATATTTTTATGAGAGGTGAAATGAGTTTAGATATTGATTATATCGCACCTGCATGTATTAATATTTCTAGAAAGAATTATATCATTAAACTTATCAAGAAAGGTAAAGAAAAAATAAAACTTACTGGGAATACAATTAAATCAAAAAAATTACAAACATATGTTGTTGAATTTTTAGATACTGGTTTGGTTTACTTATTAAATGGTGATGGGCATAGTTTTTTAGAATATTATTATGAAACACTTGAATTGTTGTTTGACAATAAAATACCTTTAGCTAAGATTGCAAATAAATCTCGTGTAAAACAAAGTGTTGAGGATTATAGAAAACATATTAAAAAGATAACAAAATCTGGTGGTTCCATGGCTAGACAAGCGCATATGGAATTAATTTTAAAAGAAAATTATCCTGCTGGTTTGGGTGAAACAATATTTTACATAAACAATGGTGTAAAAAAATCAGATGGTGATGTTCAAAAAATAACAAAAGCAACAAAAAAACAACAAGAGGATTATGAATTTGCTTTTGGTAAACCGATGCCAACTGATTACATTCAAATTAATTGCTATAGAATTAGTGAAAAAGATTTAATGGATAATCCTAATATGACTGGTGATTATAATGTTGCTAGATACATTAATAACTTTAACAAAAGGATTGAACCATTGTTAGTGGTGTTTAAACCTGAGATTCGTGACTCGATTTTAATTGAAGACCCTAAGGATCGCCAATATTTTACAAAACTACAATGTGAATTAACATCTGGATTTCCATTAAAAACTGGCGGACAAGATAGTTACGATGAAGTAATGACACTATCAGATAGCGAAGTTTTATTTTGGAATAAAATAAATAGAGACCCTTTCTTTATGTATGTTGAGGACAGCTTACAACTAGTGGACCAAAACTGGGTTGAACACAATAGAAAAGTTGTATCATTTCAAGCAGAAAGTGTTAAGAATAATGATGATGAGGAGATAATTGAAACAAATGGGCATGATTATGCTTATCACACCACAAACATTTAAATAATGTTAATGTATAGTTTTTCTCTAATTGGTAAAATTAATTTGTTTGTCGGGCTTGAGTTTGTATCTAAAAATTGAACTGATATAATAGCTTCATACTTACCAATAATATCTGTTTGTTGAGTTGTAAATCTATATGTTATATAGTACTCATCGGTTGTTTGGTTATATTTTTTGTCTCTAGTTGTTAAATAACAATTTGCGTTTAAAATAACTGGATTACCGGTTTTAACATCATACATTTCAAATGTTATGTCAGAATTCTCCAATAGATCATTAAAGGACGACTTGTCGTTTTTACCGTCATCAATCAATCTCATTTTAAGGATTGGGTCTGTTGCCCCTTGTCTGATAAAAAATTCCATTACTTAATTGTTAAAATAAATTCGTTACCTGATTTAAATGGTGCGTTATCTTCATTTTTTAATTCATTTGACTTACAGTAAAATTCTTCTTTTACTATTTCAAATGGAAATCCCATTTCATTTTTAATAACACCTTTAATGTGTTCAACCGTTAATGGTTCATTAGTGTTAAAAGTTTTTTGAAAACTTTTAATTTTTTGTTTGTCTTTGATGACTTTAACATCAATATCTAATATTTTCATAATCTATTTTTTTTAATTTTTAGTCATTTTGATAAACCCAATCATTCGTAGATTGTTCACTACTATAATCTTGAGTTGTTACTGATGTAATAGTATTTTCACTAACTAAATAAACTTCAACCGTGTCATCCCCATTATAGTTCATAACAACAAATCTATCTTTAACACCATATGTATCATCCCAACCATTAGTCCAAGTTGTTGTTTCACTGTTTAATAGTGTTCCAGAAAAATTATACAATCTTATTTTAGTTACACCACCGTTAGTTTCATTATAAACAAACATAAACTTGCTCTCACCAACTGAAATATCAAAATCATTATACTCAGGGAAACTAAACTCATTAGTTATTCCAGTTGATGTTAACACTCTAAAATCTAATTGGTCGGTGTTATATAAAACCATTGCACCATTGTACTTATCTGTACCTGAAGAATATTGATTTGTTGAACTTAAATCATTATAATAATCTGTTGAGGTAAATCCAGTACTACCACTATATACATAAAATCCAAGGTCACCATCCGTTCTGATTGTAAGATAGGCGGTTTCACCAAAAGAATACATACTTGATGCATAAGCTGATATTAAACCGTAATCGTTTATTTCATCAATTACAACACCTAATTCGTTAATTAATTTGTAAGTTACGTTATTATTACTGTTTGTCATAATTTGTACAGCCGTTCTATTACCCAATGAATTCCAGTTCAAATTAGTAACACCAGATACACTAATATTCATACTTTCTATACGAGTACTACCCGACATAATGGTTAACATAGATGCAATACCATCACCATTTACACACGGAACTCTATAAATGTCACTTAATTGACCCCAAGTATTAATTGTTTTTGGTTCGTTGTTTGCGAATGTATATGTACTAAATGATGTTTGATTATTGAACATATACATAATGTCACAGTATGTAACATCTGAACCAAAATTATTCCAATTATCAGTGTCATAAAAAGTTATTACAACACCACCATCATTTCCATCACTATCTGGATATAAACCAGAATCTCCATCTATATTGTTTTCTGTATATCCTGTACCTCTAGCGTGTGATGTTTCAATTAAGTTTGATGTGTTACCATTATAACTTATTATTTTATATGGTGTGTCTACATTATCATTATCATAGAGTATTATGGTATATTTGTTTGTTCCGTGAAATTGGTCATTATAATTGCTATATGTGGCACCAGTTAATGAAACCGTCTCTAAAATGGTTCCACTTGTGTTATATATTTCAAAATTAGTGTACACGTTTGAGGAACCTTGAGTTTCAGTTAAAACAGCAATAAAATCAGATGAATTTGTCATTTTATGTCTAATGTATGTTCCATCTGTCCAAGTTTTAAATAAAGTTGTTGTACCGTCAGTTGGATTAACTATGTGTGATGTACCCGGTCCATTGTATGTCCACCCACTTAAAGGTTCAACTTCCCATTTTTCGATAATCATTGTACCATCGGACGTGGTTGCATCATAATTCCACTCAATATCGATACTATATATATCTGGATTCCAAGTGTATGTGTATACTGACACACCATCTGAGTAAGTAAACACACCATTATCCACATCTTCAAATGTAACCCACTTACCATCTAAATCGTCACCACTATAACCATTAGTTGTACCACTATATCTTCCAATTTCTTCGTGAATGGCATTTGTGAATATCACTAATCTATCATCACCATCGTCAACACCTGTGAAATAGTGCATATAACCTGAATTATCTAACACATATATATTCTGATTATTCCATACATTAGTATCAACACCTAAGTCAATAATTTCTGCGGTTAAAACATCAAAATTTAAAAACGCAGCACCGTAGTTGTCAGAACCAACCATTCTATTTTGATAAACAAACGATTGAACACTTGCATCTGGTTGTGGTATGGTTAACGTGTATGTGTAATCATATTCAGCAAAGTATAAATTATAAACACCATACGGGTGTGTGGTGATGTTATTGAAAGGGATTACCTTAGTTCCAAGGTTTTGAGTTGTACCCGATGTTGCCCCTGTATATGGTACAAACGTCACTGTTGCCGTTTTACCACTCAGGTGTGTACTTGTTATTCTTGCTCCTACTGCCATAGTTTGTTATTTTTGTCTATTATAAATACTTTATTCTGTTGTATCTTTTATTATTTGTTACTTTTTATTTTTAAGAACCGATTTGTAATGTTATCGAATCACTTCCCCAATCATATAAATAAGTACCAGGTGTTAGTCCCATACCTGATATTGTTTTATTTGCAAACGTTGCAGTTCCACTTAATGGACTACCTGAAGTATAACCTATCGGTAAAATTATATCTTTACCTAGTGACCCATCCTGAATACCAAATGTTTGTCCCGAGTATGATGTTGGTGCTGTATATCCTGAACCGAAACTATTAGGGTAAACATTTAGATTATTTCCAAAAAATTTCCTAGCAAAAAATAGATTAGATTGACCAATTACCCAATAACCCAACGTACCGTTAATACCTCCGGCTGTTTGTACTGAACCTTCAATTAATCCTGTTAGGTTAAGAGAACCGGAACCTGACATTATAACGTCAGAACCAACCTCTAAAATTGTTACCACAAGACCTGATGTAGGTGTTGGAGTAGGTGTACTCGTAGGAGTTGGGGTATTTGTTGATGTTGGAGTAGGTGTACTCGTAGGAGTTGGGGTTGGAGTTATATAAGTACTCTCACAATCATTACATCCACCAGTTCCAAATGATGTGGTAAACGCGTCGTCTATCGGAGCATTTATCTTACCAATGACTGAATAACATCCACTTGGTGTTGCTCCTGTGAATGTGTAATAGTTTACATCTCCAGGAACTATAAGTCCTGGTCCTAAATCGACAACTAAAACATTTAGATTAGTACATCCTGAAATTGTGTATGTAGTTATTGAACTCGAATCAGTTGAAGTTGGAGTTGGTGTATTAGTTGGGGTTTCTGTATTGGTTGGAGTTGTTGTTGGTGTAGGAGTTTCTGTTGATGTAGGTGTTGGTGTTGGTGTTGGAGTTTCCGTTGGTGTAGGTGTTGGAGTTTCTGTTGGACACGGAACATTAAATGTGCAGGTTTGATTAAAATCCGCAAAATATAGCGAATATTCACCTAAGTAATTATCACTTATATAATTGTAAGGAATGACTTGTGAACCTAAATTTATAGTTCCTCCACTACACGGGGAAAATGTGATTGTGGCGGTTTGACCACTATAGTTTGTTGTTAATATTTGAACTGTTGTCATTTTATATCTTTATTTTATATTATATTATAAGTTATGTCACAAGTCATATCAAAAGGCACTATATTGTATGTGATATCACAACTTGGATTTATAGTTGGTGTAGGGGTTGGGGTCGGTGTAGGACAAATCCAAGTGGTTACTGAATCATTATAGTTCTGTAAAACATCTGAAGATGAAATCGCACCATCCCATATTTCTAATCTACCAAATTTCAATGCAGAATATGTACCATCACCTAAGTTCGTACTATCTGCGGTACCTATTGCATAATATAAACCATTACTACTTTGGTACGGTGCCTCTCTAACAACTGTTGATGAACCAGCACTTTGTCCATTTACATATGCGGTTAAAGTTGTATTGTTCTGTACAAATCCAATATAGTACCAATTATTAAGAGGTGTTGATATTGATGATGTTATTTCACTACCATATGGCCAAACACTAAACTTTAATGTTCCACTAACCATTTCAATTTGTGAATCGTGCCAACCAATGTTTAAAACAGCACTACCTTGTTCACTCAATATTACACCATTATCTGTTAAATAAACCCAAAGAAATATAGATGTATCTGTAGAATCATAAAGTGTATTAATTGAGGTGTTGGTTAAAATATATTGACTGGTACCGTTCAACACTATTGACGAAGTACATCCATCATTTTGATATGATGGTGAACCAATTATACTTGCATTTGTGTTACCCAAAATGTCCGTAACCGTTGTTCCACTTCCAGAATATGATATTGAATCATTTATGTTTAAGTCAACAATTTTGTTATATGGAACCATTGTTGGTGTCGGTGTACTTGTTGGTGTACTGGTCTCAGTTGGTGTACTTGTCTCCGTAGGTGTTGGTGTATTAGTTGGGGTTGGTGTACTTGTCTCCGTAGGTGTTGGTGTTGGTGTAGGTGTACTTGTTGGGGTTGGTGATGGTTGTAATAATGAATAACTTAAATCGGAATTTGGAATTAATGTATATGTTAAATCGGTATTTGGTATTAATGTATAATTAATATCGTTTAATGGTAGAACCAAATACTCTAAATCACTGTTAGGTATTATTGTACTAGTTAAATCGTTAGTTGGTATTAATGTATAAGTAAAATCATTATTTGGAATAATGACATATAGTAAATCATTACCAGGAATAATCACATATGTGAAATCATTTTCTGGTATAATTAAAGCTGGTGTAGGTGTTGGTGTACTCGTAAGAGTCGCGGTAGGAGTTGCCGTAGGTGTAGGTGTACTAGTTGAACTAGCAGTGACCGTAGGTGTTGGTGTTGGTGTACTCGTAAGAGTCGCGGTAGGAGTTGCCGTAGGTGTACTAGTTGAACTAGCAGTGACCGTCGGTGTAGGTGTCGGTGTTCTAGTAGATGTTGGTTCCGGAACAAAACCACTTATATCATCATCACAAGTACCACCACAAATAAAGAAATCATAATCATTCAATCTAGTTAAAAAATTATGCCTAACATGAACAAAATCCAATGGTTCTTCATAATATTTTATGGATTTCATGTTAAAACAACAAACTCCAGCATGTATATTATTCATTAAACCAGTCCCACCACCCCAAGATTGTATGAATGGTTGAACACCTCTACTTGATGGTATAACTTCTTCCCAATCTTCTAATTTGTATATTGGTCTACCATTTAAATAAATTTTTAACGTACCTAATCTTCTTTGTCTTTCGTTAGCCCATTTTTTATTTAATTCTTCAGTATATACATAAACTTCAGTTTCACCTGAAAGTGTTGATCCTGTTGAATTTGTTAAATAATATCCAGTAGAAATATGTGTAGACGTTACCCCTGTGTCAGTTGGGGTATATGGTATTAAACGTGGTCCAGGTAATAAATCATTCCAACCCCCATCGTTCTCTATGTCACAATCCGTATAATGTTTATATCTATCAAATGTAATTGTGACGTTAAAATCTTTTGTTTCATCAGTAGTACAAATTGTCGGCGTTAAACCAGAAGCTGTGTAAAAAACTTCTTGATAACCTAAATCAGTTGCACAATACCCAGAATAATGATGAGCAACCCACTTAATTTTTCTATCTGAGGTAAATTGAAATGATAGATTATTATCAGCATAGTTATTTGGGTCGTTATCCCCTCTAACACCCAAATAATAAAATACCCCGCCAAATACCCAACTTAAGTTTTCTCTGTTAAATATAAAATCTAATGTCCAACCTTTTTCAGTTCTTCTTTTAATGATTGGGTCACAATTATCACTACCTGCCCCTGTATCAAATTTATATGCCCACGGTTTATTTGAAAGTTTTGGAGTTATTGGGCAACAGTTATTTGGGTCCGCAAGTTTTTGTGAACAATCGATTACGGTTTTACTAAACCCAGATAAAATAATCCCCTCAAATTCTAAACTATATGGCATTCTATATTATAATTAGTTATTTTTCAATCTTATTAACAAAAGTTTGTATTATTAGCTGACCCCATTTGCCAATATGTTGTACCACTACAATCAATTGTTTTATCTGTTGAAGTGCCAAGCACTGCTTTTATATCTATTGAATTAATATCGATAAATGGTTTTGATGTACCATCCCAAGATTGTATTCCTAATTGTGAAGCCACATGATCAATTCTACAAGCGTATCCCATTGTGTTACTACCGGCAAAACAAAGCCCAATAATTTTCCAAGTTCCATCAATATTAGCAAGTAAACCTGAACCAGAATCTCCTGGATAAATAGGATAGTTACAATCGGCATTTTCTCTACTAAACGCAATTAAATCATTAAACAATGGCGTTTCATATCCGCCATTATCATAAAACGGACCAACATATGTTATGGCACCTAAAGAATTAACGACCAATCCACATGGGCTGTTCATTTTAGCCCCAGTACTTCTACCAGAACTAGCCAAAGGATAATCACCAACTAATGCATTATTTATCTCCGAAGTTGATGCAAATGGCATCGATGTTGAAATTGATAATCCATGTTGTAAAAAAGATTCTGAATTAGATATTACATTTGAATATATTGCAAACAAAGCACCATCAACTTGATTTACCCCAGATTTGGTTAAAGGAACGTATCTAATAACTTTACCAATCGTTCCACCAGTTGAATGGTCAAATCCATTTTGATACACATTATCATCTATTTCATTTTCTATACTTGCGCCATTTATATTTCTTTCACCAGTATAAAACGCATTTTTAACCAAAACGTGGTTGTTTGAAACCCCTACTATTGCGGATGTTTCAGTATCTATTGCTATAAACCCCAATGTTCCCACAGTAATAGAACTAGGGTAATTTAATGAGTTATTGTGCGAACTTATTTGAATACCACCTTTTATAGGTCTGATTGTATTTTGATTACTCGGTGGAGTTGATTGCCAACCATAACAACTAGAATTTGTGCTTGAATCACAAGCAATAAGTTTTATTTCACCAACTTCAATAACATCTGTTTTATATGTGTCATCACCAATAACGACAGTTGATGGTAATATTTCATGTTCTGGGATTTCAGATAATGGTAATTTCTCTGGAACCATAAACATAAATGCGAGTTCACCGGTTAATTCCCCTGCGATCGTTTTTTTACCAAAAGCAACACTAATGTTCTTGGGTGTTGATTCAAAAAGTTCTTTTATTTTTTCGTTTATAGTACTATTCATCATTATAAAATTGTATAAGAGACAAAAACCGTATTTAATCCATTAGTATTTGTTGTTGGTGTTGGTGTTGGTGTTAATGTTTGGTTTGGTGTCGTGGTTAATGTTGGTGTTTGATATGGTGTTGCACTTATTGTTGGTGTTGGTGTTGATGTTGACGTTATTGTTGGTGTAGGGGTAGGTGTTGGGTTATCCGTTAAATAATCATATAAGTTGTCGTCAATGTTTAAATTCTGATTAAACTGAGTAATTCTAAAATAATGGGTTTCCCCAGTAATACCTGTGTACGTGTATATATGGTTATTTAAAATTATGTGTTCATATGGTGAACCAAAATTATTTACAAAATTATCATAGTCCAAAGTAAATGATATCCCAGAATATATGTAGCTGGGGTCATTTACAGTATTATTATATTCACTTAACGTTATTGTGATTCTAGAACAACTAAAAAATGCTAAACTTTCATCAATCGTTAACCCAGTATATGTAATTGGGGAACCTAAATCTAGGACATCTGTGTTATAATCACCTGAAACTTTAGATATCTCATAGTCGTAAAACTCTGAACTATCCAACTTAATATCCAATCTGGAACCATAAAACTTTAAAATATTCTGACTATTCATGTTATTATAAATATCTTTCGTATGATTTGATATTTATTAATAAAGTATTTAAATGAATCATTTTTTTAAAAAAGTAATTGAGGAGACATTTGCGTCTAAAAAGCAACAAAAATTGTTCTACGCAAAAGCGTCGGATAAATCAATACCCAAGAAAGAACGTAAAAAGTGGGGTAAATGGGCTAGTGAATTTTCTAGCAAAACTGATTTTGATAAAATACCAGAAAAAGCGGAACAGGATGTTGAAGAGGTGGTGGATGAAAAGGGTAACATTAAAAGAGGCGAAAAAAATGGTAACTTGTCAACAAAGTTTATCGGGTCTAATAGCACTACTGACCAAGCGGCCGCAACAGGGTTTAGAATGATGGGTATGTACGGCATCGCTGGTACAGTGCAAGCACCAAAAAGATTTTGGGGTGAAGCTAATATGAGTAAATCACTTGGATATGATGATACCCTAGGAGATGATGAGTCATATAAAGAAGCATATAAACATTTTACGAAAAAATTGGGATTATCAGACGAGGAAGCTAAAGAAAGATTATCCGCTATGGGTTACATCCCTGGGGAAAAGGAATTAGTTAGATTAGTTGAGAATCCTAAAAAGTTTATGGAAGATTATATTCAAACAGCTTTGGACAGAAAAAACACAAATAATGATGTTCTTAAAAAAGATAATGAAAAGAAGGAATTGAACCCATTAGTTCAAAAACAACTTAATTCATTAAAAAGCACTATTGAGGACAATAATCTTGACTTAGATCAAATTTTAGATTACCTTAAAAATGAACAGTAAATTACAATCAAACGTATATACAATACCCCCAAATGTATTGAATCAAATTAGACACGCTGTAACGGGTTTAAATGATACAAATTCAAAGGGTAAAAAACGTGCGGAAAAATTACTTTCAGACGGTAAGGTGACTTATGGTCAATTAAAGAGAATTATCCATGATTTAAAAACAATGGATAAGGTAAATGAAAAATCCACATATAACCTTTATGGTGGGGACGTTATGGAAAAGTGGGCAAGTACCTTTTTAAACGGAGAAAGAGATTTGGTTAGAGATAAAAAAGATGCTAGTGCAAACATTAATAATAACACTGGTCTACAACGTAAAAATGCCCATTTAAAAACACATACAAAAAAACCTCAAGGAATTAATTTAGGTATTAAAAGTAATTCAGAGAAATCAGTTGCTAGTGCTTTGTTTGAGGAAATAAACAGAATGAAAAAAATCATAAATTATTAATATGGCGACACAATTAGAAATTATTGCCGAACAACAAAGAAAAGAACATTTAGCTAGAAACCCTTATGATCAAAATGGTGCATACAACAGGGAACATCCAAATGCTGTTTCAGATGGTGACGAAAAAGGTAAAAATGAAATCGGTAGTTCAAAAGACATTATAGAAAGAAAACAATTAGTGGGGAAAAACTCATATAATGAAAATAACTCGTATAATTCCGGAAACATTAATGCTTTATCTGATGGTGATGAAAAAGGTAAAGGTCAAATTGGTAGCAATGGTAGTGTCGGTACTTTAACAGATATCAATGAAAGAGAAAAACTATTAGCTAAAAATGGTTATAATGAAAATCGATTTTATAGCACAGTAAACAGAAATGCGTTATCTGATGGTGATGAAAAAGGTAAAGGTGAGTTTGATGGTAAAGTTGGTTCGTCAACCGATATCAACGAAAGAAAAACGTTAACCGGTAAAAATCGATACGGTAATCAAAACCAATATAATAGTACAAATCCCGATGCTATTTCTGATGGTGATGAATTTGGTAAGGGTGAAAATAATGGTCGTGTAGGTTCATTAACAGATATCAAGGAAAGAACTAGTGGTATCGCTAGAAATGCTTACGGAGAAACTAAAAGATACCCAGATTTTTAATATGACACTTGAAGAATATTTTTCAGAGATAATAGAAGAACAAGTTAAACAGGGTTATGAAAATAGTTCAATTCTTAAAACGACTAAAACTAGACCGATTGTAAAAGCTATTATCACAAGAAATCCAATCACATTTTATTATAGTGGACCTAGAAAACCTAAAAAAAATAGTGTTAAAGCTGGATATCGCGTAAAAGCTGAAGCCGTTGCTTTAGGGTTAAATAAAAAAGGTAATCTAGTTTTACGTGCATATATCAATCCTCCATCAGTTTCTAAAAAAGGATTTAAAAATCCGGACGGCACACCAAATCATAGATGGAGAACGTTTATGTTAGCTAGAATGTCATCTGTTCAAATTCAAACTAACGAGTTTTTTGATGAACCTAGACCACTCTATAATGGCGGTGGTGATGACGCTTTAATGAGTATTACTTATGTTACAACTGATTTTAGTCAAAAATTGAATAGACCTAAAACTAAAATTAACATAGAGCCGTTACAAAAGGTTGATAAAGAAAAGAAACCAACAAAAACCGTTACAGTTACAAAACAAACAAGAAATTTCGACAAAGAAATAGGAACACTTCAGGATGATCTGGCAAATATCCAAAACGATATGGTGTTAAATAATAATGAATATAAAAAAGTGAAAGGTACCGGTACTCCAGATGAAGAAAAATACCTTAATATTTTAAAAGATTTAACCGATAAGAAAAAAGAAGTTACAAAAAGTATCGATTCTTTAGTAGATGACATATCAAAAGCAATTGTTGATAAAGAAACCGCAAAAGCTAAAGAGTTTATGAGAAAGAATGCAAATAAAAAACCTGAGCCAGAAATCATATTACCAACGGCTATTGGTAAACCACCTAAAAAACCAGTACAAAGTAAAAAGGTAGAACCCGAGCCAGAGCAGCCAGAAACACAAGAAAAACCAAAACTACCAGAAATACCTAAAACCAATAAACCAGAAGAAGCCCCAGAAGATAATGAGGATTTAAATGAAGGTGTTTTAGGTAGAATAAAAAAACTATTTAATAAAATGGAGTATCTTTAACTTTATTTTAATTAAATAATAAAATATATTTATAACATTATGGGAAACGGAGCAATTACATCAAACGACTTAATGCAAAAATTAGTTAATGCAAAAAAAGTAATGAATAAGGTTGATGGTGGTAACTTTGAAAGAGGTCACATCAATGAAAATATATTAAGATCATCACCAGAAGACGTACAGTCAATGGATACACCAGCGCCGACTAGAAGAGCGAATCCATCAAATGATCCCGATTTAATTAATAAGTCGAAATTACCTGATAATATAAAAAAAGCTATGATTGAGAACCCAATACCACAAATTTCACTTTCAGAAACTTTGGATATGGATTTCGTAAACAAAGCGAAAAACCTAATGAGAGAAGAAGGTGTTATTTCATCTAAACCTACAGGTCAAAGACAACCCCAAGCATCAACTTCAAATGTTGATATAAATTCAATTGCTACATTAATTGAAAATACAGTTAGAAAGGTTATGGACGAAAAGTTAAACCAATTATTAGCTGCACATCAAACTAGTACTATTAACGAAAACTTAGTATTAAAGGTTGGTGATTCAATTTTTAAAGGTAAAATCACAGGGGTAAATAAAGCAAAATAACTTTCCTTTTTTATTTTAATTTCTTATCATAGACATACAAGTAATATAAAATGTCTAAAATAAGAGTATTAGCAATTCCTTCAGACGCCCATGGCGTAGGTAAGTACAGGGTACTAGACCCGTACAGATTCATTGGTTCCAATTACGGCGAAGAATTCCATGTCGATATTGTCATGGACGTAGCAGATGATGATAAAATATTTGAGAACTATGATATAGTTGTTTTACATAGTTTTATCCACAAAAGCACTTACGAAAGAAATTTAGAAAGAATCGCTTGGTTAAAAGCTAAAGGTATTAAGGTCATTGTCGATATTGATGACTATTGGTTAGTAGACCAAAGACATCCAGCATATCATCAAATTGTTTCAACTAAATTACCAGAAAAAAAAGTTCAATTATTAAAAGCGGCGGATTATGTTACAACAACAACTCCTTTATTTGCTCAGGTGATTAAAGAAAGGTTAGGATTAAAAAACATCCACATTTTTCCAAACGCCGTTGATGATACAGAACCTCAATTCCAACCAAAATCAACTAAATCTGAATTAATCCGTTTTGGATGGCTTGGTGGGTCCTCACATTTGCATGATTTAGAATTGATGCGTGGTAATATATCAAGTATTCATAATTCACATAAGGGTAAGGTTCAATTTGTTCTGTGTGGTTTTGATACTAGAGGAAGTGTAACTGAAATTGATAAGAATACTGGTCAAAAAAGGGTTAGGGACATTAAACCAGAAGAAACTGTTTGGAAAGTATATGAAGATATTTTCACAGATAAATATAAAACTTTAGATCCAGAATACATAAAGTATCTTTTACAATATAAGGAAGGTGATTACGATGATGTAAATCAACCATATAGAAGAAGATGGACAAAAAATATTAGCACTTACGCATCTAATTACAACAATTTTGATGTATCTTTGACTCCATTGGTAGATTCATTTTTTAATGGGTGTAAATCACAACTCAAAGTTATTGAGGCGGGATTCCATAAAAAAGCGGTAATTGCTAGTGAAACTAATCCATATTCGCTTGATTTAAAATCAGCGGTAAGTAATGGGGAATTTACTGACGGTAATGCGTTATTAGTTTCACAGAACAAAAACCACAAACAATGGGCGCAACATATGAAACGATTAATTGACAATCCAAATATGATTGAAGATTTAGGTAATCGTTTATATGAAACCGTTAAAGACAAATATTCGTTAAAAAAAGTTTGCCAAGATAGAGTTCAATTTCTTAAATCAATTAAATAAAACAAACAATTATGTACTACTTAGTAACTATCGGTTATGAAACCGAACAAATGGACAGAGAAGGTAACCCACGTGTTAAAAAAGTCAAATACGTGTTACAAGCCGAATCAGTGGAAGAAGCAACTATTGTTGCTGCGAATTATCGCGCTGGCGATATTAGAGGTAGCGAAAGTTTAAGCGTCGCTAAAATGCCAATCGAATGTGTAATCGATGAAAAAAATACACCAGAATATTATAAAAAGTAAAAATTATGGATAGGGACGATTTAGAAAAATTTATCGAGAAACTTCAAGAATACGAAGAAACGCTTCAAAGCGATGAAAACGTTGGTGAGGACTATTTTAAAGACATTGATGAAACATTGGCTGGAATAAGTAATTTAATCCTCAATGAGCAACAAACAGAATTTAATAAACTCACACTTAAATTTGTAAATAATTCTAAAAACCCTGACCCTACATTTGCTAACGAAGGTGATAGTGGATTTGATTTAAGAGCAAACCTCGAAGAACCAATTACACTATTACCTTTTAAGCGTTTTTTAGTACCTACGGGGCTTCATTTTCAGATGGAAAAGGGTTTTGAAGTACAAGTTAGACCACGCAGCGGTTTGGCGGTTAAAAACGGGATTACAGTGTTAAATACCCCTGGAACTGTGGATAGTCATTACAGGGGTGAAGTTAAAGTGCCACTTATTAATTTGGGAGAAGAACCATTTGTTATAAATAATGGTGACAGGATAGCACAAGGTGTTTTGTGTCCTGTTTTTGGGGAAGGTAAGGTTTATTTAGAATCAACTGAATCTTTAAATGAAACCACTAGAGGTGCTGGTGGTTTTGGTTCAAGTGGAATTCTATGATATTTATAAACAAATAATAATTGAAATTTAAAACTAAAAATTTTGGCATTAAAACCGAAAAGTAGAAGAGAATCAACAAATACTGTTGTTTTAGTTGAAGAGAAAAAAACACCACATAAACAAAGAATCCGAGAGATTATTAAAAAACCAAAAGAAAAGTTTTTAACAAGGAATCAAGAAATATATTGGGACATTTTAGGTGATAATCAAATCACATTATGTTTTGGTCCTGCTGGAGTCGGTAAATCATATATTGCAATGAAAAGAGCAGTTGATTTATTATATGATGATTCCAACAAATACGAAAAAATTATTATTGTTAGACCGGCCGTTGAAGCCGAAGAGAAATTAGGTTCTTTACCTGGTGGTTTAGAAGAAAAACTAGATCCATACATTTACCCATCATATTATTTGTTAAACAAAATAATTGGTAAGGATGCTAGAGAAAAACTAAAAGATGAAGGTTATATTGAAGTTGCAGCGTTAGCTTATATGCGCGGATGGAACGTTGACAACACCATTTTAGTTTTTGAAGAAGCACAAAATGCTACACCTTCACAAATCAAATTATTGTTAACACGTATCGGTTACAACTCAAAGTTTTTTCTTTCTGGTGACTTAGAACAATCTGACAAATTTAAAGATAAAACAAAGTCAGGTCTTTATGACGCAAAGAAAAGATTAGGTGATGTTAAAGGTATTGGAGTTTTTGAATTTGGTATGGAGGATATTGTTAGAAACCCCATCATTTCTGAAATTTTAAATAGATACGAATAGCATTTACTTTAAATAATGTAGGGACTATATTTGGTATATGAATGTTTATATATCAATTGATGGTGTCTTACGTAATTTTGTAAGCCGGTTCCATTATCACTACGAGCAAGCGTATGTTGACGTAGAAAATCCCGATGAATCTTTCGAGTATAAAGTTATTGAGCCAATAGCTAATGACAGTTTAATGAATTGTTTTACTTTTCAATCAAAAGAAGAGTATGATTTTTTCAGGTATATAGAATATCCTATGGAGTTGTATGGTCATTCACCAGTTAGTTATAATGGTGCAATAAATGACTTAAATAAGTACATACACGAAAATCCCACACATAACGTAACCTTGGTCGGTTTAGATGAATTTGGTAAATCTAGACCAGCAACATTCTTTTTCTTATCTAGAAATGGTTGCATGGTTAATAATGTCAAATTTATAACATCTGATAACATTTCAAAAGAATGGGAAAATGTCGACATATGGATTAGTGATAACAAACAAATAATGGAATCCTGTCCAGAGGGTAAGGAGTTCCAATTGTTCGAAACAAAGTATAACCAACACTTTACTTATGACAAAAAAATAAATAAATTGATTGAAGGTCAAGCACCTATAACTTTTGATGAAAATAAATTAATAGAAAATAATTAGAATGGGAGAAATTTTTGGGAAGAATTACTATCTAGATTTAGATGCTGCGGTTGCGGTTTGTAAAACTGGTGATAATATTCAAGATGAGGATGGAAAAGATATTGTAGAGATAAATGTCTTTAAATACGAAATGGTAAAAATGGCGATTGATAGAATCCTTGGCGAGATTGACGAAGTCGATGAAGAAATGGGTGTCTTTGGTCAAAAAAATACATCAATATCATTTAGGTTAGCATTTAACACATTAATAAAATACGGAATAATAATCGAAGACAATGAGTGAAAAATTAAAAAACATCGAAAAATTAGAAGATGCTTTAAGTAGATTAGATAACAACCAAAGTGTTGTTTATTTTTTATGTTACGACACAAAAGGCAACGCAAGAGCCGCAGTAAAACATATATACGATTTAGCGCTAATTACAAAACAAAACGGATTCAATAGTAAAATACTAGTTGAAGATAAAAACTATCCAAGTGTCAGTAGTTGGTTAGGTGATAGATATAACGATCTTGAAGTCGTTTCAATTAAAGATGATAAAATTGAAATTAAAATTGACGACATGATAGTTGTGCCAGAATATTATTCTAATGTTTTACAGCAATTATCTAATATTCGTTGTATTAAGGTAATGTTAGTACAGCAAAAAGAATATATTTTTGAAACATTATCTATTGGTAGTAAGTGGGCTGAATTTGGTTTTGATAAAGCAATCGCAACCACCGCAGCGTCTAAGGAATATATTAAAAAATATTTTCCAGAAACTTTGGTTTACCTATTACCACCAATCATTGATGATATTTTTAGTGAAAGTAAAAAACCATTAAAACCATATATCGCCATTTCAAGTAGAGATAGATTACAACACAGAAAACTAATTTCAGAATTCTACTTGAAATACCCACAATTAAGATGGGTAACATTTAGAGACATGGTTCAAATGTCCTATGATGAATTTGCTGAATCGTTAAAAGAATGTTTTGTATCTGTTTGGATTGATGATGAAAGTACGTTTGGAACTTTCCCTTTAGAATCTATGAAATGTGGTGTACCGGTAATTGGTAAAATACCAACAACGGAACCTGATTGGTTAGGTGAGAATGGTATGTGGACATATGACATCAATAAAGTAGTCGATTTATTGGGTACATATTGTTTAGCTTGGTTAGAGGGTGTTGAAATCGGAGACGATGTTAAAGAAAAAATGAAAGAAACCTTAACCCCATATAATAAAGAAATAACTGCACAAAATACTGTTTCAATCTTTAATTCATTAAGAAATAAAAGAAAAGAATCAATTACTACTGCACTAGATAAATTAAAAGTAGAAGAAGAAATATGAAAAATATAACAATTTTAGTTCCAGTACATAAGTTAGACAATGATTATGATAAGATGCTAGAAAACGCATTAGATTCTGTCAAAGAATTTCATAACGATGTTAAAGTTAAAATTATTTGTCCTGAAAAATTAAATAAAAAAATTAAAGAATTCAATTTTGGTCAAAAATTAGAGGTTGAGGTTATTTATAACACATCAAAAGAAACCGATTTTTGTAGTCAAATAAACTTGGGCATCGATGCTTGTGATACTGAATGGTTTTCAATTTTAGAAGTTGACGACGAGTATCAAAAACCTTGGTTAAAAAGTATGAATGAATACGTAACCGAATATCCAGATGTTGATGTTTTTTTAACCATCGTTAAAGACATTGATCCGGAAGGTGAATTTGCTAGTTTCACAAACGAATCTGTCTGGGCTTACGGATTTTCAGATAAGCAAGGCGTTTTAGATAATGAGGTTTTATTAGAATATCAAAACTATCAAACGAGCGGTGGTTTATATAGAACTAGTGTTATTAAAAATAACGGATCATTTAAAAGTAATATTAAACTGACTTTTTCATATGAATTATTGTTACGTTTAACAAATAACGGTGTAAATGTTATGAGTGTTCCTAAAATTGGTTACAGACACGTTAATTTAAGAGAAGATTCTTTATTTTGGAATTATAAAAATGATGAAAAAGAAAAATTGACGGAAAAAGAAGTTAAATTCTGGTTAGAAACGGCTAAAAAAGAATTTTTTTATAAAAATAAGCGCGAAATAAACTATGTAGATTAAAAAAATGCCTAGAAAACGTACCCAAAAAATTTATTTTGGGGAGGATCAAGAAAAGGCAGTAGTTAATTACTTAGAAAGTACTGACGAAGCAGAAAGAAACAAGATATTCAATGAATATTTAAGAGAACCTCTCATCACGATGGTGGAAAGCATCATCAGAAGATATAAATTGTATAGAAAAGATTATGAATTCAGTGATTTACATACTGATACAATGTCTTTTTTAATTACAAAAATGAACAAATTTGATCACACCAAAAACCATAAAGCGTATTCTTATTTTGGAACTATATGTAAGAACTACCTTATGGGGGCTATTCAAAAGGATACTAAAGACCAAAACAGAAGTGTATCCTATGAGGATATTTCTTCCGATATTGAGGAAAGATCTGACTTGGCTTATTATATTGACGAAGACCAAATTGACTACCGAGATATCATTATTAAATTCACAATAGAATTAGACAAATTTGTTGAAACTGAAAATCTAACAGACAACGAAAGAAAACTAGGTTACGCTTTGTTAGAAATCTTCAACAATTTTGACAAAATATTCCAAGTTGGGGAAGGTAATAAATTCAACAAAAACTTAATTTTATTGTCATTACGTGAAATGACATCACTATCTACTAAAGAAATTAGAATATCCCTAAAAAGATACCGAACACTTTATGAAGGAATTTTAGGTGGGTTTTTGGATTAAAATCTATTTATTAGTATGAGAACGATAAGAAAAAACATAGCATTAGAAACTGACTCAGCTTTAGCACTAATGCAGGAAATCTATAACGATATTGTAGAACAAAAAAATACAGCCACACTGATAATGAAAAAGATGCTATCATTTATGAAAGAATCTGAGGATATGTCAGTTATTGGACCAGTTATTAAAGAACAGCAAAAGATATTAAACGAGTGTACTGAAAAGAAAATATCACTTGTAAAAATACAAACTAACCTTATTCAAAAAGGTGCTAGTGACAGTAACAAATTTTCACCTGGTAAATTAACGTTAAGTGATGAAGATAGGGAAATCCTAGACAAATTAGTCAATGAAGACGATAAGGATAAAAGCGGCGAAAAATACTCATTATAATGGCTGATTTAAAAAAATTAAGGAGTGATGCTAAAGGTAAGTTTGCTGCGTTAACCACAATTGTGGAGAAAAAAGACGGGTTAAAAAATCTAACCAAAAAACTTGACGACGATGCCAAAGAGTTAAGTAAAAACGTTGGTAAAAAAGCACAGGATTTTGCCGACAAAGCAAAACAAAAAATACCTAATTTTAATAATGTATTTGAAAACCTAATAGGTGACCTTAATAAAATTTTAAAAACAGAACCTGTAAAAGGTGAGAGTAAGATTCGAAAATACACTAGAGAATCGGTTAACGAAACGACTAAACAAATAAAACAAGTTGTAATTGATAATGTTAAAGCTGTTTTATTCGCAAATGATAATGATTTTGGTTGTGGTTCAGGTTCTAAAATGCCAATGGACGCATTAAGTATAAAACCAAGTGAATTTGATTTTTTAGGTACTTTAAAAATGGACCCAGCATCAACAATGGGTAATTTAGTTTACGAAGATACCACATCTAGGAATAAAACAAAAATGAATAAAGACCTATATCAAAGTTTTGATAGCGGTACTAATTACACATTTACTAGTAATTCAGGTAATGATTTATTTACAATGGATTGGGATAGTGGAAGTCAACAATATAATTTAAGTGGATTACAAGGAGCCGGTATTACAACAATAGACCAATTTATAACACAATATTATGAAACAATCGAATTCCCCCAACCAAGTGATATTCTAAAAAATAGTGTATCAATGTTATTAGCTGGTGATGGCTCACAACCAAAAGAATTCGATATTAATATGAATAATTTAAATCGAATATTACAAAAAATAACTTGTGCCTGCGGTAAACCTAAAAAAGATGATGAATTACAACAAAATCCAAAAGACCAGTTTAATGAAGATGATGTTGATGAGCAAATGTTTTTTGACACAGACGATTTGGATGGTATTGATTTAGATGATGAGGCACTGAGATTCAAAAGAGTTTTGAGGTTTACTGATTGTAATAACTTTGAAGTTCCAGTTAATCCAAATCATATTGAGGATTTTTCATTACTATCCAAGAAAAACACATTAGATGCTTATAATTCAATATTAAATAAAATGGCAAAAGATGCGTATAATGCGTCAGGCGGTTCAATTCCAATTGATAATTTACGCATATCAATGAATCTTATGTCAATTTTTAATCTACCAAAAGCATTGTTAGGTTCAATATTTTCGGCTAAAATATTTTTACCGTTAGTGATATTATGGAAAACACTTAAAGCCGGAGTTTCGTCAGCATTTGTTAGTGCTAAACAATTAGTTAAAAATTTCTACAAATTATTTTATAACATTTTACAAGATTTGTTTTTTAAATTTATAACAATATTTTGGACTAAAGTTAAACCAGAACTAATTGCTTTAATTATTTCATTGGTCCCAAAAATTTTTAAAACATCAAAAGAAAAATATCTTAAAGTGATTAAAAGTTTACTCGCTTTCTTAAAATACGCGATACCATTTATTGGTATATCAAGTTGTGCTGAATTATATGAACAACTTTTAAAATTAATTGATTTACTTAGAGTTGGTATTAGTCAAAAGGTGCCTAGCTTAATGTTACAATTAGCAAAACTACGACCAGGATTTAGTGTCGATAGAGCATTAATTGAGGTTGCTCAAGGTTTAGAGAGTAGGGGTATAACCACTGGCGATTTCTTTGAACCTGGAGATAACAATTTACTAGCCACATTAGAAGAAACACTTAAAGGTTGGCATAGTGAAATGAATACTAACTCATTTGTTCAAATTAGTTTAGACGCCACATCAATACCAGTCGCACCAGCAGGTGGTGCGGCACTAATAACACCATTGGTTAGAGGAACCGGTTTAATGTCGTAATTAAATGGAAAAAGATAAAGTAATTGAAATAGCTAATGATGTGAAAAATCATTCAAATTCATCACTTATTGATGCTAGAAATTTTTTAATTGATGAATTTGAAAAAACAAAAAAATTAATAATTGACTTAACTCGACATATGGAAGGTGTGGAAGATTTATATAACGAAGTTAATAACGAAATAGGTAAAAGAATAAAATGAAAATAATTGATGTTGGTACGGTTATAGATATTTTAGATCCACAAGGAATTGGTAGAATACGCTATTTTTCTTTTGATGATAATATTGCTACAAAACAAAGAGCATATACTGGTCCTGCTTGGGATAAAAACGACCCAACTGTTGCATTACCTTTTTTACCGACACATATTAATATCATTCCAGAAGTTAAAGGTGCTGTTAAAATTATAAAACACATTGCAGAATCTGATGGTTTAACAAACCAAGAATATATCCCAGGACCATTTACAACTTCACACGATTTTCCATCACAATCATTTAGTAGTCAATTAACGTATACATCTTATGGTGTTGGTAGTATCCCTAAACCAGATATCAAAAGTTTTAGCGGGTCTAAATTATCTTTTGAGGACAATTACGTTGAAGCCAAATCCGTTGGTACAATGGCTAAATTAGGCGATATAGCTATAAACGGTAATTATGGTTCAGATTTATTATTAACTGAAGGCGGAGCTCAATTACGTGCGGGAAAATTTATATCTAAAGAAACAAAAAGTAAAACAATAAAAGAAAAATTAAGCATATATCCCTACCGCGGTAGAAAAGAAGCTAAATTATCTTTAAAGAAATATCCATATACTGCTGAATTATTCACTGAAACAACATTTGTGGATAAAATAAGTCGAATGGATTTAAAGCACATTGTAGAATACGATTTAAACGATTTTGAATCTCCTACAGGTGTAACAATGACAATTTACGAGGTTATTACTGGTGAAGGTGACAAATATAAAACAGATATCTTTAATCAGGAAACAACTAATTTTGGTGCAAATATTAAATTAATTTATCAAGATGAGATTGAAGTCGATTCAATAGAAGAGGCGTATGCTGAAGTAAGAACATTTATTGCTAATTTAGATAATGAAAAAATGAATGTGATATCATCAACCCTGCCAAATAAAACCGCACATCCATTTTATTTTAGACCAGTTGTTTCACCAAACTCATTAGTTAGAAGAGAAACCCCAACAAATTTAGGTAAATCAAATAAGGTTAAATTTCTTGAAAATATAGTTGTTAAACCTAGAAAAAATTACGGATTGTTTTTTGATGAAACATCTGCCGATCCTGTAATTTCAAAACTTAAAAAGACAAATCAATACGTTAGAAATAAAAACATTGTTTATGATGCTAAGGGTAAAATTTTAAGAGAAGATTATATAGAACAATCCATTGGTTCTGTTATGGCGGATAAATTTTTTATTCTTTCAACTGAAACAAATGGTGGTAGTGGTAAAAGTGTAGATTTCCCTAATTTAAACAAATATGAACTTGACCAATTTGATTATATTGAAAGAATTGAACCAAATACTTGGTCATCAGTTAGGGGCGAAAAATTAATTGAAATACTTGAATTAATGGTTGAAATGTTATTAGAACATAGGCACGGGATAGGTACCACCCCTGCATGGCCACAAGCCCTAAAAGATAAAATTAGGGACCTTAAAACTAAAATGCCAAATGACATGGTTAATAAATCAATTAGAATCAACTAATTCGATATTTATTAAATAAAAAGATGTCATATTTTCGTTCATACTTTGAAAAAAACAACACTATAATAAAAAATTCTCAGATTAACACGGCTAAAAACCCTAATACTGAGATATTTTATGGTTCCGGATTCTCAAAATTTATTTTTAAAGTCGATTTAACAGATTTAAAAGCAAAAGTTGATGGCGGGGACTACGTTGTTAATGGTAACACAAAACATTACCTTAAAATGACAAACACCATTTTTGGTGATGAAGCGTTTTTGGGGCAAAAAAGAGGTTCTGGTAGAGAAAGAGCCACCTCTTTTGATTTAATCATTTTTAAAATAACCGAATATTGGGATGAGGGTGTTGGTTTCGATTACGAACAAGTATATGATTTCACGTCTGGGAACGAAACATTCGACGAGAGACCGTCTAACTGGTTTAATAGAACTACTTTAGATTCTTGGTCTTCTGAAGGTGTTTATAGCACATCTCCAACGGTTATTGGAACCATTAGCATGGATAATGGTGATGAGAATTTAGATGTCGATATAACTGACTATGTTAATAGCATAGTGGTTAGCGGAAACACCAATCATGGTCTTGGTATAGCATTTAGTGTTTTATATCAAGATTTATCCCCAGCAATCGACCAATCTGTTTCATTTTTTACAAAATACACACAAACCTTTTTTGAACCATTCGTTGAAACCGTATTTGACGATAGAATTGATGATAATAGAGATAACTTTATCGCTGAGGTAAATCAAAATCTTTATTTATACGTAACTAAAGGTTCAAATTACTACGATTTAGATAGTTTACCTACGGTTGATATCTTAGATTATAATAATGCTGTTATTTCGGGTTTAGGTAACCTTACAACGACGAAAATACGCAAAGGGATATACAAGGTCACCTTTGGTCTTTCGGGGCTTCTATGCGACGGGAAACGCTTTTATTTTGATAAATGGAAAGGTTTGTCTATAGACGGCGTATCAATCGATAATCTTACTCAAAAATTTGTACCTAAGCCATATACTTCGTTATACACTATTGGCGCTAATCCGGTTGAATTACAGAGATATGTTATCCAATTTTTCGGGTTACAATTAAACGAAAAAATAAAATCTGGTGAAAATAGAAAGGTGGTTGTGACGTTTAGATCCTTAGATTATCCAAAATCAGTACTATTTGACGAGGTTTATTATAGAATATTTGTTAAAGAGGGTAAAACCCAGGTTAATGTATTTGAATGGACTCAGCTAGATAAAACCAATGAAAATTCATTCTTTTTAGACACTTCAATAATGATTCCTAGAGAATACTGGGTTGAAATAAAGGGTAAAACGCATAATGAGGAAATCTTCTATAAGGATTTAATAAAATTTGAAATTGTTTCAGAAAGATAAAAATATTTAAAATGAACCTTAAAGAACTTATTAGAAAATGTATTATTGAAACACAAGAAGAACGCATCACTGAAAGTGGTGAATCAGCGTTACCCCTTTTTGTTCTTAGTGGTGGGGTTAATCAAGATGTAAAAGAAGTTCACATAGCGTCTGAAGATACTATAAAAGAATTATTTAGTTTTGTGGGTGATGGTGTTAACGAAGTATACTACGAAGATGGTGAACTTATCATTGATTTTTGGGAAGACGCAAGGGGTAATATTAGCTGGAAAGATTATGCTCGGTTAGAAAAATACATGGAACAAATAAGTAATTACTATATGGATGAAGGAATATCTGAAATTATAACCGGATGGAATATTAACACAGTTCGTAGACAAATTAATATATCTTTTTCTGAGGATGATTACGATGTATCCTTCTAATTAACTAAATATTTATAAAAATGAACATCAACGAACTTATTAAAAAATGTATCAAAGAAGCTCAAGAAGAGCATATTTCAGAAACTGGTACATATATGGTATTGAGTAATTTAACTCAAATAAAGAACGATATTGAAATAATCTTATCATTTAAACACCACCCCGATTTCCCAAAATTAGTTACGGGAGAACACGCATGGGCCGGTGATCACATCACAACATCGAAAGATGATATTGAAGAAGTTGCAAATTTCATAGAAAGTTATATGGAACAAAAAAACCTAACCGAATCAGAAAAAGATTTATCTGAAAATGGTGAAATAGACGAAAGTAAAAACTGCCCCACCGACCCAGCAAAATGGTCGGCGTCTAAGGCGGCGGCTAAAAGAAAATTTGACGTTTATCCTTCAGCATACGCTAATGGTTGGGCTGCCAAAAACTATAAAGCAAAAGGTGGTGGTTGGAAAAAATGTAAATAGATGAACTTACAAGAGAACATACATAGGATTAGACAAATGATGATTTCTGAGGAGATGGTACAATCTGATGCTTGGAAATCTATAGAGAAAACATTGGACGTTCTTAAAAAGAAGAAAAAAGTTTTATTATTAAGTTGTTCTAATAGACATAATTGGGATAAAAACGATATTGATATACCAAAATCTAAAATGATTGCGATGTATCTTAATGATGAATTGGGTGATAAATCAACATTGATAGACGTTTCAGAATTAAACATAGTTCCTTGTGAGGGTAATGTATCAAGAAAAGACGGTAATAGTTGTGGTTTATTAAAATCAAAACTTAAGGATAAAGATAAAAATCCAACCGGTCACCATAGATGTTGGGCTAGTGTTAACAACCCTAAAGATGAACTTTGGAAAATAAGTAAAGAACTATTTGAATCCGATTCTGTTGTATTTCTAAGTTCCGTTAGATGGGGACAAACAAATATGTTTTATCAAAATCTAATTGAACGTTTAACTTGGATAGAAAACAGACACACGGCGTTAGGTGAATCCAATTTAGTTAAAGATATTGAAACTGGATTTATATGTACTGGACAGAATTTTAACGGTGTAAATGTGAATGATTTACAAAAGAAAATCCATGAATTTTATGGTTTTAAAATAAATGACGATTTATATTGGAATTGGCAATATACTAAAGATATAAATGACGAATCATTAAAATCATATAAAAATTCACATAAAAAATTTATAAAAGATACCAAATTATAATATGAAAATCGTTATAACCGAAAATCAAAAAAATAAAATTATGAATAGTAGTAATTGGAAGGAAGTAAGTGGTAAACTAGCTAAGACATTTTATTTTAAAAATTATAAAGAGGTGATGTCATTTGCGAATGAGGTTATGAAAATTGCTGACAAACAGAATCATCACCCAGATATGACGGTTCATTATGATAATGTAAAGTTATCCATCACAGACCACGAAAAGGGTAAGATAACCGATAAGTGCCATAAATTTGTTAATGAGGTAGATAAAATTAAATAATATGAAATTTATAGTATCTAAAGAAGATAAAGAATATATTGAAGAATCTTTAAAATCAGGAGAGGTCTTGCAAGAAGACCTTAGAAGATGGTTTAAAGAAAAGTGGGTAGACGTTAGTAAAAAGGTAGACGGTAAACACCCGCCTTGTGGTCGAAAAGACGCTGATGGGAAATCCTATCCAAAATGTAGACCTTCTAAAAAAGTGTCTAAAGAAACCCCAAAAGTTGCTTCATCTTATGATAAAAAAGAAAAAAAAGCAATGACATCACAAAAAAGAAGAGCCGAAAAAGAGGACCCAAAAGTCGGTAAAGGAAATAAACCAACTATGGTCAAGTTTGATGAACAAAGTAGTGTCGATGAAAGAAGTAGAAGTTTTGCTTTTACAAGAAAAAAAAGATTGTTTAGTCAACCAGAAAGAATGTCCAATCCTCTTAGATATAAAGAAATGGATAGATTATCTGAAAGTGTGAAAAAAAGAACAATTATTCAAATATCGGAAGAACAATTTAAAAGATTATTTGAATATAATGAAGAAACTCCAGTTTTAATATATGAAGATGAAGATGGTTCGGTACAAATGACCAACTATGTTATTGATAATATGTTAAATGAAGCCGAATATCAAGGACGTAAAGTTCAGCTAGGTAAGATAATGCAGGGCGATATTAAAAAATTTAAAGTGTACGTTAAGAACGATAAAGGTAAAGTCGTTAAGGTAAACTTTGGTTTTGGCGGTAAATCCGCTAAAGGAAAAAGAATGGTTATTAAGAAGAATAACCCAGCAAGACGTAAATCATTCAGAGCAAGACACAATTGTGCAAATCCAGGACCGCGTTGGAAACCAAGATATTGGGCTTGTAGAACTTGGTAATTAAATTAATTTTTGTTTTGACCAATACCACAACCTATTATCTGAATATCTATTTAAACATTTAGCATCTTTCTTTTCCACTAATTTACCTATTTGCACTAAATCAGAATGGCTTCGGATATCAATACCAACATTAAAGCCACCATCACATTTCTCATATGTGGTATTATTCATAGGGGGTTCATACTTACCCTCATCATCTAATTTTAACATTTTAATCATTTCGTCCTTTTTCATTTTACACTCAATACTTCTTGTGTAAATCATTTTTTCAAGGACATCCAATCTTAATTTGCTGTAATCAACTTCTGACATAAGTCAAATATACGTAATTTCTATAAAATAAAAAACCCCCGTATTTCTACGAGGGCTTTTATATACTACATTAAGAATACTATCTTAAAGTTCCCATGTCAAATGTTTGGATACCTTTTACAGAGATTACACCATAGTAACGGTTGTTAACCATTTTCTTTGCGTATCTTGTCATGATACCTTTGATAGGTGTCATGTTGAAAGGATTATACATTGTTGGAGTTAATTGTAAAGGCACATATGGTGCGTAGATATAACCAGCATCCAATAATGACTTACCTTTGTGACCAATCAAGATTTTGTCAGCAGGGAAGTAAGGGTCACGATACACTTGGTAACGGCCAGCTAAAGTACCTACTTTTTCAATACCCATGTTGTATTGGTCTTGCTCTGGATGAGCGTTTGATACGTGGAAATATTCTAAATCATCGAATACAGCAGAAACTTCTGAAGAAACTACAATCCAGTTTGCACCACCACGTAAAGTTGTTTTATGGATTTGAGCCGATAATTGGTTAATCTTTGTGATTAACGTTTGGTTCCAATCCTTTTGAGTGTAACCTTGTAAAGTTGCTCCTGATGAACCACCGTACTTCCACTCATTGTAATCCCACTTAAGAGACCAAGCAGCACCTTTACGTAAATCACGTAAGATTTCACGGTCAACCTCAGCAGCGATTTGCTCAGATAATAAAGCAGTTAATTCAGCTTCAGCATCGATGTTGTGGAACGCACTAACGTCTTGAGCTAATTCTGGAGACCAAGTTGCTCTTAATTTTCTTTCAGTTACAGAAACTGTTACAGAAGAAAGATCGAAAGAAACCTCACCGATTTCTTCTTCGAATTCTAATGAATCATAAACTCTGAAGTTTAATACGAAAGCAGATGCTAACGCGTCAGAAGCTAAAGTTACAGCGCTGAAACCAGCAGTTGCTGAATAAGTTTGTACGTCTACTTTTACATAGATTACACCTTCTTCGTCGCAAATGTCTTGGTATCCACCACTAGGATATCCTGATGTTGTACTTTTTTGACCGTAAGCAACGATACCTTTACCGTATTGTTGAGTTACAACGTTGAAATTTTTAGATTCACCAGAGAAAGATACTGTAGCTGATGCTAAGAAATCTTCAGTGTCCATTACAGAACCGTTTGGTCCGATTAATTTACCTTGAGCTGTTTTAGTGAAACCACTAAATTTGATGATTACATCACTCTTAGAAGTACCAGTCATTGCTGAGTTAGCTACTTCAGTTACTTGTCCAGCAGAGAAAGTTACATAAGATGCACCTGCTAAAGTTACTCCAGAGAATTGACCTTTTGAATAGTCAAATAAACCGCTAGTAGCTTCATCATTCGCTTCGTAGAAACGATCGTAAAGGTTTGTACCTGTGTAACCTGTGCTTGCGCTAGCTCCACCTGCACCACCTGGGATACCGTATGGAGAATAATGTCCGTTTGCTGCGTTTCTTTCTTGTATCTTAGGGATAAAGAAGAATAATTTACCAATTGGTAAGTTCATAGCTTGAACTGAAACGATGTCATTCGCTAATAATTTAGAGAACACACGACGAATAATAGGGAATACCACTGTCTCGAAAGAACCTGAAGCATCAGAAACTGCTGCTTCGTTGATTAAATAAGACGCTTGGTTTTCATACAATTGCGCGATGTTATCTTTTTGGTGACCGTCAAGGTTTTCTAAGAAACCTAAGTCATCCCATTTTCTAATAGTATCTTCTTTGATAACACGTAAATGTTTTAATCCAATGTTACCAACCATACCTGATTCTAATAATGCTCCCATTTTAAAATTTTTGTTTTTTAATTTTTTATTTATTATTTTAATTTTTTCATCAAATCTTTCATTCTTGCAAATTGAGGTGCTTCGTAAACTTTTGATTCAGAAAGTACTTCAGTTGAAGATGTTGAAGGTGTTGATGCAATTTTTTCAACAACTGACTCAGTTACAGATTTTTTAGATCCAAGTTCAGTTTTGATTGAATTGTAAAGATTTTTTGATTCATTTATAGTAGAAATTGTGTCAAATCTTTTCAAAATATCCAACTTCTCAGTTTTTGTTGTTGAGTGCTCAGTAAACAATCTTGTAGCGTAAGCTAAATTTGCATTGAATACAGCAACCTCGTTAAGTTTATCTTTAAATAGTAATAACGCCTTTTTATATTCAGCATTTTGCTTTTTTAACGTTGTAACTTCTTCGTTTACTGCTTCTCTTTTGTTACCAGCGAAATGTAATTTTTTACTTTTAATTCCACTATGATAACCGTGTCCGATGTTACGAGCAGATTCAGTCGCTTCAACTTCTTTTGATGTTGACATAACTTCTTCGTCATCGTTTTCACCGTCTAATTCGATTTCATAAACAGTTTCTTCTTCTTCACCTAATTCTTCGTCACCCGCCATTGGCGCGTCTTCTTCTTCGTTATAACCTTCAGAAAATTCTTCTTCAGATTCATCTTCTTCGTTTAATTTGATGATATATTCATCTTCACCATCTTCTAAACTAATGTTGTCACCATCTTTTTTAACAATAATACCATCTTCGTCAGACATTGCTTTAAACACTTTTAATACTTCTTCATCAGAAGCACCAGTCATGTCTAACATGTCATTGTCATCAGTTGGCATCTCGTCATCGATTGCTGGTAATTCATCACCAAATCCTTCTTCATCATCAGGATCAGATAAATCTTCACCATCAATGTCTTTAGATGGTTCATCGTTTATTGCTGGTAATTCGTCATCTCCCTCACCTTCAGCATCTGCTTCTGGGTCGGTAACATCTTCTTCATCTTCAGGAGCGTCTTCATCATCTGCTTGTTCAGCAGTTAACTTGATCTCCTCATCTTCCATAGATTCTTTAAGCAAATCGTTTAGTTCTTGTTTCATTGTTGACGCAAGGATACCTTTTGCATTTTGCTTTACTGCTTCCTCAAGTGTTTGCACTTGAAGTAACGCTTGTTCTAAAATTGATTTTTCAGTCATTTGTAATGATTAATTTACTATATAAATAGTAGTGTTTTTAAAAAAAGTTAGTTTTTAATCGTATAATCCTAATAAAAATTGTTATTTACTTAAAAAACTATTAAGGTTTCCCATTAGTTTTTTCATTCTATCATCAACAATTGGCTTTTCTTCAACAGATTCTTGATATTTGTCTTTATCAGATAAATCTTGGAAGATGTATGCGCCTGGTGTTGATGGTGATGAAACTAAGTCGAAACATACTAATTCAAAGTCATCTTGAACAATGTTTTGACCTCTTTCATTCTTTAATGAACCAACCCCTCTAGATGATATACCTAGAGTTGCTCCATTTAATAAAAGCATAGCTGCTTGGTCACCTTTAGTTGACACAATACCCATCTTTTTCCAACCCGGAGATGTGAATAGTTTAATTTTACCCATAAGGATTTTACTATCCCACCAAGTTTCTAAAATACTGTGGGATACCCTGTCTAAGTCAATAAGTGATGATGATGGGTGATTTAGTTCGTTTAATGCCGAACCGCTATTAATAGCTTGTTGATATTTTTCGTTTTCTCTTTTTAAGAGTGCCTGTGGGTATATTCTACCGTTCTTGTTTGGTGTATCGTATTTTTGTAAAACGGCATAGAGAATAAAGTCCTGATTGGTATCTTTATTCTCCATTTCTTTTAACACTGCTCTGTTTTCACTAGGAGAAATGTGTCCAGCGTCGTATTCTATTAAAATTCCCTTACCTATTTCGTTTGGACCTAATATCTTCATTTATAGATTTTTTATTCTATAAATATCACATAATTAAGTTCAAAACTTGGTTTTACTAAAATTAAATAAGGTTTTATCGATTAAACAATTGTCAACTAGTTTTTTTACTAGATTTTCGAGCATAAAAGTAACCTCTTTGTTCTTTATGTCAAATTGTTTTTCAGCGTATAATGTGATTTCAAGGTTCATGAATGATTTCTTATCCAATTTAATTCCCTTGGTTCTAATGTCTAAATCTACAATACTTTCTGTCTTAAAAAAGTTATTTAAATTAAATTCTCTAATTGTATCTTTAATTTTCTTTCTACTTCTTAATATAGTTCTATCGAAATCGTCAGATTCATTTGTTGGTTTAACCCAAGCGTTTAATTTTATGTATACTGTTTTTAATGTTCTAAAGTCAACAGTTCCGTAGCCAATTTTAATTTTTTCATATTCGCCTAACTGAATATACTTACCAAATTTCATTTATCTTTTCATGTTATTGTCATTTTATGGTGTTAGTAACTAATTTAACTAATTTTTTTTGAAATTCCAAAAAAACGGTAATTTTGTGATATATTTATTTATATATGATTATAATTGATTTAAGTAAGGAAAGAAATCTCGAATCTGCTCTTAGAACGTATAAAAGTAAGGTTCAAAAGACCAAGCAAATACAAAAATTAAGAGAAAGACAAGAATTTGTTAAACCTTCAGTAAGTAGAAGGAAGGAAGTATTGAAAGCGATATACCTTCAACAGAAAAAAAATGGTCTAGATTAATCCAGACCATTTTCTAATTGTTTTAAACGATAGTAGTTAAATTTCGTCGGGACCATTTCGTCCATTTCTTTTTTAACATCCGTTAATTTTGTTGCAAATGTTGCGTCGTTAGATTTTGCTTCACTTAAGAGGGTATCTACTTTAGTGGTTAAACTTTCTTTTAATTCGTTAACCTTTGTTTTTAAATCTTCATCAGAAAGTGATATAATTGTTTTTAAGGTTTCTTTTTGCTCTTCATTTAATGTGTTATTATAAAGAACGTTAAAATTGTTTGCCAAAACAGCATGTAATAAATTTTCATTTACTGTGTAAGTTTCGGTTGTTTTCTCAATATTTTCTTTTTTTGTTGTTAAATGTTCTACCAACTTCTTTTTAGCCATAACTTTCTTATCAATATTATTTAAGTTATCATCTTCTAATAACTGATCAATTGAATCGTAAAGTTTGTTTTCATCTATTTGCGTGTCATGAACCGACATGTTGATAACTTGACAAAAGCTATTAATTTTCGTTGCCTTTTCCTTTAATAATTGACCAAGTTGTTCAACATAAAGTTTAGCGGTTTCTTTATCCTCAAAATACTTGTTCTCTATTTCTTCATAAAATAGATACATTTCTTTGAAATCTCTATTCTTCTTAATCACCTTAAACAAGTTTTTTGTATTTTGTTTAAAAGTTTTATCTGTGTACGCCTCAGTTAATTTTTTCAATAACTTCGACTTTATTTTTCCAAAGTTGTTCATTTTTAATCGTTTAAAATATCTTTTAATTTATTCTCCATTTCATAAATATTCCTTTGTGCCTTTTCCATATTAAATAAATCTTCTAATTTATCTCCACCGCCTAAAGATGAGATAAGTTTAGCTTTTTTACCTTCACTTAAAGGTTCCTCACCACCACCTGATGGCGGTCCTGATGGTGCAGGTGGTGCACCCATTGCTCCGCCCAATTCAGGCGCTTCACCACCACCTTCAGCGGCGGTAGCCGCCTCTGCTGCTTGCCTTTCATCTTCTGAGATACCGTACTTAGCATCAACCTCATCAAATATTCCAGAACGTTTAATTACGGTCTGTGTGTTTGTTAATTCAAAGCCCATCGCTCTTTCAAGACGTTGTTGTTGTAAATCAAGAAGAACTTCATTGTCACTAAATCCAAGAATATTTTTCTTAGCCCATGTATGTGAAACTGGTAAAATACCAACTTGAGATTGATCAGATGTCGCATCTTTGTAAAGTGTGACTTTTTCTTTCCATTGTTCAATACGTAATAAATCTGATTGTGCAGATGGATTTGATAAACCTAATGTAAAGTTATTTAATTCATCTTCTAAACCTAACATGTATAGATGAATTAACGCAACCTTGTTTAATTCTTGAATTAATGATTTTTGAATTCTATTAATAGTTCTTGCAAAACGAATATCCATTAATGCAAGATTCTTACCATCACCAACAACTTCTTCAAAACCTAAAAACGCTTTAGGTATTCTAAGAGCCGCTAATAATTTCTTTTGAATATATTCAATATCCGCTATCTCACCTAAATTCTGTGCTCCAGGTAGTGTATCAATTGGGTTTGGTGCTGCTGGGTCACGTACTGGTATGAAATAATCTTGGTCAACAGCCATTTGATTATATCTCATATCCACTTGACCGTTTCTAGCATCTACTGATTGGTCTCTCTTGAATTTATTAGCAACACGTTGTACATATGGTTCAATATCTTTGTCGTCCATATTACCAACGAACACCTTGAATACCCTTCTTTCAGGGGCTCTAGATGTTCTATAAATTAACATAGCATCTTCCGCAAGTAATAATTGTTTCCAGATTCTTCTAATTTTATCCAACATAGATGTCCCATAAGGTAGTTTTCTATCATCACCTAAAATTCTAAAGTGAGCAATTTCCCATGCTTGGAATTCCATGTCACGATTTTTCCATCTAAACATTAATTCTTTAGTCGGTAATTTGCTATCTCTTTGTGATGGTGTTAAACCTAAAGAACCTTCAACTCTTTCTATTTCAATATTTGGCAATTGTTGACAACCGATAATTCCTTTTTCTGGATCAACTTTTAAATAAACAAAATCATCACCGTACTTACACATACCTCTAGCCCACATTTGTAAATTTGTGTTGATATCTAATTTGTTTTCAAACAAATCAATTAAAATGTTCTTAACTCTTTTTGATTCTGAATAAACGTTTAAAATAAATCCTTTTTCAGACATTGTAGTTGATTCCTCAGCATAAATGTCTAATGCTGCTGATACCTCTGGTGTAAACTCCATTGATTCGAAATCATAATATGCAGCTATTCTATTTGGCTCATAATAAACCGATTGATTGTACATTGAATTATCAACCTTAGCCCATTTATCAAAAAGATATTGGCTTTGTTGTAGTTTCAATCTTTCACGCTCATATTCCATCGGGTCACTAGTCGTAAGGAGTTCTTCCTTAGAAAAATTAAACGATGGCGGTTGTGGTGTTTGTCCCTGATAGCCAAAGATTTTGGTTAATCTTTGAAATATTGTTAAATTTTGGTCTGCCATATCTATATAAATACTTTTTCTTTCTTAATGTACACAAAAACCGACAGATTATAAATGCTTTTTATTAGCCCCAAATAACCAGCCATATTCTTGGTATTGTTGTTTTGCAGGTTGTGATTGTGTATTATTATATTGTGAACCATCCATTTGCATTGAACCGATTGCATCTAGGGATGTTCCATATGAATAAAAATTCTTACCAGTTTCATATGTTCTTTCCGCAATCATCCAAGAATCAACCATAGCTTTTGATTGCTGTTCATTTCGTTTAAGTTGTGTGAAACATATATCCCCAGCATATAATGCGATACTCATGCTCATAATAGCATCATCGTGAGCGCCCTTCATGTGGTCTGGTCTACCATTAATATACACAAAGGTGTTTAATTCGTTTAATAATCTATTTGACCTGATAGCAAAACCTTTCCTTAATTGCTCCTCAAATGCGGCTACAATCTGGGTTCTTTTATTATTGAAGTTTATTCCCGGTATTTTTTCCATGGCTTTTTTATTATATTCCCATGGATTCATTGTGTTAACTCCGTCAATGAATAAACTCTTATAATTTAATTCCTGTAATTTTCTTGATGTAGCCACGCCCATACCACCAGTAATATCGACAACTATAAACGCTTCGTATAATATACCCCATTTATATGCAACTGCCGCTAAATCATCTGGTGGCATTTTACCAACATATTCAGCAACTTGTTCCCTTTCATCAAAGTCAATAATGCTAATAGCTGAATAGTCATCACTATCACCTCTACTAACGTCCACGCCCATAATATATCTATGACCTTGTACTGGTTCATTCCATATCCAAAAAGTACCTTGCATGTATTTTTCTTTAGGTACTTTAATCATATTTTTTGCAATATTCTCTTGAACATCTCCCGAAATAACACCATCTCCTGAACCTAAGAAGTCACATTCTAATTCCTGCGCAATCTTACGTCTATCATATTTAAATTTCTTAGACATAGATTCAAACCAAGATGAAAATGGTTTATATCCTTGTTCAACGAGTTCTTGATATTTTTCAATATCAAAGTCATGTAAAACAACTTCATCGTCGTTATATTGCTCCCTATTTAACATGTAATGGCATATATCAGGACATTTTACCCAACATAGGTCTCTAGTGTAACGCGGGTCTTTAAACCATCTTAAATCCGTTATATGGAAATCATTAATTCCACGTAATGCTTGGTCATAAACACCATAATAGATGGGGTCATAACCATTTGGTGTGGAGATAAGAATAATCTTACCACCTGTTGATAGGGACGCCATAGATGCCGCCCAAAAATCGTCACCTGCTTCAATATATGCTGCCTCATCAAATACAAGTATGGTTGGGGTATATCCACGTAACGCATCCGCAGATGTAGCTACCGCCTTAACCTCACAACCATTGTTTAATCTAAATCTACTTTCTGAGTTCTTATCGGGTGAAAATCCCACATTTATCCAATCCGGCCATTGCTCAATAAAGTGTCTAACTTTATTAGCCATTTCTACCGCGGTGTCTCTTTTGTTCGCAATAAGAAGAACTCTTTCAGGTTCACTTTCTTTTGCTGTCTGTAATTTTTTTGAAATCCACGCAGCGGTTACTGTTGTAACACCCGCCTGTCTATACTTTCTTGTAATGTTTTCGTTGTATGTTTCGTAATCCTGTATTAATTGAATTTGGTCAGGAAATAATTCTAGAGGAACATATTTCTTTTGCGTATTATCATAAGTTGTTAAGTATGTTTTTAAAGCATACGGAGCATCTTTAATAATTTTAGCATATTCTTTTAATTGTTCTAATTTATTATTCATATGTATAAATACAAAAAAAGGTGGATAACCACCTTTTTATTATTTTTAGTCATCACTTCTAGTGATCCCTATGGACCCTAACCAGTCATCTAAATCGTCATCATCTATACCTTCAGATGTGTCACTTAAATCCTCGTCAAAAGCGGACATAGCTTCTTCGTAATCGTAGTCATTAACCATTTGATTAATACCATCCATTAATTGACTCATTAACCTTTTACCATTTTCACTTCCAGAAATAACCTCTTTCATAAAAATTAAAAATTCTCTAGCTGGTTTTTTAACAATATGTTGAAATAAAACTAATTGTAACCCAACTTTATCTTCATCTGTTAAAACATCTTCAGGGAATTGCGAACGCATAATGTCCCATATTGCTGGTCCTAATCTTAAATCCCAAATTTCTTTATCCACAGTGTCTTCTAAATCACGTACCTTTTCAGCAGCATCTGCATCTTCAGGTTGACCATAAAGACCTGCAACAACTTCCATTGTACCTTTCACCAATTCGTGAACTAATATTGGAAAATTTATTGCTCTAGCGGTAACCTTTGGTGGGTTTGAATTTAAATCAACAGATTCTTTACCACCCGCTTGTGGTTCACCATCACTACCGCCTGTAAGCATTTGTAAGGTATTATTTGACATCTGCCAATACATTGTGTCAGCAGTTGACATAACAATCCCGTATAACGATAATAAACGGTCTGATCCAGTTATTTCTCTAATTCTTTCCTCAACCAAATGATACATGTAATGACCTCTTTCAGAAGCACCTTGCATCATTGCGTTGATTAATCTTCTTTTCGCTCTTTCTAAATTTAAATGTGATAATTCATCAAATAATTCAGTTTCAATTTCAACTTCTTCAATGTTTGGTTCATTGCTTGGTGTCTTTTTAAAACCCTCAGGGTCAACACCACTCATTCCAGATGTTATTTTAGCGTCATATTCAATATCACCTTCAATAACGCCTAATTGACCCATTGCTAGTTCTACCGCCAATCTTTCTAATTCTGGTTTATGTGTACTCTCAATTTGTGCTATTTGCGCTTGAGTTTGTGTCATCAAACCCATAATTCGATGAAGATTACGTTCACCCGTTCCAGCATTAATCCCCGCATATCTACTAAGATTTGCGACTATTTGTTTATATCTAGCAGATGCTAACATCTCCTCAAAATTCGAGTTTGGTGCTTCAACATCTTTAGGTAAAGGGACTTTCTTAAGATTTGTTTCACGATTAGCTAGGTCACGAGTAACGTCGTCGGCCGGTCTATCGTCTGTGTCAAATGTCATTGGCATTTCAGTAAGATTTTCTTTTAATGCCAATAGTAATGATTTTTTAGTTAGTTTCATATGTTTAATTACTCCGCAGCCATTTTAAATTTGTTTCCAGTTATTGCGTCATAAGTCATAAATTCTGGTATTCCATTGTGTCCCTTTTTTGCTTTGTTAGGCATTGGAACAACTTTACCAGTTTCTGCTTTTGGATTTGGATTCACCTTAGGATTTTCATTTGGATTTCTAAAAGGTGTTCTTCTAGGATCATCTCTTCTTTTAGGTGGTTCTTTTGTTCCAGGGTCCTTTACCGGTGCTTCTCTTGGCGCTGGCTTTGTTGCAGGTGCATTACCTGATTCGTTAATTTTTTTAGTTATTGTTTCTATCATATCACCTTTAGTTGTTAAAGGATGATATCCATTTTCAACTAAAGAATTAACCCACTCATTCATTTCAGATTTTTTATCGTCTTTTTTTGCCACTGGTTTTGCTAATTTTTTCATTTCAGCATCAATCTGGCTTTTAGTTGGCTCTTTACCTAATTCTTTTTGTAATCTTTTAACAGCTGCAAAATAATATGACCATGGAGCAGTTTCGTTAACTTCAATATCCATAGCTGGATTAGCATCAATAACAGATTTAATTTTTGGGTCTTTTAATTTTTCAGCGCTAACTGTTAATTTTTCTGATAACATTTTAAGTTTCTTGTCACTAAAACTAACTAATGTTTTCTCACTAAATCCTTCGTTAATAAGTTTTTCAACTAAATCTTTTCTATTCATTTTACTTTAATTTGTATTTTATTTCTTCGTTTATCAACCTTAAACCCTTTGACGCTAGCTTATTAGTTACAGAATCAATTTGTTCACCAAAATGAAAAGAAACCCTAACAGGTCTTTCTTCCGATTCAAAATCAAATGATTCCCATCCTAAAGCAATAATTCCATCAACCGCGTCAATCACTCCAAAGTAATCAGAATTTTGAACTAAATCTAGTTTTAAATCTGAATTTTTTAATAAACCAACCAAATCGATTGATTCTACTTCTGGAGGTATTGCTCTACCTGCTGATGGAATTATGAACCACTCTTCAACTAACACACTTGGGTCTTCGCCAAAGATAAATTCATATTGTCTTTGCCCTTTGTAATCTTGACCTAGTTCATTAATATAGAGTAGATACATCGTTTATTCAAAGTATTTGCTTAATGTCGTGTTGATCGCTTCATTTATGTCACCTAATTCTGGTGTAATATCTGTTTGATCATATTTTCTCAATGTTTTAATTTTCATTGGTTTATAGTGATTAAAATATTTTTTATCACGTATATCTAATGATGTGTCGCCATGCTTTGCTGAAAAACTTTCATAATCATCAAAATCTTCTTCATCATAATCATCCGAATTGAAATCATCTTCTTTATAATGTTTTGCTTTGTCATCTAACCAACCAATACCAGTTTTCATGCTTTTAGCTAATCTAGATGGTCTTTCAACTTGTTTTGACGCGTGGAAACCAGATCTTGAAGATTCTTCACCTGGCATTTCATTTGATGATTCTTCGTCGTCAAAGAAAAACATCTCATCAATTTCACTTTCTATAGCTTTTTCTGGTGTTTTTTTACCACCAATCTTAGTGTTAATTAACTCTTCCAATTTTTTCATTGTTTCAGCTAATTCATCAGTTGGTTCATCTTCAGCGCTTGGTTCCGCACCAGCATCTTCCCCACTTTCTGGTTCTTCTGGGGTATAAGCATCATCAAAACTTTCTTCTGGCTCAAATCTATCAATTATTGCTTCTTTATCTTCTTCAGATAATTTTTCAATATCAACAGCAGACAAAATCATATTAATAACGTATTTTACGTCATCACTCTCCATTTCATCTTCGATTTCTCTAATTGCTTGTCCAAGTTTACCACTTAATCTCTGTACTTCTTTCATGTGTTCAGGACCGCCGTCACCACCTTCTGGTGTATCTGTTGGTTCTTCACCACCCATATCTTCTGGCGCTGCGTCCATATCTTCTGGCATTCCACCCATGTCCTCTGGCGCCCCACCCATATCTTCTGGCGCAGCAGATGGTGCAGGAGCAGGTGCTGGAGCCGGTGCAGATGATGCTGGTTCTGGGAATGTTGGAGCTGGTTTAGGTGCCTCAGTTTTTTGTGTATTTTGTTTTAATACATATTTTGTTGCTTCTTCTTGAATCTCTTGTGAACTTAATAATTCCAATCTTTTCAATGCTTCAGCATATGAATTAAATCTATTTTTATTCTTCATGAACATACCACCAATATAATCAAGGGTAGATTCAGTTAGACCTTTCTTTACGTAGTAACCATCTCTTTCTTTGATGATACCGTAAACACCATTAGTGCTTTCCTTAACAAGTTCCGATTTAGTGGTTGACTTGGGGTTATTCTTGTTTTCGTGGTAATATGTAAGTTCAAGAATTCTTTTCATTTTGTCAGAACCTTGCAACTTTTCGCTACCTAGAGGTTTTATATCTCCCATTTTTTATAAATTATATATAATCTTATTCTTATCCTATAAATACAAAAGAAATGGAAAAAAATTGAGGTTATTAATACTCCACAGATAATTTCTTATCTATAAGTTTCTTTTTAAGTCCCAATAGTTTTTCAATGTACCCATTTCTTCTTAATAATTTGAAAGTAAGGTTCTCGTATGAGTACTCACCACCATCATCTAAGCCACTTTGTCTAAAACGTTTCAATTTTAATCTTAACTTCTCAACTTGGCTTTCAACGTCTTCGCCATTATTTGCATTTTCGACTAGTTTATCGATGGTACTTACAAAATATTCTGCTTTTTTTAGTATTTTATCTTCATCAATAGATTCTTTCCCATATTCTGGTTCGACAATCCATTTATTATTTAATATAGAATATACCCCAGAGGATACGTGCTCCTGATTAATTTCTTGAACATAGATTTCAACATCGTAACCTTTAATTTTAATATCGTGTCTGTTGTTCCAAACCCTTTCTTTAGCGTCAAAAAATTCTTTTACAATATCTTTTAATGAATCAGATGTTTTTTCAGCATCTTTACCCAATTCATCGAAATCAACTACAATGTGTAAATCAATGTCAGAAAACTCTGACCAGTTATAATTTGCCAACGAGCCGGTCAAAACAACGTCATGAACAAAAAAATTAATCTTCACAAAATCTAAAAAGGCATCAGAAATTAACATTAGTTTTTCTCTAACACCTTTATTCATGGTATAACCATAATCATTTTTCTCAAAAATATCTGAAGATAGTTCAGTTTTCTTATGAAACGATTTTACAATCTTATCATCAAGTTCTGGGTCTGAAACCTCAATCAGTTCTTCAATTAATGTTTTCTTTCTCATTTAATTTTAGTATGTGAATATTTCCCCTTAACATGCTGGTTAAGATACTTCCCCTGAGAATCTGACATACGAAATTTCGCAAACAATTCCCAAGGAACGCTTTGGTATTCATAAATACCTCCATTATTAAAATTAACTATTAATACCTGACTTTCGGTATCATAACTTGCGGATTTTATATTTGTTGAATTAATGTCAACAGTGATGATTTTACCTTCAATTCTTTCTGAAATTATAGCCATAATGTTTTTTCCTATAATTTAAATATAAAAATCCATAAAACAAAATCCTAATCTAGGAAAATAGTCCCTTCTTGGTTAGACATTTTTTTAGACATTTTGACGTTTATTTTTTTTTTACGATGAAATATGTTATGTTTGTTAAAAGAACAATTAGCATATGTCAGTAGATTTTTTTGAAGACGGTCCAAAAACCAACCCTAGGAACAGAAAAAGTTCCTCCACAACGCCAATTCTTGATAATTTTTCAAGGGATCTAAACAAACTAGCCGAGGATAATAAAATAGATCCGGTCGTTGGTAGAGACAAGGAAGTAAAAAGAATTGCACAAATTCTTTCGAGAAAGAAAAAAAACAACGCGGTCATTGTTGGTGATGCGGGTGTTGGAAAATCTGCACTTGTTGAGAAATTAGCGTTAATGATTGTTAAAGGTAATTGTCCAACCAATTTATTGGATAAACGACTGGTTTCCTTAGATTTAACTTCATTAGTTGCTGGTACAAAATATCGAGGTCAATTTGAAGAAAGGATTAAAGCTATTATACACGAATTAGCCGAAAACCCCAACGTAATTCTTTTCATAGATGAATTACATACAATGGTTGGTGCTGGTAACGCTTCTGGAGCAATGGATGCTGCAAATATCTTAAAGCCAGCATTAGCTAGAGGTGAAATTCAATGTATTGGTGCCACAACTTTTGATGAGTTTAAAAAACACATTGAAAAGGATGGTGCTTTGGTTAGAAGATTCCAGAAAATCATATTAAAAGAACCAACAGAAACGGAAACAATAGAGATTTTAAAAAATCTAAAGCAATCATATGAGGACTATCACAGAGTTTCTTATGGTGAAGGTGTGATTGAAATTGCGGTCAAACTTGCTGGTCGTTATATGACAGATAGACAATTCCCAGACAAAGCAATTGACGTTCTAGATGAATTAGGTTCGGAAAAAAGAGTAGTAATTGAGGTTCCAGAAATTATTGAGAAATTAAAAAAGGATGCCGAAGTTATTAAAGAAAAAAAACTCGAAGTTGTTCGTACTCAAAATTATGAGCAAGCCGCAAAACTAAGAGATGAAGAAAGAAAAGTTATTAATCGTTTAAATAGCGAAAAAGCAATATGGGCAGACAACGAAAAAAATAATAAAATACCGATTAGTATTGATGATGTTTATGAAATGATCACATCAATGGCCGGTGTTCCAATTACTAGATTAGACCGCAAAGAAACTGAAAATTTAATTAACCTTGAAAAAAGATTAGGTGAAAAAGTTATTGGTCAATCAGAAGCTCTAGCTAGTATATCCAAAGCCATTAGAAGAAATCGTGTTGGGATTAAAGAAACACAAAAACCTATTGGTTCATTCATTTTTATGGGATCAACTGGTGTGGGTAAAACATATCTAGCCAAAACTTTGGCTGAATTAATATTTGGTTCAGCGGACAATGTTATTAGAATTGATATGAGTGAGTTTATGGAAAAACACACAGTATCAAGATTAGTTGGTGCGCCTCCAGGATATGTTGGTTATGATGAGGGTGGGCAATTAACTGAAAAGGTTAAAAACAATCCATTCTCGGTGATTCTATTTGATGAAATTGAAAAAGCACACAAAGATGTGTTTAACATTTTACTTCAAATATTGGATGAAGGACACGTTACAGATTCTTTTGGTAGAAAAATAAATTTTACCAACACGTTGATTATTATGACCTCAAATATTGGGGCTAAAAGAGTTTCCGAATTTGGTGCAGGAATTGGATTCTCTACAGCATCTAGCGAACAACAATCATATGAGGTTAAAAGAACTATGATTCAAAAATCATTGAAACAACAATTTAACCCAGAATTCCTAAATAGAATTGATGATATTGTTTTATTTAATCCGTTAGATGAAACAGCACTTAAATCAATTATTACATTAGAAATGGAAAAGTTGACAAAAAGATTAATTGAGAAAAGTTATTCAATTAAATTTGATTCAACTGTTATTGATGAAATTTTCAACAGAAATAAACAACAAGAATATGGTGCTAGACCAATCAAAAGAATAATTCAATCACTATGTGAAGATTTCCTTAGTGATGAAATATTAAAAGGCACCATTAAAGAGAATAAAAATTACAAAATAATATTCAAAGAAGATAAACTAATTCTTAAATTAGTTGTTGGAAAGGTTAGTGAGTAATTTAAGCCCTGTGTCGATGGCTTTAGCAACGTCGTCGACACAGACATATTCTGATTTTCTGTGCATATTATAATATCCACAAGATAAATTTACCCCATCAATATCAAATCGTTTTTTCATCATATAAATGTCTGTGTAGGGATGACTACCATATAATGGTTTATAATCAATCTCCTCAAATGTTTTTGAAACAACTTTAAAGAAATCACTTTCCCTATCAAATATTCTAACACCGTTACAAATTTCGGTAACCAATTGATTTCCGGGAGCATCGTAGGATAATACGAACTTTGTATTTTCAAAAAACTCTGGTTCACAATTACTAGAACCAATACAACCTGTTTCTTCTGAAACAAAGAACGCTAGTTTGATATTATCAACACGATCCAATATTTCTAAACAAACATATACACCACACTTATCATCACCACCACAACCAGTTTCTTCACCATTATCATCATAACCCTTTAAACATAAAACGTTTTCATCGTATGGGTATACTTGACCATAACAACTTAATCTAGGTAACCATTCTTCTTTTATGTTGATTTTTGTTTTTTTATGGACGGTGTCTATGTGAGCACAAATCAACGGTTTTATTACATCGGTCCCCTTGGTAACAAAAATGTTACCATATGAATCCACACCATACTCATAACCCTTTTTATCAAAATACTCTGATAGGTACTCAACCATGTCCCATTCGTCATATGTTACCGAAGGTATTGATAATAAATCACTTAGACGCTCGATATTTACCAGATTTTCCATTTTTATTATTTTTAGAACACAAAAATAAACTTTTTTCTTGAAATTAATAAAAAAAAGTGGACTTTTTCTGTTTTTTTATATATTTATATTCTCGAGGTACTCTTTGTCGATTACCTTTTCGTTTTTTTAATAGTGGGGTTGAACCCACGCAACGACCTTAAACCCCGACATCCAGTTGGGGTTTTTTATTTCTATTTTGTTTTATGATATTAATTACATATATTTACTGTTATGAAAAAATATACAATGATTTTAGCTATTGGTGCTATGTTAGCATTAACGGCATGTGGTTCAGGGTCAACCACAACTGAAACAACCGACTCTACGTCGGTTAATCTAGATTCTACAGCAGTATCTGCAACAGATTCAACAACAGCAGAAATTGGAAAAGATTCTGTAACAACTGTTAAATAAATTTAAGGGCTCTAGTAGCCCTTATTTTTTTTTACAACTTTCTTTTATTATATTAGTCATATGAAAGAACTATTAAAGAAAGTATTCGACAAGAAAATTGTTATCCCTATTGTTAGCGGTATAGGGGTTGTTGCAATATTCGAATATATCATCTACCCAGGACTAACCGCCGCAAATACATTTTTTAATGTATTATCATTTTTAATTGCAGTATTTGTATTTGTCTTACTTTTTCACCTACTAAAAGTTGAAAACCTTTTTAATTCAGAGCATTTAGAACCAGGAGAAACTGAACTAGATTACATACCAAAAGAAGAGGTGATTAAAAAGAAACGAAACCCAAAGCAATTTTCAGATGTTAAAACAGAAGAGAAATTTGTAAAAACAAGAAAAAAAATAAAAAACAAATAATATGGCAATTTATAATGAAAGTTTTGAGGACCGTTATGCTCGTCAAGAAAAAGAAAGAGAAGAATTAAGATTACAAAAACAATTAAAAATTAAAAAAATGATAAAAGCAATTAGTGCAGGTGTGTTAGGATTTATCCTATTGGTAGTATTATTTAATTCATGTGAGAGAATTGATGCTGGACATGTTGGTGTTAAAGTTAATCAGTATGGGGATAATAAAGGTGTGGATGACGTAACCGCAGTTACAGGTATGGTATTCTATAATCCAATTACCACTCGTATCTATGAGTTTCCTACTTTCATTCAACACAAAGAATATAAAGGTGAGAATTCATTCATTGTAAATAGTAAGGATGGTTCGGAATTTAATGTGTCGCCCATTATGAACTATTCAGTACAAAGAGATAAAGTACCGGCGATTTTCGCCAAATATCGTAGACCCCTAGAAGACATTGAAGAGGGATTTTTAAAGACAGCGGTCTATGATGCGTTCAGATTAGCCACTAACAAATACACAGCGGATGAGTTAATCTCTAATAGAGCAATATTTGAAATCGAAGTTCGTAGATTATTGGATGGGCAATTATTAAAAGAGGGATTTACAATTAATCAGTTCACGTCAAATTTAATTTACCCTGAAACATTCAAGCGTTCAATCGAAGCTAAGAACAATGCGGTTCAAGCGGCGTTAAGAGCCGAGAATGAAGTTAAAACAGCGGAAGCACAAGCTAAGATTAAAGTGGCAACTGCTGAGGGTAATGCCCAAGCTATGTTAACGTCAGCAAAAGCAGAAGCTGAATCAAATAGAATGAAGCAAGTAACCTTGACGCCGTTATTATTACAATTGGAATACATCAACAAATGGGATGGTAAGTTACCAGTTTATGGTACTGTACCCCAAATGTTTAAAAACATTCAATAGTGTTAAAATATTAATATTTCATAATATGGGGGTTTTTTGCCCCCATTTTATATTTATATGGATAATATTTTGTTTTTTTTGAACAAAATATTTATTTTAGTGTAAAATTTAGAATAATGGATATGGAAGAAAAATATATTGGTGATTTAATCCTACTTAGAGGCATTCCTGGTAGCGGTAAATCGACATTAGGGGATGTAATACTACATACCAATCAATCCAATATTCAGGATGTGTTATCTGCCGATAATTTCTTTATCGATGATAAGGGTAACTATAATTTTGACGCAACAAAATTAAAAGAAGCACATAATGATTGCCAGTTAAAATGTGCTGAAAGAATGAGGATGGAATTTTCTAAAATTGTTGTTGCAAATACTTTCACAGAAGAATGGGAAATGAAGATGTATTTTGAGATGGCTGAGAGATATCGTTATCGTGTTCACACATTAATTGTGGAAAATAGGCATGGTAGTTCTAATATTCACAATGTTCCAGAAAATAAACTACAATCAATGATAAGTAGATTTGATATTCAATTATGACATGAGTAAGTTTGTTGTATCGTTTACAAAAGCAGTTAACCCCAAAACAAAAAAACTTAGTGTTAGAAAAATTAGAGACATACTTTCAAAATGGTTTGCTTTCAAAGCAAAAACACCCAAAATATGATTTGTTCATTTGGAATTATACTCCAAAGGTTCAATATGATAGGTTATGGGATGATATTACAATACAATGTCGCGGGTTAGTCACCAACTCAAAAGGTGAGATAATCGCTAGACCATTTAAGAAATTTTTTAATTACGAAGAACATAAACCTGAAGACATACCAAATGAAGATTATGTTGTTTATGAAAAGATGGATGGATCTTTAGGTATTCTTTTTTATTATGAAGAAGAATTAACGGATGAAAGAAGATACAATATTTGGTTTAATAACAATTATGAAACGGGTATGGAAAAATTCTTTAACCCGAATGACTTACCTGATTTCGATAACCCATATTACGAACCAACACCAAAAAGAAAGGGTGAGTGGATATTAGCAACTCGCGGATCATTTACCTCACCACAAGCAATTAAAGGAAAAGAAATTCTTGATAGGCATGACATCAGCGCATGGAGAAAAGACAATACATATTTGTTTGAAATTATCTATCCCGAAAATAGAATTGTTGTTGATTATAAAGGTGAAGAAAAATTAGTTGTTCTCGGTGGTATCCATACAGAAACAGGTGAAGAAATACCCGATAGTAGTTTGTTTTGGACGCAAGATTCTGGATTTGAAGTTGTTATGACATACAAAACATGGGGGGAATCGTATGACTTGTTAAAAGAAGAAATATCGAAAGATAGAGAAGGATATGTAATTCGTTTTAAAAATGGTTTTCGAATGAAAATCAAAGGCGACGAATATGTACGACTTCATAGGATTTTAACCAACATATCAAATAGAGATATTTGGGAATATTTGAAAGATAACAGACCGTTTGATGAACTACTTGAAAAAGTCCCAGATGAATTTAACAATTGGGTTAAAACCACAATTCTAGATTTACAAAATCAATTTGACACCATTAAAACCGATGTGGAAAATCAATTTAAAGAGTTGATAGATAAAAAAGAATTTGCTGAAAAAATAAAAGACAACCCCAATAGGTCATTTCTTTTTAAAAGATTAGATTCATACTCAAATCAATTAAACGAAATGATCTGGAACTCAATATACCCATCACACTCAAAACCTTTTAAAAATGACTAGAAAAAAAGAACCATTCATCGTTGTTGAGATTGAAAAAAGAATGTACAACGATTTTAAGGATTTGTATAACACAAATCGAGACGGAATTTATCGCGGTGTTTTAGACATTTACACCGAATTTAAAAACAATTCCAGAAAACGTGTTTTAACCTTATTGGTGTCAACGGATATGGGTGTGTTGTCATGGGATACCGAATTTAGTTTTAAGAAGTTGGATTACGAAATTTTAATTAAGCAAATATTACCATATTACGAAGATAATGAGGACTATGAGAAATGTGCTGAAATTAAAAATCTGCACGATTATTTTGCAAATATTAACTAATCGTATATTCACTTTTTTATTTTTTTTTAGTACATTTCCCTATGAAAATTCTTATAACAGGTGGTGCTGGTTATCTTGGTTCCGTCATCACTAAAAACATGCTAGATTTAGGTCATCAAGTTACCGTACTAGATAACCTAATGTTCAAACAAATATCCCCGCTACAATTCACTTATAACCCAAAATATAATTTTATTTATGGTGACGTGCGTAATGAAAGTTTATTAGAAAAGCTGGTTAAAACACACGATGTGATTATTCCTTTAGCCGCCATTGTTGGATTTCCAGCATGTAAAGCCGATCCTAAACTATCTTGGGATGTTAATTTTGAACAAGTAAAAAATATAGTACCTCATCTGTCTAAAAATCAACTAATCCTCTATCCGAACACAAATAGTGGATATGGTATTGGTGAGAATCAAACTGAATGTACTGAAGAATCCCCATTAAAACCGATATCTGTTTATGGTGAAAGTAAATGTGCTGCTGAAAATTTATTGATGTTTAGTACATCCGCAGTTTGTTTTAGATTGGCGACAGTATTTGGTAGTTCCCCAAGAATGAGAACCGATTTATTAGTTAATGAGTTTGTTTATAAAGCGATGACAGACAAGTATATTGTCGTTTTTGAAAAACATTTTAAACGTAATTTCATACACATACAAGACGTTGCAAACGTTTTTACATTCGCCATTGAGAACTATGACACAATGAAAAATAATGTGTATAATGTTGGTTTAAGTGATGCCAATTTAAATAAGGAAGAACTTTTAACCAAGATAAAACAATACATTCCTGACTTTGCCATATCATATTCTGATTTTTACGAAGATCCGGATAAACGAGATTATATTGTATCAAACAATAAAATAGAATCTATTGGATGGAAACCTAATTATGGTTTAGATGACGGTATTGTTGAATTGATGAAAACATATCAAGTCCTCATACCAAGAATGACATCTGAATTTAGAAATGGTTTTCCTTTAGGATACGCAAACAACACATAGTATGAGTAATAAATGGGATGAGTTCATAGAAACACCATCAAAAAAATTCGGGTATCAGGTACCTACTTTTACACCCTCAATATACAGAGAATATAGGGGTGAAATTTTTACAACATTTCATAGTGAAGAACATCCAGTAATGAGACATATTCATTATGAAAAAAATGAGATTAGTATTCATGGTCGTTTTTCTAAATCATATAAAGGTGTATTAAGGGGACTACATTATGACAATAAAACCTGGAAATTAGTTCAGGCGGCGGTAGGTGATATCTATCTAGTGGTTTTAGATATGAGACCAAATTCAGATACTTTTGGTGACTGGGAATCATTTATGATAACTGAAAAAGATAGAAATCAAGTTTTAATACCTCCAGGTTTTGCTAACGGCCATTATGCATTAACTGATTGTATGTTTCATTATAATTTATTTTATAAAGATGGTTACGTTGATGCAAACGAACAAGGTGTTGTTAAATGGAACGACCCAGAATATCAAATGGAATGGCCAACAACTAACCCAACACTACAAAAAAGAGATAGATGAAACACTTAGTATTTACTGGATGTTCATATGGTCAACAAGCAAGAGCTTTTCGGGACTTAATAAACATTGGTTACTTTGGTGATATAAAAGTATATAACTTACAAGGTAGTTCTTTAGGTAGTCAGTATCAGTTATATTCGGCAATGATGTTTGTTCAAAAATTATTGGATAAAGGAGTTCAACCAAAAAATATATTTGTTATTTGTCAATGGTCAAGTATGTTTAGAGAAACAACATCTTATGATATTACTGAATTCGAAGAGGTTAAAATATTTACAACATCGTTTGATGCTAGTACTTGGAAACTACGAAATGATTGTGAAATATATAGTCAAGGAATAGACAATATTGGTTTTATTAATATTGAAAATCAACTTGGTACAATTTATCGTGAAAAGAAAAAAGAATATAAAGAATTCAAAGAATTTCTATTAAAATCTCAACCAACCAATTCTCCAACCGAAAGAGCAATAAGGTATCATTTTGACATTACTAACTTGCAAAATTTTTTAAAAATAAACGATATTAAATATCGATTTTTATTCTTTAATGCCTCATTAACTGGTTTTAATTTCGATAGGACAAGTACTCCCTTAAATGAGTTTGAAATCAAAACGGTTGAAAAAATTGAAGGGGTTGAGAAAATTGAAGAAGTAGATAACACCAAATATATATTACCTAAAAAATGGAAAGATTCTATTTTGTACAACGATAAAAAGTGGTCAAAATATCGCAATCTAATTGATTGGGGTAATTTTATTCTATATAATAATGATAGAATTGAGTATGGTGGGATTGATGAATTTGCGTTAGAAAATATCGGCACAATCGGGTACTTAACACATGGTGTTAAACCAGTATCCTTCGGAGATCATTTAAACCAATATGGTGACTTTAGATATGCTGTGGACTCTGGTTTAATAGACCAAGTCAATAATGAATTCATAAAGGATTGGGATTATAAAAACAATAATTTTAAAGAAATAACAATTGATAATTATAAAAACTTAAAAGAATATGGCGGCAAAGTTACACTTCTATGAAACCGAAGGGCATAATAGATTTATTGAAAAAGCAAAATACAATATTAATTCCCATAAATTTGTTGGGAAATTCAATCGTTTAATAGAATTGGGTTTAATTAAAAATCGAAACATTGCAAGTTATTTGGATAAATCAAATGACACTGTTATTATCTATAATCTAATGATTGCTACAATGTTTACAGATAATGATATCACCCCTCCAGAAAGGTCAACAAATATGGAAGTGGCTATAGAAAAACTCATAAGTGAAGTTCCAGATGTAAATAAAATTATTTTTGAATTTTCATATATTGAATATTACAATCATGTATATCATGGAATATTGACTAAAATAATGGAAAAATATCCAAATATCAGATGGATTGTTTTTAGTTGTAATGCTCAATTAATTTGTGATTACCCACATAGAGTTTTCTTTTGGGATGATAAACCACATTCATACTGCCTAACACCAGACAATTTAAATTTCATACAATCTATGGTGTCAACAACTCAATTTAAAAAACAAAATAGATTTATATTTTTTAACCATCACCCCAAATTAACAAGATGGAGAGTTGTTAAGTTTATACACGAAAACGGTTTTGAAAATTTGGGTAAGATTTCTTTTCCGGATTTAAATATTTTTCCAGTAAACGAAACAGCAAAAATGTACAACTCGGATTATGAGGTTGAATATATGTACAATCACCCATTTTCTAAAAAGTTTCCATTATTAATTGATTCAATGGCAGATGACGTAGTTGAAAAATCTGACACCGATTTTATTGGAATGATGCGAGAAAGGGTAGAAAATAAACAAATTTTTACATTAAGACAAGTTGGTTTTCACACATCAAATCTTCCGTTGCAAATATCCACTTATTTTGAGATTTTTATTGAAACCTTTTTTGGGGTAAAAGATAGAACTTGGGTTAGTGAAAAGACCTGGAAACCACTTGCGTCATTCACACCTTTTTGTGGAATTAATAGTGAAAAATATTATCCATTTCTTAAAGAATCTGGATTTAGTTTTGATAACCCAATATATTTTAAGGATTATGAAAATAAAATTAAACATGTTGATCCATATGTTGAAAAAGAATATGTGTTATATTCATTTATGAATCACATAAAAAAATTATGTGAGTTAACTGATGATGAAATGCATGGTATGTATTTTTCAAATTTTAAAGAAACATCACATAATACAGAACACTATCACCATAGGTTTGTTCCAACCATGACATTAAAACCATTTGAATTCATTGCAGAATAAAATACTTTTTACTGGTTGTTCATATTCATGCGGAAATCCTAGTTTTCCACATGAATTTTCATTACTTGTTTATGACAAGACCTTAGGTGATCATTCTAAGGTTAAATCTTATGCATATCCAGGACAAAGTAATAATTTAATATTAAAAAAAATATATGACGCAATTAATCAAGAAGATTATAATAATTCGTTATTTATTTGTCAATTAACTTTTTTACATAGAACAGGTGGATATCATGACATCATAAATTCTTGGGTTGATTATCAGCCAGAATTTATAAATTCAATCCCAATGATTAACGAATCAAGCGATGAATTAAAATTTCCTTTTCATATTGATTTTATTAAAAATGTTATACAATCAAGTTATGGTAAAATTGATAACAATATACCAGATGACATACTTAATGAATTAAAAGTATCATATGAAACATACCTTAAATATGTTTTTAATGAACACGAATCTTTCATGTATCTAATGTATCAAATCGATGTGTTAAATGCATATGCTGAGAAATTTAATTCTAAAATTATTTTTATATATTGGCCAGAAATAAATAAAAATAAAGAATTATCCGAATTAAAAAAACGAGGGTTTTTCAATATTAATGGGGATTATTCAATGCTTAAACATACTATTAAAAATAACTATTGCTTACCCACTGACTCTCATCTTTCGGTTTCGGGTATGAAGCATATCGCTAAAGAATTACACAACTTTATCTATGTTAAATAAAAAATTTATTTTTGCTGGTGATTCATTTACTTGGGGACAAGGATTACAATACTATGGTGAATTTAACGATATTAAAATCATGCCGTCAAATCATTATGTTAAAGAATTTTTAACCGATGAACATGTGGATTTTATAAAGAAAAATCGATATTCTAAAATTGTAGCTAATCACTTAAATAAAGTGGACATTGTTAAAGATGAGAATGGTGGTTCAGATTTCGAAAGTATTGAGTTTATAAAAAACAATATAGATGAAAATGTTGAATATGTATTACTTCAAACAACACAACCATTTAGATCCCCATATCGTTATTTTTATAAAGGTGAAGAAAAATGGTTAGACGGGTCTAATTTACACGATAATAATCATAAATTAAAAGAGTTTAAAGAATATCTAATTGAAGAAAAAATAAACATTGATGACTGGCTTTATGATCTTAAAAAACAAATAGTTTTAAATATAAAAGATTTGGCAATATATCTAGACAATAGAAATATAAAATTCAATATTATTTCTTGGACAAATGATTATCTTAATTTAATTAAAAATGATGAATTGTTATCTAAAAAATTTTTAAATTTAGAATATGGTGGATATACATTTAGTTGTTTTGACACGCTTTTTAGCATGTACCCATATATGACAATACATAAAGATTATGAATTTTTTGGTGAAGGTAAAACAATGCCAGATCACCATATGGGTTTAACTGGTCATAAGACGATTGCTAATATTATATTAAAAAATATTACCAGCTAATTTCCCAATCTTTGAAATCGGCAGCTAAACAATCTATTTTGTAATCTTTTCTACCGCCAACAATCTCTTGTATTTTATTTTTAGCGGTATTTCTAATACCATTAATTCCGTGGGTTAATTCTAGGTTATTACCGTCTTTAATACCTTTACGGTAATTTGATTCATTATGCCAAATGTGTAAATTCATTTGAGATAAAACAACAATCGCCCTAATTGTTTCTGCGGTTATCGGTTGATCCGTATCATTTAAACACAACTGAATATCATGAACAATATCCTTTATTTCTTGTGAGTATTCCACTTTGTGTTCAGCTATAAACACCTCTTTTAATTGTGATATTGATAATCTATCAACTAATTCTGCTAAGGTTGGTAAATATTTTCTTTCTGTCATAATGTATTTCCTTTTTCTATTCTATAACTATCACTATCGAAATGAGTTGTTGATACTTCAAAAATCTCACCATCTGTTAGTGCTATTAATTGGTGCGGTTGTCCTGGTCTTTGTCTAACAACGTCACCTTTTTTTAAATTTATTTCTTTTGTTAATCCTTTTTCAGTATCGATAAATTTATAGATAAATTCCCCTGAATTAACATACCAAGTTTCATCCTTTAATAAATGATAATGCATTGAGAATCTACAACCGCTATTGAAAACTAAAATTTTACCGCAGTAAAGTTCATTATTCTCAATAATTAGTTCGTGCCCCCATCCTTTTGGTATTTTACAACAATCAGTAATTTGTGGTTCTGGTAACATCGTTTTTACATTTATAAATTAAATTAGTGGTTGAGTACCCGTTAATTTTATTAAAATATACAATTTCTTTTGCATATTGTGAACCAATTATTGGTTTATTCAGATAATCATCACCAATAATAAAATAATCTGGGTTATAATCCATAATTAATTCAGATAATTCAATGTCTGAATTAAAAGATACTACCGAATCTACTCCATTGATATTAGATATAAACTCCATTCTATCCGATAGTGTGTTAAATGGTCTAAATAACCCTTTTTTTTCATTAATTCTTTTGTCTGTGTCCAAACCCACTCTTATAGAACCAAAGGATTTCCCAAAATTTATAAGACGTATGTGGCCAATATGTAAAATATCAAATGACCCATTTATCCAAACTTTTTTCATAAAGTACTAACCCCTCTTTTTTGAATTACGATACCAGAACAATGATTAGCAAATCTAATTGAAACATCTACGTCTTTATTTTTCACATATGAAACAACAAATGATGCCATAAAGGTATCTCCCGCACCACTAACATCCATTATAACTAATTCGTTTTCAGTTGGGTATGTTTTACCATTAAAAAAACAACCTTTACTAGATTTAGTAATAATTAGTTTTTCTTTCCAGTAGTTATAATCTAATCCTCCTTTTTCACAGTTTTGCCACTCAGTTTCATTTATTTTTATGTATGAATATTTTATTGCCCAAGGACCTAATATTTTTTTCGTATCTAAAAATGTTAAATTATGTGAATTAGATATTAATTCCAAATCTTTAGTTGTTAAAAACCCCTTATCATAATCTGAAACAATAACTGCATCATATTTTTCAAAATCGATAGATTCAAACTTAAATGTGTTTTCAATAACATCATTATCGTCTACACGAATTAACATTTGATTTGATTTTTCATCAACATATCTAGTTTTCGTTATTTTTTCTTTATTTGATAGTAAATCAACTACCTCAACATCCAATGATAATAAATTATCATAGACATTACCAGCCATCCCTAAATTTCTAGTTACTTTTGTCGGTTTAAAAACCGGAACGGGTGCTTCAGGGCATAATCTTTCGCACACTCCGTAAATAAAAACGTCATCACAAACGTCTCCGATTACTAATATTTTCATATTAATAATAATATTAAAAAAACACAAAAAAGTGAATTGTTTTAGATTAAAATAGCGTTATAATATAGCTCTAGTACCGATTAAGAAATTACTTAAGAATGGTGTTCCTGAAGCGGTATTTCCACTTAGTTTATAGTTAAAACTAAATCCAAACCTCTTACTAATTTTATAATCAAAGGAAGCACCTACCAAAAAGCCCATATGTCTATTTACCGTAGTTGTTCCAGCAACACTATTCCAAGATATTGGTGCAAACATCGTAAATAACTGAGGTGAAATGGTTAATTTTTTACTATACTGATATGGCTTGGTCCAAAATGCCACAACAGAGGTTGACATGTTATAGTCATATGTGGTATCTGTCGATTTCAAAAATAAATTAATCAAACCTAAGTTATAACCAAAAACACCATGTTTTGGGGTTGGTTTAATCCACGTATACCCCAATAAATTCATGTAATTACCATTCAAATAAGCAAATGCGCTTGAATACGAATGTATTGCGTTTAATTTGCCTCCATTAAAGTCCATCTTAGTATATCCACCACTAACAATAAACGTCTTTAAATCGCTCATAATGACCGTATTTGCAGAATAACTTTTATCGCCACCTAACGATGATTTAGAAACACCAATAGTTGCTGATTGTAACCATCTACCGTCAGGCGATTCAATTGTTGACAAATCTGATGACAATAACATTGGATTAGTTACCGCCGCTTTTTCCTTTTTCTTTTCTTCCTTTTTTTCTTCTTTCTTTTCCTCTTTTTTCTCCTCTGATTTACTCTCTTCTTTCTTTTCTTCTTTAGTTTCTGATTTAGCTTCTTCTTTTTTCTCTTCAGATTTAGTTTCCGATTTTGATTCACTTTTACTTTCCGTCTTTGCTTCGGTTTTAGTTTCTGTTTTACTTTCCGATGATGATGACGATGAACTACTAGAAGATGAACTACTAGAGGATGATGATCCACCACTCGTTGCAGGTGGTGTTGATGATGAACTTCCGCTTGATGGTGGTGGTGTCACTGGCGGTGGGGTTGACGCAGAACTAGCCGCGGCAGAACTTGCGGAACTACTAGCTGCGGAACTTGCAGAACTACTAGCAGCAGAACTCGCGGCTGAACTAGCGGCTGAACTAGCGGCGGCGGACGCTGCCGAAGCCGCGGCGTTTGCTACAGCTTGTTGAACAACAGGGTTATTAATAACCGGACATGTTAATGCTTCATATGTGGTTTTTGTTGTTAATAACCACGTTTGCACAACACCTGTTTGTACTTCTAATGGTGAAAAGGTTCTAACTTGATTGTAAAAAGACACTGTAGCATAACCATTTATCATTGTTGTTGTGGCTATTTTTTTTTCACCACTACATTTATCGATAAATGTTTGACTGTATGTTTGCCCATACGATATTGAGGCAAAACAAAGAATAATAAATAAAAAAATAATTTTTTTCATTAATTACTTATTATTAAGACCAATCGCTATTTGAGTGTATTTTCTTATTGGGTCGACGTCAAATTTGATAGTTAAAAAATTAAAATCTCTAATAACACCAATCTTGAATGTTGTAAAGTTTGTATTCGACTTTGGAAAAGATATTCCACCAATAGCATCTCTACCTTGATATCTCAAAATTTCACGCCCAAAACCAATCATACCGTGAATTCCCAATTTGTTAATTCTTTTACCCGCGCCCAAATAAATTGCTGACTCTTTTTTAAAATCATTATCACTAATTGGGAAGTCAGCTATAGCAATGTTGCCATATGGGTAATATTTATTTTGATCAATCTCATATGTCATCACATAATCTAAAATAAAATATCCCTTTTTACCTCCGACTGCTCCCCAATAAGACACTTGCTTATTATTGGTATGTCCAAAACCAAAAGTGGTATATGGCGATTCCTTTCTAATCGTGTCTCTTTTACCACTTTCATATATGTGAATTACACTTCTTTGTCTCCACCCTAAATCATCATACCAAATATATGGTAATGGTTGATACCACCCCCAATTACCCCAATAATACCCAAATTGATTTTGCCTGTTCCAATTTTGAACACGTATTCTACCACGCGGGTCTGGATTAGGTTGTAATTGTTGTTGTGGTGGATTATTTCTCCAATTACTCACATCATTTCTTTGTGGGGCTGATTGTTGTGTTTTTGGTGTTTCAACTCTCGGTTGTGGTGTTGATTGTTGCGGTGGATTAGTTCTCCATGTTGATACCTGTCCGAACATTAAAGTTGGGAATAATAAAACTAAAAATAAAATTGTTTTCATACTGTTTTTTTTAAATTTTTTCATAATATATTTTTTAAAATAACTCTATCCAATTCTTCAGGTCTTAATGCTAAAGTTGATTCTACGTGACCACTTCCAGATAGAATATTAACCAAGTATAATCCTAACTTTTTTTCACTTATTTCAATTTGTTGCCCACATATAAAGCCCATCTCCATCATTTTTAACCTCAAACAAGGGACGCAATTTTCACAATCAACTTTTTGTGGTACATCTATAACTTCACACACTCTCATACTTATAAATATAAAAAAAAGGGGTTGTGGACCCCTTTTAATTTATTGTTAATTTCTTTTATTTTAACTTATTCGGTAAAAATCCCCTTTTTAATCATTCTATCTAGAATTCTTGCACAAGCAATGTCTAACGCTTTTTTTGTTGCAATTGAGATAGTTGACTGATTAAATTTAATCGGATCTACTGTTGCGTCAGATAATAACGTTAATTGTCTATTTGTTACCGCCTCACCCAAACCAGACGCCCCGAATAATACTCCAGTTTCAGCGTCAGTGAATCTTACCTGTAAACCAATACGTGTAACCATATTGTCTTTAACACCATCCTTTAAATTAACCGTTTCATCTTCAGAAATCGAATAATCATAACATTCTACTGTTACAAAATACTTCGCTAGATTAATTTTACCCCTGCCATCTAGTTTGTTTTCCGATATCCCAGATTGAGATGCCTGGAATTGTTTTACCATACGATTCTTTATTTCGGTTTTATCCTCAGTAAATTTGAATCTATTTAAGTTTTCAAGGTATTCCATTGTTATATTGGCAACGCCCAAACCAACTCTTTTTTCTTTAAGTTCTGGGTACATTTCGTACATTTCGTCACTGATACCCGCTTTAAGAATTTGTATTGGAATTTGCGGACCGTCGTAGTCCAAAAATTGACTTATGTCTATTTTTGTTTCAAAAGACGCTTTATAATTTTCCGTTTTAGTTGTGCCTATTGTTTGACTAAATGCCGTTATAGACACTAAAACTGCTAAAATTGTTAATATTAGTTTCATGTTTAAATAATTGCCGTAATTGCTGCTGTTAATAATGTAAACCCACAATATAATATGAAGAAACCGAAACTCATGGCACCACATAATAATGAGAATTCGAAAATGTCTTGAAATTTTTTCATTTTATTATTTTTTTACTGGACCTTCGTACCAAATATTATCAGGATTATTTTTAAATGTTCCATCAATTTTCCAGTCAACTTCTTGACTTATTCGACTTGCCCTATCTTCTTGCCCGCTTAACATTAAGTAGACAAAAAATAATTGAACTGCTAGCGCGGTAAATATGAATAAACCCGCTAACATCAGGTATCCGGCAAAAATCTTTTCTCCTGCCTTTTTTAATGATATAACCATAACTTACTTTTATTATAAATATTGCCTTTTTAATAAAAAAAAAAGAGGAGTAAAACTCCCCTTTAAATTAACCTTATTTTTCTTCCATGTTGATATACAACTGCCATATCTATAAATGGTAAAAAAACATAATATTAAGGATTCCATTTATTTAATGCACTTATGTAATTACTTGTCATATGGTCTTTAACGGTCTGACCTGTAAAAACTGCTTTAAGATATTCAGTTACTCTTTTCGTATCAATCATCCATTTTTTAATTTTACCCTCATCATCAATCCTTAATTCGGTATTAACGTGATAGTATCCAATATTTGGTGCGCGGGTAACCAAATCTAAATTATGGACGATTCTTAAAGATTCAATTGATGATTTATCAAAGTTTTGTTTGAATATTTTATTTCCAACTCTTGGACTACCGATAGTACAACATATAATCTTATTTGATTTATAAATTGAATAAATCTCATATGCGCATAAGGTAGAAACCGCGGCACCCAAACTGTGACCACAAACAATAATATTATCGACCTCACCTTCACCACCTAACGTTGATAACGCCTTTTCAAATGCTTCGTATGTTTTGTCTTTTACAGAATCCCAAGACGATTTAAAACCAATATGAACTTTTTCACCATCTTGAACAAATGGTACTTTATCAATTGACGCGTCGTTTTGAAAATCTTTTTTAGATGAACTACCTCTCCAAACGATATAGATAGATTTGTCTTTTGTTGCAACAAACCCTTGTGTGTCTGATTTTTTATCCTCAATCCATTTAATTAATTTTAATCTTAGCGCTTTAAAATCAATGTCTTTTTCTTCTGAATATACTTTCTCGGTTAAACCAACATTGTATAGTATTTCGTTTTTTGTCATATCTTATTTTATTATAAATACATAAAAAAAGGGAGTTAAAAACTCCCTTTCGTATTAACCTTCTGTTTCTTCTTTCTTTTTATGAGAGAATTTATCCATTGTATCAGCACCCATTCCAATCCCTGTGATAATCATCACAGCATTCACCAATTCAGGTGATGGAGCAAATTCTGCGTGAGAGAACGAATTTAAGATCATAGTTACACATAGGAACATTGCCCCTACAAATGCTATAACTGGTTTTACTGAAATTGAACCTCTTTCGTCTTTGAAGAGTTCAATTGCCCATTGTTTGAAATTCATAATTTTTGTTTTTGGTTTATATTGTTTATTTGGTCGTTTTATCCTTCCGCGGGCATTTCCGCGTAATCATCTCGAATTTTACCACATTTTAAACATTCTTCAGTACCGTCTCCGTCTAAGTCACCCCAAACGTGTTCACATTGTCTATGTGCAAAATACGCATCAATTTTACCATCACCATCAAAATCAATACCATCCATTATACCATCACCATCTTCATCAACTTCAATACCTGTTCTTGGTTGTGTAGTTGGTACTTGTTCAAACGTATCGTTTACCTTTTCTATTTTTGAGTTTTCAATAGCGTTTTGAAACGCTTCAGGTATGATTGGTGTGTTGTTTGGCGGAGTTACAGGTAAATCTGCGGTATTGCTTAATGCAGTACCATCTTCCTCATCCATTTTTTGAACTAACATCTTATCCTTATCTGTATCACTAAACCAATAGTCGATTATTTTACCATAACTACCGATAAATGCACCCAATAATAATAATAAAAGTTCTTTCCATTCTCCTTCGATTGCTGATTTATTTAATATAGCAAAGAACATTCCACCTATAATAAACATAAATCCCCCCAATACCAATGCTGTGATGTACCATCTTCTGGCCATCATGTTACTTAATAAATCTTTAAAACCACTTGGTGGTTGCTTGTTTTCTACCATTTTTTAATATGTTTTTACCACTTAGGTGCTTCTTCTTTAAATTCGTCACCCTCTTTTTTCTTAGGTTTAGGTGCTGGTGCTGAAGTTGCCCCTTTTTCTTTAATTATTACTGTTTTACCACCACCCGCTGCTTGTTGCTGTGTTTGTGAGTTGGTAATGTTAATTACAGGCGCCGCTTGTACGGGTGCCGGTTCTGCTTTGTCACCACCACCTAAAAGTGTTGATAACCATACTCCACCTGCCGTCACTAATGTAGTTGCAACCCCAACTATTGTCTTTTTTAAACCTGACCAGGTTCCATCTTGTTCTTGTTCTTCTGCCATTGTATTTGTTTTTAGTTTTTTAGTTTATTTTGTTAACATTATGCCCCAAACGCCTTAGTAAACCCTTCAGGACAAGTTTTTTTACATATCAAATCTGCAATAACAGGTGCAAAAGCCGCCCCAATTGCAATACCAACTCCAGCCGGTGTTGCCCATAACGCCGCAGAATCTAAACTCTTTGCTAAACAATTTGAAATTATATTTTTTAATAGTGTGTGGTCAATACTATCACTAACATATGGCATTAGTAAAAATGCATCTTTTATAATTTCACTCATTTCTCCCACTACCGCAACTTTAACCGCCATACTAGTGATGGTTGATGCCATTACCGATAAAGTTGTTGATGTTGCCACCGCTGTTGGATTTGCTGGTTCTGGCGTGAATGCGTAAACAATTCCAGCCGAGATTGCTGCCGTTACTGCTATATTGCAAGCATTTGCATCTGCCCAGTTGTACGCATCTATTACACCCTCTTTTACTTCTTCATAAGTTTCTTTAAAAATTGGAACAACTTTATCATCCCACTCTCCACCCACGACATCTTCAATTCTGTGATTTATTTCAGGATGGTCGTGAATGTATCTTATTGCTTTATCGGTAAGTCCCCATGTTTCACATGTTGAACAAGGACCATCACCACCAAATCCATAAAATCTTACATAGTTATCTCCACAATCTGAGCGATGATATACTATTCCGTCTCCGTTTCTGTCTGCCATAATATTTGTTTTTATATAATTATTGTATTTTATTAAAATCGGTAATTCCTAATTGTTTTCCATTAGAATCAAATAATCCAATTCTATATGCCGATGATGGTAAAGCGCTAGTGTATACCTTTAAAAGATTGTCGCCAGCAACCACGTTTAAGGTTTCTTTTGAAACAACCCTATTTCCTATATCGAATATTTTAACCGTAACCGAACCTGCTGTTTCAGTTTTAACATTCATTGCCACTTCCGAGGTAACAAATGCCGTTTGTAACTTAATACCCACCGAACTTGTCATCTTAAGTTCTTCAGATACTGATTGTGGTGTTGGCATAATATCATCTTTATAACAACCTGTTAAAACCACACATAATAATACTATTGTGAGAATTTTTTTCATTTTCATTAATTTTAGTTTATAATTATTTTTGTCTTTTTTAATTGGTTTTTATCTACATCCTCAAGTACTAGATATAAATATCCTTTAGGTAAAGAATTGGTGTAAATCTTCTTAATATTTTCACCATTTTGCCCAATAAATTTTTCTCGGCTAATTACTTGATTCGTTGTTGCATCAATTAAGGTTAACATATAGGTTCCGGATGAGGGTAAATCGAAATATATTGATTGACCATTTGTTACCTTACTTTCATCCACATTGAATATCTTTTCAACCGGAATATCTGGTGTTGGTATCTCCACTTTTGTGCATCCAGCTAATAAAATCAATGATATTAATATTATCTTCTTCATTAGAATTGAAAGTTTGTTCCTATCATAAACATTATTGGGTTACTCTTTTTATAACCAACTGATTCACTTAATTTATCCCAAGTTGTGTTATATCTTATATTAGTATTTAACACAAATCTTTTAGTTATCTTCCAGTCAATAGATGTTCCATAATACAAATCCAAATTGAAATCATTTAGATATGCTAAATCTGAAGCCGTTCCGTCTTTAAATACTTTATAGATATCACTCATTGCGAATATTTGTGGTGAAATGTTTACTCTCTTTGTTTTCAATGTATATGTGTACATCACCATACCTCTATAACTTATTTCACTTGATGCCGGTATCATTGGATATATTAAATCTTTAAAATCGCCATTTTCATCAACCGTATATTTCCCTTCCCACTCACCTTGGTAAGTCCCCCAAAAAGATTTTGATGCGGTTAAACTATAACCAAATGTGCCCCACTTCTTAGATCTAAACACATCAATAAACGATAGGGTGATATCTTTTTGAAAATCAAAATCGGTTGAGTAAAATGTTTGTATTGTAGTTGTTCTTTTTTCTGAATTTCTACTGAGGCCATATCCCACGCCATAATAATTCCATATAGGATTTATGGATGCCGCATATGTATGTCCCCATTGTCCGCTCATAGATGATTTATGATACCCCAAATTAAGAGTAGTAGACACTTGCTTTCCTATTACACCTACTGAAAGGTTTGACGACGAAAGTACATCTTTTGAAAAATTAACATACGATTGTAATATACCCACATCGTTCCAATCATCACTTTCTCCAAATAGTTCTTTTGCCGATAGTTGTAATGTATCTGGTTTTACAATTTGTGCGTTTGTAACAAATGTTATCGAAATTAGTGACAGAATTATTATTAGTTTTTTCATCAGTTTATTTTTACTTTTAATTGAAATCCGTTTTTATTAACAGCATCAGTATTTGATATTGATGTTAATCCCAAAATACCATTTAATCCTATTGATGGTAAGAATGTTACTTTATATTCAGTTGTTTTATCCAATGTAGTTGAGCCGTCAGTTATCAATGAACCCAATGTTACATATGTACCTCTATCAGTTCCAAAATTGGTAGGTGTTCCCTTTGTGGTGAATTCTACCTTTTCAAATTTTAGAGCGGTATTATCATAGTTTAAATTGAATTGTGTGCCAACTAATTCTTGTTGTAAAGGGTCTACCGAAATCGTTACAATTAACTTACCACCAACATTTTCACCCATTAGATATGCGTTGATTTGGTTCGAAACTGAATTTGTCATCAAACTCATACTTCTTATGGAATTACTTGTAACACTACTTACACTTTGTTGTGCAGAATGTGAAAGGTTTACATCACCCAACCAAGTTACACTTATATTGTATGTGTTGTTTAAACTACCTAGCGTAAATGGAATTAAATTACGAGATGAATTAAATTGTGTCCCCCAGTTGCTTGTTGTTATAGCATCATAATCCGATTTATTATATAATTTCATCAAATACGTTAATGCAGTGGATTGTGAAAGTGATTGAACCCCAGTTAGATGTTGTAATAGTTTGTATGTGTCCGCTTCATTGAATATACCATTACCATCCACATCTGCATTCAAATACTGAATACCATTTGTTAATCCTAATCCACTTTGATTACCCAATATACCTTTATCTGCCAATTCTTTAAATGCCAAATATACATCGGATACGCCTACTATATTACTATATAATGTGTTTAGTTCCGTTTGATTTGAATGGGATAGTTCTATTCCGTGTGGTTTATATACTATTACTGGTGAGAAACTAAATTCTGCCTTAGTTCCATACCAACCATCTTGTAATCTTAATTGAGATTGAAATGTTGATGAAGTTATTTTGGTTGTTAAATTACCCGGCATTACATACGTTTTCCAAAAACCACCTACACTATGAATACTAACTGGTCCATCGTATATGTCAAATAATTTAATTGATGTTATATTGTTTGGGGACACCCCTGTCCCATCAAATTCTCTTTCGTCTATTAATAATTGATGTCCGCCTAAATTTGCATCATATGGATTTATTATTGCCCACTCAACTTGCCCTGCGGATGTTGTTGCTTTAATCCCACCATTTGAAACTTTTGCAGTATCCAACAAACTTGTTAAATCAACTTTACCTAATCCACTCAATTGTCTAGCAGTTCCATTTACTACATTCCAATTGTTATTTGTAAATGTATATCCTTTTGCGGTGAATTTAGTTTCATCTATATTAGTTCCAAAATCAATATTGAACGATGCTCTTAATACTTCTCCATTTGAGTGAGTTACACTATTTGTATAGAATTCAGTAAAAGTAGCATCATCAGGGTTAGTCCAAGTTCCGTATTCGATTATGTACGGGTTATTCCAATTATTTGATAAATCGTTCCAAGTTGGTTGACTATTCCAGTTAGTTACTGCATAGTTTTCACTACCATTATTACCGTTTGGTTCACCTGATGCCCAGTTATTATAAACGCCGGGAATATTTCCCGCAGTTTGCCCATTTGAGGTTTTCATTACTGTACCTTTTTCAGGTCCCGCATCAATTACCCAAGTACCATCTTTAACTTCATCGGTTGCCGCAAACCATATATTAGCTTGCGGTACATTAGAAAATATAAAAGCATTTTCTGATGCCGATGTTATTGTTACCAAATATCCCGTCTGTCCTTTGAATGTGGTTAATAATGACGCAGCTCTTGCTCCAGTGTATGTTGTGCCAATTGATATTGGTCTATAAAAGTGTCCGTTTACTCCATTGTAAAAATATCCAACTGGATTTACAGTTGCTGCCACCGATAGTTGAACATTACCAACAACTGAACCTGTGTTTATTTTTAGAGACGCTAATGCACTATTGATATTAACCATCGTTCCCGTTACCACCAAACGAGTTTTATTACCCGTCAAAGTAAATCCACTTGCGGCGGTTAAACCTGTTGTTGTGGTTAGATAAAATGTTGTATTTGTTGATGGATTTATTAAACTGATTGATGCTAACAAAGTTGATGTTGCACTAAATCCACTTAATTGGAATCCACTTCCATCTTGTGCTGTTGTGGATGGTATAAATGATTTAGAGTCCGGAGCAGATACACTCTGTCCGAACCCTAAAACTGAAATTAGTAAAAAATATATTACTAATAATTTTTTCATATTACTCAACGATTAAATCAACTTTATTTCCTTTCGCGTCAACAGCATCAGATAAAACAAAGTAGAATAAACCGGCGGTATTTGTTAAAGTTGTTTTTGGTGTGAAAATTAATTTGTACGGAGTACCAACTTTAATTCTAGCACTTTTTAATTGATCCATAGAACCAAATGTTAATCTACCATTTTCGTGTGTTGAAAAGTTAGTAACACTAGAGCCCGCATCAAATATTATGTTGTCTAATGTTAATTTAGATTCATCATAATTCATAATTACCTGTAAACCCGCCAATTCTGCTTTTGTTAATGTGGTTGTTAATACAACTTTACCATTTTCTAATGCTGAAGATACTCCCAATTTAGCCGTTTCAACTGCTGCTGTTTGATATGCCATTTGTGTTGATATACTCATGGTTTTCAACGCATTTACCTCACCATTTATTGAGTTAGTGTATATTCCAGAACTTATTCTACTAGCAATCACCGACGGATCTGATGAATGTGACCAGTTTAAGTCGCCACCCCAGGCAAATACTGCGTGAACTTCTTTTATTGGAGTATCAATTAATACCCTATTCTTAACCACGCCATCTAACCAGCTCTGATTTAATAATCCACTATACCACCTTACGGATGTTGAAGTATTGGTTGGAATCATTGCGGTTGTTGACATGTTTTGTCCCATTACATGTGCAAATAAAGCGTATGAATCTGCTTCACCAAATGCGTTTGTGTTAAGTGTAACCTTACCAACTTTCTTTTCTAATGCTGGTAATGTAAAATAATTTGCGGTTCCACTAATATCTGTTTGTGAATGCCCCAAGAATGCTTTATAAGCATCAGATACCGTTACAATGTTATTCATCCATGCTTTAGTCATTGCGGGGCTAACAAATACACCAACAGAATCACCCACTTTAACTTGTGTGGTAAATAACACTTCACCACTAGCATCTAATGGTAATTGTGCAATAGGTTGTTGTGTCCAATCAATATCTCCGCTACCATCTGATTTCAATTTCATTAACTGAACGTTATGGTCAGTAATGATGTAACCCTGTGGAAACAATACTTTAACCTTAAATTGTGATGTGTTACCAACAACACCCGTTAAAGATGACCAACCACCACTATATATTGTACCAACATTAGCGCCGGTGGTATCGGTACCTGTGGCTAAATCTATTCTGAAAATGTTATTATAGGTGTTCTGATCTTTTAACACATATTTTTGTGTTGCAATTAATCCATTAATAGATTGGTCAGCTCTTTGAACTGTCAACTGCCCAGCGTTCCAATCAGCATTTACTGAATAACCCCAAGGAGTTAAACCATATTGAACATTCAAATCGTTATCACTTGCACCACTATTTGGTGTGAATTTATAATTATTCCAACCTGTGTAGAATGTTTGTGCCGATGTTCCTTGATTAAATACTGTTGAAACATATGTCAATGCTTTATTGTTGTGTTGATATCTAAACCAAAGATAACGAGGGTTCTTAATTACTGTTCCCTTTGTTAATGTATACTTAACAGTAATAGTATCACCAACCTTTAAATTTGTTGCTGGGGTTAATGATTGACTGATTGTTAATTGACCAAAAGATGTAATAGCGACTAATAGGAAAATGCCGATAAATAATAGTTTTTTCATTTTTTAGTTGTTAATAATTTATTAATTAATGTTTCACAAGTTTTCTTAGTGGCGGAAGAAAGTGCTTGTTGATTTATTTTACCACTACCCTCATCAGTTATTAAAGTTGATGTTGATATTTCGGTGCTAGATTCCTCTGCGACCGCTTCTTTTATTTTTTTACCATTTTTATCACTTAGTGTACCCCTCATAGTTACTAGAGTTTCCTCAACGTCCGAATGGAATACTGAAATGTTTCTTTTTGTTCTGTTTACATCAAAAAACAAAATTTCAACATTCAAAACATAATCAGCGTTTTCTAACGACTCAACAATCGCAAAATCTTTATCTTGTAAGATTTCTTGGAAAATGTTTTTACATCCAAATGCCAAGTTTTTATTAGCCGTTAATCGACCTATTTTAATTTTGTTTTCAACACTAGCTACATATACATTTTTTTGTTGTGGCGTTCTATTATCCGTAAACGGGATTAATAACAAAAAAAGGCACAATAATGGTAGTATCGATACATACAAACTGCCGGAATTATATTTCATATCAATAAATACTCGGCAAGGCAACTTAGGTATATATATTGCCGGAAAATTGCCCGAAATATGTCATAATATAATATATGTTTAACACCCCTTATCAGACCTTATTGGGAATACTTTACACATTATTTGGTTTTTGCTTTACATTTTATAAAAATCGTTTTACCTTTAATAAAAAATAGAGATATGTCAAATTTTAAACATCTTAGTGACTTAGAAGTCCAGCAAATTACATTTGACTGGAGACATCGCGGATTTACTGTTTTAGAGTTATTAACCGAGAATGAATGTGATGAAATAAACGAGGAATTGAATAGGTTAAGAAACGAAAGAACCGGTACCGAAGCGCCAGACGGTAAAACATGGGGCGAGTGGGACCCATTTGCTTATCCGCATAAACTTTCAGATAAATTGGCGAAACTATTTGCGCACCCTAAAGTATTGGAAGCCGTGGAGTTTTTAATGGAAGGTGAAATCCAGGGTATGCAAAGTTGGTGTTATTTTAAACCGCCAGGACAATTAGGTAGAGACCAACATCAAAATGCGTTTTATACAAAATGTGGTCATAACGAAATTATTAACACTGCATTAGCATTAGATAATCATGACCCAGAAAATGGTGCTGTGTGGAACTATGAGGGTTCTCATCGTTTACCAGTATTACCAATTGAGGTGGATGAGGAACGAACAAAAACAAACCCAGCGTTTTGGAGTAATGAAAGAGGTAAACCATGTGTAATGCCTGAAGGACACGACTTCCGTAAGGTGGAAGGTTACTTAAGAAAAGGTCAAGTGGTGTTACTGCACTCGCATTGTGTTCACGGATCAGAAGCAAATAACTCAAATAGAATGAGAAGAAACTTCTTAGGTGGTTATCTTAAAAAAGGCGCTAATTTCTCAAAAGGTGGACATATGAAACGCGAACCAATTGATATGTATGAATTAAGAAAAAACCACTGGGGTGAGTAATTTTTAAACTTTTCTTTATTTTACGAATACTTATTAGTATCTTTGCAAAAAGATTTAAACATTAAACAAATTCAATGAGACAACAAAAACATACAATGTCGTTTATTATCTGCTCAAAATGGGCGGATGAGCGCGCTATGTCCATATGTCTCGATGATACTGATGTCGGTTAAATAAAAGTTTAACTTAAAATATTAGAAAACCTCGGGACAAAATCTCGGGGTTTTTTGTTTTATATGAGTTTTGGCTGGTTATAATTTTTTATACTCAGCCAAAAGTGTCAAAAAATTAACGATTTGGCACAATATAAATGGGCCGGATGTCAATGGCAGACCACCTGATTTGCAATCAGAGTGAAAGGGTTCGATTCCCTACGTGTCCACACATTCTTAGGTAACTCAATGGTGAGAGTACCTCGCTGATACCGAGGAGGTTGGTAGTTCGAATCTACCCCTAAGAACATAAGGAGATGAAGCTAACTTGGTAGAAGCACTGGACTGAAAATCCAGAGGAGTTGGATCGTAACCAACTATCTCCACAAATGACCTCGTAGCTCAGTTGGTTAGAGCACCTCACTTTTAATGAGGGAGTCAATGGTTCGAGTCCATTCGGGGTCACACACGCGGGTATGGTGCAACGGCAGCATACGGGTCTCCAAAACCCTCGATGGGAGTTCGAATCTCTCTACCCGTGCAAATAAGGTCTTTTGGTGTAACGGATAGCATGAAACACTACGGATGTTTTGGTAAAGGTTCGAATCCTTTAGAGACCTCGATGTTCACAAAAGTTGCTTGTTCACGGTTCGTGAACAGAGAACAAAAGTGAACAACACCGCCAAAGTCGGAAGTAAAACACCGCCAAAGTCGGAAGTAATTAGTCAGGTTGGCCGAGTGGCTAGGCAGAGGTCTGCAAAACCTCGTACATTGGTTCGAATCCAATACCTGACTCTGTGATTGATGCTCGTATGGTAGAGCACTAGCTTGTGGCGCTAGAATAAAGCGAGTTCGAATCTCGTCAATCACCCCATATTGCGGGGAGAATGGTTTCCCACCGGTCTCATAAGCCGAGTGTTCCAGGTTCGACTCCTGGCCCCGCAACAAAAATGTATTTTGAATTTTAAAAAATTTAATTTATATTTGTATAACAGGTGACGACGGTGGTGAAACCCCACTGTCTATAAATCTCAACACCCGCCTTGATTCGCGGTATTATAGCGGTGAGAGTAGAGTTACTACAAGTCGGGAATAATTACCCCAATGACGAAAGTGTAGCCACCAACGTAGGGATATGTTGGTTATGATGTACGAATGGGTGCGAAAAACTTGTTATTTTTTTTTGATACTAACTCAACGAGGACTTTGTCAACCAAAGCTATGACTCGGATGGTGCAACTTAAGGTGAGTTAGAATCAATTTCGGATTGTTGGTGAAGTTGGTTATCATGCTACCCTGTCACGGTAGAGTTCACGGGTTCGAGTCCCGTACAGTCCGCAAATCATATCTTCAGGTACCCATACAGCGGTGAGATGGGCTAAGTTAGATACAATTCCTCGGAGCTGGGAGTAGAATGTCTGTTTGATGTGATAATTTGGAGAGATGGCAGAGTTGGTCTATCGCGTCGGTCTTGAAAACCGAAGTTCTGAAAGGAACCGTGGGTTCGAATCCTACTCTCTCCGCACGATTCGTTTAGTCGTCGAATAATATGCCCAATATGATGAGAAACGGTTTGACAACCGTATGGGAACGTACATAGACGTATAGGAATAACGTCTGGGTTTATCAGCCCGACCTCGTGAGGACGAAATGATTATTCCTAACCTGACATTTGTCGGGGACAACTAAGGCACCTGTAAGCTGGATAAATTATGGTGTCACTTGCTCAGTTCGACTAAGGGTTAGGTCACCTCCCTTTCACGGAGGTAATACGGGTTCGAATCCCGTACTGAGTACAATCTTTTTATATATTAAACTATTGATTCCCAATATTTTATTTTGTATTTTTACCATATTATTAATATTTATAATATATGATAGATAAAATCACATTATCGTTAATGTTATTTTTTAACACATTAACATCCTCTATCGACCCAAGTTTTTCCGACGAAAGAAAGACCTACAATCAAATTAAAAAAGAGATTAAAGCTCTTGAAAGAAAAATTGAATGGGTTGAAGCAACAGATGATAATTACGCTAGCAGGGCCGTCAAAACCAAAGAAATCACGGACGAGATTACCAAATTGAATGGTAAAATTGTAAAGATTGAGAAGGTTGTTATTTTAAAAGATAAGTGGGCTAAGGAAGATTCCTTAACCAAATCAAAAAAATGAAAAAAATTATTTTAATGCTAACGTTACTTTTGGGAGTGGAAGTCGTGGCAAATGGACAAGAGTGGTTTATAACCGCCACTCGAAAAGGTGGTCCATCAGATGGTTATATAACAGGTGCTTTTATGAAGAAAGGTTGGGGATTCTATGCTGGTCTTCCATATGGCGAATTGGGTGGTCAAAACGGTGGAATTGTAATTCCACCTGGTGTCAACACCAAAACAGGAAACGTATCCGATAACATGAAGTTTGGCGTTCTTAGACAAGTAAAAGAGGACAAAGCGATTGTTGGGTTTGGATTACAACCAACACTTAATGGAAATAAACCTAATTTTCTTATAATGTACAATCCACTTAGACCAAGTAGTGTTATAAATCTATGGACAATTGGAAATATAATTGGTGATGATTTCACATTAGGGCTTGGATTATCATATAAAGTGAAATAATTTTATTAACTATTGATAATTTTAATATATTTGCATATACTTATTAAAACGATGAAGAATATAAATAACATATCAACGAGTACGAGACCCCTTAATAATGGTAATGGGTATGGTGTGCAACCGTTATGTTACATATGTTCGGATATCAATAAAGGATAAATAAATTTTTTAAACTAATATCGAGACCCGAACAACTAAAAATGTTCGGGTTTTTTGTTTTACAATTTATTATCTTTATATTTGAAAAGGAGTTCTTTGACATATTGAGAAAGAAATGCTCGAGTGGTGTAATGGTAGCCACGAGGGACTTAAAATCCCTTGGACAGAAACGTCCGTGCCGGTTCGAGTCCGGCCTCGAGTACAATGTAATGACCTAGTAATAGGTGACGGAACAGACGCTATGTATGAAATGGAAACTTTTGAAGCGCGTACAAAGGTGCTGATTAGATACAAACCGTACAGACATTACATTAAATTGGTTCCATAGCTCAATTGGATAGAGCACAATCCTTCTAAGATTGGGGTTTCAGGTTCGATCCCTGATGGGATCACAATAAATAGGGTAATGGACTAATGGCTAAGTCACTTGCTTTGGGAGCAAGGCATCATGGAGGTTCGAGTCCTCTTTACCCTACAATCGCTTTCTTAGCTCAGTTGGTAGAGCACATCACTGTTAATGATGGAGTCGGGGGATCGTGACCCTCAGGGAGCGCAATAATGGCCGAGTGGTGTAATGGGAGCCACGCTAGTTTTAGGCACTAGTGTCGAAAGACGTGAGAGTTCGAATCTCTCCTTGGTCACATATTGGGATATCGCATAGTGGCAATTGCGGCTGACTGTAAATCAGCTCTCTTTGAGTTCGGCGGTTCGAGTCCGTCTATCCCAACATAAAAATATGAATAGAGAACAATATTTACAAGAAACTTTTCCAACTAAAGACGGAAAACCTTACATCCAATCATTAGATGAATTTAATTCAAAAAAAGAGGAAGATGTAAAAGAAGATACATGCCGGAGTGGCGGAATAAACAACGATGCTGACGAGTAACGTTGAGACGTGTCGCATTCTAGAAGATGAGTACTCCGAAAGGACCTCGTGGAGGTAATCAATCCTTTCTCCGGCACCTATTAATCGTCAATATAGACGATAACAGATTTTATCGTTAGATTAAACGATATGGACTTATAGCTCAGATGGTTAGAGCAGGTCGCTCATAACGACAAGGTCACAGGTTCGAATCCTGTTTGGTCCACACATAGAAGATTAGCTCAGTTGGGAGAGCGCTTGTTTTACATGCAAGATGTCACTGGTTCGATTCCGGTATCTTCTACAATAAGCTCCTAAAGCATTGCAGGCGATGCGCATGACTTGTAATCATGATAACTTGGTTCGATTCCGAGTGGGAGCTCATGGGACTCCGATGGAAGTCCGCAAGAAGAATAGATGTTTTTCATCCATCAAAGCGAGTATAGTATAATGGCTTATTATGCCTTCCTTCCAAGTAGGATATGTCAGTTCGATTCTGACTACTCGCTCAATCATCAAAGAGACCGCTAAATCGAGTTAGTGAAAATCTACATTCTCAATGATGATTAAATTGTCCTTTGGTGTAACGGTAGCACAACTGTTTTTGGTGCAGTTTGTTTAGGTTCGAATCCTAGAGGGACAACAATGGAGAGTTACCCAAGTTGGTGAAGGGGGCAGTTTGCTAAACTGTTAGGTCGTTTGCGGCGCAAGGGTTCGAGTCCCTTACTCTCCGCAGTAAAAGTACCCTATGAAACACACAAAAAATGAGATGATTTTTCTTAATCATGTAAAGACATCATGTAAAATCTATGGAATTAAATGTCTATTAAAGAAAACAAAAACAGTTAAAATGGACGACAACGTTAAATGTTCTGGTTATTTTGATGAAACTGGAAAAGTATTAGTTGTTGCAATGAATCGACCAGATTGGGTTGAAATTTTAGCGCACGAATATTCGCATTTAACTCAATGGGTTGAAAAAATACCAATATGGTTAGACGCGGAAAACTCATTAGGTAAGGTATGGGAATGGTTAGATGGTAAAAACGTTAGAAACATTGATACACACATAGCGGTAGCGCGTGATTTAGAATTGGATAACGAAAAAAGGTCCGTAAAAGTCATTAAGAAATTTAATTTAAAAGTGGATCTTGAAAATTACGTGAGAAAAGCGAACGCGTATGTGATGTTTTATAATTGGCTTAGAAAAACCAGAAAATGGTCAAGACCCAATAATAGCCCATATAAAAATAAAAATGTTAAATCTGCGATGTCGACAAAATTCAATATGAATTATAAAACGTTATCGCCTAGATTAGAAAAAATATTTAGAGAAGAAGACATCTAAATAAATTGTCAGGTGTTGAAATTTGATTGGTACGCGTATCAATCTAGGCAGACAAGCGCTCCTGTCTCGAGCGTGGTGACAAAGAAATAGGTAATTAATATGGGGTAGACCACCAAGCCGGCCGGCAGATGTTAATTACTGAATCTCACCGTGGTGGTTCGAATCCATCCCTGACAGCTAAACAATAATTATAATAAATGAAATGAAATGAAAAAATTTAGAACTCTCTATGGAACTCCAATTCCAGATGCTATTGAATACATCAGAGAGTACATCTCAACAAGAGAGAATGTGGAAATTCTTATCGGTTCTGACTCACAATGTTACGGAAATAAAAAAACAATCTTTGGTGTTGTTGTTGCGTTATATACTAAAGGTAAAGGTGCTCACGTGTTATGTACTCGTGAAACATTACCTATGGAACATAACACACCTTCGCGTTTACTAGGTGAAGTTTGGAAATCTTTAGAGATGGCTGAATTTTTAAAAGAAAATGGTTTACCTAAACCAACCTGGATTGATATAGATCTTAATCCAGACCCAAAATACAAATCAAACACAGTTCTTAGACAAGCTGTTGGTATGGTTGAAGGTATGGGTTACAAGGTAAGGTATAAACACGTTGGGGCATTAATGACTTATGCCGCAAACCATTTAGTTAGGTTATAGTTTTTTTTTCGGATATTTTTCATTATATTAGATAATAATTAAACATGGAGGTAAACTATGAAATGTATTAAAGCAATCAAATCAACCAAAAACACTGAGGTTGGTAATATGACAAGAATAAACGATGTTGATGCCGAATCTAAAGTTAAAACTGGATTATGGGCGTATATTCCAAAAACGGAATATAAATCATGGAAAAATGGACAACCTAAAGCGGAAGTCACTAATGTTAGTCACGACATGGGCGGAAGCTATGAAGTGAAAAAACGTAAAAAGTAATATTGTGTTAGGAATATATCTCCCAAAAAGAAATGTTGGGTTTATTATGACACATAGAAGTGGTTCGCGATTAATGCTTACCACTTTAAAATATTTCTTTGATATTATTAAAATGGAATATGAGTTTATCAATTATAATGATTTACTTAAATTTACCACAAAATATAAAAGAAGAAAATTTTTCATATTAACGCGCAATCCTATTGAAAGATTTGTTTCAGGGTATACTTGGTTGAAAAAAAATTTAGATAAAAGATATCTGGAATATTTTAAAACCTTTAATGTAAGGACAATTAGTGACTATGTAACAAATTATGTTGAAATTTGTGACAAATTACCTGACGCACATTTCTTACCACAAACGCATGGTATATTAGGCCTAAACACTGAAGAAATTAATTTTGAAGGTTTCCAGGAGTTAAATTTTAGAAAAAGTTTTGATGAATTGTTTTACCATTACAAAATAATTCACGTTGAGGATATTGACTTGTTGGCAAAAAAAGATGAATTAGGTTCAACATCAAAGCACGTTGAAAATAGCGAGGGATTAATAAATTTGTATTGTAACGAAATGTTACATATCTTTGACGAGTTCTACGATTTAACTGATGAAGAAAAGATAGCATTTAATTTTTCATACAACTATAGTAAACGATTATTAGATGGGTTTCATCACATTAATAAACGTGAAGAATTATCTGAAACCAATCTTTTGACATTAAATGATATATTTAAAAAAGAATATCTTTTCTACGGATATGACATTAAAAACCCAAATATTGATGTTGTTAAACCGCCAGAAAAAATAAATTTAAGTTTAGTTTGAAAAAACACTTGATTTTTTGACAAACATTACTTATCTTTGCAAAAGAAATAAATTAGTTCTTTGATTTAAAAATATTGGCCGCCTATGGTCAACAAAATAAACCATGAAAGTGGGATAAAGTGGTCTGGTTTGGTTAAATCAGATTGCGGTTTCAGCAATGGAACTTGAGTAGGCAAACAGAATATCATTGAACCTTAATTACTGAGGGTAACACTGTAGGGAAAGTGGTTCGATGATCAAGCAATCCGAGTTGTTTGGTTGAGGTGGGAACACCAATAAGAATAATCTGTAGAGTTATTACAAGAAGTAGGATTTCCAATCTTACAATTGTGTGATTCAATATGATGGGAATCTTAAAACCGAAAGGTATGGTGAAGTACGAGTGGTGTCGTTATCATCCTTAATTAAACTCTACCAAGGGTTTAGTTTTGAAGGGGTCCAAAAATATGGTAGCAGGGATGTTACAGAGAGTAGTTTAGTATCGGGTCGTTCAAAAGATGACTTGGCTGGCAGATGGGCCGCTACTTTCCAAATTCGGAACCAACTCAATTGTTAATTCAGGTTTAACAACTTAAAAAACAAGGAAAAGTGCCCATCAGTCGTTGGAGACAGGTGACTACACAGTCGAGAGGGGTTCTCGGCCATGAAGGGTCCCAAGCCCAACATGATTTTTAAGAAAGTTCTCTAATCCCGCAAGGATGCGTTGGGGTGGCAACCTCGAAGAGTAATGAGTATTAAAAGAGTATTCGACGACTAAAGAATTGGTTAATCTAATTGACCGTCACTGATTGGTACTACTCAAAAGGTAGTGGATAAGAGAAGAAAAGATAATGTCTCTAAAGTCAATCGCTAAATGGTGTAATCTCAGCCCTTTTTAAAAACATTGTTTCCTGGTTTTAAAAAATCATGGTGGTGGAATCTCGGAAAAATTTTATTGAAAAACCAACGAGCCCCTTAGTCAGAAGAAATTCTGACTTTTTTTTTGTTTTTATAATAAATTTATTTATATTAGTTGAATGAGAATAGTTTGTATATCTGACACACATAGTTTACATAAACTAATGGAACATGAGTTACCTAAAGGTGATGTATTAATCCATTCTGGCGATATTTCCAATAAAGGTGGTGAGGTTGATGTTACAAATTTTATATATTGGTTTCAAAACATACAAGGATTTGATGCTAAAATATTCATCGCCGGTAATCATGACTTTTGTTTTGAGAGAGTTAATCAACCACACCATAAAGGTGACTACAATTGGTTAAACAATCTAATGGGCCCTGAAAATCTAGCACAATCTGATGTATATTATTTAGAGGATAATTTTATGATAATTGAACGTCCAGAGTTTTCTCGTCCAATTAAAATTTATGGATCTCCTTGGCAACCTAACTTTTATGATTGGGCTTTTAACCTACCAAGAATGGGTGAGGAAATGAAAAGCAAATGGGATATGATTCCTGACGATACTGACGTTTTAATAACACATGGACCGCCACATGAAATTAGAGATTTTGTGAGTAATTGGAGACAAGGAGATATGAATGTGGGCTGTGAATTATTAAGACATCAATTAGATGATAGAATTAAACCATCATTACACGTATTTGGACATATTCACGGAGCATACGGTGCTATGTATAATAAAGAAACTCTTTATGTAAATGCATCCACATGTACCGAACAATATAACCCATCAAATAAACCAATCATTGTAGATTTAAACGAATACGATGGTCAAATTGTTGCAACTTATGTCGAAGAATAATTACCCAGTAAGTGTTGTTATATCAACAAGAAAAATTGATGATGAATATCTTAAACATGTTAGTAAGATGTTTTCACATCCAAAAACAGAAATCTTGGTTTATGAAAATGAAGGTGAATATTCTTTACCTCAACTTTATAACGTTGGTTTAAGAGATTCTCAATATGATGATGTTGTTTTTATGCATGATGATTTAACAATTGAAACGGTTAATGTTACAAAAAAAATAACTAGGTTATTTGATAATAACCCTGAATTTGGAATCATTGGAATTGCAGGTACTAATAACCTAATTAGTGGTATGTGGTGGCAAGACAGAGCATCTATGTTCGGTCAAGTAAAACATGAGCATTTAGGTAAAATACATAGGAACAGTTATTCTGGATTATTAGGTGAAGATTTGAAAAAAGTGGTGATTGTTGATGGTTTGTTTTTCGCAGTTCGCAAATCGCGAATCGCGAACGGGTTTGATGAGGATTTTCCAGGGTTTCACTTTTACGACATCCCATTCTGTGTGTCAAACTATTTGGCCGGTGTTAAAATAGGTGTTACAACTAAAATAACAGTTGTTCATAAATCAATTGGAATGGTAAATGAACAATGGAAACAAAATAAAGAATTATTTGAAACTAAATTTGGGGTGAATCTACCACTAGTAGCAATTCCCTGATTTTCATAAAAATGCAAATATTTATATAAAAACGACTATCATGAAAAAAATTTTTGATCTTATTAAACAACTTTTAAGCGGTGGTAATGCTGCTCAAAAAGCAGTACAAATGAAACAATTAGAAGTTGAAGTGAAACAAGAAGTTGAAGCAGTAAAAGAAGTTGTTGCTGAAGTTAAATCTAAAGTTAAAAAAGCAACTACAAAGAAATCTGCAACAAAGAAACCAACAAAATAAGAACAAACTTATTCTTTTATGTTAAAAGTGGGATTTTCTCACTTTTTTTGTCTAAATTTGTTTTAAGTTCTTTATCATATGGGGGTGCCTGGCATTGATTTCAGGTATCGGGAATAAATGGCACGTAGTCAGAATTCATCTATGACTTAAATCTACGGTGAAACAATTCAAACGGCAACGTTTACAACAACATGGAAATTGCAGGTTTACTTGCAACTTCCAAAGTAGCTGCCTAACCAAGTTAGGTACTACAATCGGGTCGACGAGCATGTAACCTAGGAACAGAAGCTCTTAAGGTGTGATTTCTACCCAAAAAGAAATAAACGGTCTTGTTCAGAGGGCTACCGTAACAAAAGTGAACTCGACACAGTTGTTGGTAACGATGTCAAAATAGGAACCAAATATTTGTCAGTTGTGAACTAATTGAATAAACGTGTAGTCATTTATTGTTGAGCAGGAAAGACACGGGTTCGAGTCCCGTCACCTCCACCTTAACCCATCTTCGGATGGGTTTTTTTTGGTACCTATATAAACGAGCAAAGAGGCCTTTAGAGCCCCTTTGTCGAGATTTAAATACCTCCTTTTCGTTTTGTAATCATTATCGTTTAATGGCGACCAAACCATCAAACTCTATTAATAAATATCTTATTTAATCAGTTTATTCAAACCCTTCTTGATATTTTTTCTAATTTTTTCTTCACTTAATTGTAAATCAAAGTATTGTACTCTATTTCTTTCGCTACATTTCCATTGACCTATTTTATAATCACCGTTAGAAATGAATGTACCATTTTTTCTAAGATACATTTCACAACTAAATGGTCCTTGTAAATCTAAGTCACAATCTTCAAACTTAAAAACACACGCTTCTTTTTTAATTTCATATCCCTTTTCGGTATTCTTAGTTAAAAAATCATCGGCACCTGCTTGATCCTTAAAATATGTTACAGGAATATCTTTTTTATCCGTTATGATGTATATATTTTTTTGTTGTGTTCTTTGTACACATGTTGGCCATCCACTTATAGATCCAGTAATTTGTGAACCACTAGATGAGCCACCAGATGCTTGAGGATTAATTGCTGGAACTGATGAACTACTGCTACCGCCACTAGTACTTGCGGTTACACCAACTTTGGTACCTTTAATTGAATGTGTACCAATCTCCGCAGTAACGCCAACAACTTTGCCAGATGAATCTCTTAAAAATTCACATCTACCAGTTTGACCAAACCCACTAATATCAAAAAGATCTTTGCTGGTTTTTGTTAATTTAAATGCTATACCTTTAACAGTTGTTTTTAAAACGCCTCCGTCTATTTTTACTTCGGACTCTTCACCATCTTCTGCTTTATACTTTCCAATATAATCGTTTAAATCGGTACTTACAGGTGCTGGGTTGGTGTTGGTATTAGTGTTGGTATTGGTATTGGTGTTGGTATTGGTGTTGGTTGCAACTTTTGCTTTCTCTAAATAAACAATGCTTGACCCCGAACCAACTGTTTCGTAATCAAACTTAGTTTTGTCTGAGTTGTATTTTCTAGTGGTAATTACCTCATAACCATTAGTTTTCAAATTTTCTAATTTAGATTTATCCCTAGTTGAAAGTTGTTCTAATATTAAGTTCTTGATTTTCATGTTATTATTCTTTTCCATTTGATGTTATAGCTATTTCCCCACTAACTAATTTTGCGATGAATTTATAACCATCTTTGTCAATGCCGTCGTAACTATCCTTGTTATCTTCATTTGGTGTAAATCTTATAGGGGCAACATAGCCATGAGTACTACTAACCGCTTTTGCCTCAACCTCTGCCTTAGTCATCGTTGTTTTTACTACTGGTGCAGGCGCGGGTGCTGGTGTATTACCAGTTGATCCAGTTTTAGCGTCTTCAGGTATTGGATCTCCTTTTTTCATTGCAACTAATTTTTTGGTTTCAATTTCTAAAGTCCAATCACCAACATTTATACCATTAATTAATATAGTTCTAGAATATTCAGCGTCTTTGTAAGTACTAGCCGGCACATCTTTAACTTCAACTGTCGCCTCATTTTTTATTAATAACTTTTCTCTAATTTCATTAGCCGAAGGTTTTCTATATTTGTTAATAAATAATCTATCAACACCTATGGTTAATAAAAGAGATCCCATAAATGGTGGTAAAGACGCTTTAAAGAACGCCTCGCCTGGTTTAATTAATTCATAAATTTTTTCACCATCAGTATCTCCTGGTAAATTATCCCAACCAATGTTTTTATTGCTGGTAATTGAATTTAATACAATCTGACCAACTGTAATAAATGTTGATACCCCCACTGCTTGGGCATAGTTTTTAAACCATTGTTTTGGTCCAATATCAGCACCAGTACTAGCTGATTTACCAGTAGCGTAGTTCTTCCAATATTGTTTTGAAAGTGGTGAAAGTTTAACATTGCTATCTTTTAGTGCTTTATCAAGTAACGCTTGTTTAGCCGATGGTGATGTGCTAATACTTTTCCACGCTTTTTCTATTTGTGCTAATACTTTTGGGTCGTCTAGCGCACCCACAATTTGTGCAGTAGCATCTTTAACTTCTTTATTATATAAAATCACAAATTTTGATTTTATTTCCTCAATAACTTCTATTTTTTTAGCTTCTGATTGACCTTTAAATAAAGGTGTTCTATCAGCCATTGTTCTAATTTGATTGGCAAGAGTTTCTGGTACTTTTTCTGGCTCAAACTGCATTGCTCTATATGCTGCCTCGAAATCAATTTCTAAATCTGGTAATTTTTCTGGATCTGGGTAGGTGTTACTACCAAAATCAAATTTAATATCATCCGGATTTGGTGTATCTGAACCGTTAATATTAATAGGTTCAGGTTCTGGCGTATTTGCATCATCAACCTTTGGTCCGTTAACATCGACATCATCAAAAGCATTATCGACTTTTTTCATTTCAGTACTTTTCTTAACATACTGAACAGCTTCGTTATCTTTACCAAATCTCAATTCTAATTGAGCAATCAAATCATCAGCCGCTTTTCTAACATCCGGAATAGTAAAATCTGCGCTAAGTAAGTTTTCAATCGTTTCACTTACACTAACACCATTGGATAAATTACCTAATCTATCAAAATAATCTACTACCGATTCTTTAGCCAAATCAGCTAAATCAGGATCAGTAAATACTTTTTTTCTAAATGCTTTAATAATGGATTTCTCAACATCGGTAGGTATTTTACGTGTTGCAGTGCCAGCTTCGTCAAATAAATTCTTTTCTAATGTTTCAATTGAATTAATTCCAAGTTTTTGTAAACGCTTCATAATTTGAGGTGCGTTTCCACCAAGCATATCACTTAACTTGGTTTCAGGCGCATTCCCAACAATCCACTTAATCACACGGTTAAGAAATGGTATTCTTTCCGCAGCTTCATTTAAAACAACAGGTTTTAATCCCATTAATTCTCTTTGTCTTCTAATTTCTGAAATTACCCTTGTTTCAATTATTAATCCTTTTTTCATTGTAATTTTTATTTTATAAATATTTCGTTATTCTTTATTATCTATATTTTGTGATGGTGTTTGTTTATTTGTGCTCGGGTTTGCTTTATTCTTTTTGAAAATGTCATTATAGGTTGCAACTTTTTTAGCCAATTCAGTATCATTTACTATATCTTTTTTAACATCTTCTGTGGTTTTTGCGTTAATTTCCCTAGCGTGGTCATCAATTGATTCAACAATCGTATTAGTTGCTTCCTCAAATGTTTTCTTATTTTTAAGGTCATTTTTCAATTGAGCATCATCAAAAACAGCATTAGCTACCGCAATTTGTTTAACTTTAGTTTCCTCGTCTGTTTTACCTTTTATACTTTGTAAGTGCGCCTCAACCATTTTTCTACTTTTGTCTAACGATTCTGCGTCCCACTCAATCATTGGTGTACTATCAACAATAAAACCTGTAAGTGTATTTGCAATTTGTGCGGCCGCCGGTACACCAAATTCTAACCCCAATTCTTTTAAGAATGGTTTACCCCAAGTTTTAAATGATGTTTTAGCTATTTCGATACCCTCTTTAGCAGCAACAGCGTTGATATCCTTTAATATTAAATCAAAACCTTTTTGTATTTCTTCTTTAGGTAAAGACATAACGTTTCTAAAAATGTATCGTTCTTCTTCACTTAATAACGCAATAAAATTACTTAAACTTTGTTTATCGGTTAATAAACCACTAGTATTACGTATTTTGGTAGCTAATTTTACAGCAGATTCTTGACTAACTTTACCTACGTTAAAACCATACTTAGCAACTGGTAAAAATGCACATATAAACGATATTAACGCTTCAGAATCTTGTCCTCTATTTGCCTGATATGCACCCACCAACGCATTAAATGTCACGTCAGCCACCGTTGGTGCTAATGCTCTAACAGCGCCCGCTGCTACACCTCTAAATATACCTGCAATACCACCACTAGCGACAACCAATGCTATATTTCCAACAATTTGAACTAATGTACCCCATTTATCCCACCACTCATCAAATGCTTTACCCAATACACTAGGTTTCCAATAATCGTAACCCCAAGTTGTTCTTAGTAGTTCATACTCTTGATTCCTTTTGGTTGTTAATTGATTTAGTTGTTCACTTACTTCATCGTAATTAGCATCATACAATGGCATACCAGATAAATCATAACTAACCATATTAGCTAATCTATCTTGCAACGCTCCAATTTGAGGGTCATATTTTTGGTCAAATTTAGCTTTCATTTTCATGAACGCCTCTCTTGATGCTGGATCAATACCATAACTAAATTCAGGAACACCGCCCTCACCTAATGGGCTCATATATTGAGCATCCAATTGTGCCAACTGTTTATTTACCAATAATGCTGGGTTATCTTGATTTTCGCTCTTGAGAATACGGTCTTTTTTATAAAGATATTCATCATATAAATTTGGATTCATTCCCTTAGGAACTTCCTTACCTGAGTACGACATTCTATCGAAATAACGTTTTACTTCATCCTCTTTCGTGTATTTTGTTTTTACAAAATCATCATATTCACCAGAAATTTTACTTCTAGTTATACCCATAAATGATTCTGGTTCACCAATAGGTGACCCGGACTCATTTTTTTGTGGATAATTAAGATATGCGTATTTTGGTATCCATTGATAATTTTCAGGGCTACTACTTTCAACACTAGTACCACCTAAATTATTACTTACCATCTTAGCTTTCAAATCTCTCAATGAAAGGATTGAATGATATGTTTTGTTTGTTTTTAAATCTATTATATATTGAATGGTATCATCTGGGAACACTTTTCTTAAGTAACCCTCAAGTGGGGCTTCTCTCTCGTATGTTTCGCCACCTCTAGTTACTTCCCATTTACCATTCGCATTTAAACCACCAAAAGCATCTATTCTACTAATCACAGGTGACCATAATGCTACTTTAAAATTTTCATTTGGAATTTCAATAGATTCGCCCCAAAATGTTTTGTATGTGGTATTACCGACCTTAGTGCCAATAGGTGGTGCTGATTGCTCCGATAATGGATTTGCTTTACCTCTCTTTAAGGTTGAACCAACCACGTCTGACCATTTGGTTACACCAATTTGATTAGCCGGTCCTCTAGTTACTCCGCTTTCCCATTTTGTTGCTCCAGTTTTCTTTTCACCATCACCACTAGTACCAGTTTCTGGGGCACCAGTTCCTGGCTCATCCTCCATAAGTTCTTGGTTTTTTGCTAGTTTGGTGATAAGGCCTTCTAACTGACTTTGCTTTAATAATAACCGCATAATAGATAAATATCAAAAAGTTTTGGTTTCTTTACCCGATAACAAGAAAATATCCCATTTTTATGGGACATTTTAAAGTGTAAATTACTCGTCGTAGATTGTTTCGTCTAATTTTGAAAACATCTTGATAAATTGACCGGCTTTAGCATTCGCCTCATCTTCAATCTCACCACCGATATCTGGTGGTTTCACTTTTAATCGACCCTGCTCATATTGTTTATGATGTACCAACTCGTGAGCGATACTTCTCATAACGTCAACTAACAACCTGTTTTTAGCCGTTACTTTGATAACCTTGACCTCTAAGTTATAATTGTAATTTGCAGTCGTTTTAAGCCCATTACGATTGTTTTGGATAACAATCTTGGGTACTTGATCTAATTCAAGTTCATCCTTAACAAATTTAACGAATTTGTTAAGTTTTTCCTTCTGTTCGTCTGTTAAAAAACTCATATTAATAAATATCACAAACTTTGTTCTTCGGGTAAATCATTATCCTTCAAGTATTCAACAAGTATTTCTAATGTAAATTCCTCGTCAATTGTGTATAAATCATCCTCAGTTATTATTGTCGGAGAGTAGAATTCAATCTCCTCAATTGAGAGCCAAAGTCCTCGATAGTATTCATCACTGTCCTCATCAGTTGAAAATTCAACATATAAAGTCCTAGTATTCTCGTTAAAATTTAAGTTTCGTATTATCATTTTAAACATTTATAAGTATTATAATATTTTTCAAAAAACTAATTATTTTTTAATAAAAACAGGTTATTTATGGATAAAATAAAGAACATTTTTTATTTTATAGTTATGTTAGATTGGTATACCATAAAGTATTTGTATCCATCCGCCTTTACTAGGTTTAGTGAAGTGATGTTCCCAAATATTGGCGTTGAGAGTGTTTCCACATTGGAATTGTATGATATTAAAAAGTTGTACCATTTCTTTGACAAAGAAGGTATTTTCCTAATCATAGAAATGTATTCAAAAAGTAACTGGGATTATTGTATCTCGTTAAGTAATGGTTTTAGTTTTGGACCATCTAAAGAAACTAAAAGAACCAGAGAAGAAATTGAATCGGATGGTTTTATTGAATGTTTTAGATTTTTAGATAAAAAAATCGGTGAGGTTGTTGTTTAGTATTTATTAGTATGTCTATTTCTTTTTTATTGCAAGCTACAAGAATTTTACATAAAGGAAACTATGATGACAATGAGGTCCACATGATATATGATTATCTCAAAAGCATTGACAATGAGACCTTATATGAGTATTATTGTACTTGTAGCGTTTTAAGTTATGACAATGATTTAGAACTTTTCATTGAAATACTTGGTACAGCAATTAAGGTATTAGAGGAAAAAGAAGAATATGAAAAATGCCAAGCATTACAATTTAAAAAACTGGAATGTGAAGGAATAAAAAAACAAAAAACATTTTAAAATGAACTCAATTTTTAGCATGTCTGAAGAAGACAAAAAAAGAATCCTCGATAAACATAAAGAGGCAACAAAAGGTCACTACATCAAAAAAGATGAAACCAAGAAAGGTTTACAAAAACCAGAAGAAAAGTTAACGAAAAAGAAAAAGAAATAAAAAAAACCCCAAATTATGGGGTTTCTTTTTTATTTAAGTACTTGGTAAGTAATATATAAGAACACCAAAAACAAGCGGAAATTGAATAAAAAACGATATCTGCAACCCAATACGAACCACTCAAATCCATTATTAATTTGAATAAGGCGTCGTACCCAAATGGGAGAAAGAACATCGCTAACATTAGAGACGTATCTTTGTAGAAAGCTATTCTTTTGTTTTTCTCTCTTAGAGATTTTATTTTTTTTATCACCATCAGGGTCCATCTATGCCGCGTTTATCTGTTTATGTTTTTAAAATGGTTATTCAACCACTTCAGCAACTTCGTGAACCTGGAAGAAATCATATGCAACATCGTTGTGATGAAACCTTAAAGCCATATAATGCTCGTTAGTTTCTTCATTATCAAACATATCCCAAGTAAAATTCGTGGTTATATATGTATGAGCTTCATCTCTTGTTGCAAATGTTTGATCAATTGTTTCTTTGGTTAAACCGCTTTCTTCTGAAGCGTTAATACCGATTACTTTAAATTGTGCCATAGTTTTTTTTACATATAAATATCACGATATTTTCAATTCTCTCTTCTTTCTGTTCCAGGATAAAATTCAAATCTATCATGTTTAATTGGTGAAAGCAGTAAAACCGCGGATTTTATTTTATTATCTTTTTGCATTTGAAACACATTACTCATCCAAGTTTGTTCAAATGGATGATTCCATTTGGTTTCCAAAAACAATTTGTTATTACCCTCTCTAGATACCCATAGTGGCCAATTACAATAATGGACCTCACCTTCCAGATATGTAACGTCTTGATATTTTTTCATTAAAGAAAAATTGGTTCTAGGCGCATCTGGATCAAAACCCTTCAATGGTAATCTTCTTTTCTCCGGAAAATACTTATCCCTAATATTTTGTGGAATATTATACCATGCCCATTGAACCATATTGTCACCAAAGAATTCGGAAAACGATAACTTTAAATAATCGTATTCATTTTCATATATGATTCTAACTGACTTACTAAATAAATTTTCTTTATATCTTGAGAACCCTGAACCACAAATTTCATTTGTTTTGGGGTGTAGATTCATATCATCCTCAAAAAATATATAGTAATCAGAATCACTGGCTTCAAAATCTTCAGCAACCCATTGTCTACCACCGCATATGCCTATGTTATCTTTTTTAACTTCTTCAAACCCATATTTCTCACATAATATTCTATAATCATCATCAGTAGTTCTATCGATTGAATTATTTAATAAAACTTTTCTTGGTTTAGACAAAAAATCATGATCAACTTCCTCAAATGATTTAATTAATGTTTCAAATTGTTTTGGTGAATTATATGTCAACACATAAAGAGTTGTTTTCACATCTGAAAATGGTTTCAAACCTCTTTTAGTTTTCTTTACCGTTTCTCTAATTGTTTTTAAATTCTCAAAAAATGGCCATACTAAACCATTGCCTTCAATTTCAAACCTATGTATTATATCTGGATGTCTATGACAAAGTATTGTAAATAAACATTCATCAGCGCCCATGTAACCTGACTTAATGGTTGTTTCTAAAACACTATAATACAAGCCATTCATTTGGGATATTATGGACTTTCTACCCCCAAAGAAACCACCTCTTGCAACGTAATCAACAAAGTCAACACCGCAATATTCAGCCATCTTTTTTCTTTCAAACCCATGTATTTCGTCGTTTGCAGTATACGGGTATGTTATGTGAACAAACTTTTCATTTAACTCACAATAGTAATCTAAATTATCTAACACATTATCTTTTGTGAAATATCCTTTAGGTACTGTTGATGTTAAACCACCATCAATCCAAAAGAAATAATCAGATGCAAATGGGTCAAATATTGTTGTGTCATTTAACATGAACATTTTTGTCATCATCATTGGGTTATAAAACTCCAATGCCGCTTGTGGTGATTCTGGTAACCATCCAGCAAAATTTTTCCACTCTTCGTTTGTTCTGATTTTTTGTAATTCATCAAAAAATGGAAACCAAGTTTTAAAATCTTCTACTTCTTTTATATAAACTCGCGTATTTTCTTTTTTTCTAATTTTCCAGACATCTTCTTCTAAATCTTTTGGTATCCAGATAACCATATTGGCATCTGTTTCTAATAATTCAAAAAATTTTGTTTTATACTGTTGGAAATCTCTCTTAGCCCAACCATCAAGTTGTCCCCTTCCTAAATCCCATAATCCTGTAACAATAGTAACACTTCTATTCATGTTTTTATTTTTTAATAATAACAGACGTATAGCTCCAATCTGCTTTAAGTTTATAAATTTTACATTCTTTAATATTTTCCTCTAAGTAACGCGCTTCGTCATCGGTTAAAAAATCAGATTCAATTTTACCTGTTTCATTGAAACGCTCTAACATATCTAATGTTATTGTTTCATTTTTTTTACCCCATATTGATTCATTATTTTCTTTAACGCTAACACTGGTGTGTAAATCTTCTAATATAAAAATACCACCTGATTTTATGGATTTAAATAAGACACCTAATGTTATTTGTTGGTCTCTCATGATATGTGAGCCATCATCCATAAACACATCAATATCAGTATGTTGATTGGCAAAACCTTCCAATTCTTCTTTAATTGCGGAATTAACTTTAACTAACGATATTCTATCCATGTCTCTAATATTACTAGATGTGAATGAACAGTCCAAACCAATGATTTGTGAATTTTCAAAAAAGTTTTTCCAAATATTAATTGATCCACCTTCGTGCACTCCAAGCTCCACAAATTTATTTGTTGTATCTTTTAACGGTAAGAATAAATCTTGATATACTCCATCAAAAAAACCATGTGAATGGTGTTTATCAGTATGATATAATGTAGCCCATTCAGCTAAACTTGTTTTATCTATTTCAATCATAATATTAAAAATTTCATTGTGTATTAAATCAATTGTCCGATTTTTAACGGCACCATACGCATATGCGTGAAAAATAAAATTATTGTCATCATATTTCATCCAATTAAATGACCTATTTGAAATGATACCCATATAATTTCTATACTCTTCATATTTCTCATACATTATTGTTAATAATGTTTGGTCCATCCATAAGCGATTTAAGAAATACCCCTCACTTTCCATATCGTGATCTGAAATTGGTATATTTCTAGATTCAGACGGTTTAACCGTTGCACCCAAATCCCACCAAGCGTTTAAAAAATTAACCGACCACTCACAATTTTTTATTAAGAACACACCAGCGTTCATTAAACTATGCTCACTATTATCTCTAGCCGCTATGAAATTATAGTTTTCATCAATGAACTGTTCAACCCTACCATTAGTGTCAGATATAATTGCGTCCGTATCTAGAAATAACACATAATCTGGATTATGTTCTTTAAAGACATCTAAAATTAAATGTGACTTGTACCATGTTGGCGCTCTACCATTTAATTTTTGTACTATTTTATCATTATCGGTATCAACATAATATACATAACCATTTTCTTCAGCATATTTTCTATTTATCGCTTCAGCATAAACTCCGTGAGTTAAATTTTTTGTATAATATTGTGCTATTACTATTTTCATTTTTTAATTGTTATCACTACGCCACTTTCATTTCCTGAGACGTATTCAGTTTTTATTAAATCACTTATTAATGTGTTATTTTCTTTTCGATATCCAACCCCATTTGCTGATAAAATGTCACATATTCTATTTGTCAAATTATTATGTTTTTCACTATAGAATATATTCATTGTGCCACCTATTTGTATTGATTTAAAATATTTCATGATACATTGTTCTAGCTGTGGCGTCACATCGTAAATCATGTTGTATAAAAATAAATTTTTCACTGAATGAGTGGCAAATGGTATTTGTTCTGAACTGTTCGGTATCACCATTGGTGAGGATCTAGTATACGCCCCATAATATTCCCAGTTATATTTGTCTCTATCCAAACCATACCATAATGGGGTATTTGAATTGGTACAATCAATTGTATTTGTTTTTAATGGTGTGGTTGATAATATTGGATAGTTTACAATAACCTTACGTTCTAGTGGCATACTGTTATAGTATGAACTCATTATATAATCCACTAGGTACATTCTTTTTCCAGTTGTGTAATGGATTGTAGCAAACTGCTCACCAACAAAATATGTTGACGACATTCTGTTTGATGTTCTTTTCGTGAAATCACCAGAAAATAAACTTGAATTGAAAATAGCCATGTCTTCTAAATGATGTTCTGTGTTTTCAATTTTTATTAACTCTTCACACGCTTTCCTACTAAAAAAGATACCACCACCTCCACCATAACCACTCCACACAATATCGTATTTGTTAATTTCATTTGTGATTTCTGGTAGTGCATACGCATTAACATAAGAACCGTCATCAATCCTTAAAACGTAATCAAAATCTTTGTGTGTTAACGCCCATGCAACAGCTTCCTGTAAACGCATTAACATAAATGAAGGTTTTTTCTCATTAGCCAAATAATGATAATCGTATGAATCTGAAGAGGTTAAATGTAATAATTTGTTTTTTTCATCATATGACACTGATTCGTTTCCCCCATCAAAAAAAATTACTTCGTGACCTAAATCCTCAACTCTCGGGACCCAAGTATCCATGCAAGACAATTTTCTAGTTAAATCCGCCCTATCAGTGTAAACACCTGGGGTTCCAGTATAAAGTGGTTCACTTTTATAAATTTTAGATGTGAACGCTAGAACTAATATCTTCATGGTAATAGTATTTTTTTATTATTTGAAATGGGTCTACGTTAAAATCATTTTCGTTAATTAGTTTCAAAAACAACTCATTGTTTAATTTTTTTTCACTAACACCACCAATCTCCTCAATATCAATAAATGATTTATTTGTAATTTCTTCTAAAATCAAAACAATTTCTTTAATTGTTAATTGATTTAAAAAACCAACAGTTATTTTTTTAATTGGGGTTTTTAATAATAGGTCAACTATTTTTGGAATATCGCAAACATCTATTAAATTTCTCTCATAGTGTGATACTATTTTAATTGGCTTACCGTTAATTAAACAATCATAAAAATAACCAATCAACTGATGTTTGTTTTCCGACCCACTAACGATGTTTGGTAATCTTAGAATTAAAAAATCTTTGCAATTAAATTCGATATAGTGTTCTAATCTAATTTTATGTTTTATGTAGCTGGAAACTGGTTTTGTGTCAACGCTACTTGTGCTAAAGTAAATTATTTTTTTATCGTTATTTTCGCGGATTGTTTTTTCTAATAAATCAAATTCTCTATCGTAAGATTCTTTATTTTCTTCTTTTGAATTTGAAACACCGGATGCAAATACGCATAAATCATTATGGTTTAACCCCATAAATGATTTTGCGATTGCTCCGTTACCTATTACCATGTTATTACAAATTACCCTCGAATCTATCACACCAATCCTTAGATTCTGAATGTGGCCAGATTACCCATTTTACAGGTTTTTCTTTTATGTTAAATGTTCTCCATACTTTATAATAACCATCTGGGTCATTTTTTAATCTAGCAATTTCATTTTTATCCGCATCTTGTCTAAAAATGGTTTCACCCTTACTGTTTTCAAACGCAACTACCCAGAAGTCATAATCCTCAAAAGGTACTTGAGTTGGGAACACATCTATACAATGTTTAAATATACTTAAAAACGATTCTTCGTACTCTTTAGGGTCATCAATAATTGGGTTAGGTGCGTAGTTTCTATCTAAGGTATGTTGTTGTATTGCCCTCTTTTTAAATGAAATACCAGCATATCTTTCGTAATCTTCAAGCGTTCTAACCGAACCAAAGTCATAAACACCAAAATCAATATCTCTCACTTCACCGTCCATCTCAAATAACTTTCTATTTCTTTTGTGTGATTCGACATTCTTAGTTACCCATGCTCTATCATCATCCCATTGTTTTTTTCTACCCTTTCTAGTGTATTCATGCCAAACAACTACTTTGTGTGGGTGAAATAAATCATATCCCCAAGTATACGCCCTAACAGCAATTGAAATTTCCTCACCATGAAAATAATAATTTGGGTCATGTGGAACTTCTTTAACGAAATCACCAGTAGTAAACGCGAAGTGCGCTGAATAAAATCTAGATGGTACTGGCGCGGTTAATTCTTTGTAATTATCGATAGATGCTGGTAAAAAGAAGATAGCACCTTCAGGGATAAATCTATCAAAGTCCATTTTCCAAGGAATCGCATGTCTTTCTTCTGGATCTTTTTCTGGATTAAAAGATGACACATAACCAGTAAGCAATGGTTTTGCGTGTCCCATAGCTTGCAGTTGCTTATACATTGAAATCAACTCAACGTCCCAATCCTTAATAAATCTATGATGTGAATCTAACTGTAATGTGTATTGTTCACCGTTATATTGTTGTTGTAACTGATTCCTAGCCCAACAAGCGCCTCTAGAATCTTCATAATTGATATCTACTATCTTAAAACGTTTATCTTTCTTATAAAGAGATAAATCGTCCCAGGCATCATCTTTTGAATGTTGCCAAGCAATTGAGAAAACTAAATTTTTAGGGTACTTTGCATTTGCGATACAATTCTCAATTGTTGGAATTAATTGAGGATCTCGATACGACGCAATTTGAATGAAAATCTTTGAATTAGCCATATTTTTTCTTTTGACTAATATAAGTAAATAATTCTTATTTTTGAACCCTTTTCATTATGCTTTTTTTTACTTATATTGTTAAAAAATAGATGAATGTCAAAAATTACGTATCAACCAATTGTAATTGAAAAAGCGAATGTAATAATAGATGAATTAATATATTCAAATTTTTTTAAGGATAATGAAATAATGGATATTAGTTTCGCTATTAAAACGATTTCGGATAAATTAACCGAAAAGTTCATAAATGGTGAACTAGAGAATGAGGATTTATTCGTAAGTGGTGAATTTGTGGGTATGCTCCAAATGATTATAGCTGAAAACGTGCTTCGTGAATTACAAAAGAAAGGATTAATCACTTCTTATGAAGACGAAAACACAGAAGAAGTGTTTTTTTTAACTGAACTTGGTAAACAAGTTAAAGACATAGAAGCGATGGGAGAAATTAATACTTTAAGTGGAAAAACTAACTAGTTCTTGTTTTTCTTTTCATCAACTTGTTGAGCAAAAGCCCCTCTTTTTAAGGTTTTAACTTTTTCTTTAACTGATGATATTGTTTTTTGTGAGGTTGTTAAAGTACCCATTAATGTGGATAACTTACCACCAATAGAACCCTTTAGCCCCGTTGGTAGTGAATCCTCAACTTTTCTCAATTCTTTAATAGTTTCATTTAACGAACTACTAAGATCATCTAATTTAAATTGTACACGGTTATATTCCTGTCTAGACACTTTTTCCTCATTTAGTATCTTAGATAGGATTTCCTTGATTTTTTCTTCGCTAATTATATTGTGCATATTTTAACTATTCTATTGTGCATATTTTAACTATTCGATGTTAAAATCTTTGTATTCTTGATCTGAAAGTTCTTTATCTCTTTTCATACCCTCTTTAATGTAACCTCTAATTAACTTAGACACTGTCACATCTTTCTTATCTGCAACCTTCTCAATTTCCTTAAAATACGCCGGAACGACTCTAAATGATAACATTTGGATTAATTGCTTGTGCTTTGGTTTGTCCGAACCGATATTATCTTTTCGGTTTTTCTGCATTTCTTGATATTTTTTGGAAGCCATTTTAAATCTTGATTTATTATAAATATTTGGTATTTTCCTTTTTTTTGTTTATTTTAGTTAAAAATACAAATATATGTCAGAAGAAAAACCATCAGTCATTAAACAATGCGAAGAAAAGTACCCAGAAACCACCGCAGAGTTCAAAAAAATCTTAAAAGAACAGTATGAGATTTTTTGTAGAAAACAGTTAAATTACGGCCCAGATAACATATCTGTTGGTACAAGATTGGAAACCCCAGAGGAAGTTAAATTATCACAAACTGGACTTTGGTTCAGAATGAACGATAAGGTTCAACGTTTAAAACAATTAGTTTTATTAGGTAAACCAGATACTGTTGGTGAAGCAATTGAAGATACGTATCAAGATTTATCTGTATATAACATTATTGCACAAATTGTTATTAGAGGAAAATGGGCTAAGTAAAAAACAAGGTTTGGGGTATTTATCTTAAACGTATTCCCAAATGAATTTAAATACGAATCACCCATCAATAATTAGGTTTTTAATTGAAGTTTCAGACCATGTTCTTGGTAATATTTCAGTTGAACATTATTTTGGGTTACCTAACGAAAAGCGGACGGCGGTTCTTTATGCGGTTTTTAAACTCATAAAATCTTCCACCGCTTTTCATGTTAAATTAAGCGATGACGAATTAGGGGCGTTTATTGTTGCATTATGGAAAAAAAATGAGGAAATTGAGAACTATGAATTTGCTGGTATATTAAAGGACATATCAAATAACTTTGATTCTATTAATGATATCACTAAACCAACTAAAAGGGTAAAAAAAGAAATAAAAAAAGAGAGAAAAAGTGAATAATGGCACGCCGAGTAATGGATATCGAATCTAAGAAGTGGTATGCACAACAGACCTTCAAATGGTGTAAAAAATTTTTGGGTACAAACCTGAGAAAGAAAAAGCCAATCAAACTCTCATTAATCAAACAGGATAAAGATAATTTTGGGTCTTACGACGCAGAAAAGAATAAGATAATAATATATCATGAGAATTGTCTTACGGTCAAAGATATTGTTTCAACGGTAATTCACGAATACACCCATTATTTACAATCAAATAAAGGTTATTTTATGTTTATGGAGTATTATGACTACCAAAGTCATCCATTTGAACAAGAAGCCAGGATAAACGAACAAAAATACACAAATCGTTGCGTTAGATATATAAGACGATATTTATTATAAAATACTAAAATCATGTTACTAGAAGATTTAATCAAAAGAGAATTAAAAAACCTAATCGAAGCTAAAGAAGCCAAAGGTAGTGTTGCTAAACATTTAGATGAATTCTCAGCAATTCATGAGCAATTAACTAAATTGAAAGCGCAAGTAAAAGCCCTTGAAAATGACCCAAAATACAAAGCAAGTAAAGAAAAAGTTACTGAAATTATGGAGGAATTAAAAGCGACTGGTGAAAAAACAATTGAAACTAAGAAATTTATTGTATCCGTTACAAGATCAGGTAGCCAAAGTGAAACAGTTAGGTATACCGCGGTATTAGAGGAATTTCTACCTAAAGTATCAATTAGATTAAGAGAGGTGTTTGATAAATTAAAAGCCGCTCATTCATCAATTAAGACCGTTAGTCCATCAATCGAAGTTAGTAAGAAAGAAGTTAAAGAAAGCGGAAAAGCCGCGCCATCGTTATCAGGTGTTTTATCTGGTATTAAAAGTGTTGGTTCAATGATGGATAGATTAAAATCTAAATTTAGCAAATAACCTCAGCATCACTTATTTCCCTTAGAAATAAAAAAACCTCACCTTGTGGGGTTTTTTGTTTTAACACAATATCACAATACCAGAATTCTTTTAAATCCTGAATACGTTCCTCAATAACTTGTCCTTGATTTACTTTACGATATGTCCAATATAATCTATCTTGATATTTTACAAAATCTCTAGGTATCATTTAGGTTATTTAAATTTAAAACCCGTAAGTTTCTCAATATCAGCAAGTTCAACTTTATTATTATTCAAACCATCTGCTTTGGCTGTGTTGTTATCAAAAATAAACGCCATCCACTCATTTGATTTTTTAGCGTACACAACCTTCCAGCACTGTATTGGAACCGCTGTTGTCCCTATACGCTTTGCAACACCAATTGAACCAGCCCAAATGTGAACTGAATCTTCTTTGATAGCGATTTCACGTGACCACATCTCTAATTCCTTCCAATCACCTCTATTTAATGCTGGGTACTGAGCTGTCATATTACTAAAGAAGAAAGATTCTTCGTTTGCCACTTTGTCACAAGACGCATCAGCCGCTGGGAAATTATGTCCACGATCAAAGCCAGAGCCGGTATAATCCGCCTGTAAACTTGTCTCAGAAGGTAACTTTGGGTCAGGAATAAACTTGTCTCCACGTTTAACTTTAACAGCGCACGTTAACCCTGCTTTGGTAATCCACCACTCTACCATTACTGGATAATGTTTAGATTTACTATAATGTGCGGTAAATGCTTTATGTGTTAATTTAACAACGTCTTGACCGTTAACTGTTAATGTGAATAGAAATAATGTAATAAATAATAAAAATTTTCTCATAAATTGTTTTGCTTTATATAGTTAAATATCTCCATAGGAGTATTGTCACTAATAGCAAATTCAATAAAAGGAATATTATTGGTTATTAATTTATTCTTAATCTCCTCGTCAATTTCTTTAGATTCATTTAGATTTTGAAATCTACCATTACCATCATAAGATTCGTCATCTCTTTTCAGTAAAACATTTAAACTATTGTATTTTTTAAAAAGGTTTAGAATGAATAAGTCGAAGGTGTCATCGTAAAACATTCCAGGATATTCAGGTGTGTCATTGTATCTTTCTTTATACACGGTTCCAAGAATAATTGGGGAGTCAACTATGATATATTTTACTTTACCATATAAACGACTGATGTTTCTATGTTGATTAGCTGTAATGTAGAACTGATCCTTGACCGCCGAGTAGTTTTCCTCCCAAGCCATAATTTTAGGAAATTCATATGTCAATTCAACATCCATATGATTTTTTTTCATCTCGGTAAACAAACCGGCCGATTGTGTAGATTTACCAATACCTGGTCCCCCAAAAAAATTAACGATTATGCTCATACCTCTAATATACTAAAAAAACGGGATTTTAAGAAATACACCTCAATTTTTTTTATTATAAACGTTGTATTTATATAACACATGGATAGCGTATCGATTTATACAGTTTTAATAACAGCATTAACGGTTTTGGGTTCAACTGGTGCTTGGCGTTTTTATGAAAAGAGAGCCATAAATAAAGAGAAATCTGAAAATTTCATGAAAGACGAATGTCGAGAGCGTATTGTTAAATTAGAGGTCTTATTAGAAAGATCATCTAAAGAAAAAGACGAGATGAGACAAGAAATCTTAAAACTTACTAGTGAGGTTTCAGAATTGAGAGTTAAAGTTGATTTTTTTCAAAAAGAAACCGACGACTTAGCAGCTAATAAAAGAAAACCTAGAACACCTAGAACAACAACAAAAACAAAGTAATATATGAAAAAATATGTATTAACCGAATCACAGGTTAAAAGAGTAATTGACCAGTTAATCAACGAACAATTTAGCGGTACCGATTCACCAGAAGATATGCACTGGATTCAACAAGCATTGAACAAATATTTTAAAGCAAAGAATATTAGAGGTGTTTGGTCTGATTATGAATTTAAATTAAGTCCTAACGCACCAGTTATTATCATTAGTGCTGACGGGGCTTGGAAAGAAAAATCATCTGCTGCGTTGAAGATATTCCAAAAAAATAACGGATTAAATGTTGATGGTATGGTTGGGTGTTGCTCTACAAATAAATTAGTTAGAATGGGTTATTTGGGTCGCGATTTGTTTGATAGCTTCTTAAGTTTATTTGGTTGGGAACCAAATTGTGGTGATGACTGCGCTAGCAAGTAGATGATATTTTATCAAAAATTTTAATTATATCATCTAACCCAGTGTAATCAAAACATTCAGAATAACCAGAAAAAGATTCCATAAGAGGTCTGTATTTTTTTACAGACCTTTTTTTATTTAACAACTCTTTAATTTCTGTTTCATATTTTTCAGCGTCAGGGGTGTCAACTCGCCTTAATATTGATTCTAAAATATATCCATCGTACCCGTATGCTTTACTAAACCTGCGCATAATAAATCTCTTTGAGGTAATCCCAACCTTAACAAATGTTTTACCAGAAGCGACTTCTTTTATTAGCACCAAATACAATGATTTTGGTAAGGTTTTTAGTATATCCTCTTTCCTCTTTTTTTGTTTTATTAGTTTTAAACCAACGTATTCTTTTGCTTTTTCTAGTGTTTTGAAGGTTTTCTTATCTCGGTATGGGTTTACAATATACTTCTTAAATCGCTCAACAAACAGATATTGACCGCTATCAACTTCATATTTTATAACTGCTTTTTCGGTTATTTTATTGATTTCATAATAACCCTTTTTTAACACCAGTTCCTTTTTACTCATAACTAATTGATTATCAATCTACTTTACTTTTTTTGATGAAAAGTTTTTTTTTATGATTTTATAATTTATCTTTGCATCCATAAATAAATAACTATGGCGAATATCGAAGAAAAACAATGTGCAGGGTGTAAAGACCCAAAAACCCAAAAGGAGTTTTATAAGAATAAAGCTAATGGGGATGGATTAAGTACCTATTGTAAAGAATGTACCAAATTAAACGCTAAAAAATCTTATCAGAAGAAATTGATAAAAGCGGTTAAAAAGGAGACCATCTTACGAAAAAACCTAAAATCCGTTAATGTTTCGGCGCCAAGTACATCTGGTATTGAAACGTCGTTAAAAATTGCTTTAATGGAGCGACATTTAGCCACAGCGTTAAATTTACTACAAGAGTATAAACAAGAACGAGAGCTTTTTGGTTAATGAAATTAGTCAAGCATATATATAAACCAAGCCCCATTTTATTAATTAATTTGGGGCTTTTATTTTATCTTGAATATTTATATATAAAAATTACAATGAGGTTTAAGTCCATTTTAACGGATGTTTTAGTTGAAGCACAAAAACACGAGACAATACAAAAGGTTTTTGGGTTTTCAAGTCAATGGGCTGAAGAGTTCGTGTCTGTTAATGAAAAGTTATCTATATGGATTGCTAATAGTTTTATAAACGATTTAATAACGAAACAACCAACTAAAAAGAAAGAAGATATTGTTGCTAAATTAAACCGTATGGCTTTGCACGGTTATGCCCCATGGTTAAATGTTTATAAACCAAGGTATGTTTATATTTTTGAATGGTTAAGAAACGTTGCAAACGCACAAAATTTAAATTTTAAAACTTTATCATATCAAGAGGCACTTAACCAAGCTGAAGAATGGCACGATAGTTTAGAATCTAAAAAAAGCGAGAACTATCAAGAAAAAAATGAGATAGTGATTGACTATCGAGTTGATGGTGTTGGGTTTTATTGGGCAAACTTAAATGCTTCCACATCTGAAGAAGAAAAAACGAGAATGGGTCACTGCGGATCAAAATATGGTACAACGTTATTCTCATTAAGAAAAATACACCCTAATGGTGACGGTGAATCATATGTTACCTTAGCTAGAACTCCTGAAGGTATTGTTAGTGAAGTACATGGTAAAAGAAATAGTAAACCCAAACAAATATATCGTCAATATATTATCGACTTTTTATTAAACAAAAAATATTCAGTTAAAGGGTTAACACTTCAAGGTGTTTATAAACCAGAAGATAATTTTCAATTAGAGGATTTAACACCTGAAGAATTGAAAATGTTGTTTGATAAAAATAGAGAAATTAAATTTAATTATATTTTTGGTGATACTCAAATAGTGGCTTACCTAGAAGATTCTAATGATACTATCGCTTTGGCTGTTAGAAAAAAGATGTACGGTTTAGTTAATTTAGAAACAATTGAATTGGTGAAACCAATTAAATATAAAATGGATTATGATAGTGTATATACCGAGTTTGTCACAATTGATGATGATTACTTAATAATGAGACATTACAAGGATGATGAAGGTAATGGTTTCATTACTGTGGGGGATTTTAACATGAAAAATCCTAAACAATATTTTAAAATAATACCACTAGATACAGCAAAAAAATTAATAGAAAATGAAAATGGGGGCGATTAACCCCCATTTTTTATGCTAGTAAAGAATAATATTCTTTAAAGTGTTTGATACGATCAGGTAGTCCAATTGTTCCACCATTTACTCTTTTAGTGATTTTAGTTACTACAATATCACTTGAGCCCTCATCAGCTATTTTATGTAATCCGTTTTTACTGAAGAACCAAGCGGCGGATAATAACGCATAATTTGATGCAACTTTATCTGGATTAGATAATATATCTTCGTTTATTGATTTACCAAATGCGGTGTAGTTTTCTTTTCCTGTTAATTGAATATAACCACGTCCACAAAACTTTGCGCCTTCTCCTGACGATTCAGGTCCATTACCCATTCTTCCACCATATACTTTATTCGCAATTTTATCAGGTTTTCTCTCATAAGGAATTGCGGATTCAAGTGTTGGAAAATATTTCTTAAATGTACCATTCAATCCTTTAGCTGAATAGTTTAAATTTTCTTTTGTTAATCTAAATCCACCACTCTCATGTCCACATTGTGCCAAGAAATGGGCTAACCTTAACGGGGTGTCTATTTGAAACTTAGCCGCGGTATCAGGAATCATAGAGATGACACTATCTGGAATATGACCTTTTAATTTTTCTAATTTTAACCCACCAACACTCTTAACTGGCGCTGGTTCGGTTATTACTGTTGGTGCAGAAACAACACCCTCATTGAACATTTTAGCCCATGTAGCAGCCCCAACAATTCCGTCTGCCGTTAAACCATTCGCCGATTGCCACGCCTTTACAGCAATATCGGTTTTTGGTCCAAACTTACCTATTGGGTCAACACCCAATTTAACCTGGAGTTTTTTAACATCTTCTCCTTCAGATCCTATTTTTAATAACATATTTTATATTTTTTTTTGTTTATTATTCTTAAATAAATATTACGACTTCTTGCCATGTAAACCTCTTTTTTGGTTTTGTTTTCTAGAAGCGTTGGATATTTTTTTGAGTTTCTTCTTTTTTTCTTTTGATTGATTCTTCATATTGGTCAATTGCTTTAATCATTTTAGGGTTATTACCACGATACTCCACATTAATAATATATCTATGTAAATTTGGAATTCTATCCGTCATTACCCTTTCTTCAAATTCCTTATTCTTTGTTATAGGGATTCCATGATACTTGTCTAAAGCATCGTAATTAAATGGTTCAATTTTATATTTGGATTTTAATTTATCCGAATTCAAGACAAATATCACATTTAAATTGTCACCCCAGGCGTCAGGGTCCTCATCCTGTGGCTTATTAGCCAAGTTTAACCCTTTGGTATTCAATAACTTATCTCTAGTTAAAGATATCGCGTTTCTTGATTTAGAGGCACCTAGTCGTTTATCTAATTGTAAATAATATTCATTCTTTTCACCAGCCAGCATTTCATCCATTTCCATGATTTTCAATGCGTTAGCTTCCGTAGTGAAATGGTATAATTTTGGGGCGTACTCCCTAATCATCGCCTCAATAATTGAAATTAATTTCATACTAATAAATATAAAATAAAATTTAATTTTTGATTTCAATAAAATATCCTATTTTCGCTGTCTAAACCATAAAAAATGAAAAAAACATTAATGTTATTATCTACGGTGTTCTTCGTATCTGTTGCATTTTCGCAAACTTGGATAGCACCCGCCAACACATCTTTTGGTTCTGATTTTGGACGAGAAGATTTTTACCATCATTTAACAAATACTGACAAAGCACTTTTCTTGGGTGGCTTAAAAAAGTTGGGTATTGACACAATGAATTGTAATAATGTTGGGTTTGATGGGTATATAAAAGATATCAAGAAAACGCCACATACAACCTATTTCATTGAAAGTGTAAAGGGAAATGTTATTGAAGGTTTAAAATGTGGAAAGGAAACATTTACAAAAAAAACAACCCTATACATTACTTGTTTTAAAAGCGACGATAGGGTTAGTTTTTATTATTATGTTAAGGATTGATTATTTATCTAAAATCAAATCAACCTTTCTGTAGTTTGAGTAATTTGCTGAATTTGGATCCATTCCAGGTTTCCATTCATCTCCGATAGAACCTAAAGCAATTAATTCGTGTGGTACGCTTTTTAATTGTGGGAACATGTTTAATAATTCAAGATATAAGTTATAAGCTCTAGCTTTTGTTAATTGTAGGTTACCAGTTTTATCATCGTTATTACCAACAGCTGCGGTATCGTAATTCTTATTGTCACGCCACAAACCGCTGTTCTTGTCGTTCTCAACAGATCCGGCTGGTACTTTTGACGCTGACGCCTTAATTGTGATTTTCTTCAAAGTACCACCAGCATTAAAGAATTCACTTAATTTCTTAACAAACTCAGAGCTTGTCGGTACTTTAATTGTTGAAACGTTGTTCGGGAAATATTCACCAAATGGAATAACTTCTGGTAACTTAGGTATTGGTTTTTTATTACAGTTTTGTCTTGCTTCGGCGGCTGTCTTGTATGGACCAGTTCCAGATTTAATAACCTCATTGTGTGTTGGGTCTTTAGCCCCTACAAAATCCTCTACGTTAACTTTTTCGTTTGGTTCATATTCTGCTGATACGACCGTATTTTTACCACCTTCTGTTTGAACGCAGAAATAATATCTCGTTACCTTATTACCTCCATCATCTTCAGACGGAACATAATCTCCATCTAATATAAATTGACCCGAAATTGCATAGTTCTCACTTCTAGTTTTTCCAGCAATAATTTCTGAACCATTTTTTTCGCTAACCATTTGTAATTCATCAAGTTTAAATGGCATACCATCAGAAGGTAATACGTTTATTTTCATAAAATATGGTAAATTATATTTAATATCATCCCAACAAACAACATAAAAACCCAAACCACCATACTTTTGATAATTAAACCCTAGTTCAGTTAAGTACTCAGCCAATTCAATTCCAAATCTTGTATTATCATCAGGTACTGGTTTTTTATTTTTTATGATAATTTTAATCTCACTCAACCTTACCAATTCCTCTAATTCCTTAGTTTCAGGATTAATAACGTAAGGTTGACCATTCTTATAAAGCACACCAAGTGAGCCATTATATCCGTTAAAAGAATAACGACGTTCTTTAGTATTATCTGCACTATTTGGGTCTGCAACATTTTGTTCGTTAATGATTAAACCAACTAGTTTCTTTGCTTGTTCCTCGGTAATTACTATTTTTTTCATATATCCTGTATAATATTGTTTCTATAAATATTTATAACTTAAGAATGTTACCATTTTTTGGTATATTAGTAAAGAAATATGAAATTTAAATCCCTAGTTCAGACCATTTTAGTTGAAGCGAGCAAAAAAGACGTGCTAATGAATAAATTAGGGGTTGAGGAAAGTGCTGCGGATGAACTAGTATCTCTATGTGGACCTTTAGCTGTTTTTATGGCCAATAAACTTATAGAAGCTCAAATGGCGATATATAAAAGTTGGGAAGGGGAAGTCGGACGACCAATTCATACTAAAAAAGATGCGGTTGAAAATTTATTTAAATTAGTTGGTCACAAAAAAAATGAGATTACCTCAATAATGGACTGGGTTAGGGTTGGTTTAAACGGTAATGTCAAAGAGTATGAGAATCAACCATTTGTGGGGTTATATCGTTTATCTAAAGATTGGCACGACAGTTTAGGTGTTGGTGAAGGACAATTGAATTATATTGAGGAAAGTGAAATTATAATAGATTTTAGAAAAGACGGTATTGGTCTTTATTGGGTTAATTTAGACACAAACTATTCACCAGAAGAATGTGATAGAATGGGTCATTGTGGTAGAACTAATAATAGTAATAACATATTCTCACTTAGGGAAACTAAGCGTCTAAATGACAAGTACACATTAAACAAAAGTCACCTAACTGCAGCTGTTGGTATTGAAGATAAAAAAATGTACCAACTAAAAGGACCTAAAAATTCAAAACCTAAAACAGAGTATCATCAATTTATTATACCATTCCTATTAACAGAATACGTTGAAGGTTTTGGTTCGGAATATCAATCTGCAAATGATTTTAAAATTGGTGATTTAACACTAGATGAAGTTAAATCGTTGTATGAACAAAAACCTATTTTATTTGAAGGGTTTGGTGAACGTCGTTTTCTATGGCAAAACAAAATCATTGAAAAACCAGAAATGAATTTTACATTAACATTCGATAGATACGATTTGGATAGATACGTGGATGGTGACTATGTAATCCGTCAATTTAAAAATGAACAAACTGGTCAAACAAAAAAATACTATATGTTTGATGCCATTCTTGATGGTGATACTTGGGAGTTATGGGGTAATAATTCATATGATGGTGATTGGGAAACTGGTATAAAATACCACACCAACAAGAATACTGAGGATAGGTTATGGGCAATGATTAAAGAGTGGGCTGAAAAAGACGGTATTGAATTAGATGATAATATTGATTTAGTTCAAGCCATAGAAGAGGTGGATAGAAATGGTGAAATACAATCAGCCATAAGAAGCGCGCTAAGTGATTGTGAATCTGATTCATACGCAAGTTATTTATACAATGAGTTAAAAGATGCAGCATCTGAATTGGGTATTGTTAGTGGGTGGGGTGAAAACAATATCAACATTGATATTGACTTAGAGGAAATGGTTATCGAACATACAACATGGGATACTTATGAAGAAGCATTAGAAAGGTGTGAGGGTGATTTTTCATGTACATTCGATGAATTGATTTCTAATGGTGATATTGAAAAACCAAAGTTTGATCCCGATGAAAGATTCACACCAGATGTTGATGATAATTTGTTTAACGAAATATTAATTGATAGATTAAATGAAATTTAGAGAAATAATTAATGGATTATTAAACGAAGCAACACCTGATGAAATATATATAAAATATTATTCAGATATTGATCCAACAACCTTTTATAGGGTTGTTACGTTAGATCCAAAAACGCAAACTAGTTTTGATAAAATAACTAGAATAGGTAAGTACGCAAAAGTGTTATTGAAACTTCATAAGTTAAATCAATTAAAAAGTGAAGATTACCCAAAGGCAACTGAATATTTAAATTACGCATACAATCATCAAATCCCGATTGTTGACACAACGATTAATAGTTTAGGTGATTTATACAACGCAATCAAACATAAAATAGCTAATGCAAGTCAACCATTAAATACCATATTGGAATTATTGACTAAAGAAGAATATGAGTTTGTCCTTAACGGAGAAAATTGGTTAATCTACATACCTAAAACAGAAAAAGCCGCGGCGTACATTGGCGTTAACACTCAATGGTGTACCACTTGGGGTGAATTCTCGTTAAACCCATCATACAAAGATAGATCATCTCATTTTAAATCACATAATAGAAAGGGATTACTTTACATTATAATAAATAAAAAGGATGAAAGTGATAAGTACCAATTTCATTTTGAGAGCAAACAATTCATGGACCCCGCAGATAGAAGAATTGATACCGCATCTTTCTTAGATAAGAATCAAGAAATTGAAAGTTTCTTTTTCCCTGCATTATACAATGAAAATGCAACAATAAGACAATTCGATGATGCTATTGCTAAATCATTTGTTTTAAATGGTAATAAAACAAATTTATTAATTTCAAAATATATTGATGTTAGCATTGACACGCCAAGCGACGCCAATCGGTTAGCACAATTAATCGTTAAAACACCTTCCACATGGCGCGAAAGACCAGAATTTATTGGCATTATAAATGACGATTCACTTGATGATTTAATTATTACAAATGAACACATTGAATTTGATTTAAAAACCCCAGGCGGTGAATTAAATAAGGTCGAGGATTTAATTAATTCATATGAACGTGCAGTTGAATATTCATATGAAAATGTAAAAGATAACGCCTTTTATGATAGAGAATATTCCACCGAAGCCATAAAAGAAATGTTGGGGGAATATTATGATCAAGAAAAAGATTTAATGGTTAAGTGGTTTGGTAAAACCGCAAAAACTAAAGAGTTATTTTTGCACTGGTATTCTAAACATATTCTAGATAGTGATAAGGTTTTTGAAAAATATGTTGACGTATATTCCGACGCAACATCAACCGAATTAGAAAATGCATATCGTTCTGAAATCGCCGATATTAAAAAATACATTGATTTTGATGGTTATAGCGGTGGAAATAAAACTGTAAAAGTTTCTAAAGTTTATTTCATCTTATTCATATTAAGAAAAAATATTAGTACAATTGGTGAGGGTTATCGGGATGAATATGTTGAGGATGTTATTAATCAATATATTGATGAATACGATATCCCAACTGATTATGACGAAGAACCTGAATATGATTACGTATACCCAGTATTAAAAGACATGGAGGGTATTTTCAGTGATGTGTTAGGTGATTTAGCACCAAGTGAAGACGATGATGAACACAACGAATGTCTTAAGAAGAAAAAAGAACTTCAAGATATCCTTGCAGAATATTTTGACGAAAATTTTAGATTTGAAAACGATAATGTTTATGTTGAGGTTTTAAGACCTTGGTTAGAACATTTTGATTGTGAAAAAGGTGTTGAGGTCGTTTTTAAAAATAAACAAAAAAATACTTCTTACACTGGATATATTCAAGTAGAAAATCTTGTAAAATACATTACAAATTATGATTTGTTTGAATCAGTATTAAAAATCAAGAAACGTCTTTAAACCTGGAATATGTTAATATCATATTCTGGGCGATTCATTTTAAATTCTTTAAAACGAATTATCTGGTCATCCATGTCGTCAAAAATGTTAATAGTTTTAATTGATGGGTTATTCTTAAGAATTTCTAAAATCCTATCTGGTTTCTCTCTCCCATCATTTTTAAAATCATAGCTATCAAATTTCGGGTAGTACGGTGCCAATTTTTCTTTAACCACTTTTTCAAACTTTGCAATTCTATTTGTCATTATGACATTTAAGGAATTTGGAATACTTGAATATTCGATGTACAATTCCCTATTCTTTTCAATAGGTTTCACGTGAAACGGCGCTAAACTATCTAATTGACCCCACCACCCTCTATGTGGCCATTCACCACCAGTCATTTCTTTATACATCTCCTTTCCTAGTTCTGGCATCGGGGAGTCCATTAATGTTCCGTCAAAATCAAAAACGTTTAACACGGTAGAATTCTTATCCGATTTAAATGATGGTTT